CCCCCGCCGCTGTGCGCAGTTGGCATGTAAAGACGGTTATCGACGATCTCTACGGCAAGTCAGTGGAACGCAATCTCTCCTGTTCCCAGAACACTGCTTTCGCAGCGCAGGGCGGTCCACATTCACTGAAAAACGAGGTCATCCTTGAACTGGCTTCCGCAAGCAACCCTGACGGAAGAACACATAGACTAACTGTCATTGTTGACACGGTGCCCTCTGTCGGCAGCATCAACAGAGGTTCACAGCAAGTGATCTCCGCTCACTACCATCACCTTACACTGTGCTCTGTTGACCATGAGGAGGAGTTAGGAGCAGCGCCTTTAACGCAGGAAAACCTTTTCGACCTGCTGAGCCGGTGGGAAGCGTGCGTTGTCAACATGGAGAATGGCGGGCACGGTGCCTAAGCAAAAGAGTGTGTTGTGACTTTTGAACGACTGTATTCTAGTGTGGCTTGTCAACAATGCGGTTTTGAACTGTGGGAACCAATTGCACAATCATCGTACACCAGTTTGGGCCTGTATAATGATGATCGATTTCCAGGACGTTGCATACTGTCTCTACGGGAGCACAAGGAGTCACTAGAAGAACTTACCGTAGAAACTATGGTGTTCTTCATGCGCGATATACAAATAGTCATGAAAGCTATCCGTCAAGCAACAAACGCGACGCGGGTTAATGTCGCCATCCTCGGAAACAGAGAAGCGCATCTTCATGCTCATCTTATTCCACGTTTCCCTGAAAATGAACAGTTCCCCGACTGTTCACCGTGGAATGATTTGCGATCCAAAAGGAAGCTTCCTTGTGCGGAAACAGATCGTTTAAAGAACGCTATTTTTGGACATCTGTAAAAAATAGTCAATCAGAGGCGAACTGCAGATAACTTTTGATTTATTGAAACTGAGACAGGTCCGTATCTGCGTAAAAGAGTTTATTTTCACGGAGCCACAGTCTCCTAATGCTCTTCATTACGAAGTAAGGTTTCGCACTACAGCGTGCAGGGGTACAGGGGGTGGCTTACATACGGTTTGACCTCATGCTTTACCATTGCACCACCCCCGATGATTGACATATATAAAGATGACAGTTAATATAAAACATGTCAGCAAAGTGATAGAGTTTAACCCAGGCAGGAAGGAATAAAGATGATTGTTGTTGAAAACATGCCGAAGCCTTTTTTGAAGAACGAGGCAATCCCTGTAAAGGGCAGATGGCCTTGGACCGACGGAGAAAAGCTTAATGACTATATCAATGATATAAAGTCTAATTTACCCAATAAAGTGGAATTGGTAAATAATATTAAAAAGATGGTTCCAATCATCAAGTCCATTTCCTCAAAATTCAAGCATATTGACATGGAAGCCTGGCTCTGCCACAACGAGGAGTCCTGTGAATCATGGATGATCCTTAAGCTTGACAAAGCTTGGTACTCTTTGCAATGTAAAAACAACTCACTCATCTTGTCAAGGCTATGCAATGTAAAACTAGAAAAAGGGAAATTCTCGGCTGAATTTTTAAGTAAAGTGGTCTACGAACACATATATTCGGATATTATTATAGATTTCATGAGTCATTTGTTCTCCGCCCAGGCAGACATGTTTGATCCTGATTTTTTCATAATCAAACATATAAATAATGAAGAGCTGACCGCTTGTGATGTTTTTAACTCACTGGAAACTTTGTGTGAATATTTCACATGTGTGCCAGAAAAAATTGACGCTAAGAAGACTCAATTCGTGATTGAGTGTATTTATAGCGGTCCAGAAAAAAGCCTTTATTCTCCATCAGATGGAGTTGTTGTGTTTGAATCACCAGCTTTGAATCCTGGCTGCAAGCACAAGCTGACAATTGATATTAGCGGAGAAGGAAGAACTATTTTTGGAAAATACAGCTATATCACCCCCGACACGGTTGAAGAGGAAATTATTGGAAATGGATCCGCTAACACCAGAAACTTATTTAAGTTTTTGAATGTTTGGGAGCATTGCGTCACTGGAAAAGAATCCCGTCTCATGGAAGAGAAGGGTATCTACTAAACTATCTATTTCCTGCGCCTCTATTTTTTATAGAGGCGCTTCCGCAATAAAGAATGTAGGGATAATGTTTTCTTCTAGTTTTTCAGGAGGTTTTTCCTATGGATTTTACGGGCGAGCTGCGTGCAGCGCTGGCGGGCGACGGACGATTCACCACCGCTGAGGGCGGTCTTGATGTTTCCCGTGTCGTGGAGGCTGCCTACGCGCAAGATGAGCAGCTTATATCAGCATTGCTAACGTCCCCGTTAAGGGGTATCGTTTTTCGGCAGTTCGGGCATGTCGTTAGTCTCGACTGTTCGCGGTTGGTGAGGGAACTGAGCTTGGATACTGCAGTAGAGCTGATGGCGGAAGAATAATGTGACGAACACACAAGCCCAATGGCGGCGAGGTAGAGGAAGTTAGCAGGGGGCACGACACTCAACAAGGGTGCGCCATACCTTGTTGCATACGGCAAGACGTTACGTTATGTCTTGCGGGATGCGTCTGGAAATAGGTTATCGACGCTCCCTCACCTTTTGAGAACCTGGCAGGTTGCTTATGCATGAGCGCTCCTCGCTGCTGTGTGTTAACCTTAGCGCTACTGCTCCCCTGAGCCGCGCCGCCCACTTTTCCCTTTTACCTTGCTTCTGCGCCCTGCATGCTCTTCTCTTGGTTTTCTGCGTGGGGATTGTTGTAGGATGAGATGTCGCAAATGCTACTTTGCACCTGTAGCTTGTCAATGCAATCACCATAAGGAATCCTCTTAGATAAACATGAAGAAGACACACTACAGCACCATTGTTGTTGAGTCCCCTCTGCCCCGCCACGCATCCCAATGTGGGGGGGGCAGGCACGGTGAGCGCACCCGTGCGGGAAGACAGCAAGTCCGCTGCCGATGCATCAGGGAACGACAGCCGCTCTGCAGAGAACGATAACCCTACTGGAATACATCTCGTGAACACTGTGCGCTATACCAGCAGCACAGATGCCGCCGACGCAAAAGCAGGTAGCCGCACTCTCAGAAGCGAACCAGAAGACCCCACAGGAAGCCCCTTATGCATCCCTGATGGTATTCATGTTGTCCCCGTTGATCCCGCCGCCGTCACCCATGACGACGACCTTATCATTAAAGGAGACAACCTGGTAGGGCTGCGCTGGATGTTGGGCGAGGGTGGATACAGAGGAAAAGTGAAATGTATCTATGTTGACCCGCCATATTTCTTCACCCGCCATAAGGCGAAACTGGCGTACAACAGTAATTTCCGCAAGGAAGACTGGTTGGCATTCCTTAAAGAACGCCTCGTCCTGGCGCGGGAATTACTCAGCGACGACGGTTCATTTTTCGCCCAGATCAGCGACCAAGGTGTGGGTGAACTCCTGGTGTTACTAAAAGAAATATTCGGTGACCGTAATTTCGTCAACATGATTACCACTAGAACCAAATCAACATCAGGATTCGCAACAGTCAACAAAGGCTTATTCAACGCCGCAGAATACATTCTGGTATTCGCCAAAAACCGCCAAAAATGGCAACCCAATAACCTCTACACGCCAGCCGAATGGGATGACACCTACCGACACCTCGTCGAAAACCCCGACGACCACCTCAGCACGTGGCGCATCACCACCATTGCCGACCACCTCGCCACGCAACAAGGCTACCGCACCGCACACGCCATGAGGAAAACACTTGGCGCTCAAAAAGTCCGCGACCTGGAGGCTCACTACGCCGCAACCCACCCTCATAAAGTCTTCCGACTCAACCAAATCCGCGACAACGCAGGAACCACCATCGCCACCACGCGAGACGAATCCAAACGAAACCCCCACGCCGTCTACACCGTGCCCCGCGCCGGGCATCACGACGTGCACATCTGGCGGGGACGGGAAATGACTTTCTACGAACGCAAACTCCGAACGATCAACGGCAAGTTAACACCTAGTGTGAAAATGTCGAACATCTGGACAGATGTCTCATATGACGGCATCAGCCCAGAAGGCGGAGTGCAACTAAGAGGAGGAAAGAAACCCGAACGCCTCATACGCCGAATACTGCAGCTAGCAACCAACGAAGGTGATCTAGTAGTTGACTTCTTCCTCGGATCCGGCACCACAGCGGCCGTCGCACACAAAATGGGAAGGAAATACATAGGGATAGAACAAATGGACTACATCAAGAACATCACCACCCAACGCCTCATCAACGTCATAGGCGGCGACACCACCGGAATATCCAAAAAGCAAGACTGGGAAGGCGGAGGGGCGTTCACCTACGCGGAACTAGCGGGGGGGCGCGGACTAAAAGGGTAGGAACGGGTAGGGCGAGAGCCACCATTGTTTAGCAGCAACACGCGGGGGTGCTCAGCGAAAGGAAAACGCAGCTCAGGTGAATTATTCGCTACAAAGCCAACGTAAAAAATTACCCCCGATTGACATATGTTGAAATGCTATTTAATATAAAAATCATCAGTAGAAAAAGAGGCAGTGAGATAATCTCTTGAATCCCCTTTGGGAAAGGAAGAAAAATGGGGTACTATTCAACAATCACCGATGTCGAGCTTGAAGCGAAACTAGAGTGCGCAGAAAATCCTGTACTTGAAGAGGAATGGAACACATTCCTTTTCAACGCAAGGAATGATAATAGCAATTTCCTGCTTAATGTTTTGGAAGCAGAAGCAACTTTCTCCGACGATGGCGAGATGGAAGAGATTCTTTTTGGAACGGCAGGAAGGGAAGGAAAACCTTATAACATTAAAAGGGATTTAGTTTTGTTGAAGAATTTCTTTGACGATCACAAAATCCCCTTCAAGTTCACCATCAGAGTAGAGGGTGAAGACGGAGGTGACGTTGTAAAGTACTACATCGACAGTGATAATGATGAGGTCATGGCATCACAAGCTGAGCTAGTGTTCCCAGATTTCAGCCCTCTGAAATACTAGAATCTGAAAGCATCCCCTAACCTCCTGTGGATTGCGGGGGTGACACATTTTTCACTATTATCAGTGACATGTGCAGAAAACCAAACAGCAGATGTGGGCGCATGTATACCAAAAGGGTAGCTTACGCGGCCCTTATCGCGTCTTCTCTATTCCTCTCAGCCTGCGAGGAAACAGAATCACCAGCGACTATGACGCAGGACGTAGAGGATTCTCGTAGCGTCGTGGATAAAGTCAACAAGGCGCAGAAGATTGAAGCTAAAAAAGACTTTTTCTCCTGGGAGGACCACTGGCGTATATATGCAGATGGCGATGAGGTAGGGGAAGTTAAGGGACTGGTATTCCCCGTTATAGGAGACGTGTACGCTCTCTACAGCAAAAAAGGCAATCTGGTTGGCAGCGAAGTGGAAGACAAAGGGTGGGTGAGCAGTGAAGCAGCCGTCTACGATTGGCACACTCAGGAGATAGGGCACCTAGAGAAAGAACCTTTCTCATTTATGATGCGAATTGACATCTACCGTGAGAAAGAGGACAAGCATGTAGGGTCAAATGAAGAAAACCTCAACTTCTTCACGATTGACTCAGACATCAAGAACACCGATGGCTCAGCCGCATGGAAAATGCACAAATCGTTTAGCAGCTATGCGGACCTAGAGATTACTCGACAAGACGGCGCAGACCACAAGGAAGCCGTAACAGGTATGGAAGCTTTGTGGGTAAGTCTGGTAATGAACGAACTATCCGAAGATAATCGGGAAGGCTAAGCCGCAGGCAAATCGTTAAGATAATCATCCAATGCGAGCACGAATCCGAGGAATCGGAATCCGGTTAAAACTCAAACAAAAAGTGAGTTTAAAAAATAAGGAGAAGAAAATGAATATTATTTCCTTTATTGATAAGGAAGAAAAGAAGACAATGAACGAGGAGCAAATTAAAGATTATGTGAGTAATAAAATATCTTCACTCTCAAATTATGTTCATGGCGTTGAGGTTGTAGAGTGTGAATGCGAAGAAGGATGCGCGCATTGCCTGTTGATAAAAGTCAATAAATTAACAGAAGGAAAATACTTTGTTGATATGAAATTGAATTTCAGTGAAAGTTCAATAAGGTATATGATCAGCATTTCCCAAACAGCAACACCGTCTTCCAAAGAGACATGCCCTATTGCGGAAGGTGAGGTTAAAAAGAGTCTGTATCATCTTGAAGGGCTATTGGAGGAATTTCACGCATCCATTGCCTTGACGAGCGAACACTTTTTAAAGAAAGAAGCGTGCGTTTTCTCTAAGAGAATGCTCAAAAGCGACTTTTTCGTAGACGATAGACTATCGTCAAAGTCAGACTGTCTCACATTTGAAATGGTCCTAGAGTCAAATGAAGAAGTGTTTGGGAAGAAGGAAAAAGTAAAAGAAACATCGCACCCTCAATGGGATTACATAATTGCGGAAAAAGCATTGTGTAAAATTTTGCCGAACGGTGCAGTATTCTTCACGATGAACGGTAAAATCATCCTCCTAGAAGGAGGCGACATCACGTACAAAAACATTCATGATGTCCTAGAAGACATGAGACTGCATCTTTTTTCCAAAAATGTAGTTGATGAGAACGCTCATGAAAAATGGGGAAATATCGGGCAGGCTTGCTAGACGGAATCTCCGAAAGCAAACATGGCAACTTATCCCCTGTTACAGCGCGCAAAGGAGCTACTAAGACAACAGGAGTGCAGCTTCCATGTGTCAAAAGACGGGAACGTGTTTGCTTATTTCAATAGAGGTGTGGTGGCGCACATAAAATACAGCGAGCCTGCAGACATTAGCACGGCAATCCCTGTTGACATTGACTTCTTTACCCCGTCACCCACAGGAAACGTGGATTTGAGCAACAGCAAACCAGTCATTACCGTCACATCAAAAGAATCAAATTTCACTGCAGAAGGAAGTGAGGTTATTAGGGAGTTTGTTCACTATTCTGGATTAAACAGCCTTCATGAAGATGATTTACACTCAACCTACGTACACAAAGACATCATAAACATACTAGTTTTTGTTAATGATCACGGTCGAATCTACAATGCTTTTAAACATCAAATAATGTTCCATGACGCGAGAACCGTCAAATCGCTAATGAAGATATTGCTGTCGATGCAGGGGCTGTCCTACGAGCTTGAACCAGATGACAGCTACACCGTGTTCAGCAGAGATGACGATAGGGGTGCTGGTGGATTCTCTGTTGCTGAAACCGCACAGGGAATCGTCCTGAAGCGCCAAAGAAGATCCCCTTACCCAACGGAGATTGAGGAAGTAGTCAATCCCTCATGGAATGATATTTATCATGCTGCCACCTGCATACTGTGGTAAAAAAGCTAAGCGCGCCCCGGCGGCACCTAAATTCGTTGGAGTGCAGCAGATCGAGTGAGTGCGTAAAGCGGCATAAAGTAAACCCCAGAAGGAAATGACTTCATCTGCCTTTCTCTTCTGGGGTTTACTTTAATCTACTCCTAAAGCCTCCTTTACTTTTTTAATTTCATCAAGAATAATTTGAATATGGGGAATAGCTTTCTCCACCTGTGGTTTAACCACCATAGGTGTTCCCTTATGGGAGACAGCGAGGTCTCCCCATTTGGCTTCCAACGCCCGTATATTCGAGCGAACGTAAGAAGACTGTACACCCAAGTAACGCGCGGCCTCTTGAGAGGATCCGCACTGGTAGAGCGCAAACAAGCTCTCCAGCTGTTTGAATGTCGGATCGCTGTAATCTTTTTTGTTTTTCATAACATTCCTTTCTAGGATTTAACTGAGTAAATATTTTGACATTCATTGAAAGCTTACTTCAATGTGGAAAATCCGTGCGGTAGGATTTCATTTCCGTTAAGCCACTTTTCGTATTGCCCCCTTTCCATAATGTGCCAACTTTGCTTGGTTACGGTATTCACATACCCATCCTCAACAAATGATTCTACTCCTTGATCCTTCACGATATAGACAACAGTATGCCCATCCTGCATTACTTTATAATGCCCTGCGGATTCCCTCTTCTTGGTGATGGTTGCCATTTTGTGCCCCTCCTTGGAACTCTGGCGGGGTTTTTACACCCCAATGGTTGCTGACAAGATTTATATTAAGTTAGCTTTATTCCTATGTCAACTATCCCAAGAAAAACACCCCCAAACGGGTGAACCCGTGGGGGTGCGACTAGACTGCAGAAAAGCGGTGGCAGATCACCAAGACGGCATGTCGGCAAGCGCTTCCTTGGCTTCTGCGGTCAATGGGTAAAAGAAAACGGTGATAAATCCAGATTCGGCTTCTCCTGCAGGCGTTGTGGATCCAATGACACCCGCTTCATGCAGCAGTGTCACATATTTTCCGTTTTCCTCCTTGACGGCGATACAGCCATCAGGAATGCCGTCAACATTGACTGTCAGCGAATCGAATGGCTCGCCGGTGTCGCATGTTGACTTGACAGCTGGGGTGCCGTCAATGTATCGACATAGACTCAATTCGAGGCGAAAGTTTTCTCCGTACTTATACAGGTTGTAGATTTTGCCCAGATTCATGGTGATCTTCCTCTTTGATGATTGATGCGACGCAGGCTCATTCTTATATGTCCAGCCTGTCTTATCTTTCATCGTCTCATTTTTAGTGCAGGGTAGTCAAGATAAAAAGACCCCCGCCTATGGACACAGCTCCCATTGTGGGAGTGGCGAGGGTTTGCGGAGGTGAAGGGATTTGAACCCTTGAGGCTTCCTAGAGAAACCCAACGCATTAGCAGTGCGCCCCAATCGTCCGCTCTGGCACACCTCCAAGCAAGCCCACTTGGACTCACAGTGTTAATGATAGCACGTGGTGTCGCTTTCCTCAAGATGCCCCCTAGACGATCCAGATGTGCTCACTTGCGACGCAATGCCTATACACCCATACGGCGACAAGCAAAGACACCGATGTGGCGGTGACATGCTCACCCATGCAGAACGGAAGAAAGCTGCTCCGCGTAGGTAAACCCCTAGCTCTACAAGGGGAGGATGTAAAGAAGACGAGGATTGGACAAGTGCGTCCCTTGGTGCACAAAAAGGGGGGCACTGCAGCAGCGAGATGCAGGGTGCTCTAAGTGTAAAAAATGCCGGCGCCTAGTTCCCCACCTGCTGATCAAGCGATTAGGCTCACATTTTGCGTTTCTATGCTCTTCTGCGCCAATGCATCGACGCCGGTGGCCGCTGCGTTGGGTGTCGCAATATTTTCCACCGCCCTCATTTCGTAGCGACTGTGTGAACGCAGATGTGCTGTAGTGTTGAGGGTGGTGATTGACGTGTCATAAAAATGCGTGAGATTTTCCCCTGCTCTCCTGCAGTAACACTGCCGGAGAATAGAGGCAAGCATGATTTCGCGTACTTTTTCCGATACGTCCACCACCAATAGGCAATCTCCGCCCCTTAACCTCAAACCCCCGGCCTATCAATGAAAGTTTAACCCTGATGACAATCAACCCGCCCATCCATAAGAAACGCAACCTGCTTGGCGAAGCGCAGATGAAGAAGCGCGACGAGTTCTACACGCAACTAAGCGATATTGAAAAGGAACTTGTTTTATACAAAGAACATTTCAAGAACAAAGTTGTTTACTGCAATTGCGATGATCCCTTGTGGTCGAATTTCTTTTTGTTTTTCGTGCTGAATTTCAATAGCCTTGGCTTACGTGGACTAATTGCCACCTGCTATTCCGGTTCCCTGTCATCCGACAAAGCGCTAAAGGCTGTGGTTCGGCACGTTCCCGAACACCTCATCCCGGCAGACTATGACGCGGGGCTTGATGATGCCGCAAGGTTCATCAACGAGCCACAAGGTAAACGACGCGGCAAAACAGCCAACGTGGAATCCCCCATAGTGGATTTTGATGCGCTTTTCAGCCACGACGGCAATGAACTCACCGAGCTTACAGGCGATGGCGACTTCCGGTCACCTGAATGCGTTGAGCTGCTGCGCCATGCGGACATCATTTGCACAAACCCGCCATTCTCCCTGTTTAGGGAATACATTGCGCTCCTCATGGAGCACGAAAAGAAATTCATTGTGATGGGCAACTTGAATGCCGTCACCTATTCCAACTTCTTCCCCCTGCTCAAAGAACAAATCGTTCATCTCGGCACCAGCATCGGATCTGGCGACAAGAAATTCAACGTACCCGACAGCTACGAAATCAACGCAGCAAGCGGCGGCATTGATGAGAACGGAAGAAAATACATCAGGTTCAAAAACGTCCGCTGGTACCACAACCTTCATGATGATGCTGAACGTCCATTCATTAAACTTACCCAAAGGTATGACCCCAAAAAATACCCCAGATACCTTAACTGCGACGCAATAGAAGTAGGGCAGGTATCAAACATCCCCTACGACTACGACGGAAACATGGGTGTGCCCATCACCTTCATGGACAAGTGGAACCCACAACAATTCACCATCATTGGCGACAGCAGAGATGACTACATCCCCATCCAGCGTGTGGCGAAACCAGACGATAAGTACATATCAAGCGGCGCTAGCCTTTTCATTAGGACAGGCGAACATGAACTGCGCAGCCTATACCGGCGCATCATCATCCGAAACCTACATGTCGTGGCGGAGGGCAAGCGAGGAGAAATGGCGCGGATAAGCGCGCTCAACAAGGAGGAATAAAAGAAACCCCATGAGCCTCTGTGGGCGCGTGGGGTGAGATGAGAAGAAGGTGCTAGGAAATATTTTCTAGTGTCTTCTCAAACCCGTTTATGAGAATGCTCTCCAGCGTATTCGCCAAATCTTCATAGTTGTGATTAACGAAGAATGAGTCAACAATGTCTTCAGAAGAATTGATGAAAACCAATTCAGATTCATTGACGTTGCGCTTTGCCAAAAGAAGCTTTCCGGAGAAATTCTTATGGGTGTAGAAAGCTTGGGTGAGGCTAACCTTATGGGCTTCCCATTCGTTGATGTTCTTGGGCTTGTAGAAGGAGATGGTACTCATTTGATGAATCCTCTCTGGACTAGCGATTTCCTTGTGTTGCTGACATGATTTATATTAAGTTGCATAATCCCAATAGTCAAGTAGCCGCATCTTTAATCTACCCCCGCGACACTATAATGACAGCTCATCAAACCAAAAACACCCCCATTCCTTGTTGATTGATGGAATGGGGGTGGTCGCTAGCCCAAGCTAAGTGATACCAGCATCTTCCCGATTGGTGGGGAAGCAACCAAAACGATGAATCGCACACCTACGGGCATGGATAGTATTCATCGTCAGACGGAAGCCCCATAGAAAGCCTCTCTAGCTTTTCCCACCGCTGAATCACGTCACTAAGGGTGATAACTTTCGTCTCTCCGTTGCCAACGTTGTGGGTGCCGTAGGTTTCCGTGAACTCGTCAATCATGCGAACAAGTTTGCCTTCATCAACCAGGGGTAGTGCACTGTTGGGTAGGTTGAGCTTTTCGATAAGCTTTGCGGTAAGAAATCTTGCCGCGAGGGTTGTTTTGCTATCGCTTTCGTTTGCGTCACTGTTCTCGCCGTCATGTAACTCATCATCGCGGCTGATCTGGACGCTATAGATCCCGCTTCTGATGAGACGGTATACCTTTGACTCATTCCTGCCGGACAGGATTGATTGCCAAAACAGCTGTTCGTTGGTTGGCGCGTCTTTTGAGGATGAAACCCAGTGGATAAAATCAATGGTCTCATCGTTAAGCCCGGCGTGGCATGTGCCTTTTCTCATGCTGCCCATGATCACTTCCCAGGAACTGGTATTTCTTGGATTTTTTGCGTTCTCTCTCAAGTTTTCATGCAAAGCTGGAAGAAAAGGCACGTTGTAGGGAATGTTTGGATCTGCCATTGATGCCTTAATGTTTTCATTAAGGTAATCTGCCACGCATTCCTTATTGTCAATGTAATTCATGGGGTCCATAATGTTTAGATCCTTTGCAAGGAAAACATCATGCGGCACATGTCGCTCAGAACTCATCTGAGCTGCCTCATTGATGGCAGCAGGGAACTCATCTAGCAGCATTTGAACTGTTCTGCGTAAATGGTATGTTGACGATGCGTCAATCTTAGTTTCAACTACGCTGATGAGCTGTTCGTCTTTTTTCTCACCAACAGATGCCTTAAGCAGTAACTCGTCATGCCCGCTCAGCTTTTCAACTTCAATGAGGATTACATGCGCGTATTTTTCCGTGACGGCATGTAATGTAAATCCACTCCTCTCGCCAAAGACGTTAATGGTGCTGTATTCACTCTTGTTCTCTTCTGCGATGGTATCCAAAAGTGGAAGCAAGCATTCTTTCCCCACTGTGCCGCCATTGGTGCGGCGCTTTTTAGCGGAGTAGTTCGCAAAATCAGTGTCATTGACATTGAGTGGCAACATTCTCATATCCACCAATTTCTCAAGAACTTTTGTTTCTAGCGAATCTAGCGACAAGATGTTTTTAACAGCGAGTCCACCCAGCTTTACGTTGGGTAAACTGATGTCAATTCCCTCAATCAAATTCTCCACCAATTTGCGAATAGCGCCTAGCGTGGGTTTACCACTAAGGTAATTCAGCTTCTTGTTTTGCAGAACGTATATCCCATCAAGTTGATGAGGTTCTTTGATGGTGAAGGGTACCCTTCTTAACCCAATGTAGCTTTCACTGTATGATCCTAGTGGTTTCTTTCTACTTAAGATTCGGTAGTCCCATACGGATTCACGTTCTCTTGTTCGGAAACGATCATGAAGCTCCTTGGGGAGTTCATCGACGACGGCATCAAGCATTCGGTGAAATGTAATGTCGTCATTTGCATACAGATCGTGGGCGTTCATACCCCATGTTAGCTCTTGATGAAAAAGCTTTTTGGTGAACTCAATGTCACTCGGATCCAGTGAGAAGATTGTCCCCTGTAGCGCATAATAAACACTATCAAGAAAGCGTCTAGCTGAAAGCCATTTAGCTGAAGTCCATTTTGATTTCACCCGTGCCGTGATCGGTGAGCTTGGACGTGCAAACTTACCTTCTTGATACTCTTCCTCTCCAGTAATGGTGAATAGGATCGTGTTGTCGTCGTCCTTGATGTCTTCAATTTGCACATTCACATAGCAGTCTCTTTGCTTTTTCCATTCAGCAGATGCTTCGCTATTGAATCTTAATACGATTTCATCCCGACTGTTTTCACTAGATGATGTATCGGACTGGATGGTATCGCTAGGTAGCTGGTTCTCGCGTACCCATAAGGATACCTGCGCCCTTAAATCATTGTTGGGTATGGGTGTACTATTCACCAAAATTTCTCCTTGTTTTGGGTATATGCAAACATGGGCAACTAAAAGAGTACCCGTCCCTAAGCAACAAGATCAAGCAAACCACTTACACCATAACTAGTAATCAGAGCTGGGGGCGCGGCGCACGTCTTCCCGATTAACAGAGAGAGTGTCAGTACGATGACTTCTTCCTATGAGTATTCTTTGTCGGATGGATGCTGCGTGGCAACTTCCTCTAGTCTTTTCCATTGTTGGATCACGTCGTCGAGGGTGATGGTTTTCGTCTCCCTGTCACCAGCGTTGTGGGTGCCGTAGGTTTCCGTGATCTCATCAATCATGTTGACAATCTTGCCTTCACCAGCTAGGGGTAGAAAACTATTGTGCAGGTTGAGTTTGGGCGGGTTGAATTTTTCAATGAGATTTGCAGTAACGAGCATCATTCGGTCATCGCCTACGTTTACGTCGTTGTTCTCGTTCTCTGGACTGTTGCTGGTAGTACTGCTTTCCGACATAACTACCCCTTTCTTGGGTATGTGCTTGTATGGTTTACCAACAGAATACACGCCTCTAAGCAAAAATTGCAGGCATCAAATACCTATTCGTTTAGGATGGCGATGGAATGCGTAACGGCGGAAAAGGGCATGGGTACGAAACACTGCGCACACGTCAAAGCGAAGGATAGAAGCTGGGTGATTGATACCGCTGACATATACTGCGAATCTCTACTCCTAGCTGTCACCCTTTGGGTTAACTCGTGATTCAAGTTCCGCAATTTCCTCACTCAGACCGCTGTGCCTGAACCACAGCACCGACGTGAGTAATCCCAGCGACATCATGAACAGCACGGAGAAAGCGAAAGCCTCAGTGCCGTTTTTCATCAGTGTTGCCAGCACAAGGGCAAGCGGGCCTATCAACACGGCAATGACGGACAGTCCGATGGTGAAGCGTTTCCGCTTAGCCCTCAGCGTGTTAATCACCGTTTGTGCGTCTTCCTGTACGTCCACTTGGCGGGCAGCGTTCCCAACAACAGTGACGGTACCGTTAGGGGTGCTATGGGCCGTGGGTACGTCGTGGGTGTTGTCGTAGTGCGCCTGAGAGGTGGTGTCAATGCCTTGTTGTGTTGGCTCACTGTTTATGGGTGCGTGGCGTGGTTTCGTGTTCATCCTCCCATTGTTTCATAGTGTGGTTTTCACATGGTTTCGCTCCTGCGGAGAACTACTGGGGCCGCGACTTGACGGGGGTGAGTTGTTGGATGCGACAAAAGGCGGGCAGGAGTACACGCTGATACAACCTGATTATTTTAACCTCTATCCCTGCTGGTTTCTTTTGCTTTCTGCGCGTAGCCCACTGTTTCCCTTAAGCCCACTAGGTAATCTCGGGTGATGACATCAGCTTTAAGCTTGAATATATCTGACATTTCTTTACGTATTTCAGTGAGGTTGTCAGAGATTCTTGTGTACATGAATTGCTCAAACATAATTAGTAGCATCAACACGATCATAATCACCGCTGCCGCAATATCATTGACAACTTCTTCTTGCGTAACAAGCGCTAATACTGCAAACGCAACGGGGGTTAAGTAAATGGAATACTCATTGATGTTAAACCACATGCGTTTCCGTTTGTTTTCCTTTGCTTCTTTTCGTTCAAGCTCTTCTAGAAGGGAGTCCAACTGCTCTATATCTACGCCTTGCAGGTTCCTGTATTCGTTGATTATGTCATCAATGTGTTCCATCAATTTCGTTAAATTCCCTTCATGTTTGCTTGCCTCATGAGCAGGGTTCATCCCGTCACTCTGCGGCAAATCTTTCTTAACCAGTTGCTTACGACACCCATCTTAAGCGGTGGGTGGGTGAAATTGCACATGCCCGCCGCAAATAGACCAAACACAGGCACTCCGCAGCCGTAGTTTCTAGTCCCCTTAGTGCTACTTTACGCCCAGCGAACGCGACTAGGCCCGCCGCGCACACCTCAAAAATGGTACCAGTACATGCCACAGTCTTGCCGACGCTCACCTGCCTCACCTCATTTTCCTGTATTAGGCTGGGACTTCCTAGTAACATGGAACCAGGATAAGCGCCACGCACAAACACAACAGGAAGGTATAACCATATGTCCAATCTCAATGAAACACATGAACACAAGGTGCCCCAGCGCGCCTGCGGGGGTTGCTGCTGTAGTGACTGTGGGCAACATGTCTTGCCTGGTGATGATTCGGTAGGAGTTGCCGGGGCGGGTGTTCCTGCGTTGTCGGAGGTTGTGTTGCGTTGTAGGCGAGGTGATGTTGCTGCTGGCGTTCGGCATCTTGATCCTATTGTGCGGGCGGGGAGAGAGGCTGAGGAGCGAATAGAGCAGATGGGGTATGGCGTGAACATTTTCCCACCTTTCGCCTAGTGGGTTTTGTTAGATGGGCGCTGTTCTGGGAGTGAGATATTGGGGGACGCATGGAATCAGGGAGTAGATATTGTTGCCAGGTTGCTGGTGTGGTGCAGCAAGACAAGGCCCCTGTACCGCGTTGCGCCTGAAATTCCCCGTTTCTTTCCCGCATCTCCTGTTGTGCCTCTTCACTTCTTCTCCTGGGTCTGGTGTGCTGACATCAGAGGGTCTGCGCCGCCAGCACTAAAAGCACTTCTTCTAGTCCCTCCTTTGTGCTTTCGACTGGTCAGGTAGTTTGGTGTCTAGCTCCTTGATTTCGTTGAGGAGTGCCCTCTGGCGCTGCTGCATGGCAACCAGCGCCCACCCTGCACAGAAAGCCATAATGGGTGCCGTCGCCCTGAACTGCTCGTGTACCACAACAAGCCAAATCAAGAACACAATCACCACAGGAAACACTGAAAGAAGCAACTTTTGGGCTTGCCCCCAGAACCAGTAAGCGCGCCACAAACGATCACTCTCCATGACAAGACGACCTGCCGACTCCGCACTAATCGGATACGGAGACGACATCATAATCCCCGGCGCGGACGTGGCATTTCGTCGTGGTTGTCTGTGCTTCTGGTGGGTGGTACGCATAGTGGTTTCCTTTCTGACGGGCATTCCGCTTTTTCTGCGCCAGGGCGTGTACGTCCTACCCTTGTGCGCCGCTGTCCTGCCTCCTATGGTAGCTGCTGCAGTGCACATGAGGGCACGCCGGGGGTGAATGATGATGAGGCGCGGGTACTCTCTTTTGCTGTAGGTGACGCGCATTTGGATATTCAGAGACGCATGGCAGGGCGAGGGGAACAGCATGAATGTTGACGTACACCCAGCACAGACCCCGCTGACATCGCCGCCAACTAACGACAGGGCGGTTGTGAACAAGAAGGTCCAGCATTGGCATTAGACCCCACACATAGGTCAATCTGTTTCACCAGCGTACTGAACAACTATGAGCGGTGCCGAGGATGGGGTTTTACGGCAAGCGGCACCTGGCGGATAACAATTGGGGATTTGGACTAGGCTACTTTTGGTGCCGCACATTCGGGGACTTCCTGGATCTGCGGAGCGCTGGAAATAGTAAGGACTCACACCCTCGCCGCGCCATACCCCTGACAAAATCACAATTCACCGTTGATAGCCGAGTGGACGCTTCCCTCACCTTGCGTCCAACACGAATGTAAACGGGCGCGCGCCGGGGCACGCCTAGCCTCACCCAACAGCACCCCCGTAGAACAGAAGGGATGGTGACACACAACACCGTCCAACTAGCCTCTAACCTCTCGCTGCCAAACATTTCCTAGTCCCCTGCACCTTAATGGAGTTTCACGCAGACCTACCATGTGGACACACCCAAATAGCCCAACATAGCGATACTGACAGGCAAGGTGGCACCACGGCTCCCCGCATAGGGCACCATCGTTAAGACAAAGGAAAAGGCGGAGTGTCGATAACCGAACAACTCCGTCAAAAAGCGCCCTTAGAAGTGCCCGCTATGACACCTCCCCTATTGTCTGCGTAAACAGGGCGCTATCCTCACCAGACAACCCAGCGTTTGCCGCATACGCCTCGGCACTCAAAGCGCTCTCACGCTTCAACTCCCTGCGCGCTGACGACCATACACAATAGAGCACGCCAAACCCTGCCACCCACGCCATATATGACCAGCACAACACATAATCCCACACGCCGCCCACTCCCGCAACCGATAACCCCCACATCCGCCACCCTAGTACGGCACCCAGGGTGAGGTAAGCCAACATAGCCCTGTTGTAGATGCGCAAATCCCTCTTCTTTGTCCAAGCCGTGCCCTTGTCAATGGGATTCACGGGTGGGTCTTCTTCAAGATTCCCGCCCAGTGGTGATGCGTGCATATACTCCCCCGGCGCGCCCTTGGTGTGCGTGGAAGTGTTACCTCCCGGAATATCGCCCGCGCCGCGCGGCGTGGGTTGGGGTGCGCTAGTGCTGGTGGCATCGTCATTGTGCGGGCTGCCGCCAGCAGCAGGGGTGGATACCCAATCGGAGTGCCCCTCTGGATGTTCCATTCGTTGCTTATTCATATTGTTCCTTCCTTCGTTGTATTGTTGGTGTTGCGCGAACCGCGCCAGGGTGGCTCACGCGCAATGCAAGAGGGCGCGGGATGTAGGGGAATCCCCATAAGTTGCGCCTTCTTGTTTTTATTTATTCCGCGTTCCCTTCTTCATATAGTTCATATAGCTCTTTTAGGTCTTCTGACTGTTTGACCAGCCAGTTTTTCCATCCCTCCCCGAATAGTTTGTCAAGCATCTCCCAATCCTTGGGATTGTTGCTCACAGCCCATTCCACTAAATCTTCTGCTGGGGAAAGATTTAGTTTTGATGCGAGTATAGCTTCCTTGGAAATAGGGTTGTATTCAACAAAAATATCAACACTCCTGTCTTCATCGTCAGGGTACAGGTAGACTACACTACCGAAAAATTAATACTCCGCTGGCGGATCAATCCAATCCAGCTCGTCTAGATCATATCGCTGATCGCTCATTTCTCACTACTTCTTTCTGCAGTATTGGGATATGCAACCACACCACAATGAGGAAGATAATATATCAAGTGGGGGTACCAAAATCGCCCCCACTCCTTCATCTGGGCCTGTCATGAAAATCATGTCTAGGTTACCTTTGAGGCGGATCAGAAGCGCCCTGCTTCTCAATATCAAACCTCTGCCACACGTCTCACAAGGCAAGAATCGCTCCTGCTGGGTAGAGAATGCTCTTGCAGTCACCCTCGGCAGCGACAAGTCCCGCAAGGTGCTTTCCGTGCCTAGATCGCAGCTTGTTACATAGGAATGAGAATATTTTCATCTCAGCGAAAACACTTTCCCACGTACAGTCTATCTTACGTACCGTCTCGGTGCCGCTGGCAGAGAAGGGAAGGCGAGAAGAGCAGGTGATTGACTCGATCGCGGACTGCCCTTTGTCTTCCTTTTCGACGTACCGGAAGGAGATATGTGCGGAGTTTCGTGCACACTGTCGCACCTCTCGGCTTGCCCTGTCGTGGGATATGGAGTTCCATCCCAACCCCGTATACAACTCACCTATGCGAACCGCATGCTCAATGTCTTCTGACGACAGTAGAACACGTCGGCAATTCTCCCCACCAAGAGTTGAATTTTGCTGAAAATAAGATCGAAGGCCGTCAAGATACGCACTCTCGTTGAGGACAATGGGGAGTGATTCTTGCAGGTGGACCGCCCCGCGAACCATATACTTACATCTCGGACGGCAGCCCCTAACGTGCTTCACGACTAGAGCTGGCGAGTCCATTGGGGCACCTTTATAAAGGCGCACCTCAACACTAATCCACCCCTCATTCCTTGTCCCCGCCGGGAAGGGCTGGAAAGTGCACAACACCCAACCACCTTCACCAGCAGCGAACCCATATACCAGTCCCTGATCTGAACTTTCATCACCTTTGTGGACTATTTCACCCACACCAGAAAGATAAGTACCCCTGACCGCTTTCAGTAATTCACCATTGCTGTAAGTAACCATGCGGATATTGTGTCATTGACACACCCCTATCGGCAAGATCCCCACACTGCGCGTGTCTTGCCTGAGTTGCAAATTATCCCGCGCCGGGGGAGAAACGGAGCCTGTGCCGCCACCGGTTTTCACTCCCGCCACTATTGCTGCGTCACGTGCTATCTGGACACCCATGACCCGACCCCCTACGTTAGAACCCCTGATGCGCCTTGTGTCTGTATGCCCCGTCCCCCGCATACACAAAAGCCACTACCGCAGCACAAGAAGACGTATCTAGCCCCGCCCCCTCCCTCTATACGTGGTGTTACCGGCGGCGTGAACCAACACGGTCAAACCGTTCCTTGCTGAAAAGCCCATCAACATCAGGACTGAAAATATTACGGTCATCATGCCAAATCCTTTTCTGCTTGCCAGTCATACAGTCACAAGATTCAACCAGCTTGAACGTAAGGCAATGCGTAGATACAAGCGTGGACACGGGCATGAGTAACAGCGCAAAAATCACCACATCAGCGCGAACATACACATCACTCGACGAGGTGAGCCACACATACCCATGATTATTGATGGATACATAGGGTGCGATGTCAATAGCGCCAACGGTCAGGGGGAAATTCAGAAAGGCAATCACCGTGCGCGCCACATTGATGGACAGGCAACGAAAATGCTTGTGGGTAATATCACTTTCCACATCGGTTTTGGTGGGATAAAGGAACCTCAACCCAGCCCACACCATGCACAAAACCGCGATGGACCAACCAATGGATTCCAGCGTGGCGAGCTTATCGCTAAGCGCAAGAACCGCATAGAAACCAGGATGCCTTACTTCCCTGATGAAAAGGGGAACGAACACCGCGAACACAATCAGCAACATGACCGCGCCACGCCACCAGGCACTAGACATAGGGAACCCCTGTCGGAAACGCGCGCTCATTTGACGCGGCGAATGCTTGATCATGTTGCTTTTCATTTGGTTTTCCTTTTTGAAAATGTTTGATTGCGTTTGAATGGTTTGCTTACGTCGAAAGAATTGTTGTTTTGTGTCCGTTTTAGTGCCGCCAAGGCAAACGTTCAGGCATTACAGCGCGCTTACTTCCGCACGCCTTTACCCTTTACTGTTCATTTGCCCCTGCAGCCCTTTTCAAGGCGCTTTCTTCTGATCACCAGCTCAATGGCCCGCTCATTTACCTGATTGATCTCATCAAGTACCCCGCCGCTACTCACGATGCGATAAAAAAGATAGATTGACAGCCCCACAGACAGCAACCCACCCCAGCCCATGACTGCAGATAGCAGGATGCTGCTATGGATGCCATTGCTGGCTGCCATGACCACCACCCCAACAACGAAAAGCAACCCAGCGGTAGTCAGTGTTATGACATTGGACTGGGAAAGATCGTCGGCGCGATTGAGAAGATGTCGAGCCTCGCGCCTCATCGCATCGGCATCGTTGGAGACATAGGAGGGCAGGTTTTTCTTCTTAAACATATACATATTATCCCCACTAGGGAAGGGCGTATGCAAGTTCTCCAGCTCCGTCGCCCCACCTGCAAAAACGCCACAAGACACCCCATTGTGGGGGTGAGTTATATTGATAAATGAGCATAAAGTAGGCTAGGTGTTATAAGCATGAATGAGAATTTCAACATAACCAGCCGACATCTAGAAATGCTTATCACTCTTGATAAGGAGCGATCCTTTGTGGAGACCTCAAGGAAGCTTGGGGTGTCCGACAACTATGCTCATCAAATGGTAAAACACCTAGAAAAGAATCTGGGTGTGAAAATCACCCAGCCCGCACAACCAGGGCTGGGGCGAAACGTCAAATTCACCCGACAAGGTGAAGCAATTGTGCGCGATGCGTATTTCGCACACAACCACATCGTTAAACTAATGAGCCACGGAGGTGAGGAGCTAAATGCTGATGATAAGCAATGACAATTTCTCTCGCGGCATTGCCCAGGCGATTGGCGATGCCATGCAAGAAATGTCTACCTCCGAACTGCGGCAACTAGCGGTTGGTCCGTACCTGGATATAAGGGCAACCATAGTCGCAGAGAAAAGTGTCCGTACTGAGGTTTCTGTATAAGATAAACCCACGCAGCAGGGATGAGTTAACAGGCAAAATTCTCTGCTCAGAGGCGCGTGGGATAAGCCCACATTTAATAATGTCTAATGTCCATTAGGAGGACGAAATGAACAATCTGAACGAACTTAGAGAACTATTAGCAGAATGGGCAGAACATATCCCATCTGACCAATTTGAGGTTTCAGTGAGGGCCGTTGAACCCTCTAACAATTTCAGGATAAATCAGCCAGTGGTGTATGCGGACATTACACCGCTAGAAGACATGAACAATACTCTGGTAGTAAAAGCATGGATCATTGGGGCAGAGCAAAGCGAAAGCACAAACATCAAATCGCGTAGCGGTATCGTACGCTTTATGATGTATAGCGAAAACGCTTCCAGTCTCGTTGGGTTTAATGAGAATCCACTACTCTGTGTGGAAGCGAGAAACATTCCACTAACAATCAAAGCACGCCTCAGCGTCTTGCACCAATCAATCACACAGGCATATGCAGGTGATGAAGGCATGTTTGCTAAAAATGTTGCCCGAGCATTTGTTGAAAAGTCCATTGAACATCAATGGGCAAAAGACTTGTTCGTCTATGATATTAATGCAATGGAAGGCGTTTTTGACGCGCTCCGCAAGCATGTTGACGACTGGGACTTTGTGAAGTCCATTGAGGTGAAAAACAGCGGTAACAGCGAACACTCCAGCTTTAACCTCATTAGGAGAAATTACCATTTCCTAACAGAAAACACCTCCATTCCGCTAGAGTCCACGCAGGGGCTAGTGTGTCTAAAAATCAACGAAGACACACAAAGGCAAATCAAAACCCTAGACGCGGGGAAGATTTTTGATGCACTGGTAGCTTTTTGCAGTGGAGGACTAGATGATTTTAATGAATTTGATTATGTAGGCACCCCAAGCAATAGCCTTCCAGAGGAGGCAGAGAAAACTGGGATTGAGGCGAAAGACCCCGATAACGACAAGAGGCTGGCGGAATCAGCAAAAGAACAAGAAGAACTACAGAAGGGCCTTTTCGCTGTCGCTGCAGCTGCAGTAACTCCTCACAGTGCCATCCCGCGCCGAAACACCCTGTCAATCCACAATGATGCGTGGGGCGACAACCGCAGTGCCACCATCACTGCAAAATCGCCACGCAAAGTAGGCAACGTGCATCCATGCCTCATCATGAAAATCACCGAAAATAAGTCAGAAGAGAAAATGGAAGTGGAGGCTGTACTATCAGATTCCCTTCCTGACAACGGGCGGAAAATCGTCACCCATAGTGTGTATGCGTCGGAGTTCCCGCAGGATGAATACACGATCTTCTACGAAATCGTGAGCACGCTTAATGTCTTCAACACTGTGATCGCTGGTACCAGTGCCAGCGACGGGATTTCCGACGTGGCGGAGATGCTGGCGCGCCGCAAAGAGGAAACTCTGGCAGATCACTCACTGAACATCACAAGACGCATCGCCAACGCTGGTGAGCTACACCGCGTTCTCGCCACATATGCGCATTGGACCGCCGACCGTGACCCGCGTTTTACGATTAAGGCACTCGGTTTTGGCGACTTCCAAAGCACCACAATCAGGAACGGTGTCAAAAAGCTAAGCATTACAACCCCCTCCGATAACGCCGACGACGCTAAAGCGGTGCTTGAAATTTCAGGTGTGAGGCGAGTCGAAGTAACCCGCCCAACCTATAAGGAGGCGCGAGACGAAATCGCCCTCATGATAGAAGAACTAGACTAGCGCGCTGGCACCCAACGCAGCCACGTCAACGATGAAGGTAAACACCCACGGCAGCGCAAAAGGACTGGATGCTTCTCGCCCCCTCATGCTGCCGTGAGTATCTTTTGCTCCTCACTACAACAGGGGAGGGGCGCATAGAGGAACCCAGCCGCATGACTTGAACCGCGATGGCTCGATACCATGAACAAGCGCAGGCACCTTCATTAATCTAATTAGGAAGATAAACAGAGTATGGGAACCATTAATAAGATCACATCACCAGAAGAACTTTTTGCTGCCGTAGAAAAGGAATGCTGCGACATTCCTAGTGACTATGAAGTCAAAGTAACACTGCAGGATTTTGGCGAGAAGATGGCTTGTGGTAATGAGCGTGTATATATTGACATTACGCCCGCAGGCAATAAATATTGTGACGTAGTGTCAATTGAGCTAATTCTGCATTCAGAGGATGAGTACTTTTTAGAGAAAAAGGTATCTTTCGCTGTAAGCTGCACAAGAAGTGGGCAAGGTGAAATAAATGTGTTGAACGGATGCTTCGTCAACACTTACGAAGAGCTTTCTCATTTCGTCAACACTCTTCTTCACTATCTTGCTTCCGTAAGACCGATAATCTTTAATCCTGGGTTTATCAAGCAAATCATCAGGCACGGACTTCACCACAATGAATGGGACATCGAAATTTTCGACAAAACACCTACTGCAATGCAAATGGTCATTAGCCATGCTTTAAGTATTTTGAGGAGGAATGGAACTCACGTTGTAACAAGGCGCATGAAGAATGACAATAAGTGTGACACTCAGCCTGTTTCAGAATGGGATGCCTTAATAGCGCACACATTCCGGGAAGGCGGCAACGGACGAGGGCATCTTGTTACCGTATGGTCAGATCGTCGGGGACGTGCGCGCGTAAAGACGCAAGGCACTGACTATGAGATCAACCGAACACACGCATACGACATTTACCACGCGGTATTCCAGCTTGCCGAAAAGGAATTAAGCGAGCTGATCACAGGCGATCCCCTGTCCTTGCTGAAACCCATTGAAACCGTCAACCACCACCAGCAATGGGAGTTTCTACCAGAATGGGCAAGGTTTAACTACGGGTGGGAACATCTCACAACAGAAAAAGCTGTTGACATGCCAAAACTGCTGGAGTCCCTACAAAGCAAACGCAACTACGTGGGGCGCGCAAACGACATGAAAACAGTCACTGCTCATAGTGACAATTACACAAACTCAAGCGAGTGGTATTCCGAGTATGTTGTTGAGGTAAAAAGCCACCTAACCATCAACCACTTGACCCCAACAATGGTGGTGCACGTCAAAACAGAACAGCCCAGCCACTACCGTGACATGGTACTCATAGAGGTGTCTGTGCACTACGACAAAGACTACTTCCCTGATGTTGAAAACGTGATCTCCATCTGGGTGCCCCATAATGTGCTGAACATCTACCGCGTGCTCCATGAGCTGATACTAGTGTTCAACAACTGCGTGAAACGCAATGCTGACGGCAACCCCCACATAGCTGCTCTCGCGCACTCAATGGCGCGGGAGGCGTACATGAAGACACAGAAAGTATCTCCAGCAGCGCAGGCCCGCATCACCAATAGGGCGCATCTCGTCAATGTCACGCTATCGGAAATTTATCAACTTCTTAACAAGGAACCAGAGATACAGCTCAACATTGCGGAAAAAGCAATTGTCCCCAGCAATGATGTCACTGTGTGTATATCTTCTAGGAACAACGATGGAACATTGACCATAGCAGGGGGAGCTGTACCAAAAATCCTCATCCAGTTGGGTTACAATATCCTCACGCTAAAGGAAACTCCCACTCGCGGTGAGATAACAGAATTTATAGATGAACTGGTGGCGCTTCTGAAAGAAACACCATTGGGGAGCCAGCAAGACGATTGACACAACCTGTATTAGGGCAATCCCGCGTCACTTGCATGCACCACGATAGACGCGATTGAGTGGAATCCCATGCTGCTTGTCCAAGCCCCCTCGTCATGTATGTAGCACGATGGGGCTTTTGTGTGAGTGCCGCCTCCTACGCAAAATGCCCCATCTGGGGGTACCAGCACGTCAATGATTGATTATCCTTGCGGATACTTAAACTAATCAGTAAAGTAGACGATGTGAGCACAGAAGAAAACAAGAAGCCCCAGCGTGGGGTGGAATTTCCGACGGTGAACCAAATGATGGTTCTGTCGGAAGTTCACACTCACGGCGGTTTCGCCAAAGCGTCACGAGCAATGGGAACACCCAACTCTTATGCCAAGGTGACGGTGAGCAAGTTGGAACGCAAGCTAGGCGTTCAGCTCACCGCCCCGACAGGGCGTGGCAGGGCGATTGAGTTCACCCGTGTTGGTGAACAAATAGCACAGATGTCTGAGGAGGTTGTTTACTTACTCCAGCAGATTAAGCGACTTGTAGATGCCGAAAAAGAAATAAGGGAAAGCAAAAAGGAAGGATAATTACAATGCAAGAACTAAAAGAAATGTGCACACAATGGGTAAACAAAAAGGAAATCCATGAGGATTTTACCGTTGCGGTTGAGACGGTTCCCGTAGTCGGGAATCCACATGCCGCGCCAGAAGTCTTTGTTGATTTCATCAACAAGGCTCAAGGGCGCACCGTCACCGTGAAACTGCATGTTGATGAAACCACAACAAGGAAAGACTCTGATCGCCCTGCGCAGGTTAGGGCTGAACTGCAGCGCAGTGTATTGTCGGGTGGGTACGATTCCGTATTGGCGTATGCTGAGCTGCCGCAGGAAGAAGTCGCGGTTTTCGCTCTTCTTGACCACGTGAATCAATTTCTCCAAGGAAACCATGAAGAAGACATGGTGATTGTTGACATCAAAAAGGCATTCATTGTTAATGCTGACGACAAAATTAATGTGGAACCTTGCTTCACGGTTGGGCTGCCTGCAAACAACGACGGTGGTCTAAAAGACCACCGCGGTGATGCTGTCAGCACTCAGCTAATCGTTGAGGATGCACTATGGGCGCATAATTCATGTATGCGCCGTAACAATGTTCATATGTTCGTAGATCCGTGGACGGGAACGGTTTTTGCCGAGGCGTCTCCGAAGATGTGGGATGACAAGTCGCCCCGTCCTGTCCTGATGATGCGAATCATTGATCATAAGTACGATGATGACAGCAAGTTTATTGAAGTTGACGCTGTGGTGAAAAGCATTGACGGAGTGACGGGCATTTCCAATGCAACACTGGTGAAGGTTCCTAAACAAACAGGACACGTCTACAGTATTGTACATGACATGGTAAAGCTTTTCAACAAGGCCATTTACACCACAGTCAACGATGACAAGGAAGCGGACGTGGCATCAATTGCCGAGTATATCGGATGGAAGTCCTGTATGCATTTTGTTGCCCTAACTGGGAAGGCGGCCACGGTGAACATTACCAACGCTAATGTGCTTTTCGGCACCATCAAAGGGGAGCTATTTACCTCCTTTGCTATGGGGAAAAACGCTTCCTTTGAGCATCACCAGGTGGAGAACTGGATTCAGGAATTATTCTGAAATCTGGTACGAAAACCGCTCGGATTCAGGCTGTGCCATGTAAAAGCAGCATAGGGAGAGTGTTTCTGCGTAATGACTATAGCATCATTGCCGACCCGACCGTTAAAAATGTTCAAAGATTCGTTAAAGAAACGCTTGACTTTCTCAGTCGTCAGTAGCTACGGATATAAGTAAGTTCCTTGTGTAAAACCGCGCCCCATGAAGTGTGGGGCGCGGTGCAAACAACCTATAGAAAGAGAGAAAGAAAATGGTATCTGGACCAATAAGAAATGGGAAGAAGCTTTTTGAAGTTGTTCAATATGGCTTTAAAAACTATACAGGTAAACATTACTTATTTAAAAGCATTTTCGTACCTAAGTACGAGGGCACTTTCCCAGTAAATGGAAAAGGATCTGTTGAGACTTTGGTTTTCTCGAAACATGATAGAGATAAAAGTGATGTTTTTAAGATCACTACATCGCTTAATGAAGGTGTAATTGACGCTACGTTTTCGCACGTTGTGAGCAGTAATGCACAGCGTGATCTTTTGAGAATTGAAGGTATCCCCGCTGCCTCGTATGATGTCCGCGAATATCTAACTCGCATGGTAGTAGTCATTATTTTGCTGGTAGATGAATTGATTGAAAGCGGCAAAGAAATCCAGATAGTTGAATATGTCACCTTGAAAATAATGGATGCTCTTCTTAATCAAGAGGGCATACGGGTTGTTCCGCTCAGTAGAGGTGTAGCTGACCATCTCATCAAAAAGGCAATCAATACTTTCGACGTATTTGAAACATACTGGGGCGTTGATCGTCCAAATGTAAACGTTCTACCTTTTCACAGAAACGGGAATCTGTGCTATGAGTTGACGCACAACAAGTCTGGGAACATCATCCACCTAGAAACGAGGAGCAATGGAGGCATCTTTTTCAGGGTTAAGGATAACCTTGACGGAATTGATGGAAAATCAGCGAAAGATGTTTATGATGCTATCTCCCAATTTGTTGAAGACGGCACTCTACCGGAAAAGATTAACCTGACTGAAGCCGATTTAAGTTTTGATGGTTTCATGGAAGATTTTTGGGAGGAGTACATCTCTCCTATTTGTCGAAACTATAAACTACAAAACAGTTTCCTCTCCCATCCAGAAGGGCATAAATCTTTCTTTAAAAAAGAAGATGGATGCAAAAGATCTTTAAATATAGATCTCACTGCACCGAAAGATGAAGAAAAGCTTGTAAAATTCTCTGTTTCTTTTAAAAGGTCAGTGGAATCAGGCAAGTGGATTTCCGATTTTCATGTAGCTGATTTTTATGTTCCTTTAAATGAGGTATACTTGTTTGATTTGTACAAGAACGTTATTGAGTTTTTCAATAATGCTTCTGGGCATGATAAAGACATTGACGTTTCCGCCAATTTGGAAAATAGTTTAAGAGAATTTGCCTACAATTGCTGTTACATTAAATCTTTCGATATTCTGACAGGTGAGCGTGAATGCACAAACAAAAACGGGAATATTATCTGGAGGCGTACATAACCCTCTGCGGCGCACCTTTCGCCCCCTGATGTGCTATAGCATAGTCAGGAATGGTGAGCGCACCCAATCAATACGAAAACACACACCTGCTCAGAACAAGTAGCCAATATAAGGAAGTGGGAAACTTTTATGAACATGCAAGAAAAATTCAAACAATTGTCGGAAAAACTCAGTGAGAAATACCATGTTATTGGTGTCCATGAGCTAGGGAAAGACGAAATAACTACCACCTACATGGACATCCAAGGCACCTATGGTGATCATTCGTCCATTTTGTCTATAAGAGCAGACGAGTTCATGGGCAGCAATGGGGTAGGGAAGTTAGCGTTCACCTTGTCATTCCCCTATGTTATTGGCACTTTACTGAGGGTGATGGTCCCGCCAACAAAGGCAGGTGTTGAAGGTTTCATGCAGGCACTAAAAGTAGTACTAGATGAAATCTCAAAGAAAACGTTCATTCTAGATAAATATTACCCTGTTGACACTGCGGTGCGCGTGGCGAGAATCTGCGGCAAAAATCGGATTGGTGGGGTATACATGATGTCACCAATTTCTTCACGATGTTTTTACTCCACCGAGGAAGCACTTATGTTGGAGGACATTAAACTAGGATCGGCGCAGTTAACAGTTGACTTGAGTGCTTACGCTCTTAGCGTCTCCAGTAAGTACGAACTGGTTAAATCGTTCAACATAAAAGAAACTACTGTGCATGAGATACAGCATTTCATCCTGGACTACATTGAGAAAAACAAAAAGAACGATGCGGAGATAGTGTTTAAAGGCGATGGCAACGCGGTAGATACGGGCGACACCACCGGCGGCGTGGCAATATCCAGCGCCTCCAATATCGAGGAAGGTAAAACTCCACTACTACCCGTAGCTGACTGGAACACCATCAGCGATGAAGAGGTTCAGATGTTGTATGTCAACAACAATCCTGAGATTGCATGGCACGAGGAGAATCTGTTTGACATCGTTGATGATGTCACTGACGTACACTACCTGGAAGCACGCTTCATGGAAAGTGTCATGGTCACCGAAGCCAGCGATCAGAAGGTTGTACTGCGGGCTTGTTCTCATCGACGCGCCAAAAATGACGTGACCCCAGCAATGCAGATTGATGTTCTCCCTACAGAAAAAGGGCAAGTATCTCTTTGGGTGAGCATTGGAGATGATGAAAAATTAGGAAAAACCCCACCTTCACGCCGTAGCCGTGCCTTAGCGGAAGAAGAGAAAACAACCTTTGATGTCATCCACTTGGAAATGACACGGCATAGCATGGCGGGTGAGATTAAAGATGTGCTCCTCAAAATAATGCAGGCTTTCGACGAATCTCTGCGTTTTATTGATGGTGGTTGCTTACGGAAAACAGCACACCTCATGGCGAAGTCCATCCGTTGGCATATGGAAGAAATCAAATGGAAAACAGGGTTTACAAAAACCAACGTCACTAACATTGATGACGCTATGGAGCTTGTTGAATATGAAGTATCACACATAATACATGCAAGTATGCGCGTAATGCATGATCTCATTCTGAGGAAAGACCACTACGCCCTATTCTCTCTGCACACTCGATCACAATTGGGAACCATTTCCATCAAGGAAGATGCCCATTTGGGTGTGTGTTTGGAAACCCTGCTGAATGACAGGTCACTGCGTAGCCACGTCTACCCAACACCAGATGAAATCACGAGTGCCGTCAGGGAACTAATCGGACACAAAATACTAAACTAGCTGCGAAAGCCACCTACTTGCCGACGCTCCGACAGCTATATCTTGGTGTCTGACACTGGTTACCGTTTGCAGCGATGCGAGGCGCGTAACGCAACCACCTCCCATGCTCTGTATGGGTGCCACGCTGGTTGGCTGTAACAGCACAGTCCCGGCGCGAGTTTGCGTTTCTTCGGGTGCCTGGTTGAGGGAGGCAAGGTTGATACTAGCGGCGACGATAGTGGTGGTGTGCGGGGTTGGTATTCGCAGTTATGCTGCAACTGTTGGGACTAGTGCGCTCTTATGAACGGAGCTTCATGTGCCCCTATTGGGAGTGTCGCCGTTACTGCAGCGTCGGGGATGAGGGGTTGGCGCACCCACCACGTGGAGGCTCCCGATAGGGTGTCGCTGGGATGGTTTTTGTGGCAGGTGATTTGTTGCCCAGTGGGGCACGCTTGGCGGGAATCCTGTTTGGCTTTCCTGTCGGGTGTTCGTATAGGGGTGGTGTAAATATGCTTTTAGCTTTACTTTTGCCGACTGCGGGGTTAATTTTCTTGCTGACGGTTGACAATAATTGATGAGCAACTTAATATAAATCATGTCAGCAACACAGGGGTTAGAAAAACCCGCTAGAAGTTCCAGAGGAGGAACAAAATGTTCGAGTTCAACATTGCAGAGGCTTTTGTCCGGGTCATCCTGAACGCCATCAAGGAAAACAACGAGAACATTAAGTTTGGAGCAAAATGGACAGAATTTAACGAAGGTCTTGGGTTAATCGAGATTAAAATCACTATCAACTACAATTTGGTTAAATTTGTTGCCGTAGGGCAAACTCTAAGTGTGTTTGTTGGCGACAATGGAGAGAAGAAAGTAGAAATCAAGGAAGATGACAATGAGTTTGATATTGCGGTGAAGATTATCGCAGCGTTAGACTAAATCATCAGAGAAACCTCCTACCTCAATCCCATAGGTAGGGGGTTTCTTCATTTCTAGAAGGTGACTTTTAATGAGAAAGAGGAGGGCTTACCTTTGCTTCACGTCGCCCGGCAGCAGAGGTTAATCAGTAGTCCACGCCGCCATGCAGTGCGCACCGTCGCTGGAAGCCAAAGCGGCGCAACATCACGCTTTTGGTTAACGCTCTGAGTTGAGTAACGACGCGGGCACAACATATCATGGTGGTGTACAGCGTAATCATTCCGTGCGCCCTTGGATTTGATCGACACGCGCTATAAAGTACGCGCTACTGGTGGCGACGTAGGTATACGCAAACACGACAGAATCCTTGTCCCCGCACCCCCTGTAGGTACAACCAGTAGAAATCCAGTAAGGAGAGAACCAAATGAGTAACAACCATATATCCGCACGCCCCACAGGTCTGCGTTCCACCCTGCCCCCAGGGCTTGGTCACCCCACCCTCGACTTGGTGCTTGAACGATGAGTGAAAAGGCTATGCGATGAAAACGAGTTCCTTCACGCAGAATTGCATATAGTGAAACCAGAAGAGGCGATAATAGCGGATGTCAGCGACAGCACTTTTTATGTTGATATTTGCGCCAAATCTCCGCTACACACCGGTGGGATGACTATCAAGGCATGCCACGCAAAAATCCAGCATTCATCAAGCTGCATCAATGCTCCATCAGAAGATATTGTGCGTCTGACACTGATAGGAACCCAGGAAGAACCCCTACAAGAAATCCCGCGCCTGGTGATTGAAACAGGTGCCAATGTACGACCCTACGGTGCATCAGGGAAGCCGTGGACAGCGCTGCAATGGCAGACGATGACTGGAAAGTATCGCGCGTCGTGGAAAACATCATGAAAGCCACGCAGGCAACCGCACTGAACCCACACACCCACAACATAGGCGATGTACGCATCATCAATTCCGTCAATGCTGTTAACGACAGCAAAACAGATACTGTAGGGAACTCCGATGGTGTCGCCATGAGTGAAGACTACGTGAGCATCATGAACGTGATAGAGGACGCAACGAACAGGCACCATGTCTGGGCGCGGGCGCTCCGAAACATTGACGTATTCGGTTCAGCTCAGAACTTCCAGCTTATCGTGAACAGCGACACCCTATTTAACAGGCAAGCGGTCATCACGATTGAACCGAACACGGAAGAAGGAATCATGGAGATCTCCATGAAAATCCTCATGCCGTCACACCCTGACGGTGTAGGTGTCGTATTCGCCATAACCCCCTACCGGCGTGACGACGTAAGCCACGTTGTGCAGACGATGCTTCACCAATTTGACCGCAGTGCACGATTCACGCAAAATGGCACAAGCCAAGTCATGGCTGCTCACCTAGCGCACAATCTTCACCGTACCCTCAAAGCGTCAGCGTCCCTTCATATTGCCAACCCCGCCCACCTCATTGGGTTAATAGAATCAGTCATCTCTGAACACAAGAACTGTCACCCCAACAGCATCATCATCACAACAACCACTGACAGGGACGAAACCACCATCACTGTTGCATCCCACACAGGAGTCGGTGAACTCGCCGTCGTGCCGAGCGGATGGAACGAAAAACCATCAGTAAAGCTGTCTGTCCTTGACGACGTAGATTGCCTATCACAGCGTATGACCTACGAAAACCTTACGGAAGACTACACCGACGCGACAATATGGGAGTTCCTGCACGAACTCACCAGCGGGCAGTACCCTAGGCTTGACTACTAAGGGTTTCCTAGTCCCCTCTGATTCTTTCTGAGTTCATAAGAGCATGGAAGATAGGGGGGCGCGGGGCGGGGTGGTGTTGCGTAGTTAAGCGCGCTGACTATTCATCAGGCGGGCAACGGGACACAAGGCGACAGGACGCTACCCCAGGCAAAAGGCAGTCGCGCCTATAGTCGCACTGCAGGCTCCGCAATAAGGTATCGGTTGCCTACACTCACCAAAAACGCCGCAGCGTGCGCCCGTCACGACTCCCTTTAGCCCCTTAGCGCATGGCAGCGCGCAGGGGGGCGAAGTGTCCCTCCCCTTGGTGTGGTATGTGTTGTTTGTGCCCACTACACCAAGGGGTTTTTGTTGGTCGATATGCCACCCAGAGGAGTAAAATAGGGCATACATGGTCGGAAAGCCTGTGTATGTAACCGAACGGGAAGAAGAGGGTGAAATGAACTCATCAACGAACAAAACTTACCCCTATCAGAGCAGTATCACGAGGGAGGCATCAAAACGCGCATTAGCTGAACTTGAAAAATGCACTCCAGGAAAACCATGCTGAGGGAAGATCTCGCAAAAACAATAGCCCCCGACGACTGGCATACCGCAGTCAAAGTCATCGATGATCTCGCATACCTGCAGCGAATCACCATCACCAGCGACCATGAGCACATCAGGAAAATCTAACCCCCTCGCTTGCTCAAATTTTCTTAGAGAAAATAACAAAGGTTAAGCGGTAAGGATAAAACCTCTTGGGCAGGAAAATCAGCGTCCCCAATGCTACACTGTGGTAAATGGACAAGATACCCTCTGCTTCCAAGACAGCAGGGGGTGGATTCGGGAAAAGGAAACCAGCATGAAAACCCCCTACGGTGGAAGTGCTGTCATGGACAAAGAGACACACTACGACTGGGAGAAGCTGGAATCTCTCAGAGAAAAACACCCTGTGAAATACCACAAGCTAATACTTGAAGAAGCACCACCAGTAATAATGAGCAGTAACTTATATAAGCAGCATCCGTGGGTGAAGGCTATTGAAGACTACGACAATACCTTGCCAACGTGGACGAGGATTTGCTGTTGGGGTTACGGACAGTCAATAGAACTTTTCCACGAAATAGAAGAGGGTGATATTCATCGCGTATTAACAATTGAAGCCACCAACCACATGGACAATGAAAACATGGTTTATATTCATGCCTATAGCCAAGGGGTGGAAAATGATAAAACGCCAAGAAAAACCATATCTATTGTTGAGGCACCCAACTTGTACAAAGTTATTCACAAAAACATTGGGGAAATGATAGAAAAATTCACCAACGAAACCCGAGCTGCAGTAAACACTTAGCTTGTAATCCACGTCGCAAAGGAAAGTTCTTAGCGTCCACGCGCCCTCATTCTCCTGCGCGGGCTTTTATGCCCACACCCAACAGTTCGTGGGTGTTTGTGTTACCGTGAGTCAAAGAGCATCAACCACAAAATCATCAAAAAAGGGGATGATTGTTATGACTTCAGGAACTGCGCAGGGCGGATCAAACTCCACTGGGGTGAGGTACATTTTTGGAAAACTGAACACTAATTTCAAAGGACACAAAGCAGCTTCCGAAGGCGCGGCCAAAGATTCTGCCCGCGCATCAAGCATCATGAGCGGACTTGCCGCCACCTTAACAGGTAATGAGCCACCACAAGTCATTGCCAACCACCCAGAGGCAGAAACCGTCATGAAACTAGGTTGGGATCCAGAAGAAAGCCTCGGCAAGAGTAGGTATCAAAGGTTCGGTACTGTCATCCCATCAGATGTTACGAAAATAGATTCTTCCGAATCCGTCCATAGGCTCGTCCTGGGAGGAATGAGCCTATTCAGGGATATAACAAACAAACGTGTTGAGATGGCGGAAAACCAAGATGGTGGACAGATCGAACAAGACGATTACGTGGCACCAACATATGGCGGTGTTGCCGTAATGAGTGAAACCCCAGAAGGGGAGGAGTTGCAGTACCCAACGGTAAAAATAGATCCAGCTCACCCGCGTTACCAAACCATGAACAATGAAGTCCACAACTATGTGGAAGTCATTGACGACGAGCACCTAAGAATACGAGTAACAAGGAACGCCGATCCTGAAAAATGGGATAATAAGCCTGTTGCGGACATAGTGATCAGCAACGACCGCGACACTGTAGAGAAAATGCTATGGCAACTGTCGGAACCTATCGAAGGTGGATGGATTCGGAACGAAAACCATATTGTCGCTGATAAACCTGGTGAAGTCTACCATGTTCGTGAGGCGCGCCCATTCGTCCGAACCTGGATGGAAAACGCCAGGAACATGGCGGAAGAGCTGGAAAGAGACGGGAAAGCCACCATCACATCGCATGATGAAAAGATGTGGAACAACTCAATCGCCGCACTTGACGAAAAAGAAAAAGTGCAAAAAACAGGATATTACTTCATTGGAAGCAAACGAAGTGACGGCTACCCTTTGGGTAACGGACCATTGCCAAGACCGTAAAACTCACAAGCACACCCTTTTTATCGCCGCCCTATTCTCCATTCCCAAGCATTTTGTAAAACAATGAATTGGTTTTTGATTTCCTTAAATCGCGGGAAACCTCATCATACATTTGTCCTTGACGACATTCCCGCCAATCAAGAGTTGTTAAAGACAGAAACAAAATAGGTGTTATGACAAACAGTAAAACCATTGCAGCTGTATTGGCATAGGTGAAAGCAGGCCCTGAATCCTGGTGATTGTTGATCATTTCCTGTGCTCGGGCAGCCTGCATGATACCGTAGACAACAGCCGCAATGGTAAGCAGGCATAACGTCGCTGAGCCGTTACGTGCCAAGGTGAGCAGCCTTTCATGGTAAGTCTTCTCTTTAACCTTGGCATCAATCTCCCCCACAACCCACGGACTAGAGACTGATGTGCTGCCGAGTTTCCCTTTACTACTGCCTTGTGCGGCACTGTCCTGAGTGCTTATCAGCTGCGGTTCTTTCCAATCAGTAAGAGACCCTTCCACCTCCCCGTCGATAAGCTTCCCTGCTGCACCCTGAGCCTCAGCATTGTACTCGTCTTCCCATTCCTGTTTGTCATTCATACAGGTAATCCTATCTGAATAACCAGGGCAGTTTCTACAACAACCACAGTGGTGGCGCGCCTACCTCAATGGGGAGGCATGGATCGCATGCGATTGCGGCGACACCCACGGGGCACACAATGTTGACGCATAGGGGGCGCGGAGAAGGAGCAATACCGCGCCGGGAGTGCCAAGCGTGTGTCCGAGCAAAGAGCATCATGAACTCCGTTGCTCGGAGTGGGAAGAGCCAGCCGACAAGAAGGAAGTTCACAGCCAACCCCCACGTGCGCACGGCACCGGCGCTTGCGACAATACAGTGCACAATAGACATAAAGAAACACCCCATGATGTCACCAATAGTTCATCAGGGGCGCTGTTTGTTCCAGGTGTTGGATTTGAACCAACGTAGCTTACGCGACGGATTTACAGTCCGCTCCCTTTGTCCACTCGGGCAACCTGGATCGTGTACCTGACTATACATGATTGCCTCCAGAACCGCAAATACAGGGGCAGTCGGCGCTGTGGCGACGCGGCGCGCGCATGACGCAGCACAGGATCGTGCACGCATCCCCTCCTATTAACAACGGGGGTAAGGACACCCCCAGCTTTTGGCAACAATGAATATCCACATGTATAGTCAAAAAGTGTAAAGCCAGCCCAGGTAACACGCCTGAACTGGCACCCACCCCCAGAAAGGAAACCGTCATGCCCGCAGTTCTCAGCTTACGAATCACTTTCTCGGTCAGCAACACCGATGAAACCGACCCCAACCTATACACCTTAAAGCAAGATTCGTCACTACAGCATTACAGCGACGAGTACTACACGCTCGTAGGAAAGTGCCTCTACAGGACAACCCTCAAAGAGGGTAAAGGGGAAATGGCAATAGAGTTTATTGACCTTGGAGTTCAAGTGAATGAGCTACAGTTTGACACAGAAGACATCCGTGAGGTTATCGACTGGGAGACCCTAGAAGATGACAATACGAACCATGCTCGCGCTAGGGCTGTTATTTCAAGTTCGCTCCTTGACCTGCTGATTCTAGGCCGGTAGTGAAAATAATACCCCCGCATCTTTGTGAGCGTATAGCCCATGAGATGCGGGGGTATTTTCTTTGCCAAAAATCAGCAAATTGCGTGAAATGAACCCCGTTGGATGTGATGGGATGGCAATCCCTTACACAGCAAAAAGCACATGGCATTCCACCATGCGCTTAACATTTCCCTCCAATCAACCAAGCGACGCACCCCCGCTACACACTAATCCTATTCACGGCCCGCCGTGTACTCCTCGATAAGCCGCATGATTTCCTCGCTGCTGTCCTCATTCATCGCTCGCTGAATATTATTCAGCTCCGCTATTCGTCCCTCTGTGTGCTTCAACGCGGCTTTGGTTTGCCGACGCATCCCCCGCGCGGCCGCCCATGTCCAGATGCTTGACACGACGAAAAGGACACTCACAGCGAAACCGGTAAGCGAACCATCTAGCCATGCCTCGTAGATGGTTCTTATGGTCATGCCGAAAAGTAGCGGAACCAAGAAGAAGGACACCGCGCGCCTGTTCCTCATCTGCCTACGCAACTCACACAGCATCGCCGTGTAACCAGCTAGCACAGCATCAATAAGCATGCTGCCGTCAAGCGCCTCACTCTCGCCAGTATAAGGGGCACTCCACCCTGACGAGGTGCCGCCAGAGAAAGCAGACGCGCCGTCATTGTCGCCACCGTTGACCACCCAGGACAACGGGTGAGTGATGCGTTGGGGCTTATCCATGAAGAAACTCCTTATGATGAAACAATACGACCATCTACACTTTAGCGCTGTCGATGGTCTAGAGATGAGGTGAAACGTGTAGACTGATTGGTGCAGCGCGGGGTGTAACTTCTGTTGATGGTAACACAAACAAGGACGAAACCCCGCAAATCCCGCGCCTACCAACGGAAGGTGCGCGGGCGCTTTGGTGAGACAACAATATGCCGCGCTCACTCTCCACTCACAAAAACCTCGCACACAGCGAATGACTTTGGCGCGCCGGGAAGCCTGGTAAATAGGTAGAAGCGACCGTTCACCGAGTTCGTCTCTGTGTTTTCTAGTCCCCACTGGAAGAGCGTTCATCCTGTTTAGCACCCTCAACCCCAGTTGTGGGTGGAATGTTGCCGCTTGCAGTAAAACATATATACAATCAAAGCGGTTCAGCCCATCACCTTTGCCGTCCAAAAAGCAAGGAAAATCAGAAAGGAAGAAAAATGATTGAAATGAAACGCCACCCATTGATGGATCTGAAGGAGGTGGCATCCATCATCTCCGACTCACTGAGGGAGGGGAAGATGGACTTCCTTCCGCGCCGTGTCTCCGCAGAAATGGAAACCGTTGATAATTCGATTGAGGTGACATTTTGTCGCCCCTGGTACCTCCAAGTCAAGCCAGTTGGCGGGGTTGAGCATCTTGTGACAAAAGTCAAGATTGTTTTCAACCTTGATAAGAGAAACAAAGGAGGAAAGAAAGTACCCTACTTATCCGCAACATTGGAGGGAGTTCAACTGTGCGGGGAAGTGATCCCTCTCGCTGAGTTAAGCCTTCCTTACAAAAAAGAGTCAATCTCTACTTTGATAGAAACCATTGCTTGGCACTTTTCCGCTAGTGGAGACATGATGGGAGGAATTGTTGATTATTACGATCTTTACGGTTTAAGATACAATGAAGTAATTATTAAAGTTAATGATGTGAAATACTTACTTCAAAGGTTGCTGCACCTTCTTGCAGTGAAGAGGATCGTCGTTACTCCGCTGGAAGACCCCTGTTCAAAGGCAACCCCAGAAAACATTGAGGAAGGATTTTCCACGCACAATAGTGATGGTTGGTACCTTCCTTCTCAAGCAAGACTTTCAGTGGAGTTTAAAAATGAGGGCAGCTCTATTCGTTTCCATATCAAAAAGCAAATCGAATCCACGTCTAGGGTAGAGGTTGGCTCTATTGCTGTAGAGCCACGCCTTGACACTATGGAAGACGTTGCAGGGCTTATTCTGCATTATCACCAAGCGGAATAAACGACGGTGATGCAAGGCAAGCAATTCTCACGAAACCGCTGCGTGCTACCCTCTGCTTCTGAACTTTGCCCCCCCGCAGCGCCGAATCAGGTGATTGAGAATCAACCGAAAGGAATCTCCATGCAGTACTTCACAACTGCTGACGAAATCAACACTTACGTTCATGAATGCCTATGGACATCAGAGGGGTATCCCGATGACTATGACATTCGGCCCATCGTGGATGAACTTCAACGGATGGCTGGATGGGATCACGAGAAACAGGCACTCACGGAAACATGGGATGATGACGAATTTTGGGAGATCGTCATGAATAACTTGAAGTAATTTTTGCATGCAGGAAGACTCAATGGGCATCCCTTGATTCGGGTGCCCGTTTCTGCATTCCTGCGACGGTTATCACAGGAAATCAAGAACGCTTTCTTTTTGAGTACAGCTCCTTATAGGAGCGTCGAATGTCTGGGCTGGTATCCCTGCCGCGCCCCTGTTTTGCGAAAAACCCTATCTTATGCAAAATGAGGGCAAAGAGCAGAGGGTTTTCGGTTTTGCCATGCAGCCTATACTTTTCAACATAGCTTCTAAAAAGCCTCGCCCTCTCCCGCGCAAGGAGACGACGGAGGTAAGCCACCCATTTGAGATGCCTGACCATGAGATAGAAGGCAGGCGGGCACAACACCCCCGAAAATACGCTGAACGGGTTACCGTTGTGAGCCATGTAGTACGCGCCCCACGCCGACGCAACAAGCACTATCCCATACATTGCGATATTCGCATACCCCACCTTTATTTGCCACTCAGAGGCGCGTATCTCCCTGATAGCAATCTCTTCCTCTACCTCACTGTACGCATCAGGAACTCTATTACCCCATGATGCTTGCTCCCCTTCCCTTATATCAAGCTTTGCCTTACTCAGTGCACGCGCCTGATTCAAATACCATAGGGTTTTACCAGTTAGGCACCCTAGAAGAATGCTCTTGACGGCTTGCCTTTTGCGCCATGTTTCCTCTTTCTCGCATGCGGCATCGTCGCTTATCTGCAGGCTTTTGATGTCATCAACCAATGCGGGTTTGGCGTTGTAATTGTTGTGATGATCGTGCTGCTGGTCTATCTGACTGATACTCATGAAGAATAGTGTAGATGAAGCTATGCACGTAAATCCACTAGGAATTTAACAATCCTTGATTCAGTGTCGTTGAGTCGAACACCCTAATATAACAATCTTAAATACCGCGAAGAATAAGTTAAAAATAAACACAACTGTAATAGTCGCGTATCCAGATGCAGAAATGAGAACAAAAGGAAGAAAAGATATTACAACAATTAAGTTTTTAATAAATAAGGTGTAGTCTGTGTACAAAAAACTATCCTCATTAAGTAAAGAAGGAAGGATGGAAATCAACTCATAGGAAACCATAAGGAATAAATAAGTAAATATAAGGAAACTTAGCTTAGTTGCGAGATAAGCCTCTATGCATGAACAAATAACACCTAACATAATTACATATGCAATCTTCTTATTCAGTTCGCTTGTGCTGTTTTTAATCAAGTGGGGAATCCTCTGCTTTACCTCAAGCTTCATAGATAAAACCTTACCTGAGTGCTCCTTTTCGGTCAACGCGCTAGCGACATAACCAAGAGCCACACAATATATGTCAGAGGTCGCTGCTGCATCCTCAAAACAAAGAAACACCCCACCTACACGGCGGGGCGTTTAAAACAAACCTAGTCGTCCAGATCCTCCCTATCCAGAATGACTGGCTCTGGTTCTCCGTAAAGACTGTTTACAGTATCCAGTTCCTCGTTTTCGATAAGGGTAAGCCCCTCTCCCTTATCGAACTTTTCCAATGCCTCCGAGTTATTCTCTGCGTCTACAGTGTAGATGCGCTTGACAATAACCGTTTCCTTGATTGCGATGGTGTAGCGCTTCATGGTCTTAAACTCCTTCTGAACTTTCTCTGTGTTGCTGACATGATTTATATTAAGTTGCTCATTAATCATTGTCAACCACTAGGCAAATAAACCTACCCCCGTTTTCTAAAAGTGCTGCTTGAAGCCCACTTTCTTCACCCCCAACGATGACGTTTGACCATTCATGCATGGCGCATTCCCTTTGTCTGTAAGTTCATGAACTCTGCTCATGCGGGTGAGGTGTGCGCGCAACATGGAGCACGTGTGTACCTTGCGCATAATCCCACCCGTCAACGTTTTAGGTTAGGTTTCACTTATTGGCTGCCAGCCGGAAGATCCCCATGAAGAGAGCAACGGAAAACTGAACAGCTCAATAGCGTTGAAAATCACTTTCACAGCACCATCAATACGGAGGTGCCCAATGATCATGACGACACCCAACTATCACGACAGCGGGTGCCACAACGTTCGCCGCTTTTTCGCGGCATACTCTCCTCATGAGCTTCCACGCTGAATTTTCTGTTACATGAGGGAATAGTCCTCTGCCCGCTGCTGCGGTTAGTGGCTCCGCACTGGCACGAGTGTATGTTGGCTCCCCTAGTCATTCCCTCCGCCCTGTTGAGTGTGAACCGCGCTCAACAGGTAGTTATGCTTCTTCATTCATTCCCTTGCCTCCTCTCTATATATGCATGCTTATTGAAAATCATTTTTTCTTACTTATCCTATTCGCCTCCTCTAGGTTGAGCAGTGGGTAAGGTGGGGAAAAAGAGCGTAGAGGCTTTGACGATTTATAGAAAGCTACGTTATAATAGGTAAAACGAAAATATACACTAAAGGTCAGGGCTTTATGGCTTGTTTTCAACATTTTGAGGATGTTTTAGATGGGAATTGTCCAATGTGTGGGGAAAAGATGGCTTCTGGGGATTGCGGTTGTTATGTCGCTCTAAAAGTGTATTCTCCAGAAGAGATCGAGGAAAAGATGAAGGAGTTTAATGATTCCATAAACCAAACATTTGAGATTCGGGGTGAGCGCAGTATACCCCTGTGACCGCTCTATGGTAGAAGACTCCAAACCAAGGGGACTACCTAACTTCTTTGACGTGGGCGCTTCCCCTCATCTTTGACGGCTCACGCTTTCCCCCGTGTAGTGACACTGCCTTTGGTTCTACTAGCGGGAATTTCAGGGCGTAGGTTACGAACATCCCACTTTGCTTGACTAGGTATAATTACAGTACTTAATGCATGTTGCACAAAAGGCAGGTGGGGGTAGTTTTTATACTCATTTAGCAGGTCTTTTAGTAAATTTTACCCCCATGTCTAAGTTGGTGATTGACAAGATGCAAGAAGCGGCTTAACATAAATTTCATCAGCCATAAGATGGTGCAAACACACAGAAAGGTAGAGCCATGAAGGAATATGTTGTTCAGTGGGTAGAGGTAACTAGGGTGGAAGCCTCCGTTATGGCTTCCTCTGAAGAGGAAGCTCTTGCAAAAATAAAAAAGATGGACCAAGAAGAGCTTGACGATATTGCGTCATTTGACAATGGCGGAATGTCAGACATTTATGTACAGGAGGTGTAAGCAACTTCTCTATACGAAATCCCCCACTGTTTTAGTGGGGGATTTGTTGTGTCATCAACACCTGCTTTGACTTAATCAAGCCTCGCAGGATACCTCATTTTGCATTACTAGGAAGGGTCCATATTTTCCTTATGTTGCCTCTTTTCTCCTTGGTTTAGGTTTTGTGCACCCTAACTTCGCCCGCTGTATCCTCACGTTGAGTGCTGGTGTCGTCCTGTCGTTAACACCCTTAGAATATCACTCATGTGATTGGCGGCAGCACATCCATGTCTTGCCGTCATTTAGTTGCTGTGCGGCGTTAATCGCGTGCGTGACGGCCGCGCGTGCGGCGGTGTCGTCCATGCTGAACCACCAGGACACCATGTCGTAGAACTGGTTATATGTCGCAGGTCGATTAGGCAGACGAACGGCATTGTCGGGAAGACTGTAGCTTTCTGTTGGCTTTTTGCTCCTGTAGTAAGCACTGTACTTGCTTTCAAGCTTGCCGCTGGGGTAGTCATGTCCGTCAACAAGGTATACGGTGGGTGTGCATCCTGCAGCTGCTGTATCGCCGCCCAGTGTGGCTGCCGCGCCATTACCTGCAGTGCCTCCGTCGCCAACGCAGATACCAGCATCACCGTTGCCCGTGTGGCGAGTTGGGTTTACGAACACCAGAGCGGAACCGTTGGGGGAATAGGGGTTATATAGAACGATGTGACCATCATCAAAACGATCATCTTTCAGTATTCCCCATGTGACTCCATTAGTGCTGTTTGAGACTACTTCCCTCGCGGCGTTTTCGACATCTGCCCAGGTGATAAAACACCGGTCGTACATCACGACGGCACCATCAGGGGATTGCCTTTGACGCAGCGACGTAAAGGAGGAAGAATCACCGTGGATCATCCACTCTTCCATCATGTCGCGCACCGTGCCGACGCGGGGATTAAGTGCCGTCCACTGCGCGGTGATGACACGGGTGTCACCTTCCTCATAGAAGTCCGTTAACACAACCTCAGGGATGAATAGGTCGCAGTTTCTCATCATGTGCCTGTCGCGCCTATTATGAATGACCTCACGTTCACGAATAGACACCATGAGCTTACTCAGCCCAGCGTCGTTGTCTTTACATAGGCACTCAATGATCATGGGCTGTTCGGAAAACCTAGTGTTCATGCTTTCCGCGTCCATGCGGAAGTGCCTAAGCGCACCTTTTCCCTTGTCCCCTCCTGTATCGGCGGTGCCGTGTTCCTCGGTGAGGTTATCGGTGTTTGGTTGCTCACACCCCGGCGCGCTGGTGATGTTCTCTTTCGTGTTGGTTGTTGTGCGGCTGGCGCCTTCTTCTTCAATATTGTTTGAGGTGGTGGTTGGTGCGGCGCTGAGTTCGTAGTAGTTGTCGTTGTACCATTCGATGCCGCTTTGGCATTTCAGCTCAATGAACCGCAGGATGTGCGCCATGTCTCCGTGTAGTTCAAAAAACCCATCCCACGTAATGTCATCATTGTAGTCGTTGATGTGTTCGTAGTCGTTGGGTTTGATACCGTCGTCGCTGTAGCGGTTGGAGGGTGTTCGTGTTTCGTGTTTACTCATAGTTGCGATGGTACCGCTTATTGGGGGTGGAGCACCAGCAAAAGACAGCACGCAGGGAGGTAGGTGATGTGGTGAAATAGGGGCGGTTTGACTAGTGGTGGTGCCGATTATGCTCCAGTGAGGGGTTTCTTTGTCCCCCAGATTTTGTGTCTTTGCGTGTCGGTTTCTCTTTGCTCACAAGGGAGGGGGAACGCGGACGGCGTGCCCCAGAGGGGTTCTTTGTAGCCCCCGATTTCCCGCAGCGCCTAGTGGTGACCGTTCTCACCCCTACTTTTTGTCGTGATTTGCTGATTTTCGTTGTTATCGCTGTTGCAAGAAATTACGCATGCCTAGCATACGTCGGTTGCGGGCGTAAGCCTCTTCTCTTTTCACTGCTTCGGTTACGTTCTTGTCCACACGATCCCTGATTTCGTGGACTCTTTCAAATTCCCAGGCAAGCTCATCAAAGGTTAATGGCGATTCGTCTTTGGATTTCTTCTCTTTGCTCATGAGTTTTCCTGATTGTGTTGGCGGGTGGGGATGGGTGGGTTTCGCTCATCAAGGGAAGCTTCCCTTGGCTTCATCTGGGGGGGTGTTCGGGAGACTAGCTGGCATACCAATGCAGTATTCCATATGGGCTGTGATTGCTCTATCATCCCGCTGTAGTGTGCCGCACGTGGTCAACGTGTCACGCGGCGGCGGGATCAGAGATAAACCTCGGAGCCAGGAAACGGTGAGGTGCGCCGGTTGCGAGCATAAGCGCGTTCACGTTCCGCTGATTCACGAATATTTTTACTTACACGTTCATCAATTTCTTTGATCATCTCAAACTCCCATGCCAGCTCATCCCAATTCATACCTGTCCAAGTGTCCTTCCTAACGGTCCGCAGTAGCAAAACAAGTTTTTGCCTGCGTGTTATTTTACCGTAGTCCTGCATGGATAATCCAAGCGTAATACCAGATGGAAGCACTAAATGCTCTTACTTTCTTGTCCCCCTTTTCTTATGCCGCATACTGCACAACGGCAACCGACAAGGAAGACTCGCATGTGGGGGCGCGGCGCGGGCAGGTTGCAGCGTTGGGGTGAATCTGGGAGGTCGCCTTACTCTAGGCATGTCCACCTAGAAGAGTCCACCAGGGGGATGGGCGCGGAAGGTCATAAGCTGCGGATCGTCGCACTGCACGACAGACGCGGAACAGCGCGCGTGACTGTGTACATGTGCTGATGCCCCAAATCCACAGCTGGTAACCAACAACACCGAGGAGCACATACAGAGCTTCATGCTGATACACGGGAAGATATTGCCCCGATCTGCAACTACGCCTATGCGGAGTGCGACACCAACACGCCCCGCAGCGACGAAACCCGGCGCGCCGGACACAGAGGGAGCGTGAACAAACGAGGAAGCAACCGTCAGGGAGGCTGACGAGTTATTTAGCACGATGGTGTGGATCGCAAAAAATAACAATGATGAATCTACCAGGTGACGAATCTTTAGCTACTCATTTGAGAAAAACATTTACGGGGGTGATGTTTTTACGTCTTGACCATTTGTTTTTCTGGATAGTTTCATAGAGATACCCCCGTTTTTGACAACAATCAAAGCATCACTTAATATAAATCATGTCAGCAACCGGCAAGGGGTTAGTAAAGCCCCTAAGAACTTCCAAGGAGGAAGAAAGTGCACACCGTCAAGAATTTTGGGTATGGTCACATAATTGAGTTTCCTAATGGTGACGAGGTTTTTGTTGACGAGGACGGGACTTCAAGCCCCATCCTCAAAAATGAGGAAATCTTAGACACCTATGTAAAGCGATTCGTTAAGGGTACCGAATGGGAAGCAGAGAAAAAGGAAGCGGGAAAGTATATTTTTAACCACCCTGAAACAAAAGGACGTCTCCTATTGACTCTAGAGATTGATTTTGTTAATAGAGTATGTACGGTGAGCCTCAACGGGAATGAGTTTAAAACATTTTACGTTGATGAGAAAAATGTTTTTGGCCTTCTTTACGGGCAAATGGAGAATGCTCTAGCTCCATAAAATTGCACTCCCACCACCCTTATCCTGCTTAAGCCTCATAGGATAAAGGTGGTTCCTTTTTATCCTACGCTTGCCGCTTTCGCAATTAGCGTGTGCCACTCCTCACAAAACCAGCAGTCCAGGAGAGGGGATGAAGCTTATGCCGGATAGCAATGCGCAGGGGTGATTCGCGCCAGTTACTCGACTTCTATATGGCAAAAGAGCGTGCACTACTATTGGCTGCGGGGGTGGCGAAAATAGTGTTTCAAATGCGCTTTTAACGAACGGGGGTAGGCTTGAAAACTTGATGGTTGACAATGGGAGATGGGTAACTTAATATAAATCTTGTCAGCAACCAACAGGGGCAAAAGAAAACCCCTCAAAGTTCCATAAGGAGGAACACAAAATGTCCAACCTAAAGACCGTAGAAGAAGCCGCCCGAATCATGGTTTCCATTGCTAAAGAAATCGTAGAAGATCGCGGATGGAACAATTGTTGGGTAGCAGGATTCAGGGAGGGAAATCCCTACCTGAACGAAGATTTAAACGAAAACAACTATGGGAAGGCAGTTTTCGTGAAATATGAGCAAGGAACCATCTTCACGAAAGAAAATCCATTGAATGAAGATGAAGAAAAGAAGGAGCTGGAAGGCACTGAAAAGTTGGTCGAAGAACTAAACAAGCTGGAAGGCACCGAAGAATTATTTGGATTTGATGTTCTAGCCTTCAGTGAGTAAAAAGAAACCCCCACACCAAATATAATGGTGGTGGGGGTTTCTCGTTTTGGTGAATCTTCTCAAATCCCCTCGCAAGGCAAGACGATATGAAGTAAAAACTATGGGGAAGGAATGGACACGCAAAGCATCGGTTATGCTCGAATCATCGCCAGGCACTCCTCGTGTAAACGATCAGACCTTTTCGACAACATATGGTTAACCACCAGGAAAACCGTCAACGCGGCAACCGACGCGGCGAATCCCCACCGATAGTCAACAGCATTCAAGACCATGAGGACGAAAATAAAAATTTGCACAAAGGTTGCAAAAATCCCCCAGTTTACAAGCTGCCTGCCAGCCTTCCGACATTCATGCTCTTTTTCTGTCAGGGTTCCTGTCGTGTTTGTTTCTTTACTCATGGCACCATGATAAGAGACGAGGGGGCACAAAATCCACTGCGAATATTTCACCGTAGCAATACCCGCCGATACCTCATTGGCTCTCTCGCTTACGTTGTCTCCTGTGTTACGCGCTTACGCCCCCGCTGTGTCATAGTGGCGAATACATCAACGGGCGTGCCGTCGCCACGCCGCCAAGCGTCAACCCGAAACTAACATATTGCCGTTGATGAAATCGCCAGCTACAAGAGGCAAACGCATATAGGAAGACAAAAAGAAAACCGGCCCCTACGGGCTGTTAATTGCCCTTAAGCGCCGGGTTTTCGTTAACGCGGGTACTGTCCCGCTCCATGAAAACCATCATACCATACCAAACATACAATCATGATGCTAGGTGCCCATTGCCCCCCTTTTTTGCCAGCGTGAACCATGTGCGTACCATGAATCCCCCAACACAATCAAACTTAGACACCTACTTAACCAAGCCCCGATCCGCAGCGAACTCACTCAACCCGCTGGTGCCACGCCCCTAAGCTTATCGACGACCCCAAAAAACTGTACACACTCCTTCACGCAGCGCGCATCACCTCACCACCACCTAACAGGAGGGCTAAGATTTAAACACCCGCACCTTACTTTTCCTAGTCCCCTTAATGTACAACAAGCAGCCCGGCTCGCCACCGACCACTGCGCCGGTATAGGCACCTTCACTTTTCATCAGGGGGCGGGCAGGTAGGTGCGCTGACATGCGCCTTGTATCTGAGGGGTATCGTTCAGCACCAACGCAATAGGGGTAAGCCCCTCGCATCCTGCGTGTGGCGTGTCGTCGATAAGCGGAAGGAAGCAGACAGTGAACGCCGCCCCGCATTGGCACCCCTCGCCGTTGATGCCGCAACCCTTACGCCCTACACCCCAGCGCGCCGGGGTGTCCTTCCTCTGATGTTACCTATGTCCACGCCGTCTAGGGGCGTGATTGTCTTGATGCGTGTCGTGGTGCGCCCGCCGGTGCCCCTACTAGGGGTTACCTACTAGTTATTCCCATCAGGGATACTTTTCAGACTTTTTGGCGGCTTGTTCTTTCCTTCTTGCCATACACTGAGCCTGCAAAGCAGGGGAGAGTGCTGAATGTCGGGGTGCTTGTGCTCGCGGTTGCCGGGATGCTGCGGCACCCACGGTCAGCGCCCCCCTTTTTTCGGAATGCCAATGCATGGAGCAGAGTCGGGGGGGGCGGTGCCGCCGTTCGACTTGCCGACGCACCCCAGTGGAGACAACAACCTCTCCAGCCTCATTGTTGGACGTGTGTCAAAGGATCAATGGTGAAAACGGGACAACCAGGCACGCCGCCGCAACCCACTCCCCCAACGTCCAACGCCCGCTTTCTTTTCGATAGGAACCGATCGCAACTTGCCGACGACCCCGCGTCCCCGCCGCAAGTCAACACCTTGGGGGAAGGAGGATCCGGACCGCGCTCTGTGTGGAACTTCCGGCAGTGACTCGCCGCCCTTCCTTCCTTCATGCCCGCCACGGCACCGCAGCCCGCACCCACCCTGACATTGACACCTCGCCGCCCATAGTGTCAACAGAAACTATGCGGCACCCATAAACCGCCCCAACATCCCCATCTGATGCACCGACAGCCCCTTCATTGAGTTAGGCGCAACTGTCATTAAACAATCACCGTACTTATGCTTCACCTCACCCGCGTAAACACCTTGCAGTACATCATCATCCACCCACACTATCTTCACGCCCGCGCCGGGGTGAGAAGAAGGGTGTGCTAGTAGTTCGCTTTCGTCCAACCAGTTTTCCAACGCAGGTTTCTTGTCCCCCTGTGGCGGGTGGGCAACCCCCGGCGCGCCGAAATCAAGGAAGAACTGCGCAGCATTCGGGGCTAGCCCCATCATGGCGGCGAGGGTGCCTGTGTGTTGCTTCCAGGTTGTCAACCACACCACCACGGCATCGTGATCAGAAAGGATCCCACCAAGTTCCCCCACTAGTTTCGTGGACCATTTCACCATGCACGAGGGCGGTTCCACGCTGGGATCGTTGGCGTAGTACGGGTTTTCGACAACCGCCGTATGGTCAGTGGGGAAGTACTTTTTCCCCAAAGTTCCCGCCGATAGGGGGTTGAGCACACCGTCAAAATCAAGCACGATGATTTTGGTGATATTGCTTTCTATGAGGCTGTCCAGTGGTGGGGCTGGTAGTAGTTCCTTGGTGGCGGCGCAATGGATGCAGGGGTGTTCTGCGTTACTAGTGTTGGTGCTCATTTCTTTTTCCTTGCCGTTTTCGCAGTGAATGTGGTCATACAGTTAAGGCATGTGGGCGGGTGTCCATGCTGTTTCATGAGGGGGGGCTGGCTGGATTGGCGTGGACTGTCCTTGCATATACGCCCGTCTACACCAGACGGAAAGATGTGGGCTTGGGGTTTTGATGGGGCGATTGGTATAGCGCCCTAGCGTGCCACGGGGTTTGGTGTATAGTGAGCAAGAAGAGTCCTCAAACTTGGGTGGACTACAGCTGGGTTCCCGAATGGGAGTAAGGCTTTAAGCCCGAGAAATCCCTTGCTCCTGGGGTTTGAGACTCTTTCCTATTCAATAGGGGGTGCCGCTACTTTACAGCGAGCGCGCTCTCCGAACGCGCCTATCACGGGAAAGCTCGCGGTAAGTGCTGATTAACGAATCGCCAAAAACGATTAGATCTATCCCTAACGATCCAACCATAGAAACCCACAGCAAACGATCACTCACACCTTGAGTATGTGCAAAGGCGCACATACCTAGCAGTGCAACGACAGGAATAGCGCTAATAACTGTAATTAGTGCAAGTTCGTGCTTGTTATACATCCCATAAAGCATGATTCTAGCCCTTCCTTAAAGATCCCAATTAGATGACATATAGAATTATACCAGCGAAAACACCCAAACCCAAAGAAGGGGTACGGACGCGGGGGTGTTCTGCATATGCTGACACCAAGGGTAAGGAAGACGGTTAGAGTCTTGCCCCATAAGAAGGATGATTCACTTAGAAACCAGGCATACCTAGACACGAAAACGGGGGTGAGAGAAAAGTTAATCTACATGCTATTTTGTAGGCGCGGGGGTAGTCTTTGACGCTATGTGGTTGACAAAGATTTACAAGCAACCTAATATAAATCATGTCAGCAACACACAAGGGGCTAAAACCAAAAGCCCCAAAAAGTTCCAAGGAGGAACACAAAATGACTAAGTTCTACGTAACAATTGAAGAGGTTGTTGAGAAGGTTGTTCTTATCGAGGTAGATACGGATAACAAGAAAGAAGCAAAAGACATTTACAACGGTAAAAAAGAGGGAAACATGATCGTACTCTCGGAAAGCGAAGAGAACGGTCTTGGAATAACATTCAAGAAAATTTACACAGAAAAGGAGTATCTTGGATAATTAAAGGGCACCCAGTTACCTGAGTGCCCTTTTCGCGTATCACGCCAGGCGCTTGATGCCTTGCGTGGATTTTTATTGTTCCAGCTACAGCTGCTTCTTTTCGTTCTCGCGTTTGCTGGCAATCCCCATCACGTACAGGTGGATGCCCTCACCGTAGAAGCCGTTATCCTCGAAACCTTCTGCCGTGACGATTTCTGTTGCCTGTATATCGGATTCGGTGTAGACGAAAATCCGAACACGGTCATCCCAGTTATAGTCGCCGGTGTAGCGTTTTTCCGGGTTGCTTTCCGTCACCATCTCCACGGCAGTGATGGCGTTATTCGTTGCGGCAAGCCGGGTTAACCACCAGTCGCCACACGAGCACCCACCACACCCAACGTTGGGCACAACATACAGGGTGGTGTCGTCATCAAGCACCAAACCGTTATCCTCAATGCGGACGATCCTGCGCCCAATGAGCTGCTTTTCCAGCACCTCCTGGGTTAAGTCGTCATAGAAGTATCTTTCGTCGTAATGGCTGTCACCATATCCAGTAAACATTTTCGTATCCTCCTTGTGGTGTCAAGCGGCGTGAGTGCGGTTGCCGTGGTGTCACCGCACCCGAAATTTGGGTGGAATCACAATGGGCACCCGGCTTCCCAGTGTGGGTAAACTCATAGGCAGACTGGTCGGGTTTCCTAGCTGATTGTCTTTCCGACTTTTGAGCCTATCCGTCATGGGGCACTACTAGCAACCCACGGCAAGCACTGAGTGCGCCGTCAACCACCACCCCGCCCATAGGGGCACGCGGCGCAGGCGTGGACGGTAGACAACCAAGAGCGCGGGGAGGGCGCTCCCTCTCATTCTCTTGTGGGGAGAACTGGAATCCTGCCATTCCCAGCCCCGTCCCCCGGAGCGCCAATCGGCAGACGGGCAAAAGGCAGGCTGTCGTCCGCCGTAAGACGTGCGGTGCCTCCATATAGCAGCGCACACCCATAGTGTTTTGCTTGTCCTGCGCAATTAGTCCAACGACGTTTGCGCCTAACACTATGGGTATAAGGAGTATCCCGCCAAAACACATCCTCCCTGCCGTCGTCAGAAAACTTCCCTAGCTGGATTCGGTTTAATCCTGGTCTGGTCCCGCCGCCCGACACATCGCCGCACCACTGTATTTCCTAGTCCCCCAACACCATTAAATCACCCTACACGGACACACCACATCTAAGGGGTGCTCCCCAGACCCAACCCCGCGCTGCACGGCGACTAAATCGGACACAGAGGGCATAGCAGAGCACACAAAGACACTCCTCAATGAATGACTAAATGAACCCCATTCTGTATAGGAGGGTACGGTCACTGCCGCACCCCTCTAGGGTGGCAGTGCATCTGCGCCATCAATGGCGCAGCACCTAACCCGGCATCTCCGCCCAGCCCAGTAGGGATCTTACTTAATCACGCTGCACGTGGGTGACGGGGGTAGTCCCGATGTTGCGGCTTTAGGCAAAAGGAGACCCCCTAAATGAAATTCATCTAGGGGGTGAGATTCAATGAAATGATTTAACAATGACCATTTTAGCGCGCACCTCACAAGTTGGCAAATCCCATGCTTGACGCGCGCTTTTTGTGCTCAACTAGCGGTTCATTCTGATCATTCTTTTAAGGGGCGCGGTGAGGATTTGGGGAAGGTGCAATCAGGTATTCGTTAGGCACACCAGATTGGTTTCACACTGCGTCATGTCAGCGCAAGGGAAGATGCCGGCGCCGCGTGCTCACGTAAAACTAGGTGCCCATGCCGTATCAACGATAGAGAGAAGCCCATACCACCCGCCCATCAAGACTCCAGGACACCCACTCCCACTAGCATGAAGGCTACTCGGCACCCCTTATACCCCAAGACCTCGGCGCGCCGGGTTTCCTTGGCAACTCTTGCGCCCCCGCAGCGCTCCACAGGGGCGGAGCCACACTGTAGACCACCGCACTTATTGTTCTAGTCCCCCAGTGGGGTTCTTTATGAAATTCTGCAGGGTGTTCAGTTCGTAAACAATCTGCATTATTGTCCACACTGAGCCGCTATTTCACTACATCAATCACCTACAAAAGGCCCTGGAGACGCTAGAACCACCCCCGCCAGTAGAAATGTTATGCCAAGCGGACACCACCCCAGGCAAAAGCTCCTCTTCATTGATGAAGCACGATCCATATACTTCAAACCAATCCCGCTGCTGCTGTTTGTAATCCATATACACTACGGAGGTAAATCAATTATCAGTCATACCGCATGGCACACCGGTGAACCTACTCGTGGCATCACCAACGCCGTTGGCGCCGCCGGGCGCCGCACCATTGGTGCCGTGGGCATCTGTCGTGTCGCCGCGCACCGCAACACCCGCAACCGCCCTCACCAATAGGGCATCGTGCCCGCGCCGGGCAGTCCCGCAGCACCCCAGGTGTTCTCACGCCACTGTTGGGCGGGGTGAAATTTGCATGACATGACATTTCCTTGTCCCCGCAGTCCCGCCCGCCGGTGGTTTCACCACTGGTGAAATTAGCATCAATGCAGAGGTGGGCACCCGCCTCCGCGTCTTCCGTTGTTGGTATTCCAGAGTTTCCTGTTTGCCGTAGAGGTACCCGCAACAATCCCACATCTGCACACCTTCGCTCGGACGCGACTTGATGCCGCCGTGAGTTTTGGTCACCGCATAGTCCACGGTGCATGACGGGATAGTGTCGCTGCATAGGGGTGCCCGGCACGCCCGTGTTGTCGGTAAACTTCTCTGCCGCGACAGAAACACCATCCCCGCAGTTCTTGTGTGCTGTGTCTTACTGTGAAGGAGCTTACAGTATTGCCTGCCGCCTCGGCGCTGGTGCCGTCCGCAACGCCTGTGAACCCAGCATCACCAGTGCCCCCGCTGTGTTGTCACCGGTCAACCGCAGGGGACGCTCTCGCTCCAGTTCTAGTGACAACGCCAGGGCTTTCTGCCGACCGGAGTGATCGTGAAGCCACCTTGTGATACCCGCAGTATCCTGCTCACCCACCACTGAAACCGACCCCGCGACCCCTCCTGCGCCATCGATGGCGAAACACCCACACACAAACAGAACCCCACCCCAAAGAGGAATCACATTAAGGCACACCCATAGGTGCACACAGTCAGGATCCGCGCGCCCCAATGCCGGTGCTCCCTCGACAAGGTTTCCGACGACCCCGAGGGCTAGACCCCGTATGTACGACGTGAGGGTGTAACTCCAGCACGCGCACCGCACCAGATAAATCCTCCGCCGCTGATTAATCGTCGCGCAGGCACGAGCCGCGCCCGCTCATCGATGGTGAAAAACCACGCGGGAACAGCACTCCGTTCCGAAGAGGAATCGCATTAAGGCACCAACACCCACTGCGTGTTTGCATCACCCGCGATAATGTGGTATGCTGATTCTTAACGGTCCTTCCTGTAGCTTCTCCCCATTATTGGGTGCCAGCGCCTCCAGGAAGTCCTTTTTTTATTCAGCAGAAAAACACCCTCTTGATGAACCAGGTGAGTGCATCAAAAGGGTGTTCCCTGTCTCAGTGTGAAATGATTTGTCGTCTGCGATGCAGCTGGACAGGCACGACATTTAGCAGGTGTACAACACAACATCATTCCTACTTCTGGAAACAACAACCATTTCTGGCTGTCGTGTAGTTGAGCATACCACATTGTTTTAGCCTTTTGTTAAGCACAAATGGTCCACACGATCAGTGTCCTTTTGAGAGTTAACCTCACGGTTTCACTCTAGAACTAGGGATTTTGGGTGTGGCGATGGTGCGATTAGTCATGCAGGCACCTCCGCAGCATAGGCTCGTCGATAAACCCGACACCCCGCACGCGGCACCACAGCTCCCATAGATGTACCCCGGCGCGCCGGGAACACCAGAAGGGGTATCAAAAGGAATGCCGAATGTGTTGGTGCGACTAGGCTTCCTGCGTCACCGCCACCAATTCATACGCTGGCGGCACACAAGATACCCCGCTCTCCAATGATGGGGTGGTGCCAGTAGAAGCACGCTCCCGCCCTGCCCGACTCATACACTCATCCTGGATCAGACGAGGGGAGTGCACGCTGCTTAATTAGGGGCGTGCATGCCGCGCCCTGCACCCCTGTTAGGTAGAAAGATTATCGTTAAGTATAATTGCTGGTGTCCGTGGACTTGAACCGCTTCCAAGACCAGCCGATTCCCATAGAAGGAGAAAAATATGATCACTATATCCGAACACTACATTTCACTTGCAGCTTTCCTATTGTCGCTTGTGGTGATGTTAGTCATATTGTTAATTCTCAATGTGCTTGCTGCACGTTTCGGGGTAAAGGAGGTGAAGGTTCAGATTTTCCGCGAGGTCAAGGAAACAAAGAACCCACCTACCACCCCCAATACCCCGCCACGTAGGGATAATGAGGTAGAGTAATGGAAAATCTTTTCATTCTCTGGCCGTTAATAGTGGTATTGGTGGTAGTGATAGCAAGAGAGTTTCTTTAAAATCCACCCCAGCTTAACAAGCTGGGGTTTTCTTATTGTCAAACCAAAAGCACTTCTAAGCCGCTACCCCGCACCTGTGGACTGTCGCCGCCGCCGCGCCCGCAAAGAAAAAGAGAGGGTGCGGTTGCGACAACAACACAGGTGCACAATACCTCATTAGTGAGGAGGAATGGACATGTCATACACTTGACACGCCCATTCCTCTAGTCCCCTAACGTGAGCTTCCCTTCATGAAGCGCCGCAGGGTGCCCAGCGCGTCGGCGCTCATGGTGCCGTCAGCACCAAGCCACCATTTCACCACATCTACCACCTGCAAAAAAGACCCTGGAGAAACCGGAACCACCCCACCACCAGCAGGAATACTATGCCGCGCGGCCGCTGCAACATCAGGAAGCAGCTCACCTTCATCATCGGTGTAGTCAGGACCATACACCTCAAACCAGTCTTGCTCTTGGTGCCCATAGTCCACATACACAATAGGTGAGAATCCACCATCTGGCACACCATAAGACACACCAACAGGAGCATTACCACTGGTGGAACCTCCGCCCTCATGCCCACCAGAACCAGCGGCACCAGCAAGCCCAATAATCGCGGCATCCTCTTTGCTTGCGCCGCACCCACGGTTGCCGCCGCCGTGGGTGCCCGGCGCGGGGGTTGGCGCTGGTGCAGGCGAGTGTTCCCACACGTTACCCGCGCCTGCGTGCCCAGTGGAACCTGGAACGCCCCGAGCGTAGGAACCTTCATCACAGCGTTCGCCGTGGCGCCGGCATCTGCGTTAAACAGATCACCTGCATGACACTCATGAGGACGCGCGCCAATAAAACCCAGCTCAGCGCCTATACCACCCTCATCAGCAAAGGATTTCTCCCTCTGGGTTTGCTTGTCGTTGAACATGCCGGCTTTTTCACCCCCAGGGGCTGCCACGGCATCACCGTGGACGCTGGCGGCACTGGCATGTCCAAGCCCCGTGGTTCCTGCACCGTCGCGCCGGGTAAGTGTGTACGCATCCTCGTCGGGAACCCTAGTGGTGGGCACGCCCGCGCCGATTTCCGACGCACCACAAGAGCCGCAACGCGCGGCTTTGCCAGCGTCGTTGCTTAGCTGTGAGGCTGATTGGCATGGGGTTTCCTTGTCCCTTGCCTGTTCACCACCAGGGGTATTGGCAGTGATTCCGCCGCTGGTGCCACTATTCTCGCCATACTGGGAAATGCTATCGGCACGGTTGGCGCCGTCGTTGATGGTGGCGCGGCTGCCTACCGTGGGCACCCCGCCATTACTCTCCGTGTTTTCTGCACTACCCACGGTATCTGACCCCACGCCCGCCCGGCGTGTCTCTGCAGTAGTCGCTGCCTCGCTGCCATCGTGAGTGCCGCTGTCTCCTGCACTCAACCCCGCGTCTACATTTGCATCCTTGTCTACGGGTACCGTCGTGCGCGGACCATCCGCCTCCGTAGCTTCACCTGGACTGTCACACACGGCTACACCCAGAGCGCCAGGGCTGGGTACCGACGCTCCCCAGGTATCACCACTCACCGGATCCGCGCCACCTCTAATGCCCATGTCTGACCCCGCGCCTGCTTGTTGGCACCGCGCCGGGTCCACAAACACCAACGCGGGTGCGGACTCGTCCTTGGTGTTGGTGAGCACAACCCGCCCATCAGCGCCACGGTTGAAATCCCACTCCAAATCCACGCGCCACCCCTCGCCCTGAATGGCATGCTGGGTGGCTTTCACCGTGTCATCCCACGACAGTAGGATACGGTTGAAAAACACAGGGCAGTCATACCGTGACCTCATCACCGACGACGCTAACTGTATACCATCATCCAACCACCTGCTCATGAACTGCTGCACTGAATCAGGGGTGGGGTTTCGCACAACCCACAGTCCCGCCAGCGCCCAACGCCCCGCTGTGGTGTCGTCTGGAGTGTAGGCTGCCGCGACCATTTCCGCCCCGCGCTCATAATCCATGTCCTTGTGGTAGCCCACATGGTTGTCGTTCCACCTGCGTTGCTGCATGGTGAGCACCAGCCGCATGTCCCCGCCGGTCCATTCCCAATGTTCCCAGTCTTGCGCGCCGGGGCCTGCGGGCGTGTCCAGGGCGGAATGGTTGCCGCCGCACTCGCAGCCTCCGCATGTGGTGTGGTCGCGGCGGCCCCCGTCATCCACAACCCCAGCACCCTTTACCGCTGTTTCCGACTGCACTGAGTGTTGCGTACAGTTATTTTTCATGCTCATTCCTGCTTTCCTCGTAGTGGAGTTGCGACGTTAAGTGATAGCCATGACAGCTTGGACACAGGTAGTATCGGCACTCCCGATTACACCCAGGGTGATGACCAACAATCCGCGCCAACGCCTTCAAAGCATAATCAGCGTTCTTATGCCGAACCTTCCCAGTTGCAGAGCAAATAAACAAGGACGGTCGCTTTTCTTTCGCGCGTTTCCTGGATCGTCTATTTCGCTCTTTTACCCATCTACGTCGAGTTTTCCTCTCCTGTGCTCTACCCACAGCAATCACCATGCTTCCCAATATCACTCACACGGCAGTGCCCATTGTCACCATCCGCGCCAGGCGCGCCGCCCGTGGCATCGCCGCATGAATCACCACCAGTATTACTACTAGAAACGTACTTGCGTGATTCACCCAACAGGGGCGCGCCCACGTATGTTCTCATCAGTGACAGCACCCCTGCTGTCACGCCGCCCACCGCTGTGAGTATCGGCATCACCCGCGAGCGCGCTGATAGTTGGTGCGGCAGCCGCAGTTCCCGCGTCGTGTTCGACACGCCCGCCTGACATACCGCATGAAACCCCATCTGTGATGCCACCAGTATTCCCCGCTGGTTGTGGCGCGCGGATACCCACAACGCCGTGGCACCCATGACTATCGTACCCACCGCCACCACCAGCGGAGATGCAACCAGGATCACCATGAGAAAAACCAGAAGAATCAAACCGTGGCGCGCCGGGTAAAACAACCCGGAGAACACGCACACTATCCTCACCATAGGTTTTCTCCGCCTCGTCACGGTTAGCGGCATTAACAGCTTCCCGCACGTCCCCATGCGTCAACCCCGGCGTGCCGGGAAAACCTTGACCTCCGCAACCACCATCACCCCCAGATAGTGGCGAATATGCGCCTCCACTCATAGATGCAGAGGTAGCAGTATTCCCATTCGTTTCACTCATTGACACTCCTTTTCAAAAAACAGGGCGGCAACCCGGCACACCCAAAATCGTATAGTTTTATACACCCCATTGTCCTACCCACACACCCGCATGCGCAAACCAAAAAGGCAGGAACGGACTTGATGCCACCCCAGAAGAGAAAACACAAGAGACATAAAGAGGAAAACCCCGAAAAGACACACAAAAAGAAACCCCACCCGCCTGCGCCGCCGCCCATAACCTCGCAGTGACACAAGTTGAACACAAGAAAACAGGGCGACATATAACCAATGAGGGCATGTAGACACGCCGGGTGTGGATGGAGCTTCCCGGCGCGACCACACGGGTGCGCGTTAAGGCACCGTCTCCGCCCCGAACGAACATCACTTGCGTGAGACAACACCCACCGCGCCGGGAATCCAGCAACCAGGCAGACAAAAGCACCCCCAAGGGTGGACGTTGTAGACACATAGGCGTATAGCTATATAGCCATATAGGTATATAGGTGCATAGCTGTATAGGTAGATAGCCCACCATCAATCATGGAGGCTATCGGCGTGAATCACTCATGGGCACCCAGCCTGAATCCCTTTATCCCTTTGCCGTCGCCGTGCACCGCTACCGCTGCCCGAAATACGGTCAATCCGCGTGACTGGACACAAGCGTGAGAACAAGTACACTCAGGCATCGCCTCCCAGTAGTGCACGTTTATCCTCCGCATATAGACCAAACCTGCCGGGGAAGAACTTTTCGACTTTCATCTAGGGCATCACAATAAGGGGTGACCCGCACAAGGAAATTGACAAACCAACTATGCGAACCTAATATAAATCACATATGGAGGAAAGCGGAGAAGAAACCGCTTGAACACAGGAAGGAAGCGCATTATGGATAACAAAAAGTATTACAGCCACTTCACTCACGGTGCAGAAATCGTCGCCGTGATGCGCACAGAAGGCCCAGCAACCCCACTCCTGTACATCATGGAGGCAAAAGTAGGCGCAAAGGACTCCAGCTACTTTGCATGGGCAGAAACCGCCCCCAAATGGTACATCATAACCACAGAAGAACACGAGTTGTATTGGAAAAAGGGAGCTGGTTTTCTGGAAGACGGAAGACAAGGATACAAACGACTCCCCCACGCTTTCAAGGCTGCCATAGAGCAGCTGGAAGTTGAAGGCTTCCTAGAATCCACATAAACCCCACGCCCGCCCCGCCCACCGCGCACCCCCAATCAAAAACGAGCACTATGGGCGGGGTTTCCTATTGCCAAAAGCACCACCCAGAAGGGAAGAAGCCCAGGAAGAAAACAGACAGGGCTTTTCTTCATGATCTCTACACCCCCGTTGATAACCGACCAGGCACGCCCACCACACGGGCGGCACCGCAAAACAACCACCCCGAGCACCCAACACGAATGCGCTGAAATGGCATGGCACCCCCGCCGGAACCCATCACGTAAACAGGCCCCACCTGCAGGGCATGAACCCCGCAATCACCACACACGGCAATTCCTTCAAGACGCACCACCAGAGCATCCAGACGAAACACAAAAAGAACCACCCCCGCCAGGGCGCGCCGGGACTGCAGAGACAATAGACGCGACACAGCGCCCCGGTATTGCGGTGAAAACGCATCCGCACCGATAAACAGGGTTGCCGCTCACCCCGCCACATGCTGGCGCCGCGTAAGAACCAGGCACAACAGAAGCGGCAAAGCTCCCCTGTGCCGCTCACACGCACCTTTACCGGCATGCCCCTTTTTGCCAACTACCGCAGCAAAACCGACTATCCCGCACCTCCCCGCCATCCACAGCTACAGACACCATACCCGGCGCGCCACGGTTTGGACTTCCCGCAAGTACTGCCCCTCTTCACTCCACCACACGCAGAAAGCACACATGGTGGGCATTCATGGCGGCTTGCCTACCTTCTGCTTTTTACACGTGGCCACGGTGGGGAAGGTTATCAACGTGCCGCCAACCACCCCAAAACAAACAGCATCCTACCGCCCCCGCCCTTCCTTCTTTCCGCCGTTGATTCATTCCACAAACCCCGATTTGCCAAACCAATAGACAAAGTGTATTATGGAAATATCACACTAGCTTTTATGTGATCAACAACCCCTCTGGTGAACAGCCCCACCAGGGGGTCTTTTCGTGTAGCACCAACCAGAACCCGAAAGCATACTGTCAACCCCACGAAACCCTGCAGGGAAGCCTTTTCGACAACCCATTAGGACACGCGGCGCAGGCATGCCCCCGTATCGCAGCATAAGAGCCTCAAGGTACCCCACCCCCACACCACACACGACACCCGCCGCTTCTTGTGCCCACGCACCACCCAATAAGGAACAAAGGAAGCGCACTATTCTTCTCCGCGACACGCAGACAAAAAAGGGGTGAGGGGGCGAAAGCCCCATATGGTCGCACACACCAACACTTATCGACGAACCCGACATGCCCCCCAGATCGCAGGTAAAACAAGAAGAACCCGCACTGAGGAAACAAAACGAACCCCGTCGCGCCCATCACGCCACCAGCCGCCGATAACCGAACCATGCAGCGCCGGGCACCATACAGCCCACCGTCTCCCACGGTTACTGGGTCTTCCTTCCTTCACACGCCTGTCGTATGTGAAAAATGCCACAGCACGGACTGTGAGAAATGACGGGCACCGCCGACCACAGCAAAGCCACGACACCCCAACCTTTCCCAATACGTGAATACTGCAGCGACCCCCGACCCTCTTTTAGTTTTCCCGACGAAATCCCGTTAAGCGCAAGCGCCTGACTTCCCGACGACCCCGGCGCGCACGGACATCACCCGCACCAGCACACACCACACAGATGAGACCATCGCCGTCAATGATTCAGGTAGGGCGACCAACCAGCAAAACACTATCGGCATGTGCGCCGCAGCCCCCCTATGCGCCTATGCGGGCACACCCCTGTGGGCTAGAGAATATTTTTGCAGAACCTGTGCACAAATTCTCTTTTTGCGAACAGACCCGAAAGCCGTCACCGCGCATTAACGCCGTAACCCCACCCCTACGAAACAGGGTGGAAAAAGCGGCGAGACACAGCCACCCATAACGTGACCATGCCCGCCGCCTCCCATACAGCCCAGATCCCTAATGTCCTCCCATTATGGAACTCAATTAGTCAGGCCACACAAGTCTTACTTTTTCATGACCTTCTCACTAAGGAAACGAGCCTCATCCTCAGGGACAGTCAACACATCCCGCGCCGCGTCCCTATGTTTTTCATACTCACTCCACGTGAGCATTGAAGACACGCACAGGGATGCGGTACCCGCAAACCCTAGTACAACAATAGTAATCACCATTGCTGTTGCTGCACCGCCGTTAAGTAAGAAAAATAAGCCTGCCCCCGCAATAAGCGCACAAAGATTGCACTTAATCTCCGAGGAAATGTAAGAAAACTTCTTATCCCGAGCAATCGCCTTATGCTTGTCGGCAAGCGCAAGGCGTGCGTCAATATCTTTGTGATTTTTAAATTCGTTCATGTTTATCCTACCTACATATCCTAACTGGAACGCTCTCCACGCTAGGGGTGATTTATTTCCTTTTATTTAACAAAAACTCCACCGCGTACGGGAATGCCTTCCTCGCGGTACGCCCGCCATTTACTGCGGGCCTGATTCCTACTTAAGCGACCACCACCGCCAAGCAACCGCTTCGTCGTCAATCCTGCTTGCCTCTTTATATGAGGAGGAAAGCAAAATCTCCTCAGACGCTTTGCTATGCATCCTTTTCGTGAGGTACTTCCCAGTAGCGAAAATGGTGAAGCAGCTACCAATCAGAACAGCAACGACACCCAAAGCCACCACACTTAAATACTCGTCTTTCCATGCTCGGTAAGCAATGTTTTCACCAAACGAAATGATGAAAGCGCCTAACAAATACAGCATGACGGCACCTTTGCCGCGCAGACAAGCCAAACGCTCATGCTTTTCTGCGAGCCGCATAATTCTGCTTTCGTCCATTTCCTCCACAGTAGGAGATGAGTAGGAGTGCACAACGATGGGAAGATGAGATGTGGTGAATTGGTTGTAGTAGTTCATGCCTTAAATTATATATTTCCCCACAAGCCACCTCAACTAAATACCCCCACTGTTCACCCCTCTATAGTGGAAGCGTCAACAAGGGATAGGCACACCGCCCACGCGCATTCTCCCCACCCCAACAAGCGACCACGCAAACCAACACTATTCACCAAACCAACCCCGCACTCACCATGAAAAACCATAAAGAAAAACAGGCAGACACCCCACAAGAAACCCCACCCCGTCACAAGACCACACAAACGCAAAAAAGAAGAGGGGCGAGGGGCGACATCCCCAGGAAGCAGGGAGCCAGGGGCAGAAGACAAAACACCGCCGTAAACCCCATGCCTCGCCGGGCCTGCAGTACACACCACATCCAGCGAACAGATCCCCCCCCACCGCATCGTCACGAACCCCAGTATGCCGCCCGCCTTTGCGAAAACGCCGGTGTCGCACAAAGCAAGAAACCCAAACCACACCCACAGGGGCACGCAGGTTCTCATGACAAAAATACCGACCCACTACCACACCGGCACCTGCCTGACGAGAAACAGTAACTGTACTCGCGCGGCCAACTATACGCGCCACCCGCATCAGTCTGCGAAATACGGCACCAACGAGAAGAAACACCAAAAACCCGTCTTGACTTCACGATATCGCCCTACCTCATCACAACCCGGCGCGCCAGGCCATGCATAGGAGCAATCGCCGTGGACAGGAAGCGACACACGGGCACATCACGCGCCAAAGGTACTTATCGACGCTCCCGCTAATCAGCGCCTGATACTACTTCCCCGAAACCCCTCAACCGTGAATCATGCTGGAAACCCCATCAGGCATGTCTGCTTGTCCCCTACCCCGTTCACGTACCCCACAACGACACGACCTCATCCATCCTGCGCGTGGTGTGCTGGTGACGTATGACGTAAATACGAGGGCATTCCCCTTTTTGCCGCAGGGTACCAGGAACCCCAGTCAGATAAAACCCTAAAGGAAACACCACATGGGGCACACGCCACCGCAGTATCATCAGAGGGGTGCCACTTAGGGGGCGCCTGTTCTCTCACGCGGTCAAGGTGCGAGAACCGCAAAAGAAAGTCGAATACACGTGGTTCCGCGCCAATAGTAGTGGATCTAATCTCCGCCCCCGCAGCTACTTGCCCCCTTCCGCTTGCCGCCGCGCCAGCAGATTCCACCCCCGCCTACGAACTAGCGCTTCCCTGGACAGGGCCTACATTCCTCCTTGCCCGCGTCTACCCATGCCTCACCGGCAAACGTGAACCACAACAGCACCCCCCAACCCAGCGAACCCGCATAGCGACACCAACGCCGAGTGCAACACAATCACCCCACGCACCTCATCAAAAAGAAAAAGCCGCCGCAAGCCAGACACACCCCCGACGCGGCAGCCTCACACAAGCAACCTCTTCTAGATTTTCCCCACTAGCTCTCGCTCATCAATATAGTCAAGCCCATCCAGAAACTCCCCCACGGTACGCGCAGCATCACCAGACGGTCCCCGCCACCGCTTATCGACGCTCCCGCGAAAAGGTGACCACACGCCGCAACCGCACACCTCCAACAATGAAGCTCCAACACCACCGGCACACCCAGAGCATAATCCCGAGAACCCCACATTTCACATGTAGGACTAATCCGATTTCACGCCCTGCCTTCGTACCAGAAGAACCAGGAAACGACGAACACCACCACATACAAATGAAAAACAATGAGAAAAATCACACAACAACCCACACAGGAAAAGCGCTCCACCAAATTGTTAACCCATCCCGCATCGCTCAGCTGTGTCGCCGCATGAACCACCACGGCAACCCAAAGAATACAAAGGAGACTTAAGAGAACACCAACACCACGGGGGCGGCGCCGTCACCATTTCAGGGGGGTGAGGGGCGCTAGCCCCCCAGCAAGAAACACCAGCGCCCCCAGTCCCGCCCCAACCACTAGCTGTCAACCAAGGAAAGCGCCCCACCTCCACAGCCCCTTGCCGCCGAGGGCAAAATCCACCCACGATGATTGCCGCAAGAACCCGCGCCGGGCACGTACGAAACCAGCGCAACCACACTAGCGTGAGAGATTTTTGAGTGCACTGAACCCACGCCGACGTCAAAGCCACCCAAACACCCCGTCATATGACACACGGGCTTTCCTCAACACCAGCAACAAGGTTGCTGGCATAGCTGCGTTAGATAACCGCCGCGCATCACAGGGAGGCACCAGAGATCCCGCTAGACCCCAGATGTATGAACAGGGGCAAGGATTGATGCGGAACACAGCCCCGTGACATCAGCGCCAACCCCGCCACCCATCATCCGAGAACAGTCTCCCACTTCACCACGCCAGTACCGTGTTGGCAGTGCCCTGAACCACACGCACGCCAACGCCCCAACAAGACTCCCAATGGAGAAAAACACGATGCCCGTACAGCAACCCAGGGCACAACAACACCACCCGCCCACTACAAATCCACACAAATCACCGCGCAGAAATGAAACCCAAAAAGAACACAACCGCAAGAAACCCCATATAGAACCCCAATCAACCACCGCTGGCACCCATGAGCGCCACAGAGACACAAAACACACGGGGGCGCGGCACAAACACCAGAACCAGGTAGGCGTTGGCGCGCAGGCAAAGACAAAAGGAAGAGAAACGATGCGGGCAAGGCGGGCGGGGCGCTCACTTGTTCCCGGCGCGACCCGTGCTGCTTATCGACGAGAACAGAAGAACCCCATGTGCCGCTGAACATCAACCGCCACTAGTGGGCACCCTTGGACTGCTTCAACTGGGGTGAGGGGCGACAGCCCCCTTATCTCCAACGCACACAAACCGGCATCCTCAGCACGGACCATACCCCCACGGGCGCGCCGCCGCCCGCCGACCAAAAGCAAGGGGGCACGGGGCGCAAGCCCCGCACAAGCACAACGCGACCAAACCAACCAAAACACAACACCCCCTTGGACGAACACACCTAGCCCCACCCTCCCCAGCACACCCACTCCCCGCACATCACCACACAACCCCAAAAAACCACCCTCACAGCTCTTCTCCCTACACAACAACACTCCCATAAGGAAAACCCCACGGGACACCCCAAAAGAACCGCCACAAGCCCCCAGGCCCAGGCATTCACCCGCCATGAGCCACCACAGCCCAAACCCACAGTGACACACAGACAAACCCGCCACAAAAGGGGGACAGTAACCCCCGCACAGAAACCCAAAGGAATCCCCAATAGTCACCCCACCTGCCGTACCCACACCCCCAGCCACAAACCACCCCGCACTAAAACTGTATGCAACCACCCCAAGCACCGCACCGAAACCCCCGCACAGCAACCACCACCCCACCCCTACTCGTGCTCAACAACCGTAACCACCAGGAGGAAACCCTAATAGTGAAAACCAACAGTAACCCCCACAAAACCCAACCCCGCACAGAAACCCACAGACAATAGTAAACAATCCCAACAACCCCCCCACTCAATGAGGACACACCCTCAAACCACCCCTATCAACACCAGCCACGGCACACCCTCACCCCAAACACCCAGTAACCAGCCCACATCCCTACACCACCCCCATAGCACCACAGAACAAGGCCCGGCGCGACAACACCAGCAATACCACCCACAGGCATAATCCCTGTTAGAAAAACCCAATTAGAACAACCTACGGACACCCCCTTTACCCTGCCCCTCACTCCCCTACATCAGGACACACCACAAGACCCTCAGCACAGGCACCCCTCAGTCACAGACAAAACACCACCAAGAAAAATCCCTACTAGGACATCTTCTAGAAAAACCAAAAGAAACCCCCTACACCCCTTCATCCCTCCCCACCAAAGAACAACCCAAAAAGAAACACACAAAGAAAACACCCCCAGAAACAACAAAAAGACCAAAACCCCCAACAACCACACACACAAACCAACAAACAACTCGCAGGCACCCCACCCACCAAGCCCCACCATACACACAAGCCGAGGGGGAGAGCAGCAAAGCAAACTCCCCCACGAGGGTGACAAGACGAAGCCTACAAGCAAATTTGCACAGCAAAAAGCGAAGAAGACAAGACGCAGACACCTAGACAAAACACAGACAACGAACCAACAACACCCCAAAGGGCGTGGCAGTTGGGAGAGCATCTGAGTTTTGACTACTTGCGTGAATGGTGGGGCGCAACCACGTGACCACACCAGCGCCCCGACCCGAAAACAGAATATATGCACCATAATGCATGTATTGTGTTTGAGGGGAGGGGTTGTGGTTGTGTCCGATTTTTACTGTTTTTTGTTTGGAATCCCACATATGTCTAATCAGGGCACTGTTCTAAGATTGCACCCGGACTGCAAAAATATTAGGTGGAAACCCTTGAATTAAGGGTGTTTTCCCGTGTTTCTGGAGACTGGACTATCACTTAACGGGAAAACCGTCGCAAAAACATCAAACAATTAACGATGCGTACACCCGTGAAACACACACCCCGCACACAAAAACCAACAACTCTGCGCAACAAAACCACACAAACAAAAACCAAAACACAAAAGTGAGCGCAGCAATGCGACAGATCAAGGCGATCACTCATACGACAGCGGCCGACACCCAAACAGGCAAAGACCTCTATTCGTTAGTGTCAGAAACGCAAAACCAGCGGCACAACAACCCCAAGCCACACAGCAACAAAACCCCAGGTCGCAAAAAATAAGTGATAGTCCAGTCTCCAGAAACACGGGGAAACACTTCTCAACCACACCCCACGGCAGCACCACCAACAAGCGAGGGCATCATCACCAAAAGACCAACCCTTACGCAAGAACAAAACCCAAAGACACACAGCAACACGCCCCACATCTTGATAAGGCGACGGACGTCAGAAAACACATGCTCCGTATCCGATGGATACAACCGCACGCCTATTGCGACCCCCAAAAAGATAACCCCCTACAGTTATCCGAACACCCCTGACGAGCAGAACATAGTACGCGGACCTCGAACCAGAACCCCACGCAAAACCATCACGTGCCCAGCGCGCCGGGCACTCACAGGCAAGAGAACGACCGCACGTCAACTATGCGAACTGTCCTTATACGCAACAGACCACACAACGACACCGAAACCACAAATGCAACATACCCCCATGAAAGGCCGATCACGCCACACCCACAATAGGCGTACCCGCTCGCCAGCACGTGCGTGCATAATGAAACCCCCACCTGCTCCACATAAAGTAAAACAAGCGGGGGTGATTCACTCCACTCAGAAAAAGATGGGTTCCTAAAACCCAAAACAAAGAATAACACACAGTAAGCAAGAAAGCGAAACGACACACAAGCACTAATCCAAACGCCCGTGCCACCCCACTACAAGTCAAGACCCCAACAGGAGCTAATAGCCCACCCTCTTACTTGCTCCCACAAGGGATCATTGGAAATACACCCCTCAGAAACTCCGCCAGCATTTCACCTAGATAACCCACCCCAACCACACACCACCCCGCCGCAAGTTTTCAAAGACGACACCCCATGTGGTACACTATGACCATGCACATGCGCATGGAAGTGTGGCAGAGCGGACTATTGCACCTGTCTTGAAAACAGGAGTGTCGAGAGGCACCGTGGGTTCAAATCCCACCACTTCCGCAAAACAACCACCATCACCCCTTGCAGGGAACACTGATGGTGGTTTTCCTTATGAACACACCCACAATGCAACCCTTGCGAGCATCCTTGCCTCCAACACTATTCCTAAACATGGGCTGGTTCAAGAAGACCAGCCACACCCCCACCCACACTCTGGTTGCCCTGGTTGTCTCCGCCACGAAACCCGCACAAGAAAACCCTGCGACACACCCCGCATGTGTTTTGACCAGCGCCCCGAAACGCAATAAAATACACTACATGGAAAAACAACTAGAACAACCCTCCGAACAACTGCGCGACGTGGCATCCAGCAACCACAACTATGTTGTGTCGCTGCACCAACAGCTTGTCGAGCACCGCAAGCAACACGGCCCGTCGATGGAGGAAATGGAAGAGCGCACAGGATGGAGCGTCGAAAAGCTGGAAAACTTTGAACGCTACGACGCTAACCCCACCCTCAACGATATTGCGCGGTACGCCACCGCCCTAGAGGTGCGCATCCAAGACATACACAAACCGTAGTCAACGCGGACAGCAATGAATCAATATTCCTCACACAACAACACGGCTAGTGCGCTTACTTAACCGCCAAACCCTTTTTCATGAAGCCCGCCCTGACAACACAGAGCACAAAAACTTAACACTCGCTTAGACACACGTAAACAGCTACAAGACAAAAACCGGCAAAGGAGAAACAAAACATGTCACATGAAACAATTGAACAACTCATCAAGACCGACAAGATTCACCCACCAAAAAGAATCAAGCACCCCGATCATGTACATGACTTCCCCGCAATATGGGGGATGCTCACCAGGAACGTTGCCGACAACAGGAAAGAGTCAACAGTCAACCACCTAGTGGCACTCACTAGCTGGCTATCAGAAATTGAGGTGGCAAAAACAAAAGCCACCACACCAAACACCATCACCAAAACAGAAACGAAAGCAGGCAAGCCCCACACCGCACAGGAGGCATGGGGCGCTGAAACCGAAATTAAGCTAAGCAACGAGGAAGCCCTAGACAAAGACACCTACCTTCTCACCACCAAAGGATGGGTGAAAATCACCGACATTACCCACAACAGTGAAATTGCCCAATACCACCCTGGCACCCAAACAATCAGCTTCACCAAACCACAACAAGTAACCCAGTTTGAGGCTGAATACCGATACAAATTCACCAACACGCAAACCGGTGTGGTGCAAATCGTGTCACCCAACCACCGCATGTACTTTGAACGCCTAAACCCCGACACCGGCATGTGGGAAGACCGAGTATGTCTTGCCCACGCATACGAGTCGGAGGTCAAGAAAGGCGAAACACGTCTCCGTGTTGCCGCACCCACCCGCATCACCAGAAGGCGCATGACAGACGCGGAAAAACTCGCACTCGTCATGCAGCTACTCCCCATCCATTACAGTGATGGTGAATACACCATTGAATGCGGATTCGGAAACGTCGAAACCGTCCAAGAATACGCCCGCGCCGCCGGAGTGACCGTCAAATCCACCACCAACTACAACGACGACCGCTACAGCGTCACCCTCGCACCCAGCCGTGAAATCAGCAAACAGCTACACCCCGTGTTCCGGGGATACCGGCAAGAAAACGGCAACCACTACGCACACGACTACATGAACGTAGTACTATCCGTTTCCGACATCTCCTGCCTACCAGGGCACCACTACCGCATAAACGTGCCCCTCGCCAAAACCATCCAAGAGGCAGCGTTCGCCGCCGGGTACAAAACAACCCGCACCGGCAACACTATTGACATTTCCATCACAAGCGCCACCACGCCCGCCAGCACCGATCTTGTGGTAGAGAAACTAGACGGTGAAACAACCTACTGCGTCACCGTCCCCACAACATTCATCGTCACCAAACACCAGCAATCAACAACCCCCGTCATCACAGGCAACTGCCTTACCCGTGAACACGTCGCAGACAGTCTTGACGCATCCCACAACCCAGGGTGGGGCGACAGCGGCGAAATCATGAACGAACTAGCCCACGAAATCAACTGCTGCCTACCCGACAACCTGGAAAACCAACTAGACGGCATCGTCAGCGGTGTTTTAAGCCACGTTATTTACGAACCACACATGGCGAACATCACCTACGACCCCTCTGTTCATGACACGCAATCAATAAGGTCACTGCACTATGGGCGCATGGTGAATAAAACCAAACCAAACAGTAACCAGTGCATCTGGGGAAACACCCTCATCCTCACAAACAAAGGCTACATCCGCGCCAACGAAATCAACAACGATAACAGCATTGAAATAGCGTGCTACAACCCAAACACACAACAAATCACCCACGACTCAGTGTTCAGCATCATTGGTGGCAGCACCCTGCCCGCAGGCATGGTCAACACCATCAAAACAAGCCCACAACAACTATTCCACGTAGCAACAACCCACGGACCCCGCAACCTCACCGCACTGGAAATCTCACAAGAAAAAACCACCTTCTGGAACCACGCACCCAGCATCCTGGAAAACAAACCCTTCAAAACCTCCAACGAAGGAACCAGCATGCCCCACTACGCAACCGGGCTTCTGGTGACACTACTCAACGAAGCCGGATTCCCCACCGAAGAGAAACCAGAAAAAGAAAACCACATCAAATACAACACCTTCCGCATGCCAGACGAACTCGCGGAAGAAATCATCAAAGGAAAATACTCAAAAACCCTCAAACAAGCACGCATCAACGAATACCGATACCTCGTCATTGATGCCGAAAAACTCCCCACCATCAACATCCACGCAATCGCCGCAAACCTTAACGAAAAACAACTAGAAAAACTCTACGACTTTGCGGTAACAATCACCCAAAAAATCTACGGGGCAAACGCACTCACCCACTCCGAAACCCTGAAACAACTCAAACAAGCAGTAAAGGAAAAAACACTCACACAACCAGAAACACAATACACAGAAGAAGACGCAAAAATACTTGCCGTATACAGTGAGGAATACGGTGAGAAATTCTGGCTGGAACAACCCGAACACACCCGCAGCATGTGCAGCATCATGACACCAACCGGCTACTACATCGCCCGGTCACGAAACGAACAAAAATCAACCCCCGTCATCATGCGCTGCGACAACGCCAACCAAGAATACGACGACACCATCAAACAACTACGACAAGCCCTCACCCCCGAACAGAAAAGCGACTTCATCAAAGCCGTGAACAACCTCGCCCAACACCACATCAACATCACCCCCTGCCTCTACCCCGGAAAAGGAAAGAATTTCATAAAACTAACCCAAACAACTATCATTGAACAAGTACACAGCCTCGCAACCTGCGTGGGCGCACCAATCCACACACTCCAAATACCAACACAAAAGAAAGGAGAAATCATGACAACCAAACAAGACAAAAACCTGCCCTACAGGGCAATCAACCTGGGTGACGACAGACACTACCTCACATACAGCACCTCCCCGCAAACCACTGTGGAGCTACTGAGGGTCAACACGCCTGACAAGAAAACCAATAAGACAAAATACGCCAAACGCGCTGCCCTACTCGCAGCCCCTGCAGTTGGAACCTTCTCAGGACTAATCCTCCACTCCGCCGTAGGAATCCCACTCAGCGCGGTATCAATCCTTGCGATCATCGCAATGATCGCGTGCATGGTGCTGAAAAAAGACGACACCGTGGAAGTAGTGCAACAAGCACTCGGTGCCGCACCCGTCAGCCTGAACACCGTGAACACCCTGGCGCGGGTGAAGAACTCACGATCACAACGTGAAAAAGAAGTACTACAAAACCGCAGGGGCACCATCATTGATGCGTTCACCAACGACCGCATCATGGAGGAAGACATGACCCGTCTCCTTGATGAGATGATTCACCGCGTCAACAACGAACTGGAAAGCCTTAGCGATGAACGCAAAGCAGAATCCAAGACAATAGCCGACGCATACTTGGATGCAGACGCGGCTATCTACAGCGGATCCGAACCGATCATCCCAGAACTGGAACTGTAAAAACCGCCAATCCCGCACCCCCTCTATACCACCAACAACACGAAAGGAAGCACAACATGTCATATGAAACAATCAGGGAACTAGCAACCGTCAAAGAAACCACCGAAATACGCAAAATGCAACTAAGTCACTGGTGTAGGAGATTCTTTGACGGTGAGGAATACTACAAATTCTGGGAACTGCTCATCAAGCAACTAGGCAGCAACAGCAGGAGCAATGAAACCGACCCAGATCTCGCAAACCTCGTGAACTTCCTATCGGATATTGAGCACGCTAAGCGTAAAACACACGAGCTAATCCCCGCCGCAAAAGAAAGGGATGCATCATACTTCCCGTCATGGATTACGACAAAAGAAAGAATCTCAATCATAAAGGAGATGATGAAAAATGAAGAATTTATCAATGCTCCACAAAAATCACTGAACAGAAAAGAAGAAGCAGCTCTAGATAATCCAGAGCTGCAAGAACTAGAACGCAATCCTCAATGGAGCGACATTAATGATCTCATCACAGAACTTGCAGAAGAAACAAAGAAGCACCTTTTTGGAACATCGGATTACAAGCTTCATGATGTTGTAGGTGAAGTCTTGTCAAGACTCATCTACACCCCACACGCACAAGCCCTCTCCCAAACAAACACTAAGTTGTCTGGAATCATCCAGAAAACCAACAGCACCCCTGGAGGAGGCATTGGCTACAACGCTGAACTGCTCACCAACAAAGGCTACATCAGAATCACTGAGCTATATCGCAATCAAGATGCCGAAGTAGAAATTGCGTGCTACTGCCCAGAAACAAAAGAAACACTCTACTATCCACAATCAGAAGTGATCATCAAAAAGTCATCTGGGGACACAGACGCATCGGTGAACGGCATTAAGGTAAATAGCAAACAACGAATACACACAAAAACGAAAAAATGGAAACGCGATGTCAGCATAGAGCACGCTAAGAAACTCAACGTCTCAGAGGACACGAAAACAAGCACGTCGCCCTACTGGGGAGAAAGAGACATAATTTTCAAAATCCTCAGCCCAACAGGGTACTGCATCGCAAAGAAAGCTTCACTCGACGAAGAGGAATCCGTCACCCTGTGCTGCAAACCCGTGGAGGAGGAAACCGAAGAATTACTACTAAACGGCTTCAGGTACAGCAGAGAACGCGAAAAAGATGGGCGACATTGCCCTACGACTAGCACAAGCGCACGTAGATGCCCTGCAGTCCATCTACGACGACCCTCACATCATCAGGGAAGTGGCGCAAAACATCAGAGAGCAACTAAGCTACATCAATACATGCTGGGAAGCGCCTCACCGCAAACTCAAACTACCCAAAAAACCCACCATCTACACCAAAACCCTAAAGAAAGGAAAGAAAAAAGAAATGGCTTCCTCAAAAGTAACCCGTGAGGGAGGAATCAAACTAGATGACACACACGCACTTGAATTTCAAGAAATCAAAGGAAACAAGTACTATGTCATGCTCCGCGAGTACGAAAAATGGGAAAGCGACGAAAAAGAAAACCGTGCAGTCAGTCTAATCGACCGGTCAATAAAAGCACTCAAAGGGACAATAGAATTGGCAGCCTCCATGCTCGTGATCCTTTGGATCTTCAACCTATTCTCCGTACCAGCATTGTTCATGCACCTAACACAGGCAATTATGCTCACCACGCTCCTCGTTGCTGTACCTGCCATCTTCATCAAAAGCTACTCCAAAGAAGAACAATGCATCAACTGGTCTACGATACTAGATGAAAATTTGGGGCGTGTAGCAGCTACCATCCCAGTAAACAAGGAAACCTTTGATTCGTTGTACGAAATCTACCAGTACGACAACAAGGAAAACCTGGGATACCTACAGGGCAAAAACAGCATTATCATTGATGTCTTCACAAACGAAAAGGTCACCGATAAAGACTGTACACGTTTCATTCAAGAAACCGCCAAACGGGCAAAGCAGGAAATGATAGCAGTGAAAACTGAACGCAATGAGGTATCAAAAACCATTGTTGACGCATACCTTACGGAATCATACAGCGAATCCACGCTGAACGACTAGTAAAGCACAAAGCAAAGCGCCCATTCTTCACCCGCAAACATGGGCAAGATGGGCGCTTTGCTTAAACAACAACATCTCTCCCCAACTAACCTCACCTCCACTACTGCTGACTGCTAGGACACGCAATGTACAAAACAATAAAACAACTAGTAGCAAACAAAAGACCCAAAAGAAACCTCACCAAGTTTGAGGACGGACGAGAGTTCTACGCATTCTGGGAGAACCTTTCAGAAAACCTTAACGAGTCGAAAATATCAAAAGAAAAACAAAATGAACTCATCTCGCTTGTCAGCTGGATGTCTGAAATTGAAGTAGCAAAACGCGACACCCACGAGGTTGAAGACGCCAATGAACCCGTATTCGGTGAACGACTCATGTTTAACGCCCACACCGATGAAACCAGCCAAGACAGGTACGTAATTGACATAGTTCAACGGTCACCCCACGTGGAGGGTCACCGTAAATGGAAAGCAGGAAGAGAGCACGTAAATAAACTCACCAGCGCACTTTCCGTCCATCGCGGCGTGTCAGAAAAATACATTCATTCCATCACTGGTGAGATCATCAGCCGGGTCATATACAGCCCTCATACAGAGGCGAAAATAGGATACGACACCGCAGGGATATACCGTGTACGTCAACCCATCAACAAAGAATACGGAGGAAGCGTCGGGAACAACACCAGCATTCTCACCAACGGTGGATACATCAATATTGAACAACTACGCAAAGCAAAACAATCAAAGGAATCATCCAGGTCCATCAAGGTTGCCTGCTATAACCCAGTGTCGAAAGACATAGAGTACGTTGAGCTGTCAAAAATAGACATCAAGGAAGACAACCACAACGTTCCAATAGCGCGCGCCAACAATGTTGAATCCAGCGATACCCAACTAGTACACGTTGATACAAAGCAGGGTCCACTGAACTTAACCGTCAGTGAAATCATGCACGTTGAGAAATTTGACCCCACCTGCTTCACGAACCCCGCCAATGAAGCGTTGACGAAGACTCTCAACGACATCAATCACAATGCCAGCAATGGGAATCTCGGAACATTCAATACATCAGTGCTTTTATCCATGCTCGAAGAAGCAGGAGTACCCAATCATAGTGGAAGGTTCAGAGTTTCCGACTATCCAAACCTCACGGACAAAATCAAGAAGTTGGACAAACAGGGTTACCTAAATCATGTCAGCGTTTCTAGAAACGGAGAAGAGGTCATCCTTGACGAAGAAGGATTCCAGGAGAGCCTTAAAAGCGAAAACAGGATCTTGGACACGGATGAATTGCTTGACCTTTACGCATTCTCTGGCGATGTTCATGAAATCCTTAACGAGAAGAATGATTTCATCTCACAAACGTACAACGAACTGGAACGAAAAGTTAAGGAACTCGCGCAGCAAAATAGTCTAACCACACCAGAAAGCAAAGTAATCTCAACCTGGCACATGGCAATCAGCAAATATCCAGCTGGGAAGGGGAAGAAGTTTCTTCAAAGTCAAAAAATGTTCCACATCAAAACGCCAACAGGGTATGTTGTGGCGAAAAGGAACCAGTCACCAGTAATCTTGTGTGGAAAGTCAATAAACCACGATACACAGTATATTCACACCATTGGGGATAGAGAGTTTCAAGCAAACAACTGCATAGCTGACGCGGTAAACGAACTTGCCCTGTACCACATCAAAATACTGCCGACCATATACAAGCATGAAGACAAAAATTTCATCAAACAGATGGAATACTCAATCGTCAAGCAGGCGCACCACATATGCTCATGTCTCGGTGCTCCTCTACGCGACTTCAAGATAACACCACTCGTACAAGAAGAGGGAAACAGCGTACATCAACAAGAAGTGCAAGACATGGCACCAGGCACACTGCCACCACCAACCAACAAGAAAGAAGAGGTAAAAACAATGAGTGACGACGACAAGAACTTGATAGACAAAATTAGAATGAGCACAATAGACATACTACTTGACGAAAAATATCGTCTCGACATCCGTCTTGGGCCTAACAGATCAATTTTTGTTGAAATAGACAGAAACTATGTCAAAGAAAATAAAGAACAAGATCGCAGACTTGAGCAAAAGTACTACTTCACGTTACCCCTAGTTGCCATTTTAATGGCTTCTTCTATATTGGTTTATAGAATAGTAGGCAAGATTAGCTACATCAGTGAAGAAATCGCAGGACTACTGTCATCTATGTTGATATTCATCAGCTTAAGTCTAGTCTTATCACTTCTCCACCAATGGGCGACAACTGTAAAAAGAGAAGTAGAGGAAATCGCCAAGGTGTCTGTTGATACTAACACCGCAAATATTCTAATAAAGTCTATCGAGTCACGCTACACCGAAGACACAGATCTACTTAGAAAAAGAAGCGGCATCATCGTAGATGCGCTCACCAACAATGAACTCACCTCTGACGACAAAACTAGGTTCATGAGTGAGCTTGCTCAACGAATTAGCAGCGAAATGGAAAGTGAGAATAAGGAGCGGGAAGAAAAATCAAAAGCTATACTATCGTCATACCTTGAATCAGACTCAATCGTCTACGGAACAGGCAAGGAATAGACAACATTGACTGCGAAAAACAGCAAAGAAAAAACCGCCATAGACTTAGGCGACGGCAGGAGACTGGAACTATACAGAGACTATGGCAGAGATCCCAAACACCATCCCGTATCTGAAATCACGCTAGTAAAAGAACCACCAGAGAGCAAGGACACCAAAAAGATTGTCAATACAGCGCTTTTATCTGCACTGAGCGCGGTAATCGCACTGGTGTCACTCGTATTGTCTTTCGTCATGTATGGCAACATGTGGGGCTGGTTAGTGCTCATATTGGTTACCGTAGCATCTGCAGGGCTTGCCATTAGAAACCTCATCTCTACATTGCGGTTGATTCAGTTCAACTATCGAGAAAAGGAAGAGGGGAGGATTGACATTTACCATATGAACGAGCGGTACCTTGATGAAATTGAACGTCTCCAGGCAATCAACATCATCATGCCTGACCTTATAAAGATGCAGTCTAAACAGATCATTGAAAAGCTCGCAGACGGCAAACAGGACTACCAGTTGAAAAGACACCAACTACGGCGAATCATCGAGGATATGGAAAAAGATGCGGCTGAAACCTACAATCCCAATCCTGACAACAAAAAGAGCATTTTCATGCAAAAAAATGACACGGAAGAAACTGTCAATGTAGGTGATGTGTCGTCAAACGAAACTCAAAACCAACAGTAGACCAGAATCAATACCCCCAGAGTTTTTACCCTCTGGGGTTTTATTCTCTTCTGAGATAATCAATGCTGTAAACGAGATCAGGAGGGGCTATAATGTACGTTATGGATAACGACCAACACAGCAGGGCTGTTGTCAAGGAAATCAGCAAAAACTGGTATAGACTACTTCCACAATCAAGCGCAGGCGACTATCAATCATGGTTACTCAGGGAGGGCGATGATGCAGAAAAACACACCACACTGAATAAAAAAGTCACCCTTCTTGATGTCGAGAACCAGGAAGACAAAAACCAGATAAGGTCACTGGAAAATGGGGGAACTTTCACAATAAAAGATGAGCTACTTGAATACTATTTGCGAAAACTGGGTGTGAAGAAAACACCCGAGTTAAAGAACGGTATCGTTAAGCTAACAGTATCCCCTGATGTTTCTCAACAGGGTAGACTTACTGGATCTACTGCCGTCTTGGTCCGTAAGCTAAGCTCTTCTCTTCACCTGCAGATTGCCCCGGAAACCGGCATTGATGGAAAGCTTGCGCGCGTTGTTCTGCACGCCCGCATGGTTGATGTAGACACTAAGAAAGCGGTTTTTGCTGTTCTGGAATAACCTCAGTGCAGGCAGCCACCCCATCCTAGCCTTTTGCCCTTGCCTATTACCGCGAGCGGGGCGCGGGTCTATTACGCAACAAGAACCCCCTTGTTGGTAGCCATCGTGGCGACTATCAGCAAGGGGGTTGAACCAATTCCCATCCTCTACATTACACTCAATGGCAAGGAATAAGCAAACCTTACGGGCGCGCGCCCAATCGCGGGACGCAGTGAGGGCTAATATTCCTCAAGCTCGCTTAGGTCAATGGAATTTCCACTTCTCAGCGTTTTAAGTGTGTCCCTGATCTCCATCTTGTTTTGGCGGCGCCGACTCCGGTTAACCGTCTTTGGTTCTGGTTGCTCACGGTAGAAATGCGCGACAGATCGCCAACCACCAGTGAGCATACGGAAAAGCATGAGACGGTGCGCGTCGTGCTTGAACACCATCGCGTCAAGTGGGGCAACCCTACGACGGGGCGGAAGCTCGAAAATATGAGCAATAAAATCCCTGTGGCTGCCCGTGATAGGTGAAATCCACATCAGGTAACGCTTATTGTCACGCCGATAAACTTTGGTGCGCGGTAACGCAATGCCTTGATGCATAAAGTCACGCAGAGCAGTATCTCTGCTATTGGCGCTGCTGGAATTTTGGCTAGACTGCTTGTTTAGGATGTACTCAGCTATGGATTGCTCCAAGTGGTCAAAATTATGTTCAAACCACTTCACATCCAGGCGCTCCGAACTGTCCTTTAGTGTACCCATGACAATTCCAGCTGAACTGTTCACCCATACAGCGTCAGTGTGAGCAAGGCCCAACGGTCTAGCGTCACGAGGAGGGGAATAGGCAGGCGGGTAACCTTCCCCCGTGATGAGCCTATATGCTACATATTTGGGGATATTTTTGTATGTTCTAGACAACTTTCCTTCTTCCCTTTAGTGGTTATAACCATCTATCCTGATCGTATCAGATCACAGATATGCGTTGATCATGTACATCAGGAACGAGAAGGAAATGATCGCAATGATAACCTCGCTGGCAATCACAATTGCTGCCATGTAGACAATATCACTAAGCGAGAGAGGATGCGCCACCGGCGTTTCCTTAATGTCAGGGACTGATGGTTTCACCACTTTTGCCGTGATGTCTTTCACGTTCGCAGGGTGATGTTCCACTTTTGTTTTTACGATTTGTTCCATTGCTTTATTGTCGCACTCAGGGTAGCTCTCGCGCAAACTAACGAGCAATGGCGTAAAGAAGCAGAACAGGGAAATGTCAATGCCGCACAGTAGTTAGGCATTGAAAAACCGCACCTTCCCTAATGTTAAGGGTTGGGTGTGGTTTTTGTTTAAGTGCGCCTGGGGAGAGTCGAACTCCCATGCCCGTAGGCGCTGGAACCTAAATCCAGTGCGTATACCAGTTCCGCCACAGGCGCATTAGTGAGAGCAGGAAATGACGAACGTGTGCTAAAAGCACTTCCTGCCCTCAAGCTCCGCTGGGTGGACTCGAACCACCAGCCGCCCGGTTAACAGCCGAGTGCTCTGCCAATTGAGCTACAGCGGAATGGAGCGAGCAACGGGATTTGAACCCGTACTTACTGCTTGGAAGGCAGTTATGCTAGCCGTTAACATTATGCTCGCAAAAAGGGAATCTCTTCCCTTTAGTCGGGGTGACGGGATTTGAACCTGCGATCTCCTGTTCCCAAAACAGGCGCTTTAGCCCAAGCTAAGCTACACCCCGCAAGGTGAACGCTACTCATGATGGACATTGAATGTTTTGCAGTTGGTTGTGTGGACCCCAGCACAAGTATCGTCGCTGACCTACTAGGACTCGAACCTAGAAAGCTGGCACCAAAAACCAGCGTGTTGCCAATTACACCATAGGTCAAAATAGTGGAAGGCGTGAACAAGTTGGCGAAAAAGGGGTGTGTTCCATTTCTTACCATAAAAAGAGATAACCCTTTTTCAGTCGGCTCACGCCTTCCTTGACTAGTACTATAACACATGTGCCGTTTTTATACAAAACGGCAGGCAGATGTGTGTTTTTGTCACATTTTGGAATGCTTATTGTGATGATAATATGGAGTCATGAAAGCTATGGTTACCGGTCACCGCCCACAGGGACTCAATCAAGCACAGCGGATCTACATCAAGGCAGTTCTTCCTGCAATAGTGGAGGAGCTAGTGAAGGACTACAGAGTGGGCACCCTACTTTCCGGCATGGCGCAAGGAGTTGACTTGATTTGGGCTGGGATTGCTCGGCAGTCCAGTCTGCAACTAGAGGCTTATATCCCCTTCCCTGACCAAACCAAAGGCTGGGATACCGAATGGGTGAACTACCGGGAAGGGCTAATGGACTACGCCTCATTTATTCACCAGGCATCCAACAGCTATGCGACGTGGGCGTTCCACAAACGCAACGATATGATGCTAGATGACTGCGATGTGGTTGTTGCTGTTTGGGATCCACGGCGACGCGGGGGCGGAACGGCAAGCGTTGTGGGGAAAGCACGTGAACGCGGCAAGCCACTGGTTGTCGTGGACCTTGAAAAGTGGAGCATTAGTGACAACTTTTCTACCCACCCTATTTTGGGTACATAGCTCACACATCAAATACCTGTTGCGCGCATGTGTCGCATGCATAGTAAAAGCCCCTAGTGCGCACTTCCTTAAAGGCATTCTACAGGGGCGCAACAGGAGCTATGTGGGGTTAGGTCTGTGCCGTGAAGTGTGTTTTCTCCAGCATCAACATGAAAACCAGAATCTCACGAATTGCGAACTCCGTCAGTCGCGGAGTCGCAACATGAAAAACTTCCTCCCCGCCAGGTGACCTGAGCGTAATCACTGCAGTTCCCGACATCAGACGCACCCTGCCCTTATAACCCCTGCTAGTAGTGAAGGTAACCCAATCTTTACCAGTCTCCTCATGGGCAACCAAATCCGCTACCCCAGCGATCCTTTCACCAGCAATAAGGTCACTGACATGGTGAACCTTCCGGTCAAAGCGTGGACTTAGCGGCATGAGCGCTAATGTGCCTTTCCTAAACATGCAGAGAAGTGACTCAATATCGCTGCCATTTAGTCCGTTGGCGATATATTCCACCATTGGTTGTGTTTGCTTGTCGCTAGAGGTCTCCAAAATGCGGAAAGTGTCTTCACCTGTGGCTTTGATGACTATAGAGCGGTCGCCTTTTTGGTTGTGTACGGTCAATGTTCCGTCTTTCATCTCAGTCTTTAAAGCGGACAGGTTGCAGATGAACTGGATCTCAGGCAGTCCGAAAAGTGCCATTAATATCTCCTTTTTGGTAGATGATCTTACGTTTTACCATATAAATCCTACTACCCGCGTGCTGTCATCTACAAAATGATCGCCCCTCCGCCCCCGTATGAGACGCACGCTTGACCGACGTTGAGAGTATCCCTGCCCGAAAACATTTATGCCTAGCGACATAATCTCACACACCCCTCACCCGGCGCGCCATCGCTTTGAATCCTGGCGGCTAGCCTTATGGCTATTCCAATGTGTTTAGCTTTTTGGTTCGTGCTGGTTGTGTGGGTGCGGGCGTGTTTTGCTCGTTCTGATACATGATGGTGGGGTGTTACGCTAGTGGCTACCCCTTTTTGTGGGTGGTGGGGGTTGTTGGGGGTGTTTTGGTGTTTTACGTGGGGTTTTATTGTCCCTTTTGTGTTTGTTTGTTCTGGTTTTTGTGAGTGAATGTTGTTTTATTGTTGACTGTTATGATTATATGGTGTCACAATAGGATTAAGTTAGTTAAATATTCGATAAGAAAGTGAGTAAAGCAATGGGCATGAAATGGTATGGAAAAGCGGGTGCCTCTATGGGGACTGCTTCTTTTCAGAGTAAATACGCTGATACTTCTCAGTCGGGTAGGGCTGGTGAGGTTCGCCTTGAATCTCTGCTGAAAAGGATTACTGATGGGGAAACTATCGGTTTCTCTTCTGTGCGTACTCCTAAGCAGGGTTACAACACAGACGTTGACTTTGTTCTGGTTAAAGGTAACCGCGTGTTGCTGATTGACTCTAAGCTTTACAAGCAGGGTGGGTTTTGGTTTTCCTTTGGTGGGAAACTGTTTAGGAACTTCATCCCAGCTCATCGTGACAAGGCGGGCAATCATAAAGCTATGTCGCGCAACATGAGCATGGCTCGTGATGCATTTAGGGAGAAACTGGGGAACGATTTTGTTGTTGAAGCGATTACTGTTTTCGTCCGTAGTGACGACAACAAGCCGCACGCTAATACGTGGTTTACACGTTTCCCCGGTGGCATTAGAACCCTGAATGAGGCTTCTCTTGGTGGCTTTGTTCATAGGTTCTTCCGTGGTGCCAGGAATGACCGAAGGACAGCTCAGGCTGAATCCTTTGTGGCTTCCATTACCCCCAGTGGGAATAGGAACTCTGAGTATCGGCGTAATCGCCGCCCCGCTGGCGTGTGAGATGAGGTATGCCCCATGTAGGCGCACTCCTTTCCCGGCGCGCTGATGTTTAGAGCAATAAAAGGAGACAGGTTTTATACTTGCCTCCCTTTTCCTTGTGTGTAGATGAGTTGACTCTAGATGCTTTTGCGTGGGTGCCGCTGCACTATGGTGACAATGCCTTACTGCTGTCCTACCGGCTGGAGTATGAGCGTGAGCTGTTGCCCTTGATCGGGTGTGGTGGTGCTCGTGTTGTCGGGTTTAGGGTAGCTTCCTTCTTGGCGGTAGTCTTCTTCATCTAGTTCCCATTCTTCCCCGTTGCTGTCTAAGACGATGGTTTGTAGGCATGAGATGCATCTGGTGAGGGATAGTAGGACTATTTGTTTGTCTAATTGGTGTTTCTTTTTTGTGGTGATGTCTGTCAGTGTGGTGACGGCGTGTGTTTGACCGCAGATACTTAAGGGCCTGATGTTTGCTCCGCATTCGCATTCTATGCCTGTGTTTCGGTATAGTCCGCTGCCTATGTTTCCGCACATGAAGGGTGTCTTTTCCCATTCTCCCCACACGATGGGCTGACCATCCCATTTTTGGGGTAGGCGGGTTAGTTTTTCCATGTACTTCATTATTGTTCTTCCTCTTCTGTACGGTTCTTGTGCTTTTCGATGCGGGCTAGGCGTTTGCGAACGGTGAATATGGATGTATCAAACATGCATGCTGCCATGAGGTGTGAGTTAGTGTTGTTTATGACTTCCATGAGTGGTTTTTCTGGCATGAGTAGGGCACCAGCGAACTCGTCTGCGAAAAACTCGCAGAGGTCATAGTCGTTGTTTCGCTTCTCCAGGAAGGAGAATGAGTGTTTCTCTGCAATGCTAATTCTCTCAATGAGATGCCCAATTGAGTGCGCGAGGAGGAATCTTTGCCGTGAGCGCGGTTCACGTGCGTTGATGTAGATTTCAGGTGGGGTGCAGGTGTCTTTATCCACCAGAGCAGATACGTCTGGACTCAGTTCGGGGGTGATGAGGATGGTTGCCTCGAATCTGTTCTCGGCAAGTTCAGCGAGTTTGCCTAGACCGTGGTCTTTGGCGGGGTTGAAGAACTGTCCTAGTTCTTCCGCGTGGTGGCGGGCGGCTTGCCATAGGAGCATCAGTGTGTCTTTCTGCATGTTGTTCTTTTTGCTCCTGGATTGTAGGTTTTTTCCTGCTGATTTTCACCTTGGATTACACCCTGCGGTGGGATTGAGTCTTAAACATGGTGATTTCTTGTCCCCCAGATCATCTGCTATGTATTGAAAATAAAAGTAAACCTCCCCGGCGCGCCTGTGGGTAAGCAGCGACGATCCCACCGTTGGTGGGGCTGTGCGGCACCGTAAGCAATCCGACGCTACACTTGGGGATAGGGAGGTGCGGGGTGGAATGCGGGTGCGTGGAATGGGGGCATGTTGAGCAGAGGATGCTTATTGGAGTTCGGGTGACGCTCGCCCCGCACCTGTTCCGTAGAACTTTACCCTGCGTGCCGGGTGCTGGCGCACATACGCACATACCAAAGCCCCAGGCGCATTGGCTGTTGCTTGTGCAGTGGGGCCTAGAGGCGGGTCTGGGGCGTTCCTTGTGGATTATACCATATGCCTTTTCTTTCTGCGTTTGTGCTGGTGAGAGGTGTCGGGGAGGTTTTGTTTTGTTGTTGGGGGTAGTATTCTTATTTGGTGAGGAATATCTCACTGACTTTTAGTTTTTGAGTGAAACATTAAGGAGAGTTGGTTTAGTTTATGGTTCAGCAAAATACCGGCACCCAGGCTGTTCGGAGACCAGATTTCACTGATGACGCAAACAAGTGTATTGCGGCTACGAAAACTTGGTGCAACCAAAAGAAATGCCTTGTCAGTAGTGCGGCTTTGCTGGCGGGTATTATTACTCACGGCAGGGACGCTCAGGAGTTTATTCGGCGCGTCGGGTGTAGTGAGCCGCAGGATCTGATTAGGGACGCGGAGACTATCGCTAGGGGGTCGCAGTACCAGAATAGGTCTGTTAGGGGTGATCAGCCGTACACAAATGAGCTGAAAACAGTGGTGCAGGCCATTATGCAGAGTGAACCTCCTATTGCTGTTATATCTAAGGAGCATTTGCTTCTTGCGATGACGATTCCTGCTGGTGACACGCAGCGGCTTTTACACAATCATGGGGTGACAAGGGACAGCATTCTGGAACACATGGTGGCTTCCTCAAAGTCCCCTAAGTCCAATTCCCTGAACCCGTTTCCTCATCTTTCCCAGTTTGGGGAAGACCTCACTAAAAAAGCACATGATGGTGACATTGACCCCATCATAGGGCGCGACACGGAAACCCGGCGCGTCATGGAGCTTTTGACCCGCAGGACGAAAAACAACCCGATTATCATTGGTGAGCCTGGCACTGGTAAGGCGCAGCCGTTGTCGTGTTTGGTGCGTACTGTTGGTGGGTGGAAGCCTATGGGGGATGTTGTGGTGGGTGATCGTGTGGTGACTCCGCGTGGTGTCACGGCGGGGGTTGTGGGTGTGTTTCCGCAGGGGGTTACTGATGTGTTTTCTGTGGTGTTGGAGGATGGGCGTTTGACGTTTGCCTCTGGGGACCATTTGTGGCGCGCCCGCATCGATGGTGGGGGGTGGGAAGTTGTCAGGACTTCCGACATGTTGGCGGCGCTGCGTGACGGCAAGCAAGTATGGTTGCCAAACATCACCGTATTCGGGGAGGAACCATCAGACAACCACCAGGGGGACTATGAGTTTTTTGACGCGGTGAATAATCAACGCGGCATGGTGATGACGCTGCGTAGACTGCTGCGGCATGTGAAGTGGGAACCTGCGGTAAGCGGCGAGCATATTGGGGCGACTGCCGATGAGGAGGGCAGTGAACCCAGCGCGCCGGGGAATGTGGCTGGCGTCGAAGATTCTAGTGATGCGGGTGGTGGTTGCTACGGTGCCGCGCGCAATGACATCGGCGGTGATTCTGATGTTGATGACATCTTTACAGGTGGTGGCGCGGGCACGCCAGCGGGCCTGAGCGACGACACCACGACAGCGACAGAGGCAGGTGCGGCAGAAGCTGAGATAGTGGGTTACCGCGTTGTGGGCGCGGGCAGTTGGGGTGATGTCGTTCCTAACCCTGATCAACTAGTCAGGAACCTCCGTTCTGTGGGCCTGTTGGTGCATGAGGATACGCGCATTAGTGGTTCGTGGGCAGCCTACATTGCCCGGCACAGTGACGTGTGTGAGAAGGGGGATGCGCGGCACGCGATCCGTGTCATTGGTGTAGACCAAACCCAGGATGAGGTCACGCAGTGCATCAAACTGGACGATGAGGAGGAACTGTACATCACAGATGACTGGATTGTAACCCACAACACATCTGTGGTGGAGGGTTTGGCGCGGCGCATCGACGCGGGAGACTGCCCAGAGCAACTGAAAGACAAACGCATCTTCACCCTTGATTTGGCGGCATTATCGGCGGGGGCGGTTCATGCTGGCGAGTATGAAGAGCGGGTGAAAAACGTTCTCAGCGACATTAAGCGCGCTGGTGGCCAAATCATCACCTTCATTGACGAAATCCACATGATTGCAGACAGCGGAAACGGTGCCATGAACCTTGCCAATATCATGAAACCCATGCTGTCGCGCGGTGAGATGAAACTAATTGGGGCGACAACCAACGCGGAATACCGCACCTACATTGAAAAAGACCCCGCCCTGAACCGTCGTTTTCAGGCCGTTAAAGTATCAGAACCCACCGTGCAGGAAGCCATCGCCATTCTCCGGGGTGTGAAAGAAAAATACGAGGCCCACCACGGCATTAAATACCAAGACGCGGCCTTGGTTGCCTGCGTTGAACTATCTGACCGGTACATTTCAGGCCGGTTCCTCCCCGATAAAGCCATTGACCTGATGGATGAATCAGCGGCGATGCTGCGCATGATGACAGACTCCAGGCCCGTGGAACTCGGGGTGCTGGAGCAGGAAGTACTCGGACTGGAAATCGAAAAGCAGTCCCTGATGACCGAAACCAGCCGCCCAGGGTCGCAAAACCGGTTGAACACGGTGGAGAGGGAACTCGCGGAAAAGCAAGAAGCCCTGCGTGGGATGAAGGCAGCCTACGAAAATCAGCGGGAAGGCATTGAGCGTGGGCGTGGACTCAGGCAAGAAATCGCTAAGCTGCAGCAAGACTACGAACTCGCCTCAAAAGAAGGCCGCATCGGTGAAGCGTCCACTTTGATGTACACCACCATCCCCGCGAAACAAGCAGAGCTGGAACGCATTGAAAACGAATCCACCCGCAACGGCAGCAGCTCCGGCATCGTCGCAGGTGAAGTCACCCCCGACACCGTGGCCAAGGTTGTAAGCTCCTGGACTGGGATACCAGCGGCGAAAATGAACGAATCCGAAACAGAACGCATCCTCACAATGGGCGACAAACTCTCATCCCGTGTTGTAGGGCAACCAGAAGCCGTGGAAGCCTTAGTGAACGCCATCAAGAAAAACCGCGCGGGATTCAGCAACGAAAACCGACCAGTAGGCTCCTTCCTCTTTGCAGGCCCATCAGGAACAGGGAAAGCCCAACCCCTAGACGCACTCATCAAAACCCCCTCCACAAAAAACAACCCCAGCGGATGGTGCCGAATGGGCGACATAAAAGTAGGCGACTGGGTAAGCACCCCCGACGGCGGCGCGGCAATAGTTGATGGAGTATTCCCGCAAGGAAAACGCCCCACCTACACCATCACCACCACCGACGGGCGGAAAACAGAAGCCTCCGACAACCACCTGTGGGCAGTCTATATGGAACACCCACAGAACATCACCATTAGCGGCACAGCCCGGCGCGGCACCACGGCACAGGCACAAAGGCATGCCGCAGGCATAGAGTCCACAGATGGTGGAAACAGTGGACACAATGAAGCCGCTGGCGTTCCAGGTACCACTTCCATCGGCAATACGGGCGCGCCAGGTGCCACTCACGGCGGTGTCACTGTATGCAGAGAGGGCGTTGCAGGTGCGGGGCGCTGGCATGTCAGTGCCACCCCACGCCACATGGACACTCCCGCTGGTGGTGGCATGGCGAAACTCGCTACCACCACACAAATACAAGAATGGCTTGATAGTGGGTGCCGCGTATGGGTAGACAACATCACCCCAGTGCTTAGCCACGACGAGGAAACCATTCGGCGTATACCAGAAGAGTTCATTCACCGTGAGGTAACCAAGCTTGAACGTTTACGCAACGATCTCGCATGGTCGGGTATCACATGGGTGCGCAGTGACACCGAGCCTGGGGTTTTCCGCGCCACCAACTGGGGGAAGAAAACTGAAAGGAATTTCCATCTAGGACATCTGACGGAACGCCTACGCAGTGTTGGTATCCAACTGTTCCCCAACGGGGACATGAAAGGCGGATGGGTGGAGTTCGTCATTGGTAACTATGGCACCTTGACGTTTAACACAGCGGACGGTGACGCGGCAGCACGGGTGGAAATCAGTGTGGTGAAACCAGTTGGGGTGAAGGAAGTGCAGTGTATCCACATTGCGCATCCACGACACCTATACATCACCGATGACCATATTGTGACACATAACACTGAGATTTCTAAGGCGTTGGCGGAGTTTCTGTATGACTCTGATAACGCACTTATCTCCTACAGCATGGAGGAATACTCAGACTCATCCTCGGTCAACAAGCTCATGGGCGCCCCCGCCGGGTATGTAGGCTACGACGATGAACCCGCGTTGGAGCGAGTGCGCCGCAACCCATCAGCGGTGGTGCTGTTTGACGAGATGGAAAAAGCCAACGATTCCGTAATCACTGCCCTGCTGTCGGTTCTGGAGGAAGGTCACGTCACTTTGCAGAACGGCAAGGAAGTTGACTTCACGAACGCTATCATCATCTTCACCTCAAACATCGGCGCCGGCGGGACACGTGAACAAATCATGGAAGCCCTTAAGCGGAGACTACGCGCAGAGTTCATCAACCGTATCGATGCGGTGATACCGTTCAACTACCTAGACCAGGACGCTTTGGAGACCATTACGGAAATCCAGCTGGCAAGACTGCAAAAAACCGTGGGGCGCAGAGACATCACCCTCAAAATCACCGACACGGCCAAAGAGTTCATCGCGCTTACCTGCTCACTAGAACGCGCCTACGGCGCCCGCCCAGTACGACGCATGTTCGAGGGATACATCTCGGAAATCCTTGCCGACAAACTCCTTCACGGCGAGTTCACCGACGGCGACACCATTATCATCGACACCAACGACGGCAGCACCGAACTCACCATCACTAAAGACACAGCTGCATACCCCGACATGTGGGGGTTAGGGAGTGCAGGTGACGCAAGCACCGGCGGCAGCGACGCTGACGGTGACGGGAACAGTGAAGAAGTTGATGGCAGTATCTTTGACGAACCAGAAGACAATGGGCAGGCTTTTAATCTGGAAGATATAAATATAAACGGAACGGGGCTTACTGGCACCGCATCCATAAACGCACTATTCGACGGCATGGACGCAGGGGAAGGCACTCCTGCAAACGAAAGCAGCCCCTTCTAACCAAAAGGCGGGAGCGTTATCCGCGCCCCCGCGCACATCACCACCACTCTTCTCTTGCCGATCTGCATTCTCACCCCGGCCTACAGGCGGTACGACGAAAAGATTTTACGGGTATCATTCAGTGCCGAAATCCACTATGGAAAAACGATGAACTAAGCGAAAATAGCAATCGTTAGCAGTATTATCGCCAAGGCAGCAACAAGGAAGAAAAACGTACTACCGTCTAAAAGAGGAATATTGGGATTATACTCTAGGCGTGGACCCAACCATCTTCCATCGGGAGCGCTCCTGTCTTCCCTTGCCATCCCACATCTCTTAAGGTTGTCGTTTATTCTGTCGCTTGTTTCAAGCCCGCTCTCAATCAACCATAAAAGCTCATCAACGGTGGGGATTTTTTCTTTATTCTTTTTTGCTCTTGCGATTTTCCTCATGCCCTGATATTACAACCACAGTAACCCTGACCACAAAAAGAAGATAGATGCATCCACACCCCCTGTGTTGGCGTGCACTAGATAAAGCAAAACCACCATAGCCTTGGATTTCTTTTACCCAAATCATGGTGGTTTTGTGGTACCCCTGGCGGGACTCGAACCCGCATTCCACGAAGGGAGCCTAATTTTGAGTTAGGAGCGTCTGCCGATTTCGCCACAGGGGCATTGATCACCAACAAAAAGTGATGGACCTGTTGATAGCTATCAACCATAGCACATGAAACATAAACAAGCAACACCCCCTTTTTTACCTGTGATCAGCAAAAGGCAGAGGCTATTGCAAAGCGTACTCTATCAAATCAATACTGGTGACCTCAACATCAAGAACATCCACTTTCTCATAATGCATTCTCTTTATATACTGAGCAAGTTCTTCTTTGCTTACTTCCTTTTCTTTATTAATTGTACCCTTTTCAATATCAAAATAGTACATTGCCGCAGGTATATCTAGCTCAAAGACTGATCTTTGAAAATCCTCCTCATCGCTAACAAAAAGAGTCTTTGAGGGAACACCCTTAAAGACTTGATCGCTGTATTTCCATTTGATTTTCGCATCAATTTCAGCGGCTCCTTTAATGAAGTCAACCTGAAAATCAGTGATTTCGCTAATTTTTGGGGATTTGGAAACTGTTTTATATTCAGCTTCCAATCTACCGGGAATTATATGAATGCCAGGCTCTAAGAACCCTCCGCCATTTTCTTTACCAAACTCACGAAAAACTCCCACTTCACCAGACGGAACAAAAACCATTCTTATAGGAAGGGGTAAAACAAGAGACACCAGAGCAGTCATTGTTGCTACAACAATCAAGACTGTTGCAGTGTAAAATAAAAACCACCACATCTTTCCATGTTCAGGGGGTCTCTTTTCTTCTATTACAGCGACAAGCATGACTTAACTATATCTTCTAAATCTAATAATTGTCAAGACAAATAGACGTAAAAACTGCCCGCCATGATTGGTGCAGCCCTGGTGGGCAGTTAAAACCAGTATCTTGACTAGCAGTTCGGAGTGTCAGGATTGGGGTGCCCTCCATTCTTTGACTCCACGCTGATGATTTTAATCTCAATTACTTCTATAAACCCATCCTTGTTCAGGTCGCTCTTTATCTTTTGAGACAACTTGTCTTTGTCAACGGGATTATCTTCACCTGCCAGTTTTTCTTCCTTATCAAAAGAACAAAGGGAAGATTTTATTTTCTTTTTAAATTCACCTTTTTGTTTCTGTATCATTTCCCCAAATGGAACCAAATATTCAGATTTATTTAAATCTTTAAAACGCCATGTAATCTCTGCCTCAATAGTAACATTTCTTTGATTGTTATAATTCTCTTCAAGATCTACCCAAACCTTTACCGAGCTAGTCTGCGATGACATAGGGATTATGTCATAAAACTCTCTACTTTTGTCAAGAACATGAAAACCAGCTCCTGAAACTCTGTCTTCTCCACCAAGAACATATACGACAGCATTTGTATTAAATGGTACAAAAATAATCGTTTTGTCAAAAGCCGCGAGAAGTATAAGAAATATAACTGGTGTTAATAAAACGATAAAAATAGACGCAACAATGCGTCCTTCTTTGCACCTGTTGTTATTTCGCATGATCTTAGCCTAGTGTACTGGAGTAACTTTCAGCAAACTAGGCTACCCCCTCCCACCCTGTCAAGCCTGCCCTCGACAAGAAAAATGCCGCCCAATCGAACTAGAGTCCAACAGGGCGGGGTGCTTCTTGTGGAACTGTCAGTTACCGCTGCACGGTAGGCAGAGCACCTGTGCCAGGGAAGCAATCAAGCGGAGACTGATTATTGCGGTCTGCAATGTCAAGACACTTGGACACCAACACCTCAGTAGTGATGCCTTCTGCAAGCTTACGGTTCGCCTCAGACTCAGCAGCAGCGGTCTTTTGGCGCTGCTCTGCGGTGCGGGTGCGGGCGATTTCTGCCTGCAGCTCGTCCAGTTTGTTCTGCGTAGCCTCATCAAAATCAACAATAGGGATGACAACAGAATGAATCTCCACCTTGTCGCCAACCCGCTGACGCATCAGCTCTAGTGTTCTCTGCGCCAATTCTCCCAGATCGTTTCCTTCACGGTTGACGGAATCGGGTGAGAGTGGGTTGTATCCCGCCATGACCTCGTTGATGGCGCTGCGGAACTCGCGATCAACGAGGTTTTGTCGGATGCCGTCGAAATCCTTGTAATCAAGGAACAGCTGCTCGGCGCTGTCCAGCTTGATCTGCCAACGCACGCTGGCATCAGCTTTTGCTTTGCTGTTGTTTCCTAATCGGACCTCCACGGCGCGATCACCCACGTAGCTATCATTCTGAATAGTTCCGTCCATATCAACAACAGACGCAAACGGTTTCGTTAGGTGCAAACCTGGGGAAAGCACACGACCGGTGCGCCCAAAATACACCTCCACCCCAACGTTGCGTGGTGGAACAATCGTGGTGCTGAAAATCAGCAGGATAAACAGGACAAAGATCACGATTCCTGATAGCACAGCGACTTTTCTCATATGTGTATTCTCCTTAATGGGTTTCTCACGGTTTCTCTTTTGGGGCGCGGGCACATGGTTGCAGGTGGGCGCTTGGAACAGAAGACGGCACGTGTTCCCCTCACTTGCGGGGCCTACGCCCCCCACTGATGGGTTTATTGTTTACCCACTACAGGGCTTTGCCTGTAGTTCTCCTCAAAGAATTGGATCAGCGTATGCCCTAGTTCTGTGTCATCGTATTTCCCTCTCACAATGATGTTTTCCGCGTCTTCTCGGATTTCCTTGAAGATACTAAGGGACTCAGGGTCACCTTCCCTCATTGCGGCGCTAGCGACCACAAACGGGAACTCCGTCTCGTCTTCTGGTGAATCCTGGCGTAGAAAAGACTCCACATCTTCCGCAACATGGCGGTACTGCTCACCTAGCGCCCTCACTGCCATGTCAACGATACGTCCGCGTAAGGCTTCTGCGCGCGCAGCATCCATCTTCTTTATGGGTACAGTAAACATACACTCATCATAATGGTGTTGCACCATACACCCCAAATCGGGTGTACCCCAATCCCGCTTAACTATGGGAATGCACACTGTTCTTCTGGGGTAAGCCTGTATTCATTTGAGAATCGTGTGCTATATTTCATCTTGAATCCAGTTCGCATCTGGTTTCACTTGAAGGCGCTCTTCCCCTTCAAGACACTTAGGGCCACGCACCCCAGATGGGCAATCAAAACCATCTGGGGTGCGTGCGTGTTTACGGTGAAACGCTTTCCCATTAGGAGAACATCTGGGCGGATATATCAGCGTTTTGTTCGTCGTATTTTTCTTGCTGCACTAACCAAAAATCAGCAGTCAACCCAGTGGTATACTCTAGGTTTTCCGCCAGTTCACTGGTGATTGGTTCATCACCATTGATAACAGCATCAAGGTCACTTGACGGCATCCCCAATTGTTTCGCAAGGCTTTTCTTTGTGATTTTTGGGTTGTTTTCCAACCATTCACTGATGTAGTTACCCGGCGGAAGAATGTGCGGTGTTCTTGTGAGATGCGCTGTCATTGTTGCGTGCTTTCTGTGCTTACATTGTGTTTTATTTCATAAATGACATTTCACCCCAGCGAGTCAGGCAAAGAGAGGACTCGCATCCATCCCAGCCCCGTGCTGGGTGCTCTATTGTTTTTGCCTTTTGAACTATGGGGTGAAACATCATGTGGTGATTTTAACACGCATCACGCCCACAAATACCCCCAATTGATGGTGCCCTTGGCAGGATTTGAACCTGCAACCTTTTCCGTATCAGAGAAACGCTCTCACCAGATTGAGCCACAAGGGCTTTGGTACCGGAAGCGGGACTTGAACCCGCATCGCCAGTCTTATGAGGACTGTGCTCTACCGAATTAAGCTATTCCGGCATGACCGTGCCCCAGGCGCGACTCGAACGCGCATCCTCCAATTACGGCTAACGGGGTAGAAGCCCGCACCGATACAAGGGCATTAGTAGCCACTTACCCCACGACAAGTAGAATGCCGCATGGGTTGTGTCTAGTGCCCCTACCAGGACTCGAACCTGGACCTCCACTTTAGGAGAGTGATGCTCTATCCATTGAGCTACAGAGGCAATATTTCATGGTGAATTTCACCACTAGCACTCCCAACGGGATTTGAACCCGTGCTATAACCTTGAAAGGGTTACGTGCTGACCATTACACTATGGGAGCTTAAGATTCCAGCAGAGTTTTCCTAGCTGGAATCCAGATTTATAAAACAAGTAGTACAAACGAGTATTTACTACTGGCTTGCAATTAGAGACTATACACACTTTTTTCCGTAACGGCAAAAGCAAAGCTTAACGCCGGTTTTGACGAGGACTAACAGGCATGCCTGCGCCTTTTGCGGCACCAATAATTTTCCTCTCCGTTGTCTTCATTCCCGTTTCGGTGATCTCCATCAAGCCGTGGACGCGCCAAGGGATAAGCTTTTTGCTGCGGAGCGCACTCCATGTACTACGCAGCACCTCAGTATCAGATTGATGCTCAAGCGACCGTTTGCCTGGGCTTGCCGCCCGCGCCACACAGGACACAAGAAGAAACTCTTCCAGATTGCCTACCTTTGTTGTTGCGAACCCCGTGATGTTAAGACGTGTCCTGCCGTCGGATAGTTGCGCCACAGGGTCACCGTTTTTGTCCATGAACGGCACCTGGATTGACTCGGGGAAACACATCACGTCGTACTTTTTGAAAAACGCCTCTTCTTCCTCTGACGGTGACAGCATTTCAGGAGCGTACCGCGCGCACACGAAATCCTTCACCGACGGCGACATGAGAAAACCCGACTCCGCTGACTCCTGACTAAACGCGCGCAACGAATCCAACCACCCCAAATCTAAGGCTTCACCGCGCTCCGCAAAACGTGAACTTGCGCTTTCCCAGAAACTTGCGTGTGACAAAAACGACACCTCATACAACAGGTAATCGCGCTGGGTGCGTAAGGAGTTCAGGCTGAAATACAGTTCCTCTAGGTGTTTATCGCACTTGATTTTAAGTTCAGTGTCCTTGTCCCCTATTTTGTTGATGCGTGCTTTTTGCTCTTTGATCCTGTTTGCGGTCGCGTTTACCAGATTGTTGATGTCCTGGAACTCGAAGAACTTATCAAAACTCAGTCTTGTGCGCTCTTTTTCGCTGAGACTGTAAGCTTTGTCTTTAACTCCGAAAATATTTTTCGTGATGTTGATCTCATCTATGAGGTTGTTCATGCCTATTCTCTCTCCTTAGAAGACAATGTCCACCGATAAAACCCATGCAGGGACGGCGCTGGAAGTCTAATCATACGTCCAACCCTAAGAAAATATCCACACCACCCCACCGGCACAGCAGTGCCCTTGTGCATCAGGAGAGCTGGACCGAAGAAGCTCTGCTGATGTCTAGGACTAGGCTCCACCCGGCGCGCCGCGCAGGCACTGCTTGCAGTTCGTCAACATGGAGGGGCGACCACTCCCGCGCCATTGACTGCGGTGCGAGGGTGGGGGGGTTATCCCAATGGGCGTTCAGATTGCCCTGACACCCAATCAGTGACCTCTCTGAATACCTCATTGACGAACCCTTGTTGGATTTGCTTTTCACCTGAGTAGTTGCTTGTTCCTGTGGCGCCGTCGAACGTTTCAACACCCCAGCTTTTCACGTATTTTTCCCATCGATGGTAGGAGTCTTCCCCAAAACCTTCTGTGGATTCTTCTGAGCGTCCGTATAGGTAGATGCGTAGTTGCTGGTCTGGTTTGTGTTTGCGGTACAGGATTGCGGTGTCGATGTAGTCGCCGTTGTATTTGGTGCTGTTGGGGGTTTCACCCATGTTTCGTTCGTAGCAGGCCCGAGGGTATGCGACGTCTATTCCGGGTAGGAAGTTGAATGATTCCCCAAAATCACGGGCGTTGAGCACGGTGAGGATGTTTTCTTCTGGGAATGACACACTGTCGCCCGCGACGTGTACGGGTTTGTTGTTGAGGATGTTTCTGCGTTCAGTAATTTTCGCCGTGAGCCACTGCAAGTACTCTTTATGTTGCTCTTCTGGTGTTTTCTGCGCGAATGTTTGCCTCACGCTAGGGGCGCGTAGAACACCACTAGCGGATGCTGGGCTACGCCCCATAGCTCTTGTGTTGAGGCGACCGAAAATGTACCTTTGCCGCTCCGTTCCTGGCCCGCCCTGAGCCATGCCGTTGTTCATATTATTGTCCTACCGCCTGTTGTTTTCTTTGTCCTAGTTTTTGTTTAAAACACGCACTCCTCCCCGCCCGGCGCGCCCGCAGTTTTTATTGCGGGCGCGTTTTCTTGCTGGGTGGGTGGTGTTTGCTTTTACTGTATCCCGTTTGGTGTTCTGCAGCCTTTATCTTGCGGGATGGCTGAGGTTATTTTCCATCCGTTTTCGGTTTCTTGCGCGAGCACGATCCAGGATGATGAACCGTTCACAGTGTCGGCGGCAGCGTGATAGTCAACGTAACGGACTTGCTGTTCGTTTTGCTTCATGCACAGCACCATTGCCTCCTCGCGGGCGCCGGCGTCACGGTGCGAGGGGTAGGGGTATTTGTCTGCGTCGAAGACGGTGACGGAACTGAGAATGTCGGGTTTGCCCATGAAAATCCCAGTTGAGTTTCTTCCGGTTTTCAGCATGCCGCTGACTGCGGGGGTGTATATGTCGGATTTGCGGTCGTCTTTGATGAGTCGGGTGTCTCCTTGCACGTCCGCTAACCCACCGAGTTTGACGTTTTCCCAGGTTTGCCGGTAGAGGGCGGTGGCCGCGTCCACTGCGTCGTGGGCGTAGGTGGTGTCGCTTGTTTTGTCGTTGGTGATGTCAACGTTTGCCATTGGTGCGGTGTCTGGGGTGGTGTATGCGTCCACGGTAGGTGTGTTATGCCAGTAGAGCTGTGTGACAATGCCGAAGGCGGCGACCACGGCTACCGCGCCGCTGATGATGGTTGTGGTGCGGTATTTGCGTTTAGCGTTGTCGTTTTCCCAGGTGTGTGTGCTTGTGGCGGCGAGGGTGGTGTTATTTCCGGGCATCGTCGATTTCCTTTGCCTTTTTCTTTGTCATGACGGTGTACATTTGGTGGACTCGCCATACTTTGTCGTCGCCGCGAACAAGGATAGTGATGACATCATCCTCAAAAGGTTCACTATCGGCGGTGGTTTTGAGGCGCATTTTCGCCATGACAAACCGCACAGGGCGGTTGTCGTCGCTTTTCATCCCCAGCATTTTACTGTTGTCGAAGTGAGTGCCAAGGATTGAGTCTTGCTCATCGTCAACATAGCCGTGATTGCCGTTTTTAGTGTATTCAAACAGTTCCTTACGTGAAAGAACCTCCACCGGCATGAAATCCTGCGTCGTACCCGTGGACGGCAGAACATTGGGGCGCGGCAGTCCCGTGTAATTCCCGTCAGCCTCCGCAGCGTATTTCAACACCGCCAGAGCGTTACCCTGCGCTATATCCTCCATGCGTTCCACATCAGAAGGTGGGGGCTGTTTATCAACAATGCTGCGGGAATATGACACATACGTGTCAAGCACATCCCCTTTTCTACTTTCCTTCACCCATATGCCAATACACCCAATGGTGAGGCAGATAGCCAAAATAGCGGTCACTGCGGCGATGATTTTGTACTTCTTGTCCCCCATGATTACTGTGCCGCCTCTGGTGCGTTGGTGTACAAGTCACTAAGCTTCCACCCGCCATTGGCTTTATGCCACGTGGTGAACACATCCAGCCTTGTTGGTTCAGCAATCACATTGCCTGCAGCATCAAAGAAACCAATCTCCATATGGTAGGAACGCCCTGTTTTATTCCCAGTGTCATTCCACCCAGTGGCAGTTCCCTGAATGCTTTCCTCCAACAGTGTGACCTTTGTGTAAGCGTCTTTTTCCATCAACTGTTCCCATCCTGCCGTGGGGTTAGGGTCAGCTGCGCATACGCTCTTAAGGCGACGCGCCAACGGGGCTTCAATCCACTGTGACTGATACCCAGCAATAGCACACGTCATGTGCGGGTAATCCTGCACCCTGAAAGTGTACATGTTACTAATCATGTCTTTAGCCCGCTGCGACAATGCCTTGTCAGTACGCTCATTAGCAAGCTTCTTCCAATCCTCAGCAGGCTTACCCCCCACGTAATTATTACGCTCAACAGGGTTTTTAAACACATCACCCCACAAGGTAAGCCCAGACTCATCAGAATGATTCCCACGGTAACGTTGGTACACAGTCTCCCCATCAGGATTCACCAACTGAGCCTTATTCTCACCAGGAAGCGGCGCACGAGTCTTATCATTCTTCTTACTGGGCGCTGAACTAGTTGTCGGGGCGGAAGACACAGACCCCTCACCCGTGGTACCACCATCCCCATCAGAACGCCCCCCGCCACGATACTGCTCACCCAACACCGTGGAAGAACCACCACCTCCATCCTGCTTGCCACTATTACGGTTCATCAACACAAAAACCGCCCCCGCAACAGCAACCACAACAACCGCAATAATCACCGCAGCCTTAACAAGCGTCCTACGCTCCTCAGCCGTATACGAACGCCTCTTCTTTTTCTTATTCCGACCATCATCAACAGCCAAAACAAAACCCTTTCACAAAAACAATAGAACCAAAAAATTACTACCACCCATTATATGAGTCTTCACCAAACACAATCAACGAACAGCAACACCACCAAAACAACCCCTCAAGCAGAAGCAAAATAATCACCCACAAAAACACCCAAACCCGGCGCGCCTGCGTTTTTGTTTATGGTGGCGCGCCGGGTTGTTTCCCTGTTTTTTATGGTGTTGGGGTTACCATTTGCGGTTGCCTTTCCACATTGCTTCTATTGTGGGGTCTAGGCGTTGTCCGCTGGGGATTGGGTTGCCGAGTTCTTGTGGGTGTTTTGCGTTGAGTGGGCGGAATAAGTAGGGGCCTACGTTGGGGCGTAGGACGCTGGTGTTTACGCTCACTTGGTCGGGTTGTGGGGCATCGTCGGTAGATGATTCTGCTATCTTCCCGTTACCTACATACATCCATGTGTGATGTCCATCATAGGAGCCTAGATCTGCTTCATTGACAAATAGGTCTCCTGGTTTGAGGTCTTCTATTTTAATATTTGAGGATGTTTGCGGGGTTGCGAGGGTAATGTTTTGTTTTCCCTGCATATTAGTGACAAGCTGGCTTGTGACAAAGGGAGATGCGTTGACATCGCCAAACCAGATCCCAGCTCCGTTCCAATATGCCCATGACACGAAACTTGAACAGTCGGTGTAAGTAGGTCGTGGGTTAGTCAACGTGGTACGCAAACTGCTCATACTGTAGTAGGTTTTAAGTCCCTGGAACTGGCCTGTTTCGTTGGCGTAGTCGGTGGCGATTTTCACGACACGCCCGCTGAGGGTGTTTTCGTTAACGTCCATTTGACCGCCCTCGCCCTTGCTGCTGAGTGAGGATGCGTCGCATTCCGCGCCGACCTCGGCAAAGATGGTGGGCGACGTGTCGGTGGACAGTGCGTCTGCTTTAAGGTCGCGGGATAGGCGCACCTCGATTTGGCGTGCCGCGTCCCAGTATTTGTCAACGAGTCCCATTTCCACGCCGGTGCTTGTTCCTGCTTGTCCTTCACCGAGCACGGATCCTTGGACGCGGGAGGCTGCTGTGTTCCATTCTCCTTGTGAGCTGGCGGGGGTGAGTCCTTGTGATTTTCCTTTGAGCCGGTCGAAGAAGAGCTGCGCCGCGAATCCGGGGTCCATTGCGCGTTCCCACACGGCCCATGTTTGCTGTTCGGCGCGGCTGCCGTCGGGGTTGAGCTGTACCTGCTGTTGATAAATACCAACGGAGTTCAGGTCGGAGTCGCTGTCGATTTCACGCCTCGGATCGTCCATTGATTTCGCCATGTATTCGGATCCGCCGGGAATGATGGAACCGCTACCACCTAGCGGTGAGGCTACACCGTTGGTGGGTGATTTGCCGCGCCACGGCCTGCCGCCGTAGTTGCCGTAGTTAGTGAAACGGGTCTCATTGAAACTGATTTTCAGTGCGGACAGCACTGCTCGTTTGTCGAACCCCATTTTCTGCCCCACGGCAATGATGGTGCGGATATTGTTGATTTGGTTGGCAGTGAACATGCCGTCACCCTCGGTGACTTTATGCGGGTCAGAGACACTGTTCCCACCACCACCTGATTGTTGCTGGTGCTGGGCGGGTGCTTGCGCACGTCCCCCGCCAGCGTTGCCTCCACTGTTGCTTCTCCCCCCACCGTTGTTGTGACCACCATTTTGGCGCGCCGCTGCCGGTGCGCTGACACCCCCGCCGCCTGCAGGTGCTGCGGCTGCGGCTTGCCCTGGGTTTAACTTGGTGGACTTATCCAAATAGGGTTGCGGGTTGGTGCTACTTGCGGCACCACCTTTCCAGCCCCCAGGGTGGATTTCAAAGTGCAGGTGCGGGCCTGATGATTGACCCTCGCTGCCTTGTTTAGCGATGACTTGACCTGCTTTAACCTTGTCGCCTGCCTTAACCCGGAAGGTACTGATGTGCATGTGCCCGTACACGTGGTCAATTACTTGCCCGTTGATGTTGGATTCAATGACAATCCAGTATCCGAAACCGCTGGCGGCGCCGGCTTGTTTCACGGTGCCGTCTGCCCATGCGAGGATTTCATCACTTCCACCAGCTGCGGTGGCAATGTCCATGCCGTAGTGGTTTTCGCGCCCTGGTCCACGGTAAGGGCTGGTCACAACTGCCCCGTTGTACATGGGGTAGATGAGTTTACCCTCGAAGTTGCCGCCCGCGCCTGCGCGGCAACCGGATCCGTCATTATCGACGTTGGGCAGCCCGTCCGCCACGGCACTGCGGGCACCTTCCAGGTAGTTTTGGTATTTGCCTGAGCTGTAGCCCTTGAAGCCTGCCCACCCGTCACGGTCTTTGGCGACCTTGGCCACGCGCACATTGTTCCATGCGTTTTCTAGTTTCTCTGACCATTGGTCCGCCTCGCCACCGTATTTGGTGTCTTTATTAATACCGAACAAGCCCTTGTGCTTCCCGGAAGACCACCCAGGATCCCCGCCTGAGATTGACAGAGCGACAGCGGCCGAGTGAATGGAATCCTCGTCGTTGAAACCGGCTTTCCTGGCGATGGCAACCAGCTCACCAACGGTGTACTTTTTGCCTTCTTTTGGCGGTCCAATAGCATCACCACATGTGGTTCCTGATTCGCTATCAGCATAAGAGTCGCTGCCAGCCTCATTGTCGTAGCGTTGGCACAGGTCATTGTCGGAAGGGTCGTCGTTTTTCATGATGGACGTGCCGCTGATGCTGCCAATCCCCGCTGCCATTGCGATGAGAATCACAATAAGAAGAATGGAGCCTGCCGCCACCAAGGCTGTGCCCACGCCACCAACGTTGCCGAGTCCAGGGATGTTAGACATGCCCATTTGCGGGGGTTTGCGTGGCGGCATGCTGCCGCCCATCTTGTCGTCATCGTCTTTGTTGCGTTTCGGTTTGTCACGCATCTGGTCGCCGGTGACATCATCTTCTAGGTTGGATTGTGGACCGGCACCCACTTCCCTGCCAGCGAGTCCGCCCCTGTTGGTTCTGGGCACACCGAACAGGTCTTTAGGTGTGGCAGCATCCCCACCAACACCCTCTGCGTCTGGGGTGTTTTTCTTACCCGCAAGGTGCCCTTGTTTGTTGGCGGCGTTGGTGCTTAATGCCTCTGGATCCGCGTTTTTATCAGGATTACCGAACGGATTCTTCCCATTCGGCTTCCCTAGTGGAGTGCCAAAAGGATTGTTCTTACCATTGGTGTTGGCGGCACCGGTTGGTTGCGCTCCACCATTGCTGAACAGTCCACCATCCCCGAAACCGCCGAGCTTGTCTATGTCGCTGGGGTCGGTGGGCAATTCCTCCAGGATTGGTTCATCATTCCCGCCATCGCCACCGCTGGCGGATTTGCCTGCTGGGGTTCCCGCGCCGCCTGCCGCACCATCAGGGGTTCTTTCAGCACCCCCTGGCGGCTGTTCCCCCTGCCCAGTGCGGCGTGGTTCCCCGCTGTTGTCGCGGGGTGTGGCATTGTCTGTGGGGCTGCTGGTGTCTTTTTCTGTGCCGCTGAGGCTCGCGGCGTTCGCATCGGTGGGGCGGGACTCGTCGCGGGGTGTTGTAGTATCCCAGGGGTTGTTTCTATTCGTGTCCTTGCCTGGTGTTCCGAATAGGTTGGCTGCGTTTTTCTCGCCGGCGCCGTTTCCGTCGTCGCGGTTGTTGCCTAGCCCGAAGGGATCCTGCGGGTCATCACTATTTCCCGATTCGTCGCTGTATCGATTATTGGGGTAGTCTTCTGCACTGTTGGCGGGTTCCCCATCGCGGGGTTTTTCGTTGATGTCGTTGAACTGTACGTCATCGCCGTCTGGGTTGCGGGTGATACGGGGTTGTGCGCTGCGGTCGCCTGATGCGCGATGAACGAATCTCGCTTCCTCCTCAGGCATATCCACAAGGTGGGAGTAGTCGTTGTATACCCCATCGTTCATTGTGAGGGGTGAGGGGTTGTTTCCCGCTCCGATTCCATCGGCAAGGTTACTTGCCTCCTGGTCGGTGAGGTTTTGTCCTTCTAATTGTTCCCCTAGTTCGCGGGCTGTGCGCTCGTTGTCGCGTTCCAGCGATGAGCGGATTTCCTCATTGATGTTGTCGTCATTTGGTGTGTTTTTTTGTGCCATATTATTCGTGTCAACCCCGCTGTGGTTGTGGTTAAAGTTTTGCTACGCGATTTGTGAATTATACCGCACCAGTGGTTTCGGAAGTTTCGTTTTGGTGACACAGCAACGGAAACAGAGAATAAGGCAAGGGCAACCAAACAGGAAATCTCTATGTAGCACAGGATGAGCAGTAGGCAAGGGTCCAGTCACCGTGGCAATTGAACAGTTCTTATAGTGGTTTGTCGCCGCCATATTCCCGAACAAAGAGGACATGAGAAAACCCGCGCTGGACACAGTTACCAAACGCGGGTTACGCTCATTGCCTATACACACCTTTACCCCCCTAGAATACAAGAGGGGGTAAGAAGAGGCATAGGCTACTTTTTCTTCTTCCTCCGCCTGCGGCGTGGCTTATTGCTCAGGTAAGCGTTACTAATGACCTTGAAACTTGGCCTACTCAGGAAGTAGGGCGCTTTTCCTTCCTTGTGGTGGAACACTACACCTTCTGCCAACATATCAGGTTTGACAATAGATTTCATGCCGTCTACCTGCGCAACCAGCTCAGAGGCAGTTTCCGGCAGGGCGAAATCCTCAATGACTGGGACACTGAGTTCATTCATCCAGTTTTCCCATTGGTCGCGGGGAACGGGTCGCCCAGTATTGAACACGCCGAACAGGAAGAATCGCTTCTCGTCTAGTCCAAGCTTGTTGCTCTGAACTTTAGGTCCAGCAACTTCACCTTGGATAGACCACCCTTGTGGAAGGTGCTCCAGCAGGAAGTCAGCATCAAGCACATCATTAAAGTGTGATGTTTCGGGTTTAAGTTCGGCTTGCCTACCGTAGACACGGAGGGTGCCGCCGTCGTTGACTACGGTCATTGAGTCGCCGTCAACCTTTTCGGTGGCAATCCACGGTTCAGCTTTGATTTGGTCGTAGAACTTTGCTAGATTCTGCACGCGCTCAGCGTCTGAGCGGATGGCGAAACGGTCATTCCACTCACCCACAACATCGTTGGAGACGGGCGTTTCAGGCTCGTATTTGGTGATGCCTAGTGTCTCCGACACGTCAACATCGTTGGGCACCCCGTCTAGTTCGGGGAACAATGCCAACGGGAAAAGCACACCCTGACTCAGGTTGCCGCGCAAGCGAATGGTCTTAATGACCAGTCGATTTACGCCATCACCAAAGTCTTTTGCCTCGTGCGTCGGTAACCCAAAGCGTTCATCATTAACGGGGATGGCAGCGTCAATTTCAGCAAACACCGCGCGGTCGCCCTTATGAAAAACGCCTTTGCGCGTGACTACTTCCCATGCGCCGACGATGGAGATTTCCAGGGCATCGGCATTTTCCGCTGGTCGAACATCATCAACATTGACGATTCGGACTAGCTTGCGAATATCTTCACTCATACATCCTCCTTTATGTTTTCTTATAGCTTCATCAGTAATTATAGCGGTGTTGTGGACTGCCAGGCAACTTTGGGGGTATTGGGTTCTACCCACTTCCTTCACGATAATCACCAGTTTGTGGGGAAGTTGGGGAATGAGGGGCGCAGGGCGTACCGCACTCTGCACCCACAATCCTTACTGGGTAAGTCACATCATTTCCAACAGGTGCTTGATTCTTTCCCGAATGTATCCGTTCACAAAATCAGGAAGCAGGCTTTGACCTGCGCGCCAGTTGTCGGTTTCCTGCTGTTTTGCCGCAATGATGTAAGCTTGCGTCATGCAAATCATGGTCGTTTGCAGAAGGTTGTCGTTGGGGGCGGTACAACAGAAAGCAAACAACGAAAGATAGGCCGCATCGTCGAAAACGTCATTGTCGTACACAAGCCTGAGCAGCCCATCCGCCATGCTTTTTTCGCGGTCAGCGGTGAATGTCTTCCTGTCGTGGATGTGCAGTTCTGTTCCGAGGCGACTTTTCAGTGTCTCCTCGTTCCATTCCCAACCAACCCTGCGCTCGCGGACAATCTGCATGACCTGCCCTGGGTTCACTTCATCCTCCATCTCTGTTGCGATGCGCCTCACACTTTGCTCGTATGCTTGCCCCATAAGGGAAACCCCAGCCTTTGTGAGGTAATGAATACGCAGATCAGCGGGTGAGTTAGCGAAAGCTTCCCTGATGGTGGGGACCACCTTGAAAAAGTTGTCGGTGGAACGGGGGGTGCTTTGAAGCTGCTCCCACGGTATCAGGTCGTCTGGCGACCATTCCTGGGTGATGGACCTGAATAGGTTTTCCTCATTCTCGGTAACGAATTTTTCCGCAAACTGTCGGGTATAGTCATCTGGTTTTTTCAAAGGGTTGCCAAACCCTGTTTTAAACGCTCCTAGCCATCTTTCTGGATCTGGGCACCACGACAAATGCCCACAACGGTTAATCAAAGCCTCCGACAACGGAATGGTGGTAGCAACCGTGTTCGGGGGGTTAGCGGCACAAACAACCGTTGTGTAATCCGAAATATCAACACCACCATAGTTCTGGTGGGTCATAAGACCAAGCAGCGCGTTCTGCTGCGCGGGCGAACATGTCGTCAACTCGTCCAAAAACAGGATAGTCAGCCCATCAAAGTTGTTGAAATACTGAATCACCTCATCAACCACGTTAGGGACAGCACGTTCAGTAATATATTTCTGTGTAGCGTGATCCTGAACAACCGTCACCAAACCGTGAAACGCCGTGGGATCCTCCGTTGACGGCTGAACCGTAATAACCCTATAAGGCACCCCCGCCTCATCAACCTCACGGTTCATGGCCTGAATTGTGCGGGTTTTAGCGGCACCCACTGGACCCCACGCAATGGGGATAATCCCAGACCCCATGTAAATCCGCATCATGTCTTGGGCAAGATCTAGGTCTTTTAAATCCGAAAGACTTTCCAAATGAGGGCCTATAAGCTTATCTACTTTCGACAATGGCTTAAACGTGGTTTTGGGGATGAGGTCATCGCCGGTTTTAACACGATCATGAGGTTGTGTACCCCTTTTATCGTGCATCTCTTGAAGAGGTCTTTCAAGTTTTAGTTGCGCCATTTTTCCCCTTTTTTGTCAAGTCAGTGAAACGAAAAGTCCACGACAAACATAGCAAAACACCCGCCAGTTTTAATCAAAACAGCAGGTGAAAGCCAAAAAGCAGAAACGCGACCACACGCAACTAAGCATCATGCGGAAGATAATGCGAGTGAGGTGACACTCGGGGTTTAAAACAGCATAGCTTTCTGAACGAACGTCCCCTCATTGGGTTCATTCAGTAGGAAATTAATACGCTCAATCTCCCCCACAAGTTCAAGCTCAGCGGGGCCTAACCAGCCCCTCTCCTTCATGTCCCACACCGTAACGCTCATTGAATCAACCCCCACGGCTGAACGGATCTCCGCCTCTGACTGGGCGCGCCTGTCAAGCAGCATGGTTCGTGACGGACGGTTGATTTTAATCCCATTGACCAAGTGAAACTACCCCTTTTTGCGATTGTTTGCTTTATTTTCCCAGTAAACAAGAACAACGATACCGAAAGCACTACCCACCGGTCAACCCCCTAGACATAAGGAAACCCCAACCGGTCATCATAACCAGGCTGGGGCAGTGAGGTTCAACTTTTAGAGTGAAACCCTAAAGCATTCCCTCGAACATTTTACGCAACTTGGACAAGTCGCTACTTGCCTCCAGGCAGAGTTCCTTACCCAAGAGCGTTCCAAAAAGCATCTTTGCTTCAATAACCGCGAGTCGATCAACGACATCACGAATTGTCTCGTTGGAGATTACGCGACCATCAAAACCATCCTCATGAAGATCCTCATCATCCTCTAGTTCGTCTTCATCGTTTTGGTCATCGCCGCAGCACTTGCCGCTGTGGGTAAAGGGCTGCTTGCTGGTGTTTTCCTCAAAAAATCCGAAAGCCTTCTCATTTTCCTTGAGGTATTCCATCAGCTCTTCCGGCATGGGCAGGTTGAGGTTCAGTCCAAAAATCACAGAATCCGCATCAGTTTCGTCTTCCTCTGGCTGTTCTGCAGTGTTTAGAGGCTCATTTTCTTTTACTTTGAGACCAATGGGGCGGAGTCCATGCTTTTCTTTCAGATGATGGACAAGATCATCAAAGCTTTCATCCCCCTTGCCTTCATTGAAACGCTTGGTGCGATCCTTTTTGTTTTCTTCCACTGCGTTTGATAGAGCCTTTGTCACAATGCTAAAAACTTCAAACAGATTGAACTCATTATTTTTGTTCATATTCCTACCCTTTGTAGTCGTCAAGAATTTCCATTTTGGAAACCCTCACCTTTTCCTGCTCAACATCACCGATGCGTGAAATAACATCCTCTGGGGCAAATGCGACTTTCACGATGCGCCCGTAAGGGTGAACGCTAGAGAAACGTTGAGCATAAAGAAGTGTACCAACATGCAGCCCAATAGAGCAAGCCGTTGAGCTGTGGTCTGTCACTTCAACTGGGAACTCAATAATGTTTCCTGGTTTGTTGCTGAGCTGAGAGTTCATGGGAATACCATTAACCACCCCATATCCAGAGTGCCAGCTAAGGTACTCTGGTCCAAAAACTGCACGATAACCGAGTATCCGACCATCATTGAGGATTCCCAGCTCAGGGTTGACGCTCACCCACCTGGACAAAGCCTTATGGGTATAGGGGCGAGGGTTTGCCATGACACGCTTGACAAACCTCATGACACGCGGCATATCTTTTTCACTGCGAATGCTTGACAATATGGATGCCGAGCCTGCTGGGAAAGTGAAGCCTTCCCGCGTGGAGACGCTGCCGTCTTTATTAAGGGTTAGCCCATACTTATCGCGGATGGACTGCATGCGCGCCTTCGCGTCTGACTTACTACGCCCCTTCTCATCAACTACGGACTTGATTGCATCAAAACTATTTGACGGGTTTCCCACAAGCTCCATTAGCTCAGGAATAATCTCGTCATCAGAGCAGCTTATAGAACGTCCCGTCATTACATCAGTGATAAACAACGTGTCTACACCTGTTGTTGTGTTTCGTGTTTTCCTATAGAAAATCATGTTCCTTTGGTCCTTACTGGTAGTTTAGTTTTCTTATGATGTCATTTCAACGATCATAAATGCTTTATCCAGAAGCTGCCTTACAGTCATGCCTTCATTTACCTTCACTGCCATGATGGCATTTTTAAACCTTTTGACAACATCAAAATCATCAATTTCTCGCCACGGGTCAGGCACTGACTTTGCCACCATATAGCGAATCTCAATGGGATTCATCTGGTCGGTCTCCATCTGCGCAAAGAATAGAGCCGACTCGACACTGGTAAGCTTGGAGTCCTCAATCTCGCTGAAATCCTCAACTGGTTTACTGATCTCCATCTCCTTGAGTCTTTGACCTATGCGCCTGATAATGCTTGCCGCAGATGAGTCAATATTGTTGAGGAGGAAGTCAGAAATGCTTACCCCTTGCGAGTTTTTGAACTGTGAGAATCTATAATTCTTTGAATAAATCCTCTCTGGAACATCAATAAGGAAGTAGAACACTTCACTACTAATATTGATTTTGTTGGAAAGCATCTCTTGCACGGTGACCATTTCCACGATTTCGTTGGTCATATCGTAATTAAATGAATCGGCATCTCGTGTCCAGAAACCGCTGGAGTTAACACCGATCTGCTTTAGCCTTGACTGGGTGTCTCGTGACATGCATTCATCATTTGTAACGAAAACAATCCCCATATCACGCATTAACCTCAGCAGTTTCGGGTCAAGCTTTTTTGCCTCTTCTTCTTTATTGTCATAGAAGCAAGATTCCTGCGCCAACGCAAATATTTTCTCGACTCCAGATTTCTTAAGCTCTGCAATAGCATCACGAGGGTTACCTTCCATCACTTGGTAAGTGGATTTGCCCTCATCGTCAACGGTGAAAATACCCAAAGGGACAATGTTCTTTTTGATTGCTCCACCGTTCTTCTCGTCAAGAATCTTCTTACCCATACGTGCAGCACGCCCACGGATAGTGCTAGCCCTGACCAGTTTTATCCCCAGTAGCTCTTTCAACGCCTGCTGTGGTGTTTCCATGCCGAAATCACTAGGGATAGAATCAAGAATATCGGCGCAACTAAGGTCAACATATCCACTGACACCCAATTCGGTTGCAGCCTCGTCTTTATTTCCCTTCCAGAACTCCCAAATCCGATCTGACTCAAAATAACCGTCAATAAGGATGGTGAAGAAGTCATTATTGTAGGATTTGAGAACGCCAGCTTTCGTAGGGCAAGAAAGTGTTGTGTTGAAAATATCCATTGATTTCATGCCCGGTTTCAGGACGATACCAAATGGCTTGTGAGGAATGAAGAAACCTCGTGTGTCCTTATGCTTGTCAATGAAACGTAGAATGGACTTGAAGTTTTTCACCCACTCTTCCTTGTTTTGTGAATTGCGGGCCTTCCATTCAAGACACTGCGCTTTCTTTATGTTTGAACCGTCAAAAGATTCAAAGATCAGTTTGTCAAGCTCCGTACTGACTTTCAACGATTCACGGTTTGGGTTAATAAATCTACGATCTAGGTCAAGCCTAACTACAGGCTTCCCTTTTACGTGTTTGACAATATGTTCTGGTCCTTCATATCCAACATGGTTGAATACCTTATCCCAGAATTTCCCGCCAGTCACCCGATGGAAATAAGGCACGTTACCTCGACTTAAAACAACAACATCCGCGTTATCCATGTCGCTATCGTCTACGTCAATGCGCTGTGCAACCCCAGCAGGGATGCTACCCACATTATGAACACCGACCTGGTATTCTTCACCATTGACAACAAGCTTCACTTTTGATGGGTCTGCGTAGTCAAGGAACATCTTCCCGATGTTCGCCTTGATGTACCTCATGTTGTTTCCGTCAACATGGACGGTGACGGTGGTGCCAGAGGGCTTGCCGGTTTTTTCTGCGTGAACGTTCACGTCATACGACATGTCGTTTTCAGAGATGATCACAGTGGTGGTCATACCGTCTTTGGTGGTGGTCTCCCATGCCGCATTGGGAGAGATGGATAGCAGGGATTTGCTGCCGATGCCGAACCCGCCCACATGCTGGTCGTCCTGGTCTTTCGTGGAGAATCCAAGCCCAATGAACTTGGTGCGAACGAAATCCTCCGTCATGCCGTTGCCGTGGTCAATAACTTTGATCAGTCCCCCATCCTCAACATGAGTGTCGTCGCTGATCTTGCCGAAAACCACATGCCCATCGGATATTTCCTTGTAGTCCAAGTGAATTTCTACAGGCTTGTCCACGCCCGCTTCCTCATGGGCTTCCATGCCGTTAATGGCGACCTCACGAATAGGCGTTGTGGGCATCTTGTACTGGTCCAACAGTAGAGACGCAACCTTGAAAGCGTCCTCCGCGCGGATGACTAGCTGCGAGTCAGCTGGGGTGCCGATGGATTCGTTGCCTTTTGAGAACTTCACTGAGTGTTTTCCTTTCCTTATGGTGGGTGTCTAGGGGGCGATAATGTAGGGAATCTTAGGGGGTGCTAAAACTGATCAGTATTGAGGTTTGCTTATTGTGTGAGGGCAGCGAGCTTCTTGTTCAGTCTCCGTTGCAGTGCTTCCCACTTACTGACCACAGGCTCAGGCTCGTACAGTAGCTTCATCCCAGCCTCAATGGGTGTCCTGTCGGCTTTTCTGCGGTTGCAGGCACCACAACACGTAATCAAGTTATCCCACGTGTTGCGCCCTCCCTTGGAGCGGGGAATGATGTGGTCCACGGTATCTCCGTGCTTCCCACAGTAGGCGCATGTGTAGAAGTCACGCTCGCGGATACGTTGAAACGAAACCGTGGCAGCATCACGGACATCATCAGAGTAGTGCGGAATATTGATGTACCCGCAGTCAGTGAGCATTAGCAGCTCATGAACATCAACCGTTGTTTTGGGCGCTTGCACCGTTTTCACGACATCACCCAGCGGTACTGCCTTCTGGGCGACAATAAGGGAAGCTGCCCTTTGCCATGATATGTAACAAAGGGCCTGAAAGCTGCTGTTAAGCAGCAAAACTTTCATCCCGCGATCCTTCCTCTGATGAGCTGAATGGTACCCAGTTAGTAAACCGCAGGCACATCAAAAACCGCAACGTGCGGGGGTAACGATACCACCCCCGCACGTTGCGGTTTTTAGCAATTACTCTCAGCCTGATAGTCCCTTAGTCAAGCTGCGAGACTTGACTAAACATGGACTAAACACTGCAGTCTAGATTTGGCAACTAACACAGCCTTCAACCTCTGTACCCTCCAATGCTGACTGCCTGATGCGCATGTAGTACATGGACTTCACAAACCCTGACTTCCATGAAGTCTCAGGATCAAATAGCGCCAGATTGCCTTTGTCATTCTTCTCACGCCCGCGTGACCATGCATAAATGTGAGCCTTGTTCACATCCCTAGTTGTACTGTCGCTAGGCAGGAACAGCGTCAAACTCATCCCCTGGTCCACGTGCTTGCCTGCCACGGCGTAGGTGTCAATCAGCGCCTTGTAACCCGTCTCATAGGCATCCCGATAGAAGCTCATATTGTCGTTCGTCATGCCCGGCGCGGGGTAGTAGACGCGGCCTACTTTGCCTTCTTTACGGATTTCGATGCGGGCGGGGATGGGGTGGAGGCTGCTGGTTGCTGAGTTGATGTAGCTGATGCTGCCGTTGGGGGCTACTGCCATGAGGTAGGCGTTGTAGAGTCCGTGTTGTTGGATTTTTTGGTCGAGTTGTTCCCAGTCTTGTTGGGTTGGGCACCATTGGTTGTGTTTGGTGAATAGTTCTCGGATGGTGGGGGTTTGTGGGGTGGTGCGCCAAATACCGTTGACGTAGTGTGTGAGGGCTTTGGATGCGCCGGTGTGGTCTTGTTGGGCGTAGTCGGATTTGTGGAAGTCGTGGAATGTTTGTCCTTGTTGTTGGGCGATGCGGCAGGGTTCGTTGAGTGCGTGGTAGCGCATGGTGGCGAAAAAGACGTTGGTGAAGTCTAGGGCTTCGTCGGATCCGTAGGGGATTTGTTGTTCTCCCAGGAATCCGTGGAGGTTCATTGCGCCGATGCCGATGCTGTGGGTTTTTTCGTTGCCGTTTTTGATGGTGGGGACGGCGGCGATGTCGGTGGTGTCGCTGACTGCGGTGAGTGCTTGGACGGCGCGTTCAACGGTGTTTTTGATGCTGCCGGTGGTCATGGTTTTGGCGATGTTGATGGATGCGAGGTTGCAGGAGATGTCTCGTCCGATGGTTTCGCGTTCGCCGGTGTGTTGGTTGTAGATGCTGGGGGTGTTGATTTGCATGATTTCTGAGCAGAGGTTGCTCATGCTGATGCGCCCGTCAATGGGGTTGTGTTCGTTGACGGTTTTCTCGAAAATGAGGTAGGGGTATCCTGACTCGAATTGGATTTCAGCGATGGTTTGGAATAGTACGCGGGCGTTGACTTTGTACTTTTTGATTCGGTCGTCTTCCACCATGTTTTCGTATTCGTCGTCAATGGAAATATCCGACATGGGTTTGCCGTAGACACGCTGTACATCGTAGGGGGAGAAAAGGTACATGTCGCTGTTGCTGCGCGCCAATTCAAAGGCTTTATCTGTCACCATGATGCCCATTGACAGGGTTTTGATGCGTACTTTTTCGTCGGCGTTTTCGCGTTTTGTGTCCAGCATTTTCATGATGTCGGGGTGGTGGCAGGACAGGTACACCGCACCTGCGCCTTGGCGTGCCCCTAGCTGGTTGGCGTATGAGAAGGAATCCTCCAGGAGTTTCATGACGGGGATGATGCCTGATGATTGGTTTTCCACCCCTTTGATCGGGGCGCCGGCTTCCCGGAGGTTGGTGAGGCAGATGCCGACACCCCCACCGATTTTCGACAGCTCTAGAGAAGACTTGATGGCATCCCCGATGGAGTGCATGCTGTCTTCTACCCGGATGAGGAAGCAGGATACGTGTTCGCCGCGTCGGACTTTACCGGCGTTGAGGAATGTGGGTGTTGCGGGTTGCAGCCGGTTAGTCATCATTTCCTCAATGAACTGTTCGGCTTTGTTTTTGTCTCCGCGCGCTAGGTAGAGGGCGCACATGACTACGCGGTCTTCGTAGCGTTCCAGGTAGCGGTCGCCGCTGGCGTTCCTCAGTGCGTACTGTTGGTAGAACTTATAGGCCCCCATGAACGTGGGGAACCGGTATTTAAACGAGTAGGCATATTTGAACAGGTTTTTGATGTCTGCTTTGTCGTACTGTCCGAGAATGTTTCCGTCGTAGTAGTTGTTGTCAACCAGGTAATCAAGTTTTTCCTCCAGTGTGTGGAAGAACACGGTGTTTTGGTTGACGTGTTGTAGAAAGTATTGGTTTGCGGCTTCCCGGTCTTTGTCGAACTGGATTTTCCCGTTTTCATCCAGCAGGTTCAGTTCGGCGTTGAGGGACAGGTAGTTCTCCTCAGATACTGTGTTTCCCATGTGATATTCGTCTCCTAAGTTGCGTGGGATATAGAACAAGAAAAAATTGGCACCCCGGCGTGGGCGTGCACTTCCTTATTTGCCTTGTTGCGGATTGCTCTGTGTTGTGCCCGCCGAGGTGAAAGGGGTTAAGTTGCAAGCGCTGCTTATGTAGGGGCGCTAGAGCTTAGCTTACAGGGTTGTGTACAGGCGCTGGGGTACTGCAGTGGTGTTGTGTGCCGCCCTCCCATTTTGGGGGTTGCTGAGGGCGGCACATGAATCCATTCTATGCGGTTTTCTGGCGGGTGCTTATACCGATGCGGGGGTGAGGCTGTCTGCCAGCTCTTTGAGCTTATCGACGCGGAAACCGCACCACTTCTCCCCCGAGTCTGTCACAACAATGGGCATGGAGATGAATCCTGTTGACAGGGCCTCTTGGCGGCGTTCCTCATCGTTCTCAATGTTGTATTCAACATACTGAATGCCATGTTTTTTTAGGGTCTTTTTGGTCATTTTGCAGGGCATGCAGCCGCTTGTTGTATACACAGTGGTCATTGGTGTTTTCCTCTTTCAATTAGGTACCATTGGGTTTTACTTCACACGCCATGCGTGAGGGCGATAGCATCTAACCTAGCACGATGTGTGAGACCATAAGACAGTACCCACCCCATGAGGGTGAGCAATATTTGAACAGTAGGTAATCATTGAAAAAAACAGGGAAAATCGCAGGTAAACTCAAAAAAACGGTGACGATAATCACAATGCTGGGGCTGACCGCAGGCACCCTCGGAGCAGGGGGATTCACCTACCTCTACGCCACCGCAGACATACCGCACCGCGCCGGGACGCATACGATGTCGGAAATTCATTTTGTCACTTCTGATGGTGTGAATGTTGCGACGGTGCAGCCACCAGATGGGGAGAAGCAAGGCACGTCGCCTGCCGCTATTTCGCAGTATATGAAGAACGCCATTGTTGCTTCTGAGGATGGTGGGTTTTGGGAGCATTCGGGGATAAATCCTAAGCGTATTGCGGCGGCCACGGTTCAGCATGCTTTGGGTCGTAGTGGTGGTGGCGCATCTACGATTACTCAGCAGTTGGTGAAAAACACCATTGTGGGTGATGAACATTCGCTTGATCGTAAGGTTCGTGAGGCTGCCTATGCGTTAAAGGTTACGAACACGAAAACTAAGGATGAGGTGCTGAGTGATTATCTGTCCATTGTGTATTTCGGACGTGGCGCGTATGGAGTTGAGGATGCGGCACGGAAGTTCTTTGGGGTCAGCGCGCTTGATTTAAATCCCGCCCAGTCGGCGCTTTTAGCGGGTATGGTACAGTCCCCCTCGGCGTTGGACCCTGATGTCAATCCAGAGGGCGCTAGGGAGCGTTTTAACTACGTTGTGGACCGCATGAAGCACGATGGGTATATTCCGCAGGGCGCACAAGTGGAGTTCCCGGAGCTAGTGTCGCCGCCTCCGCCTAAAGTCACTGTTGGTGTGGACGGGGATTATGGGCATGCGGTAAGCATGGCGTTTGCCGAGTTGGAATCAATGGGCATTGATCGCACCACTTTGCACAATGTGGGTGCCACGGTGACGTTGACTGTCAACGATGCGAAACAGCGTGCCGTACAGAACATTGTGCGCAGTCACATTGGTGGGGATTTGCGGGCTGCTGTGGTGTCGATGGACTCTGCTAACGGTGGTGTCGTTGCCATGTATTCGGGTGAAGACGGTTTGGGATTCAACTACGCTACCGCAGGGCAGATGACTGGTTCCACGGCTAAGGTTTTTGCGCTTACTGCCGCTATGGAGCGCGGTATACCCGCGTCAAAGACGTACTCGTCTGCGCCCTACAATGAGGGCGGCGTGAGCGTCACAAATTCCTCTGTTGCGTCCTGCACGGCATGTAGTATCACCCAATCCACGGTGGAGTCGTTGAACACCTCGTATTTGCGTATTCAGAATGATATTGGTGGTGCTACGGAAACCCAGAACATGGCGTGGCGTTTGGGTGTGCCTCGTGAAATAAACGGTGAGGCAAGCCTCGGCGGCGACCAGCCCTACGACGGAATTGTGCTAGGGCAGTACCTCACCGCACCCATTGACATGGCGAACGCTTACGGCACTATCGCCTCTGGTGGTAAACGTCACCAAGCCCACATCGTTGCGGGCGTGAACACCATGAAGAAAAGCACACTGTACGAGTTCCACGGCAAAGAAGACCCCGTAATCAGTGAACAAACCGCAGCGCAAGTTAGTAACGTGCTCTCTGGGGTTGCTGACTACAGTAATCATAATCAACTCGCCGGTGGCGGCGGGAAAATGAAAACAGGGACAGTCCAGCTAGGTTCAACAGGGGAAAACCGTGATGCGTGGACAGTGGGTTTCGTTGATGGTGGGCTATCCACAGCCGTGTGGGTTGGCAGCGACAATGGTGTGCCTTTGTACTACGGAGGTGGGAAAATGTGGGGTGCCACATTGCCCGCAACTATGTGGAGGCAAACCATGAATGCCATTCGCTGACCAATCTCTGGCCGGGTAGATGTTGCGCTTTCTGGCTGGCGTATGTATTCTTTGTTTTGTCCAAAACAATCACAACCAGAAGAAAGACAAAAGAATACATGGCTAAAACTTCATTTGACTCCTTGGTCGTAAAAGCCCCTGTGGTCGTAAAAAAGAAGGGGTCTGAGTCGGAAATTTGGTTCGACGAACTCAACCGAGAAACACGCGATGTCGTGGCGCAAGCACTCATGGACAGGTCGAAAAGCGGTTCATGGATTTTTGAGCGTTTGAAAAACCCACAAACAAGCGAATCACGCGCCTACCCGCTACGCTTCTCCGCTTTTAAAGAGTTCAGGAAGCGGTTCCAAGAGAAGTACAAAACACTGCAGAGCTTCCGCAAAGCAGAGAAGGGTGCATAGAAATGGCAACATCCTTCGACCATCTCCTGGAACTCAACGACAAAGTTACCCCAAAGGGTTATCACCCAGGGCGCTTTGTGGAAAGCAAAGACGGAGCAACCGGTTCATGGTGCCCCGACAAACCACTTCCCAAACAGCCCAGCGACGATGACATCCGACGTGCTGTGGAGGTATCCGGCTTTGATCCCAATGAGTGGACTATTGCGAATGACCGTATGTCGATCTCAACCTGCGCGGCAATTGGAGCTGATGGAACACCAGACCCCACCCTGCGATGGTACAAGATCAACCTTGTACGCAAAACAAAAGACTTCATTGAAGAAGCCGATGAACTTCTACTGGAACTGATTAAAAACAGGTCAGGCAAGAAGAAAAAAGACAAGTCCAAGCAGAAAAAAGTGAAAGTCCCCTATCGCTTGCTGTTCATCACAGACCAGCATTTAGGCAAATCCGAGCGGGACGGCGGGGGAAGCAAGATTCTCACCCAGCGCTGGATTGACGGCGTAGAAGAAGCCCTTTCCGATGGACCCTTCAAGGAAGTACACATCGCAATGGGCGGGGATACCATTGAAGGGTATGTGTCGCAAAACGGCAAGAACATTGCCACCACAGACATGACCCTACAGGAATCCATGCGCCTGGCACAGGGACTCCTGTTGGACACCATCATGAAAGCACATGCGGTGTGCGAGAAAGTATCAGTATCAGTGGTTCCCGGAAACCACGGGGAAACCACCCGTGTTCAAGGCCGCCCCATGCGCGACAGCTACGATATTATGATCGTCGCCAACGTTCAAGACACCATTGATTTCCACAACAAGAACAACCCTGATGACCGCATCAATGTGGAGTTCTACTACCCGAAAGAAAACCGTGTTGACGTGTCGTTTACCTTTGGTAAATCCAACATCACTCTTGTTCACGGTCACACATTCGGCAGCGGCGGGCAAGAAAAAGGTGCCTATGATTGGTGGACCAAGCAAATCGTGGGTGGTCAGCCTTCATCAGCGTCACATATTCTGCTTGCTGGGCATTTCCATAACTGGCGGACATTCAACATGTCAACAGATCGTCAAGTTGTGTTCGGTGCCGCCCTTGAAACCTACTCTGCGTGGTTTGAGCATAAAGGTAACCCGCGAACACAAAGCGGAATCATGAAGCTTGATATTGGCTACCAGCGTTTCTACGGGATTGGGTTGTGCCCATCCCCACCAGAGGAAAAAGAGCTTCTAGGTCTATAACCCCTCATTAAGGAAAAGGTCTGTGAATACTGGTGATGATAATATAATGCCCAGTATTTACAGGCCATCTTTTACAAGGACAACAAAAATGATGAGCGAATCAGAAAAACTCGTTGATGACATTGACATCAACGACGTAAGACACTTTGCTGAACTTCCCGACGACACCATTATCACCGTTGAGGAAAACGGCGAATGGGTAGAAACCACCGTCGGGGAACTAAGAGCAGAGGAGCAGTAAAGCACCATCCGCCCCGCGACCGTCGGTAGACGGTGGGGCGGTAACGAAAGCACCCCTTTTTTACGTCAGTGAAAAACTGCGTGTGGGGGTGCTTTTCTTTAGGTTAATCCCTATTCAGCTTTCTTTCTCCTGGTTGTGCGTTTTGTTGCCTTCTTTGTCGTGCGTTTGCGGGGTTTCCGCTTAGTTGTGGTTTTACCTGCGGCTTTCTTTTCTGCGTAAGCTTTACTGGACCGCTCTGACACGGCTTTCGCCTGGTCTATCTGATTCTCACCATTGACAATATCCTCCAGCGTTGAAAAGTACTTCTGCATACCTTTCTGAACGCCACCCATAGCGTCTTTGATTTTCTGCTCATCGCCCCCAGTCCAACTAGCAAGGTAAGCCTGCGATGACTTTGAGGTATTCCCCTCACCATAGGCCCTCAAAATGCCGTAAGCAACCGTCTCCGCCTCCGCTTCTGCCTGTTCTCGTGTGAACTTTCGGTCTGGGTTTCGGGCGATGTGTCCACACATGATGTGCCCCATTTCATGCGCAAGCGTCTCAGCTGTCTGCATTCCCTCCAATTCTTCACGTAGAACAATATAAGGCTTGCCGTCTTCCCCTAGTGTTGCGTATCCTTGTGGCGATCCGATTTCGCTTTGCGGCAATCGCTTAATCTCAATATCCATTTTCTTGGCGACAGCTTCCAAATCCTGAATCATGGAGTCATTTGTTTTAGCCTTTGCCATGATTTCTTGTTGCTTTTGGAAATAGTTGTTCAGGGGACTTTGGGGTAGGCTTTTCACCGATTCGTCTAGGTCTTCATTTGAGAAAACACTATATTCCTTGAACGCTGTGTAATGGGTTTCTTTTTTATCCTTATCTTCCTGTTTGTCATCACTGCCGTTTTCGCTTCCGTTGTTATCGTCTTCTTTCTTCTTTTTCTTGACAAGGATTGGGCGCAGAATCTTTGCCGCCTTAGCGCCTTTACGCACCTGATAGCCGTCTTCTGCCCATTGCTTATAGGTTCGGAATGTATGCCCAGTCGGTTTCTGCAACATGAGCAAAATAGTGTTGTTGAACGAATAACTATAGCGACTACGCAGGAAATCCAGGTACTCATCCAATCCTTCCTGACTTTCCATGATGTTCCGCATGCCGTCACTTAGCTCAGACAGCATCGCTTCCGTAACATCCTTGCCATGCAAACCGGCAAACGACACGCGACCCTCACTGGTGGTGGCAGCGGAAAGAGTCGCCCCGATAGAGGGAGCTAGGCTCGCCGCCCCCGCTGCGGCGGCCGCTGGGGGTTCGTAGTTCGTGTTTTCCCTTCCGAAAATCATTCTCTGATGCTCTGAACCTGGTCCGCCATGAGCCATTCCTTTAACCATGATTATTCCTCAAATATCCATTCGGTATCTAATGTGAGTTCTTGCCATTCATTAAGATACCCCACGGGATGGAATACACAATCAACCCCAGCTCAACCAACGCACCAAAAGCATTAACACCCCCATACCCGGCGCGGCGATTTTGTTTGTGGAGCGCAGCGCGGTTGAGAAGATTTTCTTGTCCCTCTTTTCCTCCCTCTACCCCTCCATCGGTAGGTCACTAATGGATACATGTTCAGGGTTGTTGTGCTTTGTGAACACATATAGGAAAACCCCGCATGGTTTTCTTCATGCAGGGTTAATGCGCAGGCTATGAGCGGCGGAGTTGGCTCCTTGCCGCCCTTGACGGTGCTTATTCGGATTTCACTTGTTCGGAGGTGAATTGCTCGAAGTAGTACTTTCCGTCTTGCCCTTTGGCGATGGTGTAGCGCTGGTCGTAGACCACGGGGCTTGTTCCAGGCAGTTGTAGGTAGAGCCGCACCTCGTAGTCTTTCCCGATGACCACGGGGGTGATTTCCAAGTTGTAGCGGGTGCCTTCTGGTACCTCGTCGATGTGCTTTTGGATGTAGTCTTTGTCGTACTCTAGGTTGTTCGGGTTGTAGTACTTGATGGCTTTTTCGCCGCTGCGTTCGACGTAGTATGCGTAGTTGAATCCGAGAATGACGCTGGTGCCGTTGTCGCGGTTGCCTTTTTGGGAGCCTGAGTGTTTGACACCAACTGACTCTGCGACGGTTACGCCGTCGGTGTCGGGGTCTTGGTTGTTGTTGCCTCCGTAGTCGAAGTTTTCGCTTGTGGTGGGTTGTTCGGCGGTGGTGTTTTGGTTGTTGTCGCCTCCTCTAAAGAAGGCGTACCAGATTCCGCCTGCGGCGGCGAGGGCAACAATGACCATGACCGCGATGGGGGCGGCGAGGCTGCGTTTACCATCGTCATCATCTTCTTCATCGTCGTAGTCGTCGGTGAGGGTGAGGTTGTCTAGGTCGTCGTCATCGTCGCCGTAGTCAAAGTCGTCTTCATCATCGTAGCCGCTGTAGCTGCCTGTGATGTTTTCGTCCTCGTCGTTGTTTTTGCCGAACAGCGCCATTCGTGCTGTCCTCCTTTGTTGGTTTGTTGGGTTTGTATATTGTGTTTGTTTTACCACATGTGGGGTGTGGTTTTATTTGTCGTTGAAGGTGTATCCACCGCCACCTGGAGTGTATGCGCCTTTGACTTTTTCCAGTTGTTTAACGATTTCCTCGACGACAAGCTGTGTCTTTTTGTTTTTGTTTGCTTTGTCGTCGGGATGAATGTTCAGTCGGGAGAGGATGCTATTAAGGCGTGTCTCCTGGTCTTTGCCGTTTGCCGATGCCAGCACATCTACGATGAGGCTCAGTGCGTCTTTTTCGTGGGGTGTGGCGTAGTCAAAGTTACTGTTGTCGGTGGTTTTCTTGTCTTTGAGTGCATCGCGGACAAGTTTGCGGACCTCGGAGGTTTTCACGCCACCGTCTTTGTCTTTCTCTAGCCCTTTGAATGCGTCGAAAAGTCGTTGACTGTAGTCGCGCATGGCATCAATTTTGTTCATGTTTCCGGTGCCGTCGAAGCGTTGCGGTTTCAGCGATGGGGTGCCGTCGAAGCGTTGCGTGTCGCCGTCGTCTTTGGTGGCGTGGTGCCCGTTGTTGGCGATGACTCGTGACGCTGTTTCACCCTTGTTGTCCACCAATGTATTGATGTAGTCAAGTTTGGTTTTCTCATCGTAGGGCTGTTTCATGACTATGCGGATTTCGTCTAGCAAGTCAATGGTTGACGATGGGTGTTTTTCCACAATGGTTTTCATTGTGTTTTCCACGTCGCTGATGCCGGTGTCCTTATTTTTGAGGGTGTCGGCAAGCGCTTTACGGGCCTCGTTGTCGATGTCCTCGACGGACTGTTTCGGACTGTCGGTGCTGGCGGGTTTGTCCTGTTCCACGATGGTAACTGTTGGTTCCTCTGGTTTTGGTTGCTGGACCACAGTAACAGGGGTGGATGGTTTCTCAGTGACCGTGATGGTTTGCTGAGGTTGTTCCACTGGTTTCGCTTCTACTGTTTGTTGTGGTTGCTCAGCTGGTTTGGGTGCTGGTTGTGCCTCCACTTTTGGTTGCTCTTGCTGCGGCACAGGAACGGGCGCTGCCGGGGCAGAAGCAGGGGCAGCTTGCGGCTGAATCGGTGGTTCAGGATTCGGGGCCGGTGTCGGTGCGGGAGAAGGGGCAGGCGCGGCAGCAGGAGCAGCGCCCGGTACCGGCGCCGGTGGTTGCGGTTGCACAGGGGCGGGCGCGGGGGCGGCTTGCGGCTGAATCGGTGCTTGTCCCTGTGCCTGTGGAGCGTCGCCGCCTTCCCTGTCTTCACATGCCAAACCATCCCCATCAGGATCTAGTGTGATTCGGTAACCAGGCTGATCTTTACCCAATGGCGCTTTGCCTTGGTTTTTCACTTCCGCGCAGTTGGCAAAGTACACGTCTTGAGGCGGCAGGTCTTGGAGCAGCGTCGGGGCATGCGGCGATAGGGCGCTATCACGTTTGGCATCACCTGGTAGCGGCTCCCCTTTTTTCAGCAGGTCTAGTTCTTCTTTGGTGGGCAGTGGGTTAATCGGCGGTGGGGTGCGGTTCTTGCCTTTTGTTAATTCACGCACCTGCTCCACCGTCGGCAGCGGGTTCACCGGTGGTGGGGTAGCTGCCACTGCGGTTGATTGCCCTATGACGGTACCGGCGGCAAGTGCCGCCAACACTACGGTTTTCTTACTGATAATCCTCACTGGTTTTCCTTATTTTTTGTTAAGCATGTTAGCTTACCCATTTTACCACGGTCACCAGTGAGGAAACTCCCCCGAAACCCCCGAACCAGCGCAACCCCTACTTCCCGCACTGGACTTTAGGCGAGTTCCCCTCAGACGTTTCCTGCGTCTCCACACGCCCATCACGATAGATAGTGCAGGTAATCTTACCTGTTCCCGATGCCGCCACACCAACAATGGGTTTCACGTCAGCTTTCATGCCAACTTCCTTCTTCCAGGGAAACTTGATGTCTTCCTGGGAAAGCGGCTTGCCTTCACCATCAAGCCACGACGCGGACGCAGCCTTAATGTCACCCTCTTTGGTGATTTCATATCCGACGACGGACCCGCCATCTGGCACGGCAACTTGTTTCACCTCTGGTGGTTCAGCAATGGTGTCTCCCTGCGTTGCCGACGAGATGACTTGCTCACCAGCCTGTACTTTTTCGCTGGTTGTTCCGCTCGGGATGCTTTCATGGTTTACCCCACCCAGATAGTATCCACCCATGAATACGGACACAATTCCCACAACACCTGCAGCGAATTTCCAGGCGAAACCCACGATGCCTTTTGTTGTGGGGTCTAGTTTGTTGGGGTCAGGTTTCGGCAACTCTACAGGATCGTCGATAAGGTCAATCGACGGAGGGTATTCCCCCATTCCGCCACCGGCGTTCCGGTTGTAGGCTTTCTGCCGAGCAATACGATCAGCAGTGTCATCGTATTCCTCGTACCCTTCCCCGTTTTGGTATCGAGCCATCTACAACCTCCCCTCAGAATCCACCAAAAGCTGCGCACATTGCTGCTGTCAAAGCAGCGGATTGTGAGGCTTGAACAGCGGATTGTTCTTCTCGCCGTTGTCGCCTTCTGCGGCGTTCGTCTTCATCACGCCACTCTGCGGCACGCCGACGATCTGCATCATGATTAGCGCATTTCCTGCCACTTTTCCTACACATTCTTCTACTCCTTTTAGGTGGTTTTGATCTTTTTAGTGTTTAGACCCTCATTGACAGAGTTGCCTGTATTGAGTATAGCAGCTGCTCTTCTGGTTGTGAAGCAGAACGCCCTGATGCCACAACGTTCAATGGGGTTATCATATCCATCACTAAGCGATCCACGGCGGCGATATTGTTGTGGATGTGGTCAAGGCATTTGCGGGCAATATTCGCGGCGAACGCCACTACACAATGATTCATCTTCTCATTGGCGGGCGACATTTTCTGCGACTGCGACAACAGATCACGGTGCTGTGACCGCAGTCCAAAAATCGTCGCCTCAACAAGGTTCAACTCTTCCGAATCGGTGACCCCACCCCAGTAAGTAAACCACTCCGACCCCAGTGTTCCAAATAACGCCATGCGCTGTGATGAATCCAGGGACCATGCGCACTGCACAATACTGTGCACCTGGTCGCTGTAGGGCGTGTCGTTGGTCGTAGAGTCGTTTTTTTTACCGAGCTTTAACCCTTTGTTTGACATTCGAGACTCTAGCACGGGGACAGACATGCCTGTATTGTTCGCTGCAGCTGTCAACAATGATGTGCGAGCGTCGATAAGCGTCAAAGACTGGTACGACATGGTAAGCCACGTCATAAACTGGTTTTCTGGCATGGATTGGTACGCCAATGCCACCAAACCTGCGATCAAATCACCTGCGGATCCAACAATACGACGAAACCCCTCTGTGTCGCTTTTGGCGGCATCCCACGGGTCCAGCCCACCGCCCATAACGCATAGTCTTGTTCTGGGAACATAGTTGGCAACCCACGCTGCCTTCAACGCGGCATCCCGCCCCGCGCTGTCGCCGTCGAACAGCACTGTTAGCTCCTCTACACCGCGAACCAGAAACTCATGGTCCCGACCAAACGCAGTGCCACACACAGCAACCCCCACCGTGTCAGGCCCCAGCGCTGACGACACGGCAATGGCATCTAGGTTACCTTCACACACCACCACCTGGCGCGCTCCTTTGAGTTGATGTGCACCGTAAAGGCTGGTTGATTTGTCGAATATGGTGGTTGCGCGGGTGTTGATGTATTTGCTGTCGGGGTTGGTGCAGTTGATGTTTGGGATTGCGCGGGCGGAGAAGGATTGTACTTGTTTGTTGTGGTTGATGATGGGGAAGAGGATTCTTCCGCGCATGGGGACGTAGAGTTCGTTGTTGTTTTTGGATTTGTTGGCCATGCCTGTGGCGATGGCGATGGTGGGGTTGTTATCGCAGGCTTGCATGACTATTTCGAGCGCTTGTTTGGGGTTGGGTGGCATGAGTCCTAGTCCCCATGTGCGCATTTCTTGGTAGGTCATGCCGCGTTGCCATAAGTAGTCGAGTGCTGCTGCTGAGTGGGGGTCTTGCTCCGACATGAGGTAGGTGTGGCAGGGTTTTGCGATTGCGCGCATTGCCTGGTAGAGGGTTTGTTTTTTGATGCCGTTGTTTTGCGCCAGTAGCTCATCGGGGATGGTGATGTTGTGGGCGTGTGCTAGGTCTTCTGCTGCATCAAGGGGGTTGTCTATTTGGTTGAGGATTTGGTGCAGGGTGATGATGTCGCCGTGCTCTTGCCCGTGGGAGAATACGCGGAAGTAGCCTGTTGATTCGTCGAGCATCATGGCGGTGGGGTTGCTGCCGCCTGCGATGATGTTGTTGCAGCGCCATGTGTCGCCGTGGCTTTGTTTCAGGCTTTGGGTGTTGGGGTGGGATTCAACATAGTCTTTGATGTTGATGTTCGCCTTGATGAAAGAAAAAAGCGTGTCCTTTGTCACGTTTGTTGGTGTTTCCTTTCGTGGTGCCCATTTCCCTTGTTTTTTGGGTGGTGTGTCTATCGTGTTCTTGCTTTTTACGATAGCCTCATTGCGGCGGGTGTGGCAAGGTGACTCGGCAACAGCCGAGGTTTTCTAGGTGGTTGGTGCCGATGGGGGAAATCCCGGCGCGGCGGGCGGCAAGGTTATTTATTTTGCATTTCTGCGAGGCGTTGTCTGAGTTCCGCTTTGAGTGCTGCTTCTTGTTCAATTGCGGTGCGTATTTGTCCTACGACGCGCCTGATTCCGCCTTCTTCTTTGAGGTCTTCATCTGTGCAGCTGAGGACACGCCACCCCATTGATGCCAGTTCGCTGCGTATCCTGCCGTCTTTTTGCACTTTGTCGCGGCGGGTGTCGATGATGTGGTTTTCTAGGTCTTTTGATTCTGCGATGTCGCGGAGTAGTTCTTTGTCGTCTTTGACGCTGTGCCAGTAGGCGCCATCCATGAAGAAAGCAATGCGGTATTCCTCCCAGGTGAAGTCGGGGGTTGTGAGTTCGGTGCCGTCTTCTCTTCTGAATACGTGGTTTCGGTCTGGGAGGGGGGTGATGTTTTGGTTGACCATTTCCGCCCATAGCCATTCTTCTGGTTCTGAGGTGGTTTTCAGGGCTTTGTCGGCTTTGATGTAGGAGTTGGCGATGCGTACCGCGTCTAGGGCTTGGAAGACCCTGCTGAATGCTTCAACGTCGCTGTAGCGGATGTGTTTGATGATCCATTTGTCTTCTTCTAGTTTTTCCGCTTTGTCACCATCTAGGCAGATGCCAAATTTCATCGACGGCACGGCTATGGATACATGGGTGTGTTTGTCTGGTTCCCACCCCAGTTCCAGGTCTGCTGGGTTTACCCCCAGTAGTACGAGTGCGTGGAGCATGGATTGCACGGGGTGCTGGTCGTTTGGTTGTGGTGGTGGTTGGGTTTTCTTTTTCGCCATGCTTCTTGTTGTCCTGCCCTATTGGGGTGCTCTTATGGTGTTTCTTTTGTTGTGGTTTGCTGTTGGTGGCGTGGTGCCTGGGTTTTGCCGTGGCACGGGGTGTGCGGCGTGGCGGATGTGACTAGTCTTCAAAGATACTGTCGTCCCCGTCGTCTGCGAAAATACTTCCATCAGAGTAAGCGTCATCACTGGTGGTGTCAGTGGTGCTGGTGTTCCAGCTTTGGAAGTGTTCACCATGTGGGGCGCTGCCCACACCGGCGGCGGCGAGGTCGTCACTGTCCCCTGTGCTCGTTGGGGTTGCTGGGGTTCCTGTCGTGGGTGCTGCCTGCGGCGCGACGGGCCTACCGGTGGTTGGGGTGGTGGACTCATCCCGCACATTGCTTGTCGCCTCGTTGTCTGGTTTCTTGTTGGCGATGATGGTGCAGATTTTCATGATGTGCGGCGGGATGTCGCTGTAGTCAAGGTTCTGGTAAAACTCAAAGATGCTACCCGCATGGGGGTAGGGGTCCATGCGGCGGATAATGGTGCGCGTCGGCTCGGGCTGTGAATCAACAAGGGTCTGCAGGATTGTGCGACTATGGTACTCGGTAGCAATGCGCCGCAGTGTTTTCTTAGGGTCAATACCTTCTGCTGACAGTTTGCTGAATGCTAGTTCTTCACTCCATCCAGGAAGTGCGCCTAAAAGGATGTAGGTTTGGGTTTGCCCCAGTGCTTTATGGCGGTTTTCGTTCTGCACGTAGGTGAGCAGGTCATCTATGCTGATTTCCTTGTTGATGACCTTGTTGATGTATTCCTTTTTAACCCGGGCTGATTCCCTGCCGAGTTCAGTGTCTTCCCATTTGAGCATGTGATACTAGTCTCCTTCCAAGTGTGGTGTTTTTAGTGTTGATGGTTGCGTGCATCTAGGGTGTTGATAACCTTATGAAGCCTTATGGCGGGCCTATGTGAAACAGCGCTGCAGCATATTTAGGTGCGCCACCAATAGGGGTTTCGTCATCTCCTCTGGCGGCGGTGCCTGATTGATGGTTTTGCAAAACAACGCCACATTTGTGACCCTACGTGCCGCTTTCTGGTGGTAAAACCCAGCTTCACCGGTTTTTGACAACGCCAGCACAACCTTATGCAGGAAGTTGCTTAGCGCTGTCGCCACGGGGATTAACTTGCTGCTGGGCATACCACCAATGATCCCCGCGATCTCTTCCATGCTTCCCGGCGCGGCGGTGTTACTAATGTGGTCAAGGATGCGTATCACGTAGTCGTGTTCAGGGGCGGGGGTATATGGTTCCGCCACGCCGGTGGCGTTGAGGCATAACGCCGCTGTGAGCAGCATGAGGGGGTCTTTATACTGCTCTGTTAGGTGAGTGAGGGTGGTTTTGCTGAGTTTCATGCCGAAACCATCAGGAGTGACCAACAGTGCACCCCATTCCTTAATGGTCGCGGGCGGGTTGATGACGGTGGTGTTGGGGAAAAGGTTTTTCGTCATGTTTGTTGTGACAAGAAGCACTTTTTCCCATTGGCTGGGGTGCCTGGTGATTTCCTCTAGGTCTTTCTTTGAGCGTCCCTCATGGTCAAGGATGATAAGTACCGGCGGGGCAAACAGACCCGGCGCGGGTATATGTTCGTCTGCGAATACGGTTACCCCGCTGGTTGCTTTTTGGGTGGCGTGAATGTTGGGTGTTGCCCACACCAAATCGGGGGTTTGAACAATGGTTAACTGACCCATTTTTCACGGTTCTCCCTAATATGGGCGATACAGCGCCCTGTGAGTTCCCGGATGGTGCGGCGCACACTTCCGTTGACTTTCTCCCACTTGATGTCACCTCTCGTGCGGGACTCTAGGTAAGGGTCAAACCCCAACAGGAAACCGCCCTGAGTGTTGTCTTTTAGGTATTCCAGCACATCGTCAGATAGTTCCTCATCTTGTGTTTTCTGCACGACGCAGGCAAATATGGGGGATGTGCCGTTGGTTTCCTTCACGTCTTCCACCTCATCGGCGGCTTCCTGCAGCGTGATGGTTGCAGGCAAAGCAAGCACAATGACTTCTGAGTCTTCCAATACCCTGTATTTCGCGGGGTCTTGCTCGGTTGACGCATCACAGTCCGCAATGATGAGGCTGTAAAGCCCACGCATGTTGGCAAGAATCGCCCCTGTTTCCTGCGCCGTGGGGTGCGCGATACGCAGCTGGACTGGGGAACTATTCGACAGGATGAACTCTCCGCCCATCACACCAACAATGGTGTATTCACTGGCGGGGATTTGCGCGCCGGGGTTTTTCTTGATGGCGCGCACGAGGTCAATCATGGACACGTTGATGTCGTTTTGTCGGTTATGGCGGGGGGCTAGCGATACAGTTCTGTTGTCTGCGCCCAGGTCTATCGACACAACAGGGCGGCTTTCGATTCCACGGTTTTCGCTGAGTGCGGCGCTGAGTAGCCGCGTGATTACTGTTCCACCGGTGCCGATTTTTTGCGACAACACGGTAATCACTGCTGGTATGTCGTTTTCTTTGGGGAAGGGTGTTCGTATTGATTGGAAAACCTCAATGGAATGCTGGCGGCGTTCCCTTTCGGCTTTCCTTCGTTGCTTTTCCGCCTCAATCAGTTCCTCGTCGTCTTGTTTGCTAAACCAGCCTTTTTTCGGCAGTTCAAAAGGGGTTCCTTTGGGGGTTATGGGCATGTCCCTGATGTATTTGGGGAGGCGTTTAAGGTAGGCGATTTGTTTTTGTTGCTCCCTGTATCTGCGGTTTTCTTCCTCCCTCTCCCTCCTGCGGCGCATTCTTGCTTCACGTTTCGCGGCTTCTATGGTTTCTTGTTCGCGCTGCTTTTCCAGGCGTTGTTGTTCGCGTTTCTTTTCGCGCTGCTCCTCCTCAATTTCCCATGAGGTTTTAATGAGTTGCCCATCCTCGTCGTAGACGGCACCCACGTTTTCCTGGTTGGCTTCTGGGTATTCCGCCAGGTTTTCTTCCAGCTTTTCTTCATTGTTGGTGTTGGCGCTCATCGTTGTTTTTCCTTAAATGTCTCTTTGTTTCCTAATGCGTGTTTGAGGGGGGCGGAGGTTATGGGGCGCACTTCTTGGCGCAGGTGTGTAACACGGCTTTTAGTCTTCCATAAGGTCACTTACCGTTAGATCCCCGCCAGCGCCCATACTGGTGTCGTGCTCTGGTGGCGCGTCGTGTTGGTCTCCCCTATTGGGTATTGGTAGTGTTTGCGTTGGAGGTGTCATTGTGCTCATTTTTATCAATTTCCGCACATCGTCGTACCCGTCGCTGGCGATCTCGTCGTTTTCCCACAGAACCTCCCCATCGGAGTTAACGATGCGGGTCCAGGTAGTTTCATGGTATTGGGTGTAGTTGTTGATTTCCTCCACCACGATACGATCCGTGGTTATCGACGTACCCGACTCGTAGAAATCCAGACCGTTTCCCTCGGGAAGGATGGAGGCCGGCGCCATGTCCGCAACGAACGTGCCTTCTTCCGTGGTATACACCACTAGGGGTTTTGGGCTGGTGATGGGGACGCGGTGCCCCTTTCCTGGGATTATCATGTGACCGTCCTGCGCGCGGCACATCATCACATCCTGCACATTGGGGTCTTTTTTCAACTCCTCGACAGCTTGGTAGCATGCGTCATCAATGTGGGCTTGCGACGTTTCAGCGTCCCCCGTTTTGATGCCTTTGGTAGCGCGGAGTAGCCGCGTCACGGTTTTTCTTCCCAGCCCACCGCTCGACTCTGCAAGCTGTACCGCCACATGTGTTTTCGCAGGCGTGAACATCCTGAACGGTCGTGAAAAGAACGTGGCGGCGTTTTTCAACCTGGACCAATAAAAGTCGTTGAAATTACTTCCGCGATCCTTCATCCCCGCATGGTGATTGCAATAAGGGTAGGTGGGGTTTTTCAACGCCACCATCTTTTTGCATCCCGGTAGTTTACATTCTCTTGACGTTTGTTGTGCCATACCCCTTATTTATACCCTTTGACTCCCTTGGTTTGCTGCCTGATTCTGTTGTTGCTGTTGGGCGGCGTTGTGCTTGTTCCACAGCCATGACGACAAGCACCACATGAGCACCAAAAGGCTCACCCCTGTGGTGTCCCCATCGGTGGCGCGGGAGTAGTTATGGTTTTGGTTCATGGATTCACCCATGACGTGCGCCACGAAATCATCCCCCAGCTGGAAATGCCCCGCAATGGTTTTTACGGCACCCGCGATAGGCCCCGTGTTGTTTAGCAGGGCTGCGACGATGAATTTCTTATCGGAGTCGCTGAGTTGAATAATGGGTACCTCGCGGGTGGCGACACGCTGAATCGCGGGATCCAACACATGATTAGGGTACGGTTTGCCATCCGCCTTGCGGGTGAAGTCGATAGCCCATCGTCCCTCGTTTTTGTTTTTGGTTACCTTCTCAATGATCGCGGGCGCACCCAGCGCCGACATCGCATCATACGCCACAGAACGGGCGAGGGCTTGCTGGTAGAACACTGTTCTACTGCGGGAGTTTAGACACAGGAAGTCTGTGTCGATGTGCTGGTTTTCCATATTGTTTCCCTGCCCGCCTTTTTTCGTGAAGCTTTGGGCAGTAAAGAACAGCCGTGCTTTGGTGCCAAGGTACTTGCCGTCCTGATAGTGGCGGTCAAAGAACCTGATGTCAAGCATCTCTTCCGCCCGGAAATGCCTGGTCTGATATTCCTCTTCCTCGCCGTTGCGGTACCGCTGGTTTTTGACCATTTCCTCAACAAAAAGGAACTGGCGGTCAAGTGACCACCCCAAGTTAGACACATGCGGGCACACCAGTCCGTACAACAGCTGCACGTCATGGTCTTTGCGCAGTACTTTCGGGATGTACTGCGAAAGATCCATCGTGTTATAGAACATTCCCCTTGCCATTTTGTACCTCCTAGCTGGTGTTTTGACGATTATTACGATTGTAGCATGAGGGTCAGACACGCCCGGCAGAGACCACAAAATAATGAGGTGAGTCCATGTCACCTAAGACAATGGCGAATCGTTTTTTCGCCGTGGGCGACACCGCCAATTCAAGGTTGCCGTCTTCCGGTGGGGTAAAACCTGAAAACAGGCCCAGCGACTTCTGGTCAACAGTAAACGCCACACCCTCACCATCAGTGTTGTCCACCACCACATCACACGGCATGGTGTCACTAAATGCTTCCCTCCCGTTGTTCTTGCTGCTTACGGTCACCTCGCCACCAATGTGGATAAACACCGTTTTGCTGGAGTCTGATAGGTTAACCGCGCTTTTCGCCAGGGAAACGAAACGCCGCTTGTTGACCTGGATACGCATGCTGGTTTCCTCAAAGTCATCCGCAAGGATTTTCTTAATGTTGACCAGCGAGAACTGGTTAATAGCCTCTTTGGTGGCGTTGATGCCGTGGAAGGAAAACACCGCCCCGTCGGGTTGTGCCATGCAGAGTTTCCTGCCAGCGTTTTCCGTCCACGCCTCCACAGTTCCGTCTACGATTTTCGTGGCGTTGGTGAGGCTGTTGTAGTCAGCGGCGAACAAGATAGGCGCGCCCCGTGTAGCGCCACCAGGGGCGTGTGCCAGTCCTTGCGAAACAGCGTATGCATAGGCTTCCCCTTCCTGCGTGGTGTAGATAAACACCCCTGTTGCCAGCATTCCTTGCGCTGAACGGTCGGTGTGGCGCGCCACGGCAACCTCGTTTACTGCCGCCCATAGTTGCGCGGTCTCTAGGGTGGTGGTTTCGTCTGGTTTTTCGGTAACCGGTTCTGGTAGCGCCGCGTGTGAGCCGTATTCCTGTGAAGGGAACGCGAGTTTCCTTCTTCCCTGCTTAACAGTGATCGTCCCGTCATGTTCGGTTAGTGTGGTTGCCCATGTGTCAGTAAGCGCGCGGGCGGTTTTCTCAAACTCTTTACCAATAACAGTAAATCCGCCTGTCTGGTTGATCGTTGCTGGTATCGGCATGTGTGCGGTACCAGTATCGCCCTCCGCGTCAACCCATACTTGTGTGCCGTCGTCATAGATGTGAAGCAGCCTGCGGTAGCTTTCTGTAGCGCTTGATGACAGCAATAGGCTTGCTTTGCGCACACAATCTACAAAAAGCTTTGGGTTATCGAAAACGTACTCAACCATAAATAAATCCTTTTAAATATTGCCCGCCCTCGTGCCAGCAAACAGCGCACAGACAAAAAGAGGGCTATCCAGTAGGGGCGCGGGATTCCCTCACTCATGATAACCCTGACTGCTACTGGCACACAATGACTTCCCGCGCACCACCCACCCCACCCGCACACTCACCTGGTTTTGGGTTAAGAAACACCCTTCCATGCAGAGGGAACTTCCATTGGGTTGACCGCACCGGCGAGCCTGGAAGTCATGATCACCTGGTCAATATCACCCGAGTTCACACTGTCCTCCAGCACTTTGTTGAACAATACTGCGGCTTCATCATCAACCATGCTCATTGGTTCGTCGAGAAGCAGGACGCTGAGGCTTTCTGTTGTTTGTAGCGCGGCGCCCAACGCCATTGCGCACGACACGCGGGCCTGCTCGCCGGACGAGAATGTTTTCACATCACGGGTGAGTGCCCCTTCCCCGTGGACGAAAAACAGCTCAGGTATGATTTTGCTTCCTCTGGTTGTTTCCCGCGTCTCAGGGCGAATGAGAAGCGAATCCGCACCGATTTTCAGCAGCACGTCATTAGCCGCGTCACACAGGCGCTTTGCTTCCGCATCAATTTTGACGCTAGCGATACCGCCTGGATCGGATGCCTGTACCAACACCTCCAGTGCCTGCACTCGCGCATCAAGCTTGGTGTATTCCTCTTCTAGTGTTTCTATGCGGTTGCGCATAATGGCGGCACGTTCACGCTCATGCAGATCCTTGGAATGCTGCGCCATGATTTCCGCAATGTTATCTACCTCGCGTCGTGTCTTAATGAGTTCTTCGTTGTTAACCTTGGCAATCTTGTTGGTGACTTCAACAATGCTTTGCGCAACGGGAAGGCTTGCCGCCTCCTCGTTGATTGCATTAATGCGCTGAACAATGCTTTCAGGTGTGTGTTGCGGCTGTTCAACAGGTTTTTCTACCAACTGGTCATAGTAGGTTTGGGCGGCGCGGCATTCCGCCTTAAGCTGCGCAATTGCATCAACGCTTAAGCCCAGTCCGTTGATGCGCTGCAGTTGTGCCTGTGCGTACTGGATGTAGGGCAGGGCCTCCTCCTGGGTGAGTCCCGCGCGACACATGGGGCACTCATCATTAGAAAGATGAGATAAGCGGTGAATATCGCTGGTGAGGAATTGCGCCTGGTACAGTTCCTCATCCGTTGGTAAGCCTTGTGTTTTCTGCACAAGTGCGTCGAGGTTTGAGCGGGCCGATTCCAGCTGTTGGGCATAGCTGTTGTAGTTCGCCCATTGCTGTTGTATATCAACCAACTGTGCCTGCAGCTCTTGTGTCTTTTGCCCCAGCTCGGCGGTTGCTGTGGCTTCTTCCTCCCTCAGTTTTTCCAGTTGCTCATGTAGGTGGCGCTTTTTGTCGTTGTCTTCCAGCTCTAGTTTTTGCGCTTTTGCCCGCGCGGCCCGCAGATCCTCATCATTAAAGGGGCAGTCCAACGTGTCCCCGAGGTGCGGGAGTGCTGCAAACTCCGCCTCGACGTGACGCAATTCGCTTTCTTTTTCTTTCAGTGTGCGTTTAGCTTCACGCCGCGCGGCGACCGCGCGTTTATGGACTTTCGCCCATTCCTCACCGTTCGGCAACAGCGCCGAAATGACAGCACGCCGATCAGCCGGGCTTGCCTTCATGATGGAGTCAATCTTGCCGGTGCCGTGCTGGTCAATGACAGACAAGGCAAGAAACACCGACGGATCTACGTCAAGAATCCGCCAGATTTCCTTCTGTGCTGCAGTAATTGAGGTTTTCTTAAACCTTCCGCGCTTCACAGTGAGTGTATGGTTGCCGCCACGGTCGGTGTCGGCATATACGCGATGAATCGTAACCTCATCGCCTTCATTATCCACCAGCTCTAATGTCACATCAGCCTGGTAGCAGGCTTTGTTCACCACAGAACCCATGTCCCCCGCCACGCGGGAAGACTCCTTGCCGAAAAGCGCCCACATGATGGCGTGCAGGACACTGGTCTTCCCGCTGCCGTTCTTGCCAACAATGGTGGTGAACTTGTTGTCGAATGTGAACGTAGTGGGCACTTCTGGGAAACTACCGAAACCGGCGATGGTTACGCTTTTAAAGAACACATTTAGCTCCTTGCTGAAAAATTGTTTACGACATAAAAACACCCCCGCACAGTCCCCATTTCGCTATGATCTTTGGGGTTGCGGGGGCGGAAAGAGAAACCCACAAACAGGGGCGCTGCTCCTTTAGAACGGAGCCTCCTCCCCGAACCCTGCCGCTGGGGTTTCAGTTGGAACCGCATTCTGGTTTGCTGGCGGCACCGGCGGGCGTGGCGTGGCAGCGCGGCGCGGCGGCGCGGCAGGCTGTTCCATTGGTTCCGCCTCCGGCAGCGGGGGTTGTTGCGACTCAGGAGAAGGGGCGGCTTGTGGTGTCTGTTGGGGCTGTGCGGGAGCAGCTTGCGGGACATATCCGCTATCCCACGGGTCGCCGCCTCCCTGTTGCTGCATCGGCGGCTGCCCAAAACCGCCCTGCGGTTGCTGGTTCTGCCATTGATTAGGAGCAGCTGCGGGAGCGCCCTGACCCTGGAAACCGCCACCGTAGTTCGGTTGACCAAACCCGCCCTGGAACCCACCTTGTGGCTGTTGGTTCTGCCACTGGTTCTGTGGGGCGGGGGCTGCATTACCCCAACCATCACCACCGTTGCTGTAACCGCCACCATTGTTATTGCTTGAGGCGCGGGTAACCTGTGCGGTAGCGAAACTCAAGGAAGGTCCAATCTCATCAACCTCAAGTTCAAAAACACTGCGGCGCTCACCCTCTTTGTTTTCGTAGGAGCGCTGGCGTAGTTTGCCCTGCACGATGACGCGCATACCCTTTGCCAGAGACTCAGCTACATGCTCAGCGGCTTGCCGCCACACACTGCAGCTGAGGAACATCGCCTCTCCGTCTTCCCACTGGTTTGTCTGCCGGTTGAAACGACGTGGGGTTGAGGCAATACGGAAGTTCGCCACTGCAGCGCCATTGGGGGTAAATCGCAGCTCTGGGTCAGATACCAAGTTGCCAACAACAGTGATGATTGTGTCGTTCAAATCGTTTTCCCTTCTAACACTGTATGAATATTGTGTGAGGGCGTTCCTCACTTCCCCCAATAGCCACAGCGAGACTACTAGGGTTTTTCCATGTCATTATACCTCCATTACCTGGTGGGTGGTCAAGTCCCTCCACTTCAAGCACCCAGTTAACGTAAGGTCCAATGATTCTGCTGCGGATTTTCTTGATTGTTGATTCATTCCACACGGGGCACCCGTAAATATGCGGGTTGCTGGTAAGCAGCGTGTTTCGACAGTGATTATAGGTCTTCTGATTAAGCGTGCCGAACGCATCCATTGACATGGAGACGATTCTTGCCACCAAGAGGTCATCTTGCGGACGGTCTGTGCGGGTTGCCGACGGTGCCAGCGGTAACATTCCGGTACTGTCAAACGGCTGTGCTGAGAGAATATCCCCGTTTTCTGGGAGGGATACAAGACCCTTGCCGAAAAAGCTGGTTGTCATGACTCTCATGCCGGGCTTGATGTATTTTGCGTACACGGCACCGTTTTTGGCTGTTTGAATGCGGGCTGCAGGTGTGCAGATAACAGTGTCTCCGCTAACGAATCGGACTTTGACAAGCCTGTCTGGGTTTTCCTCCCGCATGAAGTTGCTGAAACTTTTAAGGAACAAGGTATCTCCGCTGGAGGAGGCGCTGAACCCGCTTAAAACGTCATCTGGCTTAACAGTTCGTAGGGCAATGAGTCGCCCTGGGGACATGACCCGAGAGTGTTCCAGCACACCTGAGCGCTGCATCATGGTTTTTACTTACTTCCCTTCATCCAGTCGTCATCACCGTCGATGTGTTTTTTCGGGTCAAGGAGGATGCGGTCGTTTTCTGACACGCCGATTTGTTTCAAGCTAATGATCGCGGTGCTGTCGTCAGTGAACTTAGCTTCCACTGCAGGAGTGGGATCAGCTGCAGGATAATCCTCAGTGTCGGGCTTGTCTTCCTCTGATTCCTGCTCTACGTCATCAGCATCATTTTCTACGCCTGCATCCTCGGGGGAATCGCTGCCGTCCGCGTCATCCTCTTCACTATCTGGCAGTACGTTTACAATCTCTTCCGCATCATCATCCACCTCAGCAACTGCTTCTCCGCCAGCATCTAGAGAGTCAGCCTCATCTGCGCTGTTGTCTGCGTCGTTCACGCCAAGGGGTGTGTGATTGTCTGCTGGGTATTGTGCTGACACGCTACCCCAGTTGAATGTCTCAGAGATAGACTCAAAGGATTCCTCACCGTCTGACTCGTCGGTGCCTTCCGACTCAGTGTCCTCAGTGATTGCGTCCGCATCTGTATCATCGTCTGCGTCTTCCTTGCGGTGTCGCCCACCCAGCGTCGCGTCAGCGTCACCCACGATCTCTGTCCCCGTTTCTTCCACGGCAGGTGCGTCCGCGTCAACATCAGCAGGGGATTTCTCCCGATCTTCCGAAACAGCACCCAATGGAGACATCACACCAGCGGACGCTACCGTATCATTTACTGGCCGCTGGATACTATCACGTAGACGCTGGAAAAAACCGCGACGCGGCGCTTCATGCCTGCCACTAGCATCTGAGGGAGTATCGTCCACAGCGACGGCACCACTAGCCTGAGAATCAACCGCAGGCTGAATAGGGGATGACGGGGTTTCGTCGTTGTCCGCATCTTCTACAGCATCGTCTTCCACCTCGCGGTCATCGTCGCCACCATCAAGGAACTCAAAGCTATCCTCGTCCCCATCTGTCATTCCATAGTGCGATACTTCTGGGGTTTCCTCTGGGGTGTTAGGCTCAACAACCTCAGCGGCACCGTAAATGACGGCATCCTCGTAGCGCTTTTCGACGGCTTCCCGCTGGCGTGCCACGTTACGGGCTTCAAGCTCGGTGTCAATGATTTTTTGGTAGAACGGAATGACCTTGGACACAATGTATGCCGGTAGTCGCTTAATGTCTGATACGAAAGCGATGGCGGAGCTGATTTGAGCGGGGGTTTGTTTAAAGAAGAAACCTGGTCGTGGTTCCTCATCAAGTGCGAACTGCACGGCATCCTCAATGTTGTCAACCATTGTGAAGTTGCAGGCGAACTTGTCAATTTTGTTGGGGTCGGTGATGGGGGTGCCGTCTTTTGTTTTCAGCAACGGGTTAGGCCCGGCGCAGACCTGCAGGAACTCCCACCCTTTATCGAATCCGACGGGATCGATGTACACATACAGGTACTCCCTGAAAACCTCTTCCATCCTGTTGGTTTTCTTGTTGCGTTCCTTGCGGGGGAAGTCAAACCGACCATAGTATGACCACCCGATTTCACGCAGGATCTGGTTCTTGTCGTGTTCCCGCTGGGGATTATCTTGATCCGCCATGTAAAAGACCACTTTATTCGCAATGTATTCGGAGAACTCAATGATCTTTTGGCAGCTTTCAATTTTAATATCGCTGTCCTCGTGCGGGATGTACATGCTTTCCAGGGTTTCCTGTAGCGCATGTTCAACAGTGTGATCAATCCTGGCGGAACGCTGGAACGTGTTCTGAATGTAGTAGCGTGTGAGGGCTTCCACTGCTTGCTGGTTTTTCTCAATGAAGGATGAACTCATATTTTTCTTGTCCCTTTGTTTTCTTTCTGTTTAGTTTCCAATTGCCCTGAGCGGCATCCAATTGTAGCCTTGTGGGCGTGGCGTGGGGCCTTCACCATCCCATTGGGTGACTGTTTCAAGCCATGAGGTGAAATGCCCCAAATGGTCGGTTACCATCATATCCTGCTCCACCAACGACATGATATTACGCCCGTAGCGTTTGCTGCGAATACGGGAGTCTAAGACAGCGATTCCGCCTTTGTCTTTGACTGATCTCATGAGCCTGCCGCAGCCCTGCGCCATCATTTGTTTAGCATGGTTGACAGTCACTGTCATGAACTCGTTGTCGCCGCGTATTTTCGCTGCTTTGCACATAGCGTTGGTCACATGGTCAGTGACGATGGGGAACATGATTTTATCCAGCACGACAAGCTGCAGCGAGTCACCTGGAACGTCGAAACCTTCCCAAAATGATTTTGTACCAATAAGGATAGAGGATTCAAAATTGGCGAAACCCTCAATCTTCTCTTTGCGTGACATGGTGTCATCATCCTGGGTGTAGATACGGTGCCCCAGTGGGCGCAGCGCATCATCATAGTCGCGGATTCGTTTCAACGACGTGGTGAGAATCAGCGCCCGCCCACCGGCGGCGCGCACCATGTCAACCACCATTCGTATCGTGCGCTGCTCCCAACCCTTCTGAGTGGGGTCGGTTTCCCACCCCTGGGGAATCAGCATTTTGCACCTACCGAAATCAAACGGAGTACCAACCTCAATGTGTTGAACATCACATCGAACCCCGATGCCGCGCACATCATCGTAGGTGATGGTTCCAGAACAGAAAATCACCCGTGACGTGGATCCGTTCTCTGGTGATGCCACAGAATGCAACGCCAAACGGAAATCATCAGTGAAAATCTTCGACACATGCATCACCGTCCGCTGCCCCACCTTTTCTGTGGACACATCATGAGTGGGGACTTTACGTTTCAACCCGTCACGGCTGGTGATCATCGTCATACTAGAGATAGCCTCCAGGAAATCCTTGCACGCCTGCACCGCGTTTTTCATCGCTGGTGTCTGTTCCGCCTGCTCCGCTAAAACGGCACTCATCAAACCCTGAGTAGCGTCAGCAATCGGCCTGCGAGTGCGCTTATTGTTCGGCATGCTGTCGAACTCCTCAACAGCACGGTTGAAAGCATCAACCATTTTCTTGGCGTTTTTCACACCCGTGGACATCACTGCCCTCGTCGGGGTTTCAGGTGACCCTGCAGCCAAAATAATAGAATGCGCATGATGCGCCTCATCGAACACAATGGTCCGATCATGAAACACAGACGTTGCAGGATTGACGTTATTCCACACATCTGAGGCAACAAGCGACGTGTTCACTACCAGGATTGTTGCCTGCCCAGCCAACCATTTCGCCAGCAAATAAGAATCACGATTAATGTTCGACTGTGACTTATCCTTATCAAAACCACTGGCCTTTTTCGCATCAGGATTACCCCACGTGATTTTCATGCGGATATTGTCAGGCAACTCCGCCAAACCACTTTCCTGATCATGACTTTTCCGATTCGGCTCCTCCAGCATCATTTCACAGTCAGCAACAAGCTTACGAACCCTGTCAATATCCTCATTGCTAACCTTACCCCCAAAAAGACCCGCATTATGACTCGCCAACCACTTCCGCGCAAGCTCAATGCACAAATAGTTATCTTTCCCTTTCAGCAAGTAATAGGAAACATCAACCTTATACAAACGCTGAACATTCCGAACAAACTCAGGCAATTCTTCCCCAATAATCTGCTCCTGCAGCGCCTTCGTAGACGTAGACACAGCCATACGCCCATACGGCAACGCAGCACACAAATACCCCAAAGTCTTACCCGTGCCAACCGGCGCAGACACCAAAGTATCCACCCAACTCTGATCCATACGCCGCAACGACGAATCCATCTGCTGAACCATACTCATCTGCGGCGGGCGAACACCCCAACCCCTCAGCTGACAAATATCACCAAGGATCTTCTCACCACTTTTAGGTATCACTTAAATTCTATTTTCCTTCATTGTTCAATTGACTCATCTTCTCAACTATAAACGCCCACTGCTCATCATTTCCAGTCCACAAAACCTCATCACCAATCAAAAACACCGCAGCATCATAAGAAGTCACATCATGACACAACACATGACAAAACTCATTCACAGTCATCGTCACCCACGGATCATCCTTAAACCGATTCCGCGTATGACACACAAACCGCGCCCCACCATCAACACACCTAGCCACAGCATCCAACACCCCCTGCCCCCGCTCAGGCTTCACCCGCACAACCTCACCAATATCCACCCCAAACCCATCAACCATCATACTCAACGGAGCAGTAACCCAATGATAAACACCGATCTTCTTACCCCCCACATTGTCCCACCTCACGCCCTTACGCTTATGCGCAACCACGCACAAACCCGTCCCCGCATTCCCAGCCTCCCGAACAGCCTCACCCCACCACGAACCCAACGACACAGAAGCCTCATTCTTACACTCAACCACCACCGGCTTTCCATTATGACGAACCCCATCAATATCCCCCGTATCATTCTTACCCTTCGTAAAAGCCCGCGACACATACTCATCACGCAACAAATACGCCATAGTATCCGCAACACACATCTCAAAATCCGCGCCCGCAGCACGCGCAGTACGCCTACTCCGCCCCAACGTCCAACCCCCTAAACGCATCAGCCACCAAACGATCCATCATGGCGCGCCGGGCCTGGATTGCCTGCTCATTGGTGAGCTTTTCCATTGCTTGCCTATCCTTTTTTATTCGTGATTCCATTTTCCCTGCTCTGGGTATCAGACTGTGCACAGCGCTTCCCGTGCGCAGGTCACCCACCCTGACACCGCCAGAGTAGATGGTGAGTGCATCACGAGAAACCTCAATGCCTGATATTTTCAGCCACCCGTCGCCATCGATGGCGACGAGGCAGTTTTCGTACAGTTCCTCAATTGGGTAGCTCTTTTTCTCATCATATAGTTCCAGGTAGTTGTCCGGCAATTCCAGGAACTCCCAATGTGATTCAGGGCCTTGCGTGGCGAGTTTGTCTAGTGTTCCTGGTGTGAAGATCCGCAAGAGCCGTTCCCTGTGGTCTTCCGTTGGGGTTGCGTCGCCCTGGAGGATGTAAATCATGTGCTGGCATGGGATGCCGGTAACTCCAGCCCAGTAGGTGATTTGCGCGGGGGTGAGGATGTCTGTGTACTCTGCCAGGGCTGGGTGCATATATCCAAGCGCTGTGGGGGTGTCGTCTGCCCATCTTCTGGAGTTCTTTTCGGTGAACTCTGGTGGCTTTTCCTCATCTTCCCCCGCCCAGATGTCTGGGTTTGTCATGTGCGTTTCCTGCGGCGCCACATGATTTTCGCCCGTGTCGCGGGCGTGACATACCTAACCCCCGACATGGTGTCTGTTTTGGTGTACCCCAAGGACTGCGCCAGATGGTCGAACAGTTCCTCCCGATATTCTGGTGTTGTTCCCCCGAAAACCCCATATTTGTCGTAATCTAGTCTCAAATCGTCGCTTTTCCTTCTATGCGGCGGCATGGGGCGCGATAATGATTCCGACATGCACTGTGTTTTAAATGGGCAACGATCACATATCTTCTTGGCTTTCTCCTGCGCCTCTAGCGACTTCTCCAACGCCGCCTTATATGCTTTCTCCCCTTTCGGTGTAGGGGGATATTCTTCACGGTCAGGGCGGAAAGCCTTATCGAAAATGTCAATGACCCTATCGTTTTCGCCGCATGGGGCTTCATCAATAGGGTCACGTTCTTCTTCGTCGCTGAAAATGTAGTCCAATACGTTTTTCAGGTCTTTTCTCCGCTGCTTTTCGGCGGGGGTTTGTGTTCTTTTGTTGTGTTTTTGTTTTCTCGTCACACGTACTGCCTTTTTGAAATTGTCTTAGAACCTTAGCTGTTCCTCTGCTATCGACAATTAATTTTAAGGCGCGCAAGGGGGTAGTGTCAATACCCCCTTGCTTATTTTTAATCAAGCAATTTTCGACCAGGCACCTGCACCAATTTTTGACGGTTCCCACTCATCAATGGTGTTTTCATCCCGCCTGACAGAAAGCCGTTCCCATTTACCCTTGTTGGGAAGTTTCATGTCATGAATTTTCACCACATACGCCCACACAGCAATCAGAATTGCTGGTAGGAAAATGAACCACACTGCAGCGAACCACGGCGCGCCCGTCAATGCCCCCAGGACAATTCCCATTGTGATCCAAATGGGTTGTAGTAGGAGACAGAATCCCCACGCCCCGCGTGGCACGTCACGATTCAACCCAGACATGATTTTCACTTGCTCACTGAGTTTGTCATAGGCTTGCCCCCGGAGTTTGATTTCGCGGCGGCGGTTTTCCTCTTCCCACCTGTCCTGCATGGTTTGGGCACCCCATAACCTGTACCCGCGATAACCCTCACGGAAACCCATCCATAGGGGGAACAAATACGCAGCGTAACCGGCAAGAACAATGAAGTCCATGCCAGGATTATCTGGGCGTACCGCGCTTAAATCACGAGAGATATACACGCACGCAATAACAAGGGCACTCAGAACAACAAGGGTAAGCATGTAAGACAGGAGGATCTTCCACTGATGTTGACCAAACAGCCACAGCGCGTATTTGACTCCCTTAAGCGGCAGAACCAACAACGCGGCGCACAGTCCCACGATAAACGACAGGAGCGCCGGGAGAGCGATACTCCCTAAAGACCACATTGCCATGTTGGTGTTGCTTCCTGCGACCTCTGGGAGAGTGATTTTGCCGTAGACAAGCCCAACATGAACTAGTGCCAGCGGCACAGATGCTAGAACCACATTAGATCCCGCAACAACAGCTGATCGGCGTGCGCCTTTCGGCACGCCTGCTTTCCATAAAGAGGGTTTTTTCTGTGGTTTTTCTTCTTTGTTCTTATTCTTTTTTAGTTTCAGCACTTTATGTTTTCCTCGCAGTGTTCTGGCATATCATACGGAAAGGGCACTATCTCCAAAAGTATTAAACAATAACTACACGGAGATGGTGCCCTTTTGCTTAAAGTCCGTTGTTACACTTTAATCGCTTCCAGAATGGAAATCACTTCACGAATATCAGATGGGTTTTTCGCAATGATCGCATCAGCAAACATGGCAATATCGTTTGCGTCTGGATTCCTGCGTGGAAGCTTCACAGCTTCCTCTGGTTCATCGCGGTTGTCGTTCACGTCGCCCAGCAGTTTAGTCAGCGAGCTTTGGTTAGCATCACTGAGGGCGTTGATACTTGATGCCATAGCGGCACCGTCGCGGAACGACAGGCTTTCGCCATTCTCGTACTTTTCAAGAACCGGTCCGATAACGTCCTTGATGATAGACACGTCAGCGTCTGACTCGGCAATGGTGGCCGCCACTTTAGCGTCTTTTGTTGCAGGCATGATGCCAAAGAAGGACCGAACCGCTGGGAAGAATTTACTTTCCTTGACCTCGCTTAGTTTGAGTGCAACTTCGATGCCCTTCTCAAACTGTGCTTGCGTGTAGGTGCGGGCTGTGCTTGCACCTGCGGCGCGGCGTTTCTTAGTTCCGCTCTTTTTTCCTTTGGCAGGAGCTTTCGGTGTGCCGCTGGCAGTTTCCTGCTCTTCCTCCGTATTCGAGTCAACCTCATCCTCCTCTGCGTCGGAATCATCGGCATTGATGCCTTCTTCCACAGCGGTTGTGCTCTCTGCTTTGTAGTCGAACTGCTCGCCTTCGGATTCTTGCTTGTCGCCGCCATCGTCTACACCGGACACGGCGGTTTCACTTGGTGAAGCTTCTGCTGGCGTGGACTCTCCCCATGTGTTGGTGCTGGAACTCACCGATCCTGAGTAGCTGGTGTCGCTGGTGGACTCTTCGCTACTGCTGTAGCTACTACCCCAACTGTTGCTTTCTTGTCCCCATGATGAACCATAATTGTTGTCCATTTTCTACCTCATTTGAATTGATTTGGTGTGCATATCTTTTCCGCACCTAGCCTACCATGTGCGGTTTTGCCGATACTCTCGGCGGCGTTGAATCTGCATTAGTCCAACACGGTTATCAGAGGTCATCTCCACTATTTGTTTAGGCGCAGTGGATTTTGATGTGACCCTTGTTGACACATGTGATTCAGTCTCGCTGACTATTTTCTCTAGTCGCTCTTGCCCTTCCCGTGAATTATCAGGGATAGTCCAAGTGGTTGATGGGTGCCGCGCCAAAGCCCGCATTGTTGCCCATCCCACTAGTTTGCAGTTTCCTGTTGCGGCAAGGTCCGCTGCTTCCTCATGATCCATGACGGTGTACGCCGCGCCTTGCGTGGCGAACAATACACTTTGGGCGTTGTTAGCGCCTCCCGCAATGATGCTTGCCGTTTGCATAGGAAGGCTTACTGGCATGAGCATATCTAGCCCATCAGCCTGTCGAACTCGTTTAGAATGTCATCTTTGCGTTCTGACACGCCGATCTTTTCAACGTATTCTCCCAGCTCTTCACGCATGGTTTCATGGCGTGTTGTAGCGATGAGGTCTTGTTGTTTATCTGTCATGACTTCTCCTTATTGATGGTTATTAGATAGTCAATGGTTTTATCCATTAGATCCGAGTATCCCTCATAGATAGTGCTTTCGTCTAGTGCTGTGACACCTGTTTTTTCTGGCGTAGTGGCGGAGTTTTTCTCCAGGACAAACAGCGTCCCGTATTTAGTGATTTTCTTCACTATGTCACCAATGCTGCCAATGTTCCGGGTGGGGTCAACAAGGATTGCCGCATCAACGCTGTTTTTCATTGAGGACAAAGACACACATGCATCTGCATAGTCGTTGTCAGCAATGACTGCAACTGTGGCGTAGCCGCGTGTTTTCCTCATGACGCGGGCAACATCATCAATGTCTTGTCCCACATCATCCAGCCACATGTCACGATTAGGGTAGTCTTTGCGACTACGATTCAACGCGCATGTCACAACATTGAACCCCGCTTGAACAAACGGCACTACGGACGGGTTGTAGTCAATGATGCTGGTGTCGTCAACTGGGATGATTACACATTTGCTGTTCGATTTGTCGTAGACAAGTGTTGTTGACATGGGTACTTTGTCAGCAGTGACCAATGTGCGCCGAGAGCATCGTAGTCCGTTTAGATCGCTGAGCGTATCGGTGAGTCTGACTGAGGTAATGCCTGTTTTGCTGATGATGGTTGCGTAAACAGGTCCAACAGACACAGGATTTTGCTTTGCTGACATGATGGTGCCACCAGCAAAAACCCTGATGAAGTCGTGTCCCTCACGTATCAGTTTGCACACATGTGACGATCCTTGGCTTTGGGCGATATTTTCCACGCTGCCGTCGTTGCAGACTGCGGCGATAACCGTTCCGCTGGGGGTGGTGACAACACGAACCGGAACAGCATCTAAAGCAACAACGGTCTTCTTCCGAAGCATGCCGCCTACGTTGGACACTTTAGTGATGACGTTGCGTGATGTGGACGAGGACACATAAAGGTTGATTGATTTGTCCTCACCGCTGATCTGGGCTGACCACACGACACCTGTTTTCCCTAGATCAACGGTCACTGCCGCGTCGCCACTGTTAAACGGTGAGATGGTGAGGATCTTTGATGAGGTTTCGTCGATAAAACCAGCAAGACTCATGCCTGGCGAAATCACCGGCGTGGCGTAAGCATTCAGCGGCATAGTGTAGCTTTTCTCCTCACCCTCGCCTGCCGCATGGTCAGAGTAATGTACGAATTTCACGCCAAGCTCAGTGCGGATTGCCACATACTCTGCTTTAGGGCTGGGTGAGATGTAGCACCACTTTGTGGGGTATTCCGCTGGTTCCCCCTGTGGCGGATAGATCCGCATGGTTTCACCATCAAAGGTGACTGCTGCTTCTGATTCAGGCCCGCAGAACCCGACCGCCTGCGATGGCTTGCTGCTCAGTACGGCCTTCTCGTCGCTTGACAGCCATGAGATGAAGGTTTCGTTGCCGTCGCTGATGATGGTCTTATCGCCGTCGGACGACAAAGCATACACAATATCCATATGTTTTCCTTAAAGGTTTTCCTAGTTTGAAAGCATTAGTCCATTAATGAAGTTGGTTGACGGATCTGCCGTGTCTAGCTCTTTTTCCGTGAAGTCGCACTCAAAGGAGTCTTTGACCACGATCACGGCGTAGTCACTGCCTTCTTTTTCGCGCACACCGTCCACATGTACACCGTTTTCCTGTGCGGCGCGCACCCACTCATCAATCGTGTCTGCTTTAACCAGTACATTTCCACTGCTGCCTGCATCATCCACCAGCATTTCCGCTAGTTCACGGGAAGAATACTTACTTGTGTCGTCAATAATGGAGGGGTTTTCAACGTGCCGCGCGCCTGAATGGGTAAACATGCTGAACGCGCTCACCCTACCCAATTCCGGTAGTCGCTCTACTGGGATGCGGTAACTGGTGGATTGAAAATCAATGTCCCCGCCATCAAGAACATTGTTCAAATACTGGAAGAAATCAACAATCGGAACAGCTACAGGCTGTTCAATAGGGATGGTTCCAACGGAGGCGTACTCGCACAACAGCACATCGTCAATGTTTTCACGCGGCGTATTCGCCAACGCCAGAAAACCTATCGTCGGGTCAAAATCGGAGAGGAAGGTAGCTGACCTGGGGACGAAGCAGTGGTTTTCTTCCCTGTTAACCACCAGCGCTATAGGCTTCATTGATTCCGCCATGCCTACCACAGCACCTAGATTAATGTTGATGGAAACAGCACCATAGCGTTGCGTTTCGTTTTCCACATACTTATCAAAATCAATGGTGCCGGAAATGTTTTTGCTGCTCACAATGTTCTTTTTGATGAACTCGACAACATCAAATGTGTTCATGATAAATGCCTGAACAGCAATGATTTCCGTATCATCATCGTTGTAGTTGATTTGTGAACATACCACGGCAGCCCCCAGTTGGAAACCCTGTTTCGCGGCGGCAGTGTTCAGTGAGGTAAGTCCTTTTTTGATTACGTCTTGGACATGAACCGCCAGAACGTCCAAGCAACCTTTTTGCCCCACGACGTAGCATTCAACCCCTAGTGAACGCAGAAGGTATTCCACATGGTTCGGCACTACCAGTGCTGTTACGACGTGTCGTTTTTCGTTGAGAATGTCAACCCCAATGGCGGCGAGAATACCTAGCGCTGTTGCCTTGAATGACCTGTCGGCAAGGTTGATCTTCATGGTGTCCTCAACCAGCAGCTCAAAGACTACCTTTGAACCCTCTGCGTGTAGCTTGTAGTTTTCACTGTTGGTCTCTCCCGCTGACTGCACGCCCACGACGAAACTATTTGCCGCTTCTGGGCTGCCCGCATCCCACTCGCCCGCGCCGCCTAGTTCCTCAAATAGTTCTTCCACCCAGTTTTTCCGCATGCGTGCGATAATCTCAGCAACCTTTGTTAGACAGCCGTATTCTGCAACCATGCGTGACGCGGCAGAACGCGCAAGGGTGTTGACATGCTCTCTGCGCCCCCGAATCAGGTCCGCCATGTCTTTACCCTCAATGTGGCTTATCTCCTCCCAGAACTGGAAACCAGCGTTGTCTACATGAAGCCTGTGAGCGCGGAGCGCGTCGGTAAATGCTCGCCTCTCGGAGTTCGATTCTGGTCCGCTAATGGCGTGCCGCAGCGGAAGATAATCAATCCTCGCATAATCCATCAGCTGGTACACGTTGGGAGCAACCTCCACCCCCTGTAGGGTAATGTGCCCAGCCTCCCCTGGTTCAGCGTTGACCATCTTCCAAAAATCAAGCACCCATTCATTGACCGGCGGGTCCACGATCCTCGCGTTCGTTACTTTCAATCCACACAAGGGGCTTGCCCCGTAGAAGCTTTTTGCGGCGGTAGGGTTGTTGGTCACCTGTCTAAAAATCCTTTCGTTGTTATCCAATTGGAAAAGTACCTTAACAGCAGAAACGCTGTCAAAACACCAAACGCCTTGAACCCTCACGCCCGGCGCGTTTTGGTTGTTTTGTTTTGCGTGGTGGCGGGGCGGGGAGGGAGGGTGCTTGTAGTTATGTGGTGGGTTGTTGTGTGGGGTTGGGGATTCCTCCTGTGCCGTGCATGGAGATTTGGGATTTGCCTTGGATGAGTCCAAGTTGTTTTGCGTTGCGGCGTTTGAAGTCTTCTAGGGTGCCGAGGTGGAAGTCGGGGTCTGCTAGTTCGTCGTTGGTGTAGTTGAATCCTTTGATTTTGTTTAGCATTCCTTTTTCTTCTGCTAGGTGGAGGTCTTGTGCCATTGCGGTGTTTTCCCAGCGGCGGAATACGCTTGCATCAATGGGGGGTAGGTCGATATAGGGGTTGTGGGGTTGTCCGGGTTGTGTGGTTGTGCCGTCTGGTCGGCGTGAGGGGAGGGATTGTAGTACTTGTACGACATCGTCTTTTGTGGGGTCGTCGAAGTCGTGGTTGAGGTAGAAACCGCGCGCTTCCCTAAACATGCTTTCGTGTTCTGCCATGAGGGAGCCTCGGAATCGGAGGTTTTCGAGTCCTTTTTGTCCGATGATGATGTCTGAAGCGAGGCTGTCTTTGGCTTTGAGTCCGATGCGTCGCATTTGTTGGCGGATGAGGGAGGGGAGGGAGATGTTTGTTGGGTACTGGGTGAGTACTGCCATGAGAATGCCTGCGGAGCGGGCCTCTCGGGCGATTCGTCCAGTGTAGTAGAGGATTTCTGCTTGGACTTCTTTGCCTTCTTTGTCAGTACAGCCGGTGAAGACGGTGGCGCATTCCTCGATGATGAGGATGCGGTAGGGCATCCAGAGTGGGTTGGGGCTGCCGTCGGGCTGTGCTCCTTGTTTGAGGGCCATGCGGCGGGCTTCTGCGAGTTTTTCTGGTTTTTGCAGCCCGGGGAGGTGGACCATGAGTTTGTTGCGGCGTTCCATTTCTTGGACGTTTTCTACCAGCAGGTCTCGGGTTGCCTCAAAGAATGCGCCTTCTCTGGTCCATGAGTCTACGTAGCTGGTTACGTTGTCTAGGTCTTTGAATATTTGGGTGCCGTTTTTCGGTTCAATGATGTTGATTTCCAGGTCTGCTGGGTTGTTTTTCAGGGCGAGTTGGGAAATCATGTTGTGGAGGACAACGGATTTACCGGAGCCTGAGCTTCCGGCGATGAGTAGGTGGGCGCCGGAGGGGGAGTTCTCGAAGTCGTCTACGAGGATTTTGCCGTTGCTCATCATGCCGATTCCCCATTCTGGTTTGGCGACACCTGGTTCTCGTCCTACGCCGATGAGTTCATCGCGGTAGGTGCCGAATGGGAACATTTTGTCGAGAGGGTGTTTGACTGCACTGATGACGGTGAAGAAGGATTTTGCGCCGTGTTTGCGTTTAAATTCTTTTTGTTTTCGTTCTTTTTCTTTGTTGCTCCATGACGTGGGGAGTCCTTCACTGATTTCCATGAAGGCGTTGCCTGCGGATGAGCGGATTTTTTCTTTCTTCGGCAAAAGGTCTGAGGCTACATCAAAGCTGGGGTTTGAGAATACTAGTTCGTTTGATTCTTCTGTGACTGGTTTGCTGCTCAGTAGCACGGGGGAACCGGAGCTGCTGATGATGCGGCTGTCGCTGTAGATGAAGATCCATTCTGCAGTGTTGAGTTCGTTGCGTACTTTCGTGGCAGGTTGGATGAGTTTGATGCCGTCACTGTCGTGGCGGTCCCCGAGGTAGAGGGAGATGACTTTTTTACCTTCTGGGGTGGTTTCCCGCATGGCGCGGAACCATTCAACACCCAGCGCGTCTTTGATTTTGGTGCATTCGTCCAGGAAGTTTTGTAGTCCTTTTCCGTCTGGTGGTATGACCTGGATTTTGATGATTTTCGCGGGCGAGTCTGGTGTTGTCAGCGGCATGATGGAGTACAGTCCGCATCTGCCGATTTTGCTTCCTTGCATGTCTGCTATGACGTTGATGACGCGGGCGCGGGCCGCGATTTCCGCTTCCTCTGGGGGTAGTTGCCCTGAGACTAGATCCCAAATGTCTAGCTGTTTGTCGGTCCACCAGACTCTGAACCCGATTTGTCCGACGGTGCCGCGCATTGGTTCGCCTTCCTCGTTGATGTCGGGGATGGGGGCGACGCAGAGGAGGGCACCAGTGCCACTTTTGCCGTTGGGGCTTTGCATGGAGGGCAGGATTTTCTGCTCGCACCCGGCGTAGGTGTCGTAGGTGCCGCCAACGGGGAAGGAGAACGTCGCCACCCACACGTGCGGGTCGTAGATTTCGTCTGGTCGGATCTGTGCCCAGTCCTCTGGGCCTGGTACGGCAACCTCGTTTTCGTATTTGGGGATGGTGTTTTCTTTGAGGAATGAGTAGAAAATGTCATCCCACCGGTCGGCGGCGGCGGCGTGGTTTTTCACGTCCTCAATGTAGATAGCCCGCACCCTGGAGGTGAGGTGAAACACAATTGCAGACACCAGTGACAGGAGGGTTACCGCAACACTTACCCACGCGGGGATGACACCGAAACGCGCCGCCAACACCGACAACCCCAGTGTGAAAGCCGTGGACACCATCGCCAGTGACACAGCGATCACAATATCCTTTGTCATCGACTTCCACCCGCCAGGAATATGGTTCGATAGTACAGCTGGGTAGTGGTCAATGTTTGGTTCATTAATCGCCAGGGCGTAGCGTTGTGCAGCAACAATCACCTGGATTGTCATGTACCACCCGATGCCTGACAGCACCAGCGCAAGCGCGGCAGGCAGCTTCATATCACCCCAAAACGGGAAAATAATCGGGTTGATTGCGTAATCCAAACAGCCTAAGAAGAAACCCACAGGTAAAGCCCACCAGGATGTCATGCGTGTGGGCGGGAACCAGCCCATGACGATTTCCTTTTCTGGTTCGTCTTCTGGGGCGCCCATACCCAACGACACGACAGGCTTCACCAAATCCCACGTGCCACGGTTGTTCGGTCCGCGCTTGATCACCGTGACAAGCTGAGACAGCTTATAGGATTCCGTCTCAGGGGTAAGCCCACCAAGGGTGGGGTTTTTCATGTCGTCGTAGGCTTTCCATAGTTTCGACACCATAATCAGCGTTGCCAGCGCGGCAAGCCCCACGGGAATATCCCCCAGAATAACCATGAGGACAAACCCCATGCCCAACAATCCCAGTCCGATCTTCCTGAAAACACCCCACGAGGTGAAGAAATCAAGCCCGCGCTGCTGCATTTTCTGTTTCGTGCCGCTATTACCACCTAGACCAAACAACTAAACAAACCCCTTTTTTGTGAAATTTTTCGTGGTGAACTCTAACAACCCGCCCCATATGCCCCACAATTAGGGAAACAATAAGGTCGTGCCACAAAAAATTTACCACCCCCGACTGTTCGTTTACTCCGCCATCTTTTTATCCTCCCCCCCCTTTTTTTCTCTTTTAGTGTCCCCCTCTTACATATAGTTCGTCGCCACCAGGCACCGTGAAAAGTAAAAAGGGCACATTATGTGCCTTCATAATGCTTTAAGAAAAACTTCCTCTTTTTGTGTGTCCGCAATATTTTCTCTTGCCTCCTGGTCCAGAACTTTCCAAACAAACCAAAAGGCAAGCAAAAAGAAGGATGTATTTACTTAAAGCACTTGAAGGCACACAACGTGCACTTAGTAGTCACGTTGATGTTATTTGTTCGCCAGCTCAAATGCAAGCTGCAGGAAGGTTGGTGACGGTGATTTATCATCATCACCATCTGGGTTAATGTCCTCACCCTTCTTGTTGATGGCTTTCAGAGCAAGCTGTTCTGACCCATCATCATAGACCTTAACGATCTCTAAACGGAGCCTCCTACCGTTCTGGTAAGCGATACCACCCCATACACCATCGCGCTCGCGGTAGGCTTCCGCCTGGGCGGCGCATGCTTCCATTACGGGGCAGCCGTGACAAAATTCACGAATGAACCGCGCTTGTTCCTTATATTCATAAGGATCAAGCTGCCCCAAGGAATCGCGGCAAGCGGCTTCTTGACCCCAATCAGTGTCAACCTCAGCAACGTTCAGAATGCTGGTTGACACTTCAAACGCGCGCCGTTCTGCCGGTAGAAGATTAGACATGTTAAGTTCCTTCCTTTCTGTTGGTGGATGCTAGCTATTTTCCATAATGTCCAGCATCATTCCCTTCATAATCATATCCACCCCATCAGAATCGTCAACAGAAACCCTCTTTTCGGGGGTGGCGTTAATGATGCTGCGAACAAGCTCATCCTTCCAAATCACAGTCTGCTTTAGATACTCATCAATCGTGTACCCCGCCACCGCGTAGTGAACATAAGCCTCATGCGGCACATAATCACGCGACAACCGCGCCCAACACCGCCCCGCCATCTGAATCACCCAGTCAGGCATGAACGGAATTTCCGCCACTAGCACATCTTTAGCAGCGGTAAGCGTCAACCCCTCCCGCGCGCCGGGGTAGCACACCAGTATTTGAGGCCCGTCGGGATCCTGGAATCTGGCAACAATGTCATCAACTTTCTTGCTTCCCGTGAAGATACCCAGAACGCCGTATTTTTGCAGCTCAGGGGCTTTATATAGGGCTTTTTGGATGTCTCTGTGGTATGCGAACACAATGATTTTCCGACGTGTCGGATCCCCGCCAGTTACTACTTTGTTTCCTTCACAGAACTCCACCAGCCATCGCACAAGGTGAGGGATTTTCAGCTCTGCGACTTCATGGCGGGCCGCGTTGATGCGCATAATGGCTTCTGCCTTGTTGATGGATTTCATTGCGCGCGCCACGTCTAATTGGTAATTCACGTGGTTGCCGTTGCTTTTTTCAAGCAGTTTCCCGCGCACATAGGAGGTGAAGTTGCTTTCAATCTCCGCGTATTGCTCCCACTCATCATCATTGAGAACAATGTTCAAGTTGGTTTGAATCAATGGCGGGGTGGGAAACATCACATCTGATTTGTCGCGGCGTATCATCACATGCTCACGCAAAACCCGCCCCAATTCCTCAGTGTTGCTGGATCCGCTGCGTATCCACCCCATTGGGGTTGCTTTGCCGTCGCAGTAACGAACGTCAAAGTATGTGCGGTTGTTGACGGTGGTGTACTGACCATTCTGCATTTTCGTTTTGCATCGCCGTAGGATTTTCTTACCTAAGTCAAGGTGTCTTTTCGCCTCGTCGATGACATAATGCGACGTGCCTGATAGTTCCATTTGTGACCATAATTCTTCTGGCCTGTTGGGGATGGGGGTTGCCGTGGCGCACACCAAATAGGGGTGCTGTTGGTTTTTCAGGATGTGCCGTGTAAGCCGCATGGCGGCGCGGGTGCGTTTCACTCCTGGGTTTTTCATCAGGTGCGCCTCGTCGTATACCACGCCTTTGGGGTCACAGTTGAGGATATCGCCTATTCGGTGCGTGAGAATGTCGGCGTTAAGCACAATGAACTCCGCGTCGCCGCGTATCATGTCGCTTTTCCGCCCTGTGAGCACTTCCACCGTTGCGTCGTTGTTCCACATGGCGATTTCGTCGCAGACGCTGGGTATGAGTGATTTTTTCGTCACGATCACGTATGGCCACAGTTGGTGTTCTGGTGTGCCGTTTTCGCGTTTGTATTGCACTTGCGATAATGCACCACCAATGAATGACGCGGTTTTGCCCAAACCAACTTCATCGCACAGCATCATGGTTCCACGGTGCGCCAGTGTCACGGCAGCAGCTTTTTGGTGTTTGGTCAGTGTTTCCGAGGTGGGGAACGTGTCAGGTTCCCGGTAGCCCGCCGTTATGGCTTCTTGCGCCCATTCCTGCGCTTTCGTGACACGGTGCGACGGGGGTACTAAGGCAAGCCCAGCATCGTCAATAATGACGGCATCACGATCCGCTAGGTACTTGCTTAACTGTTTTCGGTCGCAGTTGCCGTGGGGCTGAAACACCACATATTCGGCAAGCCCGCCGGTTAACGTACCGGAAAAACCGGATAGTTCGTTCCGAAAATCCCCAAAAGCAACACATAAATCACTATAAACGGCAAGAACGTTCCGGTTTTCTTTCACGTGGGGGACAAGGATCTTGACTAGTTTTTTTAGGTCGTCGAATCCCTCAACCTCGCTTAGTCGCGGGTCGTCGGCAAGCCCCATGAACGACACTGCATCACCGCCAGCAAACCGAAACGCCATATCTCTGTGACTAAAGGAGGGATGTTGTTTCATACTGCGTGAAGTCGTATTCATCCATTCCTGCCATCTCAGAAGCAAACTCGTCTGCTACCTCTCCCAACACTTGATTACTCACACCGTCACCGTATGTGCTATTGGAACTAAACCCACCAGTACCCATGTTTCCTAGAGCGCCGAGCATGTTTTGCGCTTCCTCACCATCAAGCACTAATTGTTTGCCGTGGTCAACATACAGCATGAACTCAGATCCACGCCCGGCACGTGTCGCCGCTGGGTACACCAGCATGTCGTAGGGTGAGCTTTCCCCACCGTTGGTGCGCATGCTTGGCGAGTCAAGCAGGAACACCGAATCGGCATCAGCCTCAATGGAACCAGAACCCTTAATGTGTTTCAGGCTCGGGCGTTCCGCGTCGGCACCCTCACGGTTTGTCTGCGCGAGATAGCACACCGCAATGTTGGCGTTGCCAGCAATGCGCTTATAGAACTTGGATAGGCTTGTGATTTCCTGCCTCTCCTTATTATCGTCTTGGACCTGCAGCTGAATATAGTCCACGAACAGAACAATGGGCACGCCCTCGGGGATTCTTTCTTTCACGTCCGCTACTACTTGTTGGATGTCAGCTTTTGTTGCCGAGCGGTTGAAGGAAGGAAACAGCATTGATGTTTCCACATCATCAAGTGCTTTTTCGATTTCCACCTTTTCTTCATCAGATAATTCGTTTTCGCAGTTAACCATGTAGTTTTCTGTCTGCGTCCATGATGAATGGCATTTGGTGGCCACGATTTTGGCGATGAACTCTGGGATGGTTGTCTCATAAGAGAAGACAATGCATGCCGCGCCTGCGTTTAGGGAGTTGCGGATAAGGTTCATCATCATTGTGGTTTTACCGACTTTCGCCCTGGCGGCCACGACGGTAACGGAACCTTCCTTCATTCCCCGCCCGCCCATCACATCGTCGAATGCTTTAATGCCGGTGGGGACGGCCCACATGACTTTTCCGCTTGCTTTGTCCTCGCGGAGTTTCCGCACGAATGTCCCGGCATCTGTGGCTTTTTGCCTCCCTGACATCATTGTGGCGATTTGGGTTAGGCGTTCAGTGAAACCTTCATCGTCTGTTTTTACCTGCTGGTTTTGGAGGTCTTCAATGACTTGGTTAAGCCCGTTGATTGCGCCCCGCTGGCGGCGCTGGTCATCCAACAACCCCAGGTTAACAATGAAGTCTGAGTACTCGTAGCAGGCTGACGGGGATGATTGGATAGAGCGAACGTATTTTTCCGCGCCCAACGCCAACAGTGATCGGGTGGTGAACGTTTTGTCCTCTGGTTTCTGTTCAGAGGTCAATACGGCTACATCACGCTCCAGGAAGTCGATAAACGCATCTACGGTGATGACTTGCTCTTCATTTGAGCTAGCAACCTTAACCATCGCTGTGTAGAGCGCCGCCAGGTCGGGATCTGTGAAGAAGTTTGTTCGTGTTTTATTGTCTTCCACAATGTCGAAAAGGTCTGTTGCCCATTCTGTATTGTTTAGGACAGCTGCGACAACGCCCGCTTCTGTGCGTGGGTGATTAAAGGTCAAAGTAAAACCCCTCTCCTTGCTCTTGCTGGTATTTTCCTTGGTTATGTTTTTAGTCAAATAAAAGTTCGGGGTAGATCAAATCTTTATTTGACTTTTCTTTAAAGAAAGTAAGCTCTTGTTCTGATATACGTTTCTCCCTCATGTTTATGTCACTGTTTGAGCGTGAATACTCCACAAGGTAATTGTCTTTGTTTTTGCCTGCTGTTGTGGCGATGTAGTATTCCTTTATCTTTATGTCTGGTGTTCCATTTTTCGCCTCAACCACGGAATTTCCAATTTTCATCCACCCTACTTGATTTCCGTGGTCGTCTACAGCGCTTTTCTTCTCATACGCCGTGTCGCCAAACGGTGGAATGACGGGGATAACCATAATGTCCCGTTCTGTTGACTACAGTTTTCATTTAATGCTACCAAAATCCAGGCGACAACAGTTTCCTATAAACAACTGTTCTCTTGACGGCATCTTGGTCACATCAGCGCTGAGGCAAATATTGCGGTATGTGTCATGTTTCACTGTGCTGCGCATATGATGGTGCCCAGACACAACGATTCGCGCGCCCGTGATCTTTTGCGCCTCCCCAACCCACAGGGCTGATTGGCTTGACGGTGCGCTTTCCTGAAAATCACGATGCAGCTTCTTAGCGGTTTCCGCCGTGCAATCATGCGTGATAAGCACATCAGCATGAACACCATTCAGGCTTTCCACCTGTTTTGCTGTGATCTCTTCTTCCTCCCACCAGGACAGACCCAGAACGCGGTAGCCTTTGTCAATGCTGTTGGCACCACCCAGTGAAGCAAATTTCACTCCGCCCCACTCCCAGTAATGCGTACGGGGAATGATTCTGATATTGGAATACAGTGGTGAAGTGATGAATCCTTGCTCATCAAAAGCAGGGAACGGTTCAGCTACCTCATGGTGGTCACCCCACATGCGGATACGCCCGTGCCCAATTTTCCCTTCATTGACGTAGAAGCCTGAGAAGCTGAAAGAATCACTAAGTTCCAGGTAGTTTTCGTGGTTGCCCAAAACAACGTAAAGGATTTGGTTGTTTTCCTTCAACCATTGGTCAACCTCATGGACAAACCCCGTCAGAACCTTGTAATCGTCTAGTACTTTACGGTATTCCTCACTATTTTTAGCAGCCTCTAGTTTCTCTACAAGCTCATCGCCAGCCACTTGCAGCATATCAGTGTCATACGGGAGTCCCCATATTCCGAAATCCCCAACATGCACAAAATAGCTATCACTAATGTGACTTTTGGTTCTTTCCAGCTGTTCTAAAGCAAACTCTGCATTCCCGTGCCAGTCACCGAAACACACAACACCTGTTTTTTCTTTCTGCTTCATATAGTCTTCACTCCTGTAATGTTCTGAAACTTTTTCCTGAGAAATTAATTATTGTGCAGTCTCCGCTGATGCGATCCCACGCGGACTTGCCCAGTACATCCACTAAACCAACTCTGCCTCCGCCATCAGAAATGGGAAGGTTTGACGTGATGATGGTGAGTTTTTTCTGCGCCCACCGTTGATCAATGAGGCTGAAAATGCCACCTGCGCGGTTGTCGGTTAGTTCACCACTACGAATGTTAGCGCCCACGTCATCAAGAATCAACGCGCCGGTACGGTATGCCCGCTGCTTCTTGCCTTGGGTGTCTTCTTCCCTGAACGACAGGTGGCTTAGAAACTCAGGGTAGCTGTACAGCATCCCTGAGTTCACTACTCCACGCTGCAGGAAGAAACGTACCAAGGATACTGCCAGGGCGGTTTTCCCTAAACCCGCGCTGCCCAACAGGATAAGGTTGTTGGTGGGGCTTTTGATGTAGTTCTTCAGTTCGATGCACCCGAATTTGCCGATGCGTCCATCCCAGTTGGTGGGAATGTGTTTCGACAGTGGGTATCCTTTGAGGTTTTCGGGGGTTTCCCTGTCCCATTTTTCTACTCGTTGGGCGCGCTGCCTCACTTCATTAATGAGCACGGTTTTCAAAACGTCAGGCATGTGGATTCGTCCTGTTATTCGGGTGGAAACCCCATGTGGATTCCAGTTCGCCGTAAACCGCTTTGAGGCTTTCTGGGTTAAGCCCCCGACCGTTCAGGATCTTCTCACCCACGGCATCCCAGTAGCCTTCTGGCACGTTGAGGTGGAACGATAAGACAGTGTTCGTGTCCGCGCCGTTCGCAATGAGTCGTTTTGCCGCAATATCAAGCGGAAGTGATTCTGTAGAGGCATACGAGATGGACTCATGTTCACCCGATGCGTAGGCTTTATCTTCCGCCGTGGCGGCTTTCTTGCGGCGTTTTTCACGTGGGGTTTTTAGCCCGTAGTCAATAGCGTCTTGCGGCATCAGCCAAGAATGCCCCAGGTGGTTTTTCGCCTTGTCTACTACCTCACGCAGTCGTTCATCACTGAGTGTTTCCAACACGTACAGGGCACGCAGGTCACCGTCTTCCAGCTCTACGCTGCTGGGCACACCCAGTTCGCTTAGAAGACGTTCACGGGCGTTTTCAGACCCGAGCTTCATCCACATCACGGGAACCGCCCCCTCCTGTGACAGTTTCTTGGCCTTGGTGAAGGTGGTTTTGTACTGCACCACGTCGATAAGGCGTTTAGTGTCCCCTGTGTCGCCTTCTACGGGGTGCAGCAGGCTTGCATAGTCAGCGAAAACCCGCAGGCGTGTGCGGCTAAGCCGCTGGTGTTTCGTCAGCCCTTTTGTCAACTTTTTGATGACCCCCTCTGGGGGTTGGGTGTCGCCACGCATGGTGGTGGCGACGTAAAGCTTCCACAGCTCCCAGGCCCACGCCTGGTATTGAGTTGCCGACACCCCCTCCTGGGGCGCTGCCATTTCCGTTGCCACTATTTTCCTTTCTTCCGCTTTTTACCAATCACATGAATCTTATCTGCTTTCATGGTTTGACCGCCACCTCTTTGGTCTTCGTCGATGCGCCCTTCCACGATGACTGCGCTACGCATGATGTCCTTCACGTCGGTGGTAACGTCCTGGAAGTACAGGCACAGTACGGATGACTGGTCGTCGGACAGCTCGAATTTCAGGTAGCGGTTGCCGCGTTTGGTGGTTTTGATTTCCGCATGAGTGATGATGCCGCACAGCATTGCCTTGTCCCCCACCATGTTTTCCGCGTACCGCGCGGGTTTCGTCGCCCGGAAATAGGGGTTGCTGCGAACAACACCAGCAAACATGGGGTGCGCCACCACATAGGGGTGCTTGCCGCAGGATACGGACATAACCATGTCCTCCATGTCAGCGCGAGTTAAATCCTCATCAAAAGACTGGTCGGCAACCATGACCACGCCCTGTGGTTCAGTGTCGAGATCCAGGCCCGCCATAAGATCGCTACTGCTGCTGGTGAGAATATCTCCGAATAGCCCATCCCTGATGGTGGATTCGGATCCGTAGCGTTCCGCGCGGGCTTTAATGTCTTGCAGCCCGCCCAGCATGGCGCGGCGTGACTTGTGTAGACCGTCGAAACATCCAGCGAGGATCATGTTGCACAGGTCTTTGTCGCTAGGCTTGATGCGGGCATGGAAATCAACAATGCTGGTAAACTCGCTGTCTTGTCGCTCTTTGAGTATCCTTCCGACGAGTTCAGCACCAATGCCGTCGATAAGATGCATGGACAAGACGATACTGTCTGGGCTTGTGGTAGTGCGGTCAGTGGTAGCGTTGATGTTGGGCGGGTTGATGGTGATGCCGCGTCGTTTCATCCACGATATGCAGGCTTTCCTGTTGTTCTTTTTCGACCGTCCTACGTTGTCAAGAATGCCGGCGCCGAACTGTGACGGGTAGTAGCGCTTAAGATACGCGGTCCTATATGACAACACCGCGTAGGCAGCGGCGTGTGATTTGTTGAACGCATATGCGGCAAACGGCTCCAGGATTTCCCACAGCTTTTCACCAAGGTTGTTGCCGTAGCGCTGATTGACAGCGGGCACGAATTTTTCCTTCTCCTCTGCCATCATTTCGGGGATTTTCTTTGCCGTGGCTTTCCGCAGGTGGTCGGCTTCCGCGCCGGTGTATCCAGCGAACTTCTGGGCAACCGCCATAAGGTCTTCCTGGAAGCACACTAGTCCGAATGTTTCCTTAAGCAGCACCGCCATGTCGGGGTGAGGCAGGCCCTCGTTGACGGGTTTCTCACCGTTTTTGCGCATGCAGTATTCCAGGTGGGTGCCCATGCCGAGCGGGCCTGGTCGGTACAGTGCCAGCGCGGCTGTGAGGTCAGCGAATGAGGTTGGGCACATTTTCCGCATGAGTGCGCACATGCCGTCTGACGATAACTGGAACACGCCTGAGCATTCCCCTGCCGCCAGCATTTTGTACACTTCTGGGTCGTCGGGAACAAGGTTTGAGGTGTCTACATGCTTGCCGAGGTCAAGGAGGATGCCTTTTTCTGCTGCTTCACATTCGTCTAGGTTTTCCAGTCCCAACAGGTCCATTTTCACGCCGCCGGTGTCTTCAACCCCGTCTTTGTCGAATTGGGTTACCGCCAGCATGCTTGCCTCGGGGTTGTCTTCCTTCACGTCTTTGCGGCGTGGTTTACGGATGGGGAAGAAATTATCAACCGGCTCCGGCATGATAACCAAACCACAGGCGTGAATACTTTCCGCGCTGATGACCCCCACAAAGGAGCTTGCCGCCTCCAGGATTTCCTGGGCATGTGGATAGCGTCTGATCTGGTCGCGGTATTTCTGTGGAAGTTTCCCTGATGAGTATTTTTCGGATACTTCCTGCAGTGTCCAGTCGTGCTTGCCCATGATCCCAGGGTTGCCGCCTTTTTCCCCTGGTTTCTCGTTGCCAGCAACAAGTTCCTTTAGTTCCGTTTCATCACTGTAGGACAGTCCGAACACTTTACAGGCTTGCTGTATGGCGCTTTTAACTTGCATGAATGTGAAGTTTGAGATTTGGGCAACACGGTCCTCCCCATACTTTTCCTGCAGCAAGCGCAGGGCCTTCCCGCGTTTCGCTTTGGGAATGTCAATATCAATATCAGGGAAGGAAATGCGGTCGGGGTTAAGGAAGCGCTCGAAATACAAGCCCAGCTTCATGGGGTCCACGTTTGTGATTCCCAGCGAGTACACCGCGACACTACCAGGGGCGGATCCGCGCCCGGCACCCACGGTGATGTCGTTTTGCTTCATGAGTTCGCAAATATCAGCGACGGTGTGGAAATACCCAGCGAAACCCATTTTCTCGACAATGCTGAGTTCGTAATCTAGGCGCTCGGCAACCTCTGGGGGGATGTTGCCGTTAGCGTCCCCGTAGCGCTCAATGGTGGCGGCGCCGGCGAACACTCTTTTACGCAGAGCACTGTCTTCCGTCTCGCCAGGGGCAACATTAATGTGAGGCATGATATGCCCTGCTTCTTTTCCTGTGGGTAGGGTGAAGTCGCAGCGGTCCATGAGTTCCAGGGTGTTTTTCATGGCGTTGGGGTAGAGATCATTGTCACCGAATTTTTGGTGCATTTCCTCCGCCGACATGATGTAGAACTGGTCGCTTTCAAACTTGAACCTGTTCTGCTCAGCCTTCCTCCTGCCGGTGGACACGCACAATAGTGAATCATGGATGCCCGCCTGGTGGGGGTGCGTGTAGTGGCAGTCACCGGTTGGGAGTAGCGGCAGTCCCGTGTTTTTTGCGAGTTGCACCTGCAGCGGCAGGATGCGGGCTTCTTCTTCTAATCCCTGGTTTTGGATTTCAACATAAACATTGTCCCGCCCCACTGCATCAGTGAGCATCCCTAGCCTCTGCAGTGCCAATGGGTAGTCATCTTCTAGGAGTGCCTGGTTGACGTGCGAACCCAGGCAGGCCGTGGTGAAAATGATGCCTTCATGGTGTTTCTCCAGGATCTCAAAATCAACACGCGGCTTACGGTAAAAACCCTCATAATGCCCCGCTGTCTGCATTTTCAGGAGGTTCTTATAACCCACCATATTGGTGGCTATGGCAATGAGGTGATAGTAGAACTGACCGTGACGATCTTTGAATTTTTGATGCCTGTTTTCGGCAAAATACAGCTCACACCCAATGTTTGCTTTCAATCCGTACTTCTGTGCGGCTTTCGTCACATCATAGGCGCCAGCGAGGGTGCCGTGGTCAGTGTGAGACCAGCCCGGCATGCCGAGTTCATGGATCCTTTGGGCAATGTCCATTGGTGAAGACAGTCCGTCAAGCAGCGAGTGCATGCCGTGTACATGGTGGTGAACAAATTGGGGTTTCATGCAGGTAATTCCTTTGGTGGTTTCTATCTAATTATGAGCAGTCTCGGGCATGGACGCGCCGCCCGGGTTGGGGGTGTGTGCCAGCGGTCTTACCGCACAACCCGGCGCGTTATTGCGTGTGGTGTGGTGGCGTGAAATCTTGTTCACCAGATGTCGCCGGTGATGTCGAGGGCGCTGTCTGGGTCGGGGTTTTGTGGCGTGGCAGTGGCGGTCGCAGGGTTGGAGGTGAGTTGTGTTTGTTCAGGCATGGTGAGGTTGTCGCCAGTAAGGGTTTCCAGTGTGTATTTGAGGTAGTTGTCTGTGGTTGTTGGTACTGGCGTGTGTGTGAGTTTTTTCACTGATTGTAGGTTGATGATTGGTTTGTTGCGGAGTACGAGTGCTAGTGGGAATTGGTACCACATTAGGGCGTTGATGATGCGTGCGTCTTTGATGATGATGGTGTCTGCTTTTTCTGCTTGTTCGTTGACTGCGTGCACGTCGAAAACATCAAATGCTTGTGGTTCTTGTCCGTTGAGGCTGGTTTCAAAGCTTGTGAACATGATGCTTGATTCTTGTTCAATGTCGCCTTCGTATCGGATGTTGAGGGATAGGATGTTTCGGCTGGTGGCGAGGGTAGTTGGGTTGATGTGGGTGGTGGTGTGGTTGTGGATTTTGTCTGCCACTTTTTCTCCGTCTGCTGCTGCGATACGGTTGTTAGCATCACCCCATGTTTCACCTGTGAGGGCTGCTGTGCTTTTGATGATGTCGCCGCGTAGTGTGGGGTCAATGATGAGTGGGTCAAAGTTGGTTTTGCATGCTTCTACTCGTGACCAGAACTCCCTGAGTGTTGGTAGGAGTTGCGGGATGGTGGCGGTTTTTGTGGTGCCGTCGATGGTTTCGCCACGGTTGATTACCCAGTGCCCAAATCTGCCGTCATCAAAATGCGCCAGCACCACCGCGCAGTCAAGTCCAGTGGTGTGTAGGTAGTACAGTACTTGCGCCCGGTAGTTCAGCGGCACGCCGTTTTGCCATGTCCATGAGCGCAGGGAGGTTTTACACTCAATGATTCCTTTGGGTTTTCCCTTATTGTCAAGCAGGATGCCGTCGGTGTTGATGAGGAGAAAAGACTCGTCGCCTTTGAATGTGCCTTTGGCGACTGCTACTTTCTCCCCTGTCATGAGAGCGTAGCGGGCGATGAGGGCTGGTTCCCACATGTGCCCACGGTAGGTCACGCCGCTGGTGACTCCTTCTTGTGATTTGGGGTCTTCTGGGGTTGCTTTGTTGAGGATGATTCCTTTTTGGACTTCATATAGGTCTGGCCCTGTGAGGAACACGGGCGCGCCGGGTTTTGAGGTCCAGTGCATGCCTATGACTTTTGAGATGTCGGATCCGCCGATGCCCTTTCGTTTTCCTTTAAGCCATTCCACGGAGAGTTCTGGGTAGTTGTGCTCTAGTTTCGCGGCACCCAGTGTGTCTAGGTCAAGTTCTTTGATGATGCCGGTTTCCCAGGCAAGGTCGTGTGCTGTTTTGGCTATGTGGTCATGCACTTTGTCTTTTTCTTTGCCTAGTTGGGCGCGCACGGCATAGAGTTCCGCTGCTGCTGGGTTGTGTTCTTTGCGGGCTTTTTTCCATGCATCGTCCGCGTCTACCCAGCGTCGGTGAGTGTCCAGGAGTTCACGATAGTGATTCAGGTCGTTTAGGAAGGTGTTGAATTGTTCAATTTCTTGTTGTTTCGTGTCCCCTGTCACCTTGTTTTTCTCCTCCGTTGCTTGCGTGTTGTCTGGTTTTGTGCTGGCGGGCACCCATTTTTGCCTTTCTATCTTACTTCCTCCCGCTATGCGCCACAAGCCATGTGTGGGCATGCCAGAGAGTTTTCTTTGCTGCTGAGTGTGTCATGTCCCAGCGTGGGGTTACCTAAGCAGACCGCCATCAGTAGGAGTCAGGCAGCCCACGCACGCCGCCCCCTACGCTCCCTTTGGCAGGCCGGACCCGGCGCGCGGGTGGGTAAAGAGAAGGCAAGGGCGCTGGATGTGAGTGCCGTGTGGATGCGTTGTGCCCGTGGGTTAAAATCCGTCCCCAATTTCGATGAAGTTTTTACCCTCTTGGAGCCACTTAGGGAAAGTGAAGCCGGTTGCCCTGCCTTTGGTGAGTTTTTCCATTGGTAGAGTGCTGGCCACGATAACGTTGGCGTACTTGTGGGGGAGTTTCGTTTTCTCTGGTTCAGGCCATTCAAACAAGCAGTCGGTGACGATGATTGCAAGCTGTGGCTTTGGGTACCTGCGGCGTTTGTATTTGATGCCTTTGGTTAGTGTCTCGGTGATGATGTGCCCCAGGTCAGTGCCACCAAAGTAGGTGGTTGCCCACCTGTTTTGATCCATGCCTTTTTTGAAAGGGTTGATAGACTGCTCAACGTAACGCACCTCTGTGTCCGCAACGGCGAAAGTGATAGGGGTGGCGTGGATCCTCATCACAGACTGGACGATGTTAACGCATTCCGCGATGGTGGTTTCCATGTGCGGAATCATCGACGGGCTGGCATCAATAAGGACAGTGTACTCAGGGGCGTAGGTGATCATCCCCATCATCAGCGGCATGCCCTCCTGCTGGTTAAGGTTGCGTTTGGCGTAGGTCATGTCGGTTTGACCATTCATAATCGCCCCTGATGCGGCGCGGGAGATGATTCTGTTGAGTTGTCTTGTCCAGTGGGTTTTGGACTTTTTGAGTTCCTTAATGGCCCACTGGGTGACTGTTTCTGATGGTCGCCCGGCGCCGCCGCCGCTGATGGAGGTTGCGGCCTTTTTGATGTCCTCTGTGAGTTCCTTGATGACTTCATTGAACTCCATTTCTGATGGTTGTCGTTCCGCACCTGGGTGGGCGTAGTCGTGTTTCAAATCGTCGTGGTTTGTGGCATCAAACCAGGTTTCGTTGGTTGCTGTTTCCGCCAGGTGTTCCATGATTGAGCTACTGCCCTGCAGCATGTCGGGAACACCGTCAACGCCTGGCGCGGACGTGGCATCACTTCCTGGTTGGGTGGATTGTCGTCCCTGTCCTGCTTGCGGTTCACCCGCCCCTGTATTGTTGCCTGCGCTGGTGTCCGCGCCGCCTCCCGTATTGTTGGAGCCTCCTCCACTGTTGGGGATGCCGGGGCCTGGTTGCGCATCCTCGCCGCTAGAAGTACCGCCGGAACCTTTGATGTCGCCGTTGGCACCGGCCTGCCCGTCAGGTGTTCCAGGCTGTCCTTCTTCTGGGGATCCCCCGCTAGGGTTACCGTCTTGTCCCGGCGCGCCGTCGCCGTCAGGATGCACATCTGTCTCTCCGTCGCTGTTTTCTTCCTGTGGGGTTTCCGTATCACCAGCACTGCTCCCCCCACCATCATTGTTGGCACCCGGCGCGCCGGGCATGTTGGGGCTGGTCGGGTTATTGTCTCCTGTGTCTTCCTGTGGGTTGGTGTTGTCGTTTGGTTCGCCGGTACCGCCGTTATCGGATGCTGTGGTATCACCGCCAGAAGCCTCACCTGCGCCGCCGTTGGTGCTTTCTGTGGTGCTTGTTCCTTCTCTGCGTTCCTCGTTGTTGCCGGCGCCTGCTTTGGTTTCCGCGCCGTCTTCTTGTACGCCTGGATCCGGCACAGGCTGCTGGTCGTTGGGTGGGGGATTGTCATCAGTGTGGTTTTCTTCTTGTCCCTCTTCATGCTGTTCCTGTGGTGGGGACTGATTGTCACCGCCTGTGGCGTTATCGGGGTTGTCGGCAGGGGTGCTGTCTGTGTCGTTGCCCTCGTCGCCGGTTCCGCCGGGGTTGGTGGTGCGGGGTTTGTCTTCTTGTGTGTCTTCTGGGTTTTCTGCAGGGGGTAGGGCTTGTTTGAGGGCTTTGTCTATGTCTTTGAGTAGCTGGTAGTAGGTTTCCGCCGCCTGCAGGGGCGGCAGCCCCCAGTTCTGTGGGGTGACCGCGCCGTCTGGGATGGGGGGTATGGTGATTTTCCCCAGGTGGTTTTCTGCGTCCGGCCCGAAGGCATGAAGGATTTCGCGCCTAAAGTCTGGGTAGTTGGTTTGTGCCCGGACTTCTTGCATGGAGTCGTAGATTTCCATGCTTTTCGCCATTTGGGCGAGCCTGCTCATTTCGTGGTGGTTTTTGTCTATGGTGAGCCTGAGATCCATGCGGCGTGAGGCGTGCTCACAGGCGTATTCCATGCGGCTAGCAATAACAGGGAGGGGCGTTTTGTGGATGTAGATGGGGTCTACGAAAGCATCAAGGTCTTTGTTGAGAACAATGCCGCCGATGTTGCTGGTGGGTTTGATGTGGAATTTGCTGATGAATGAGGCCCACCAGGGGGTAAGTGCTGACATGTAGTTGATGGCTTGGTGCCATTTAGCGGTGGGGAACACCGCATCATCAACAGGGGTGTAGCGGGTCATAATGGCGGCTCCTGATAAATCGTCCTAATAGGTGGGTACAGGTTGCATGCGCGGGGTGTGCTGAGTTTCAGTGAGCGGGTCACCATGCGTTCCCCCAGTCGCGGATTAATGACACCGCGCCTGCCACGGGAGAAACGGTTTGAGCCTAGTTTCGTGTAGCGGGGGTCAATGACTCTGAGCTGTTCCATGAGTTTAGCCGCATTAATAGTGTGTATAAAATACGCTTTCCCGTTTTCTATCCACCCGTCTGCGTTAAACAAATCAGCCCTATTCACCCCCGCCAACTGGGCTTCATCATGCGGAGTGGCAACCCACTTTTTAATACGATAGCAATACCCCAGCGTGTCACTATCTGTTTCCTCCTGGCGTATCACCCACCTTCCGGTGTCAATATTCCCACCCAAAGGCGAATCAGAAACCTCCACAATCGTGGACTCCCACGGGGTTGTCAACACCCGGCGCCACCCCATGTCATACAGCAGGCTCTCCACCGTCACATACAACGGATCCGCAGCATACAACGGTGCTATATCCCACAAGTGTTTCAGCAACTCCAGCGACACCGGACACACCGCAGTGTAAGTGTTATACCGCTCCACAAGCGGCGATGCGGCACACAAATCATCCAGCATCCCCGCCCAGGCTTTCTTCTCTGACCCCAAAGATGGCACGCTAACCGGTATACCTACACCCATTTTGTCGTGCTGCCACGGTGCCACGAACGCGCCGCCACCATGCGGCAAAGCAATATACTTTCGGTATTCCCCACGGTATTTCTGGCGGTCCTCCCCCACCAGGAAACCATAGGCTTCCGCCTCGTCGATAATCTGGTTAAACGGCTCCAAGCCCACCACCCACCAACGAACGCGGCAACCCATCATCACCCAACCACGCACGCTGAGGATGGTACCTTTTCTCACTACTAGGGAACACGCCCCACGCCACCCTAGCGGCAGCGCCTGATAGTTCATCCTCCCGCGTAGACAACCTATGTGACGAACCCACATCACCCCACCACCGGCGTGCCGCCACCCAACTGGGTTGCTGCATGGCAAGCATAGTGTTATGCACCAAATCCCACCGCTGCGTAGGGTTTGATGCTTTAGGGTCCGGTATCAGCGGATCAATCGCGCAGTTATACACGGTGGAACGAGAAAGCAAGCGGGTGAACCCTATGCTGTTGGCACCCACGTCAGGAAACCATGCTGCCGCGTTGGCCACATATATTTTCGCAGCCCCACGGGCACGTGCCGCCTCACTGGAAACGTAGCGTTTTGATTCTTGTTTAATGCCAATATCCACAGCCCTGAACAAGTCACGCCACGTCACAGAAAACGACGCTGACACGAACACCACACACATGTCCATCATGGATAGCCCACACACCGCAGTCCATGACGCGGCTTTTTCCGCAATGCTCTTATGGGTCACTGTGCTGCCACCCACAAGCTCAAACACAATGATTTTCCCATCTCGGGTCACCAAAGCACCATCACCATGAGACTGACGGGACTCATCACCCACAGGGGCATCGTAGAACACCGATGCGGGCAGCACCTGCTCCCCCCAAAAACCAGCGATATTATCGGTGTATTCCATAGCCCGGATCATGATCTCAGACATCAGGAGAGTGTGTCTGGTTGCAGACGATGCGTTCGCGCCGGGTGCGTCGTCGAATGTGGTGGATCCTTTGATCATTCCTGCTTCCCAGGATCCGATGGTTTCCAGCCAGTGGTTGTATTCGAGGGTTTTGGTGTTGATGTGCCATAGGTCTCCTATGGTGTGGTGGTGTGCCCATGTGTTGGGGGATTTTTGCACGACACCGGCGATGTAGAGTTTTTTCAGGAGGGCGTGGACTTCCTGTAGTTCGCTGGGGTAGGTAATGGCGGCGATTTGGTGGGTGGTGGCGGTTGCTAGTTGGGTAAGTGCTGCTGTGATTCGGATTGCTTTTTGGGTGTAAATATCGCCGTCTTCTGGGGTGAGGGTGGATTTGATGGGTTTTGTGACCATGCGTAGTTTGTTGTTGGGGGTGATCGTCATGTGCCTGTGGTTGAGGCTGATGGTTTCCCACGGCATGGTGTTGATGTCCCCGAACCTGATGTCACGAATGAAGTCAGGGCGCTTCCAGTACGGGAGATCACCACAGCGGGAGGCGTTGATGACATCCAGCCCTCCCGCTGTGGCGTAGGTTTCTTTGTCCAGGGGGGATAGGAACTCGAATCGGTTCCTTGCCCCTGGTATTGCCCCTTGTTGTCTGATCGTGAACACGATTGTTGATTGTAGCAAGGGGCGGGGGTTGGTTAGTGTGGGCTATCGCCGCCTTGTTAGGTGCCTGTTGTGTGTTTTTGCTGGTTGTTTGCGTTTGTTGGGGTGCATGATTTTGATCATGCGTTCTGCGGCTTCATCCAGATCCTGCGAGGACATGACAATTTTCTTCCAGTCCAAAGCGTAGGGGATTTGGATAGTACACGGGTCTGTTGTTTCTTTGGCGCTAAGCAGCACCGCAGCACCAACACCCTGCGGGAACCTCCTGAACACCTCAGCATCGTAGATGGTTTTGTCCGCGCCGCCCAATTGCTCTAGGGCAGTGCCAATGTCGTTCGGGTTGGTGAACTTCAGGAGAATGGATGACACGAATGATTTCACACTCTCTGCTGCGTCCTCGTTCATCTGCTGGAAGTTTTGGTAACCAACATTGTGTGAACAACCCGCGCCGCGCCCTTGGTCACGAACGTCCTGCAGAATGTTCATGCCTTCACCATCGGAGGTCTTAGACTCGCCGCAAATATCCTTCACCTCATCCGCATACAAGGGCACGTAGCGGCCGCGTGCCCGCCAGCCCGCACAGTTTGCCTTAATGTGTTGCCACAGCATGTGGTGAATGATGGTGGTGTACCTGCGGCACATGTCCTGCTCCACGAACCTCACAAAAACACCATCATCTCTTCTTACTGGTCCTACATTGATAATGACGGGGCAGCCGCGCCCATTGTCGCGTCCCTTAATGATTTCATCAAACCCAATGTCACGACGATTAGGGGAGGTTTCAAACATTCCGCGTGAATTTTTCAGCGCCGATAGTTTGTTCTGGATGGGTGCCAAAGCATCCCTGACTTTCGCCAGGGACAGCAGACGGTTAATGCTGAATGACAGTAGGGCTTTGCGCTCCTGTTCCATCGCGGACATTTGTTGTGTGATCGCGGGATTTTTTGCCTCTGTCATGATTTCGTTCGACAGTCTCTCCAGCTTGGCGTTAATGTTGATGCTGCTATCAGCACCAACAAGCAGGTACACCAACATGGCGATGTTGGGTTTTTCTGACCACACTAGTGCCGCCAGCTCGGGGATAGCCTCAATTTCCTCCTTGGATAGCAGCATGGCGATACTTAAGGCACTGATCGCAACGTCACGGGACTGGGCACCAATAGCATCGCCATAGGACGAAATAAGACCATCAACCAGGTTGCCGACGTTCCGGGAAATCTCATCAGGTGAGGCTTCTGGGTAGCGTGGACCCTCAATCGCCAGGCGCACGTCATGGTTAGGGTCATGCACGCTAATGAATTTCGGATTCATTTCCTCCACCATTTCAAAAGCGCTGTATGCGCCCTCGCCTTTGGTTTCCAACCAAATCGGGTTGATGAACAAATCCTTAGCCCTACCGTCCTCAGCTTCCGAAAGCATACTCATTCCGAAAAAGTGCACCAGGAGCGCATTAGATTTACCACTACCAGCATCGCCACCAACAGCAGTACCGAACTCAAGGTCATCAACCGTGGCGAAAAGCGGCTGATTTTTAGGGGTGATGCCAATAAAAATCTTGTCATTACCATACCCCAATAGCTTTTTCTCCAGTGCGCGGGGAATGCCGTTGGTGGGGATGCGGGACACCGCAATATTCGTGGACCGTGCCGACGACACCGGCATGCTCATAAACTGCAACAACGGGGTTTGGTACAACGGCAGCACCTGACGGCAAGACGGTGGTGCCACGCGGTTACCCATTTTCTCGCCGCCCGCGTCACTACGGAAATGCTTGCGCCACACACCATGCAGAAGCCTACGCGGCGACGCACGCCAAAACGCTGGCACAAGAATAACACCACGCCGAACATCCTCAGCAAGCCACGCACTCGACATCATCGACATGCCCAAAATAGATGCCAACACCGCTGCAAGGGTTATGACAGTGAGTACAGTAACACCCATACCTACCCACTGTTGGGAAGCAAACAGGATTGGGAACGCCATGAGCCACGCCCACCAGGCAATGAATTTCCTGTGGTAAACCTCTGGCGGTTCGCTTTTGAAAATCATTCCGCTTTCTGACATCTGGCTTGTCGCCGTGTTCAGCACACTCATTGACAAGCTACGGTCATTCGAGTCATTGACCACACCAATGGTTGCCCGAACCACTGTTGAACTAAGTTCCTGGCCTTTTGCCCCCGATTTGGAGAACAGTGCTGATTCACCCTGCCCCATGATGACTTCCTCGCCAAGGTTAGCGACAGTCAGAGTGCGTTCAGAACCGCGCATGTATTCCACAGTAAGGATAACGGAACCGGAAAACGATTCGCCGCTTTCCTCCTTCTCCGACATCAGGTTCTGCAGGTTATCCATGACGTTACCGATGTGGCTACGATCAACCTCGCTGGTGATGGTGCCAACATTGTTGCGTTCCCTAAACGCCAACGTCAAAGCCCCCGGATGGATTTCAATAGGGTCAACCGGCACCGCAGAACAGTCCATGCTGCGCGCCCAAGTGGAGACCACACCGCTGATGTTGTGGCGCTGGTCAATGCCTAAGAAAACCCGCACCTGCGGATCATCATAGTCTTTTTTAATGACGAAACTCACAGTGCCGCGCCGCACCCACTTCTTGTCCCCCAGTCCGTTGATGAGGGTGGTGATCGCGGCGACCTGTCTTTTCGCGTTGCTGGATTCGCCCCGTGAGATGCGTCGTTCGTAGACGATCTCATGCCATTCCATTTCGCCGGTGAAGCTGCGGCGCACCCACCCCCACCCGTAGCGCAGGGCGTAGCGCAGCGACATCATTAATAACAGCAGGTTAATCCCAACAGCGGTTATGGTGGCGCTGGTGGTGAGTATGGTGGTTAGTGTCTCCATGCCGTGTTCTTTCTGTGGTTACTCATGGGTTTTCTTTCCCTGTCGTGGGCGCGCCGCATGGGCGGGTAAGGGGGTTATGCGGGTACATCGAAAATGTTTTGGATGCTGTTTTTCTGGTCTTGCATTCTTGACGCTTCCAGCTTGGTTAGCCCCTCCATCATGGAAATGTAGTTGTTAAACCTGGGGTTACCAGTTTTGACGGCACGATAGTTGATGTAGGCCAATCGCAGACGATTCCAGGCTTCCCTATAGCGATCCGCCATAATGTCAATAGCGTTATTCACAGCTTCTTTGTTGTATTCGCCAGAAACAATTTGTTCCTCAACAATGTCAAGCATTTTTTCTTGCTCTACTCTGCGCACATTATCTGCCCGCGCGTATTCCGACATGATGCGGGCTTCAATGGAGAGCCTGTGGGCTGCGTCAACATCATCAGGCAGGGTTGCTGATACCACAACGTTAAGAATTGATGCAGCACGGTTCATTTTTGTGATGTATTCAATGAGGTGTTCAGCAACTTTTCGTGTTTCCTCGAAAACTTTATCAAGTGGAACGTAATAATTGTGGTCTTCTTCATATTTCATAACGTGATACTGGTAGTACACGCTGATGTCATTCATTTTGGCGCGGTAGTTCCTTGCCCACACGCCGTCGCTGTCGGAGAATGAGGAACCGTAGTTGTAAATTTTGTCTAGTCCACCTAAGGCTTTTATTGCTGATGACACAGCTCCCGCTTGCGCCATGAGAGACTGCTTTACTTCCTTACCTGTCAACTCTAGGCATTTATACACCGCATTGGAGAAATTAAGTTCAACCTGGTCTAATGTCATCCCATTGCGGAAATCCATTTCAGTAAGAAGCGGATAATTGTCCAACGCTGATGGTTGCCCATGCTTGTTATGGTATGCCTTAATATCAGCCTCATCATAGTTGAACCTTTTTATCTGCAAATATTCAAGGTACCTGGCTTTATCATCCCACAGTTCAAAAGCATCAATGAGATAAAACATTCTGATGCACCACACGTCTTCCGATTCGTCGGGGCGGCGCGCAGTTAGTTCTGGGTCAATCCAGTAAATCGGGTGCGACAAAGCACCCTTACTAACGTTTTCAGGAGCCAGGCGCGTTATGTCACGAACAGTGCGGGGGTAAGGGATGGGGATGAATGGGAAATTGAAGCTATTGATTGCGTACTGGCTTCGTTCAAGATTTGTGACAGTATGGAAGTTTCTCCTGAAAGCATCAATTTCTGCTGATGAGTTCAGTTTAATTTCGCCTGCTGGTGGGAGTGGTTTAGTTGGTGTTGGCACACCTGGAGTTTCATTCACTGATAATCCCCTTGACTACTTGATAGTTTTATGCTTTGTGTATTCTATCAACCACCCCCATTCATTTACTCTTGCAGAGAAACCGAACGTCAATAAATGTGAAACCACACAAGTAGATTGAGTGAAACAATCCAGAGTTTTCACATTAACGCGGGATACACAACAAGCCTTATCCCCCTGAGCACAAGAAAACCACCCCCGTTGCCATGAAGGCTAGAGGAGGGTGGTGTCTACTATCTATCTAGTGTAGCAGATAAACGATTTACCAGTGCGCCTGCGCCCCAGCGGGCACTATCCCGTGAAGACAAGGTGAAATACGCGCTGAGGTTGCAGCGCTAGACATGCAGGGGAGAAGGCTTACCCATCTAGGTTGTAGATTTTCCTGCGATTGGAGAAATTGTCTAGCGGCTTGAAGACCGCATGGGCGGTCGAGATGACGGCAAGCCCTATTGTGGCGGCTAACTTCCTCTTCATGAGCGTTTCCTTTCAATTCGATGTAAGTGTGAGCCGTCAACAATACCATAACTAGTTGTTTTGAGCGATGATTTGATGCAGCATTGCTTCTATTCGGCGCTGCCGCTCCCCACTCAGCCCAACCATGATGCTCAGCGATCCCAGCCCAGAGACAAAATGTGCCAGCGGGTTTGAGGCTTTTTCTGATTCGTCAAGGATTTTCAGCAACAGCGTGACACGTTCCCAGTCGGTTTCACTGATGGTGATTCTTGTGGTGTCACCCATCACTGTTTCGGTCAGTGAGTACTGCACTCCACGCACAATGGTCCGCTCGTCGAAACCTTGCTCGCATAGGTTTCTGAGCGCAGCGACGGCTGTTTTCGTGTCCCCGCTCACCGAACTGCTCACTACCAAGTCAATATCTCTGTTGCTGGGGTACTCGTTCACCCCATGTAGAATGACGTTTTCCGCCATAGTCATCGCTGTGCGCAGAGAACCCATCGCGTAGCGCGCCACTGATTCTGCTACCTCACGGGGGTTGGTGATGGTGATGCTGTCATCATCGGCGTTCCAGCGTTCCAATACCTCAGTAACACATTCCGCCAATTGGGGGGCGCTGAATGGTTTAATCGGGATGCGTGGTAGTCGGGAGATAATGGTTTCTGGGATGTGCTGCACATCGGTAGTACACAGAATGAACACTACGTCCTCTGGTGGTTCCTCAATGGGTTTCAATAGGGCAATGAACGCATCTGGGGTGAGCCTGTGCGCCTCGTCGATGATGTACACCCGAACGCCTCGTGGCACGCCGGTGTGCGCGTCTGTGATGATGTCGCGGATCTGGTCAATGCCGCGTTTGTCAGCGGCGTTGATTTCCTTCACCTCGGGGTGGTTGCCCATATGGACAGCTAAGGCTTGCGGATCGTGTGGGTCGCGGGGGTCGCCGTTGTCGTCAAGTTCGCTTGCGGCATTAAGGGACGCGGCGATAATGCGCGCCAGGGTGGTTTTACCACACCCCATAGGGCCTTCGATAATGTAACCCTGCATACGCCGCCCCTCCCCCAATGCCCTACCAACACCAGCGGCGAAAGCTTGATGCTTCATGTCCTGAAACCGGCGCGGGCGGTACTTGTTCGGGAGGGAGAATTTCTGAACCTGTGTAGCTTTCATCAGAACTTAGGAATTTCCACAACATCATCAGCGCTGTCAAGGTTCACACCCTCACCCCACGGGCTGGGGGTGGCGTACAGCGATACCAGAACATCACCAGATTCCTCACTGTTCATCCCGCAAGATGCCTGGAAGGTGGTTCCTTTGTGCCCGCGATCATAAAGCTTGATGTCCATCTTGCAGATTTTCGCAACCCTCGACAAGATACCAAGCGTTTCGGAAGACCATACAGACAACCCACCAGTGGGAAGCGCGTTGCCGTCATTTCCTTTTGGTGTGCCGCCGCCGTTAGCGAACAAACGTGCCATGCCTTCTGCGGGGATAGCGTCGGATAAGTCAACATCAACATGGACGGTCACACCGGCGCCGTCTAATCCGTCAGGCATGATGGACAACACACCCTTGTCCCCGTCGATGTCCAGTGTAAGGATCATGTTGTATTCCCGCCCGTCCATGTCGGTGCCGGTTTCTTTGTAGAACTTGTCCAGGCGTTTAACGGTTTGTGTTGCGATGCTGCCCAGCAGCTTCACTGCGGATTGCGGCACCTGCACGGGGTCTGTGATGTTGCCGCCGTTGACCGGCACAGAGACCGCCGCCCCCACGGTATCGTTTTTACCCACAATGGTAATGAGTTCACGTTGCCCTGGTTCACCTCCCCATTCACCAACGCTGGGGATAAGTAGCAGCTTTGTTTCTTTGTCCATGACGGCAAGCATGACCTGCAGTGTTTTTGACACCAGGCGTGCATCAATGTGGATTTTCACAGTGTTCTCTCTTTGGGGATAGTGGGGTGTATGAGTTTTTGCTGCGCGGGACAATCCCGCAACAGTGGGTAATGTGCGCGCTTATGTGTGCTGTTTACCCACTGAGAAACTGTAACACGTTGACGTGTTATGAAGCCATGAGTTTATCTTCCACGCAAGGTGCACCCATGAGAAAACACCCCGTCGTTTAAGCACTTGCTGCTTGAAACCGACGGGGTGTTGAGAGCACGGGGAAGTGAGGTTAGAACTTGCCGCCGTTCTTGCGGGCACGGTCACTGACCCTTTGTGCAGCGTACACAATGGCCTTTTCGATGCGCTCTGTTTTCAGGTCAGCGCCACCAGACGGTGAACGCCCACCACGGAGAAGGTCATCACCAGTGATGCGCATGTCACTTGAAATTCCTTGCATGGTTTGGTTGAACGCTTCCTGCATGTCTGGCGGCCAGGTTTCTGGTCGGGAGGCATCAAAAAGCTCAGCCGTTGACTGAACGGCCTGCGCAGCGATCCTCGACTGCAGGTCAGCCATGTTGTTGATGGATTGCTGTGACAGCTCAACGACGTTAGCCTGCGATTCCGCGTTCATGTTCGCCAGTGACTGTGAGGCAAGGAAATTACCAAACGATGTGACGAACTGCCCAGCATTGAAGGTGTCATCAGCGGCGTAGTCGTTGTAGTAGTTGGTGGTGCTGTTGTCGTAGTTGTTGACAACAGTTCCTCCCTGGTTCATTGCGTGAATGAACCCAGCGTCAGGGTTTTTCTGAACCATCATCATGGACTCAGATAGGGTTGCCGCCGATAGGGTTTGCCGAATGGTGTCTGCTAGTTGCCCTTGCCCGGTTGAGATGGCATCGCGGATCTCTGAATCATCAAAACCGTGGATGTGGTAGTGCTCCATTGCGCCACGCAGGTTCTGCACGTCAAGTTCCCCGCCGGTGTTGGTGGGGCTACCAGGGGTGCTTGCCAACACGGCTTCACGAACAGCGCTGGCAAGGTCATTATTGTCCACCAGGTTTTGGGTTGCCTGCTGCGGAATGAAACTTTCGACACGCTGCTGCGTGGTGGCATCCAGGGCACGCCCCGCGATTTCTGCGGTGGCGTGATCCCCGTTTTGTTGTGCCTCTTGCTGCATGTCATAGAACCTTTGCGCAACCAGCGGCGTGTCCACCACACCTTGCGAAACAACACCCTGGAAAGCGGAGTTAATGTTGCGGCGAATATCCTCGCTCACATCCATCTCATTCATCAGCATTGTGGTTTTACCCACGATACTGTCCGCGTCGTTGTACCCAACCCTACCCAGGACAGCTTCACGATCTGATGGGGACACGTTCGCCAGCGACATGGACAAAGCGTCATAGGAGATGCGTTCGTCGCCCCCCATAGAGTTGTGCAGTGCAGATGCCACGGCTTTTTGGTCATCAACGACAACGCCATGCTGAATCATGTCGTCTCTGATTTCCCCTGGTGTGAGCCTTAGTGAGCCGAAACTTTGACCATCCAAAATGGTGTCTAAGGCGATCTGTGCAGCGGCGTTGCCGTCGTCTGCCTCCACCTGCAGGGCTTTAAGGGTTGTGGACACATTGTCTTGCCCACCGAAACGCTCCATGATGTCGTTGACCGCGTTGGAGTCTCTGGCATCGCTGTTCATCATCTTTTGGGCGTTATTGTCGTATTCCGTCCATGAGGTAGTAGGCAGGGTTTCATCCTCTGGTGTGGTCACGCCCAGCCCAGGATCCATAGCGGAAGCCATGAGCATTCCCTCGCGGGCATCATCTAGGACGTTGCGCCCGTCAAGTCGGATTTTCTTATCACCAAGAGTAACTACCTGCTCGCCCAGCATTTTGTCGAAACTAGCGGCATCAACCTCACCGCCTGCTTCCTCCATCGCATCCAAAAGATCATCGGGAAGGAACGCGCCTGTAGCGCCACGCGCCACGGCATCAGCGACAATGTTTTGATCTGTCTGCTCAAATGATGAGGAGAAACCGTCGTTCTCTGTGGGGATGGCGGACATATTGTAGGACATGCTGGCGGAACCAGTAGCCTCTGTTTTGCCGTCGGAACGCATGCCAGGGTAGGTTTCAACGAACCTGCGGTCACGTTCCGCCATTTTCTCCGCACTGTCGGCAAGCTGAGCATCGTCAATGTCACCGACGTAATCACGGTTGTCTTGGTTTTGCGATGCCGCCCATTCTTCCCGCATTTCCTGGTCGGTGCGTTTTTTCAGCGAATCGTAGACAGCCTCATTCCCTTTGAACATGCGGTGCCGCATATCGTCTGAGGCCCGCATCTCGTTTTCCAGCTGCTCTTCATCCATGTTGCCGATTTCTTTTTGGCGGTTCATGAATGCCGCCATCGCCATAGATGATGCGAGTGCTTTAGATGCGTTGGGGAATGCTTTGGAGAACGCCGCCATCGCTGCCATTGAGGCGACTTTTTCTTTCAGCGTGCTTGTCTCTTTGGATTGGTAGCGGTCCTTGTCGAAAACTGAGGTTCCCTTACGTTTTTTCGCGGCTTCTTTGCGGCGCTTATCCAGAACACGGGGGTCAACTGGTTTTTTCTTCTCTTTTTGAGCAGTTGACTTTTTACCAGTGTTCTTTTCGTCGCGTTTTTTGAGCATTTCGCTGACTTCATCAACGTCAGATTTTTTGCGACCAATACGGCTGGCAGCCTCCAGGGCTTTGGAACCGAATTTCTTTCCTTTAAGCCCCCAGAATTTCGGTGACAAAGGATCTGACAATGGGTGACCAGCGAGGCTTTGAAGACCGGTGCTTTTCAGCGGGGAACCAACCAATGTGGCGAACATCTTGGACACCAAGGCAGGAACCGCCTTGGCCACCAACACCAAGCCCGCCAGGATAAGCATCAACGCCAGCAAGCGAACAGCAATGTAGGCAAGCCCAAAGCTACTACCCCATGTGTAAATGGCATCTGCGGGCACCACCCAACCAAACACGCTGAGAAGCGTGTACACGGTCACCACAAGCGCGTAGATGATTGTGGTGGCAATGGACATGGTGATGATATATCCCGCCAAAACTCGAACTAGCTGTCTGATGTTCACTGTCCACTACCTGCCAATTGTTTACTGTTTTTTGCCTTGTTTATCCGATTCTTACCGTCATTCATCATGAGACTCCTTTAATGGCAAGCCTTGCCATGATGAGCAGCATCATGATTGGAATGATAACAGCTAGAAGAATCGAAATGATGAACTTCACCAGGGCGGCGATGATACCCAAAACACCCACAATAACGAACAACAGGATCGCGCCGAACAGCACCAGAATAGCGATCAGAAGCGCTGTTTGCGGATCTTGACCTTGGATCGTGCGGTAGTAGATGCGGGCCGGGTTGTAGCCGTTGTTTTCGGAGAAGAAGAACTTAATATCTGGGTTAGTTTCTTCTTTACGCTTCTCATCTGGGGAATCGTTTTCACCTTGACCAGCTGGTTTGCCCATAGCAACCGCGATGCCACCGGCTGGTGTTTTACTGAAAGCGTCAATGACGGTATCTTTCAGGATCTCGGTGAAGGATTCCGTTGTGACGGAATAACGCCACGCCAGGGCGGGGTAAATGTCAGCACCGAACCCGTGGTCAACGTTGCCTTCTTCATTCACCTCGTAGTTAGGCATGACTGGATTGAGTTCCTTGTCTGCCATTGCCTCGGACCATCCGTCGCTTTGAGCTGGGATACCAATGCAGTGTGAGGCGTTGATTTTTGGTGTTGACCGGCGTGCCACGTTAATGTCGTTGTTGTTTTGCTCTAGGAATTTGTTCTTGTTCCCGACGAGGCTTTCAACGCCATCTTTGAGGAAATTCATTAGACCGCTGTTGCCGTTACCATAGCGTTCAACTGCGGCGTTGAGGCGTGATCCAAGCTGGTTAAAGAAGTCGAAAGCGCCTTTACTCTCACCCTCAATAACGCCCTTGTCAATCCAATATTCGTAGGACTTCTTGTTGCTGGAGTCGTGCTCTGCGGTGCCCATAGAGTCCACACCAACCCATTCAGGGTTAATGACTGGACGGTAGGACGCTGGACCCCATTCACATGCGGCGTTGTAGAAGCGTGATTCGATTTCGGAATCCGAGTCTGTTTCACCAATAAACCTGGAGATCGGGAAGCCTTTATCTTCTGGTTTAATCCATGTGCCATCACCGTTGACGTGGATGCCTCGGCCTGTTGACCGTGCAGTGTCTGTGGCGAGATTATTGGCGATGGGGGAGCCTTTACCTGTGGCGATCTTATTGGGGTCATCGCCAACTAGGTTACCGGCACCAATAAGCGGGGCGTAGAGTCCAGCGGCGCGAGCGATCATGGTCCAGTCGCCGGGGGCGGTACCGCTGCGACGTTCCATTTCCAGACACCAGGTGTTTCCGCCTGAGCGGGTGGACCCGCCAACAGCATAGCGGAATGGCTTGAAATGAACAGTGCCGATAAGCTGATCAAGCTGCATCATAAGCTGCCCAGCAACATTGGTTCCCTCAATTTTGCCTGAGAAAGCATCAGTGTTGACCAGAACATAGTGCATGCCGTCAACGAATCTATCACATGATGTTGGGATGGCGGATGTGCCCTCTTTTTCCATGATTTTACGCGGAACGGAGAAAGCAATCGCTGTTCCAAGGTTCATGCCAGAGTCCACCAGCATATCTAGGTAGTAGTAGATGATTGACACGAACCAGCCCGCAGAGAACATGTTCCACGATGACGGGTTGTCCACGTCCTGTTTCACTTGGACTTCTTCACCCTTGATTTGCTGTGTCATGACCATCACGGCATTGTCAGATGAAATGGCGTTCTTCCGTGATTGAATTGCCATGAACGAGAAGAAAGCAATGGTTAGCGTGATTTTCGCAAACTGCGTTGCCAACCCACGCACCTTAGAACCTAATGTGCCCTCTGCGGATGGGTTAAGGATCCTCACGATACCTAAAACCAGTGTGATGATGAAAATCGCAGATACAAAGGTATTGAATGCCCTAGAGATTTCCTTATCGCCACCAGCGAAAGACAGCATGGATACCATTGCGTCCACCAGCTGCGCGACCGATGTAATCATGTCGCCGCCAGTGGCGAAAGCCACAATGAACATCAGTAGCGACAGGATCATTCCACTAATCTGGAACATCAGCGACGCGGTACCACCAACGATGGTGGCAGTGAGGTTCGGGCTAGCCCAGTTTGTGGGAGCAACGGGGATTTTCACACTAGAAGCCCACCTACCAGCTTGCGTGTATTGAGACACAGCCTGGATTGATGAGGATGTGGTCTTTGCCTTAAGCGCGTAGGCACGCGGCGATGTGCCCTGAGCGGCGTTTTTAGATGCGTCCTGGTTGAAGGCTTTACCGGCGTTGGAGTTGATGTTAGTGTCACCAATCCCACCATCCCCATCGGATCCGCTTCCCCCGCCATTTCCGCCGCCACCAGAACGACGGTTGCTACCAACTGCTGTAGCGGCGTTGCCAGCGTCACGGGCGAGCTGTTCTGCTTGTGAGCTTGCCTTGTTTTCTGGTTTTTGTGCTTGTGGAGCGTCCTCGAATTTCGTGTCCCCACATGCTTCACGCCACGGGTTTAGAACCGCGTCGCGGCGCGCCTGCGGTGTGTCGGAGGCTGGGTAGGAGAACTCTAGTTTCGGACCCTGGGGGTTTGCGCCGCTGCGAATCCACGGGTGTTGAGAGAACTCTTGTGGCGCGACGGCACCACGCACGCGCTCTTTTGGTGTGCCGTCTGGGGCGTTGGACCCTGGCGGATCCGGTTCAGGTGCGACACCCGCCATGAGTGCGAAAGCGTGCACCACAGCTTGTGTTTCGTCGCGCTGCAGAAACTCTTCCCATGACTCACGGTCACCTAGCTCATAATTGGGGCCTTGTGGTGTGATGACTGGCCGCCAAATGCGTTGCTGGAAGTTTGCTGTTGGGAATGGCGGCACGATGACAACCCGTTTTGTTTCTGGGTTTTCTGCCGCTGCTTTGTAAAGCGCTTCGATTTTCGCGGCGATTTCCGATGGGTTTGTAGCCATTTTCCCGTCGGGTTTCTTCATCATTTCTTTGGACACGGAAATAATGACGGTGCGTTTTTGGTCTGGTTTTAGGTTGTTTTTCCCGCCGCCACGAATAATACTGTCAAGGCCCGCGCGCCCATCCTGATTGAACACACCATAGGCATCGCTATTCCCGTAGTCGGTGTTGAGTCTAGATCCGAAATCCTTCACCAGGGGCGTGCCGTCACTATTGATGTGGAAATTGTTGACATCAGCGTCACCGTACAGGGTTGCCGAGTAGCACTGTGGGTTTTCCTGCTGCGCTACAGCTTGCCCAGTGGGGGAAATGACGCTTAATAGTGAGAAGGCTACTGTTGATGCCGCGCCCAGCATGACTGCTGGTAGTGCTTTTTTGAGCCGGTTCTGTTTTCTCCAGGGTTGTGGCGGTGTGAAATTCATAGTTAGTCTTTTCTTAGCCCATCGTCGTAAGGAATGTTGATTGTTGAGAACTCACCACGTGGGTAAAGCTCATATGGTGTTGTGAATACTTCACCGTGTTCCTCTTCATCCCAATCAGGGTCATAAGGGGGGATGTAGGACAATGGTTGTGTTCCAATGAAGTTTGATGCACGTAGTTTAATGCCGTCACCGTCAAGGGTTTTTGCGCGGGAGTAGACAAAGGTTTTTGCGGCGCGCCCTTTGCTGAAACCGCCACGGGAAACGTATTGTCTAAACAGAATGCCAACGTAGGTGAAAAGTGATTCACCAGTAGTTTTGCGCATTGGCGACCATCGTGACAGCTGGTATCCCAGAAACCCAACTGCAGAGGAGTAGAGGATGATGGGGAATGCGCCGAAAAACAGCGAGTAGATCATTGAGTCTGGGTTTAACCCAATGGCGGCGCGGAATGACAACATGATAAGAGCATTGGTGAGTCCGATGCCTGCACCCCAGATTAGCCCCACCCATGATATGCGCAGGTGGACCATAGACCTGGAAAACTTCATGGTGCCGTCGCCCATGTCGAAGAAGTTGTTGTTGATCGCCCATCCGTAACGGATGGCGGCGTTTTTCGCTTCTTCTACGGTGTGTTTTTTATTCTCTTCCGCCATTTAAAACCCCTGTCGTGACGTGGTGTTTTCTTCTGCGAGTTTTGTCATATATATGGAAACCCCTAACGCTGCTGATGTTTTCTACTGGGAATTGTAGCAGCATTAGGGGTTTTGTTACTCGCGCCCTTATTTGCGTCAGCGGGGCATCTTAGACCCCTGAAACACCTGTTGAGTTGGTGAACATTTGCAGAGCGGTGAAGCCGAAACGTCCAAGGGTGTTGAGCATCCAGTTGGCACCTTCAGGGTAGAACATCAGGCCAATTGCGATGGCGGAGATAAGCACAACCCAGCCGCCGCCAAGTTTTTGCAGGAAGGTGCCGTTTCCGCCAGCGCCAGCGCCGCCTTTGTCGCCTGGTTTAACGAATTGTGTTACGCCGAAAACAACCCAACCAACCAGGAAGAAGCAGCCAAGAATTTTAAGGTTTTTCTTGGTTTCGTCGTCGAGGATGATGGTAATCGGTGTCCATTGTGATTTTGTGGCATCCAGAACGATGCCGCCGCGTTGTTGGGCTGAAATCATCAGATCTTGCATTGTGTTTTTACCTCCAGGGCGCGTTAACCCTACATGTGTTGATTTTGTCCTGTTTTATTGTATTTTTTTCACGGCGAAACACCGTGAAAAATTTTCATCACTTTTTGTTGTCTTTTGCGAATCTTCTTGTGAAGAATCGTGTAAGCGCAGGCTGTGATGGTGGGTTAGTTGAGATATTTGTTTTCCTTAAGAAATACTTCTCATACTCAGTGAAACCACATTGCGTGAGTAGTTTTCCACAGCGTTGTGCTAGTCCACGAATATCAGGATGCCCCTCTGCGGTCATTGTCCTAATAGTTTCTTCTGGCGACATTTCCCCAGGTACTAGACTTGGGAAACTGGAGAAAAACGTCACGGGGTACGGACGCATCATTTTTCTTAGCGCATAAACATATTCCTTGGTGGGTAGCTTATTGAAAACAACATGGATTTGCCCACTGTCAAAAGAACCACGCCCCTGTGCACCATTTTTGATGCTGGACAAAAGACCCTGCAGAGTCCTGATGCTTGTCCCGTCGGGTTCGCTGACCACTACGATGTGGTGCGCCACATTGTAGGTGAGGATGGTGTCAAGGGATGAGTATTCGCCGCTAGTGAGCGACCCGTAGTCAATGATTACGGTATCGCCTAGTGATGACGCATACTGGGCGGATGTGACGATAGCCTGGGCGATGTGGGCTGGATCCCCAACCTCAGAGCCATATACAGATGGGCATGCCAGCACGCGAATGCCGGTCTCTTTGTCAAGAACATAATTGTCCTCAATTGCCTCTTTGATCATTTGCGAGGTAAATGACCTACCCTCACGCGCAGCGGTGGCACCTATCTCTGCGATTTTCCCAATGTGCTTATCGCCAGTTTTGAAAAGGATACTGTTTTTTGGTGACCTGTAGTCACCCTCAATAAGCCACACATGTGGTTTTCTCCCACCATTTTCCTTTGCTGCTTTATTCCGTACAGAAGATAAAGTGATAGCAAGCCCGTAGGCAATGGTAGACTTTCCGGTGCCACCTTTAGGGCTGGTGACCAGAATGATACGCCCTTCCTCGCTATTGAGATAGCCCCGGTTAACGATGCCGAATGTCTTTTTCTCCTGCTCGCGTTGAAGCTGAATGATCTGCTCATTGCGTGTGAGATTGCGCATGAATGGCGGCAGGTCATTGTCACTGTCGTTGAAAAGCTGCGGGACTTCCTCATGCACATCCGCCCTACGGTGGGCGAAACGCTGGCGGTTATCCTCCGATTGCTCACGCCAATTGTCTTCCTGGGCTTGCGCAATGCTGCGCTCGTATTTAGCCTCTTGGATTTGGTCTTGGCGCTGACGGGTCATTTCCTCGTCGTACGTAGCACCTTGCATTGGTTCGTCACGTTGGTTATCGGGATTAAACTCTTCTGGTAGCTCATCACCAAAGCGATCAAGCCTTTTGGGTTTTTCTTGCGGCTTCTCCATGTAGGAGGGCGTGGGCACACGCTGTTCCGCGTCAGCTGCGAGGGTGCGCTCTAGCTCTTTTTCCTCTTCTTTGGTGAGGTTTCCTTCCATGATTTTCCGGTTGATTTCACCCATATCGTTCCCTGCCACCTGTTCCTCCCGTGGGTAGTCGTTCACTGGTGGGGTGTGCTGCGGCATGACTGGGTTTTCAGGTTGAGCGTGGCGCGGGCGTGACGGTTCTGTGGGCTGTTGTTGGGTTGAGAAATCCATGTTTGGGAGGTTGACTTTTGGACCCTCGCTGGAGTTCATCATGCTAAACATGTTGTCGATTTCTTCATCTGACCATCGTGTTTGCAGCTCAATTTCAGGTGCAGGCTGTTCGCCGCCGAGTCCTGCGATGAGGCGCCGGCGTTTTTCGGGATCCATCCCCGCTTCCCCTGATGTTGGAGCGTCAGCGTTTTTCCTGGGTGCTATGCCGAGCTGCACCCATTTCTTGATTTCCTCACCATTCAGCGCATCAAAATCCACATGCTCCCGGTCGGTTTGCTCATACTCCACACCAATACTTGTGAGGGCATCAGCGATTTGCCTCAAGTAGGTTTGCCCGTGCTCACCACGCACTGTTATAAGCAGTGATTTCCTGGTATCCCAGCCGTTTTTGTCGTGTTTATTTTGCTCGAAAGACTCAGTTTTGATGTATTCTTCATCTTCCCCGCCACCGAAAAACCTAATGTTGGCCACGTGCACACTGAGTGCGTTGGCGAGTTCGCGTCGTTTCTTTTCTGATTCGGGTTCATTTGCTCCGACAATGACCACCCTGTGGTATTTGATGTAGCGATCTTGGATTCCACTCATTTTAGAAGATGCCCTCTTCTCGTTCTTTGTCTTCTTGGACTTGTTGTTGTGCTCTCATTTCACTTTCAATGTCAAGTGCGGTGTGAGCCACACCCACCAGTGTTCCGTTGCCTGCAGCCTGGGTGATTGTGCGCTTGATTGCTTCTTCTCCTTCTTTGTCTGTTGCACCGAGTGACAGTTCTTTCAGTGGCCACGGACCTGCAATGAATCCTGAAATGTATTTGTAGATGTGATTGACGTAAATTCCGTTGGGAATTGGTTTATTCCTACCTGGTGTTTTTATCACACCAGCGTTAGCAATATATTCCTCGTACTTTTTGTTCCTTGGAAGACCAGTAACTTTGTAGAAAAGTTCCTTTTCTATCTCATCTTCCATGTTTGTCTGCATGATGATATATTCACTTGCGTAACTGATGAGGTTTTCCTCAGTGCCAATAAATTCTTTAAGCTCCTGTGTGGCAAGCACAAGCCTGATGTTTGCCTGCCTCCAGGTTTTAGCCTTGGAGCGAACAATACTCATAGCCATTTCTGAATTTTTCAGAACGTGCGCCTCGTCAACGAAAACAACGCCGCCTAGATTCTTGTTGTTTTCAGTGATGGTTGAAGAGGTGAATCGGAACATGTTAGTGACGGATTGGATGGCATCGCGGTTGTCGTCTGACCACTCATCAGAGTTGCTGGTTGTAGGCATCTCCAGGTCGCTTTCCCATTCAATAAGAACGGGGGCACCACTGTTGATGAGTGATCTCATTTGTTCGTTTGCCCTGTCGCTCTGTGAGATTGAGGCTCGCCAGAAAACAGACCTTTTCATCTTTGAGTGCACAAAGTCCAGGATTTTATCGTCACTTAGCTGAGGTGTCCCTTTGCTACGGTTGCCCATAATCAAGTCCCAGGAACATTTGTTGTGCGGCATTTTCGCACGAGCAATCAGTTCAGCTTCCAGGCTGCTTCGACGCAAAGCGCTCTCTGTGGCATCAGCACCCTGTGTGAGTTGCATAGCGTTAATGATCATTTCCGCAAGCACCTTGGCCACCACTTCACGGTCACGAATGAAAAACATTGGATCCATGAGTCCTGGGTATTTCTCCAGGTATTCACGTGACATGTTGATGGTGACCCCGCCTAGCTGGTCAAAGAATTTCTTTAGACTTGAATTAGGTTTAGGGTTGAGGAAAAACACAGGCGTGCCACCGTAGCGGGTTTGCGCGGCGAGCTGCAGCATCTGCTGAGTGTTTGAGGTCACAGTGTAGTCACCGAGCAGGAAGGTTTTGCTTGGATTGTCAACGCTAATGCATCGGACGTGCTCTTTTTTCTTGTTCAGTGAGATGCTGCTGATTTGCGTGTAGCTCATGCGACGGTTGGGCATGTGTTGTACGCCTTTGAACTTTTCGCCAGCCGTCAGGGCACACCTGTGGGGGAACATAGTGACGCGGGCGTGCCCGCTGCCCTGCGATTCAGTGACGACACGAACGCCGCATGAGCGGGCTAGAAGCTCCATGTCTCTAGTAACGCGGCGATCTTTGATGCTCAGGGTGTAGGTTTTGCGCGTCTTGCCGACAACGCTGACGCAGGGGAAATCCATCATGGCTCGCAGTGTGCGGACCCGGATGTTCTCATGAACAGACAGTAGCCTCTCTGGCATGCCACCGTGTTCGTCATACTCTTCCCATGTGGTGTCAGAGGTGTTGGGTTTGGTGCGTTTACGGCACTGTGTGGCGGAGGCATTCGGGAGGTAGAAGATGCCGTTTTTTTCCATCATGTAGCGCAGTTCATTAGTGGTGCGGCGCAGCATGAGTGGGGTGTCACAGCCGCCGTTGTCCATGACTTCCGTGACGTAATGCAGGATCTCGTCAACCCGTTTCATGAACATTTTCGCGCCCTGGTATTCGGTCATGTTGGTGGAAAATTCCACCATTTCCCAAAAGTAGGGGGACGTGACAGCGAAACGGTAGAGGTCTGGAACGGTTGAACGCAGCCACGCGCGCATTTGACGCGGAGTCAGCATGTCTTCACGGGAGGCTTCCTCCATGAGTTTCTTTCGTTCGGTGCGCACCATTTTCAGCACGCCCCTAACAGTTGGGGTGGTGTTGCTGTTCAGCCAGTCTTGATGTGCTTTTTCATCAATGACCAGCCATTGGTGTTGTCCGTCAGAGCGGTTTCTCCTGCCGTCGGATAGTTTCATGTCGTAGACGCTTTGGTGGTACTTGATGGGTGACAGGCTTGTTACCTCAGTGGGTTTGCCGTCCATTCCTACAAGTTTGTCGCCTACCTGCACGTTTCCGAATGTGGTTACGCCGCCGCCGTAGAGTCTGATTTCCTGGTCGAGCGGCATGGCTTTACCCGAACCAGTTGTTCCTGTGACCATGACCACGGGTCCGCCGTTGTATTTGTAAGGTCCGTCCAGTTCTGTGTAGATTTCCTTGAATTCGTATCCACTATCGGACAGCCCGATTAACCATCCACCTGGTCCGCATGGTTTGGATGAGCGGAAAAGACCACTAAGCGCCAGCACGCCACCAAACATGTTGAGGGTGTTGGGGTTGCGTTTGATGTTGTTGCTGGGGACGCGGAAAACAGTATCTGGGTAGCACGGCACTGTTGAGCACAATGCGGGGTGTTGGCGGGCAAGCAGCGGCGCCGCCGTCAGACCGTAGGGGGCAAGGTATTCTTTGAGTTTTTGCGGCTTTCCGGTCACACGGTTAGCGACGATGATTTCAACATTGTCCAGCATCGCATGCCCACTGAGCGCCATGAGGAGGGCGTATTCCGCGTCGGACAGGCGCGCCTCGGTATCGTTGACTGCCCGGGTGTCGGTGCCGTTGCCTTTCTGTCGGTTTTCCTCTAGTGAGCGGTAGCGCTGCGCGGCGTTGTCGCGTTTGTTTTCCAGGAGGTTTTTCGCTGCTTTTGAGGAGCGGATTTCACCGCGAATGTTCACGTGCACAGTGTTCGCTGACGGGGCGAGAATGGCGTTGCCGAACCGTGTTTCCGCATCATTGAGCGGGTTTTTCATGAACATTGATCCAATGTCCACAGGCTTGATGGCGTGGAACATAATCTCTCCGTGTTTCGGAGTGAAGATACTCAAACCGTGTTCGGGGGTGCGCATGAGTGAGGATTGCACCTCACGCGGCAACCCGTATTTGTCATCGCCGTCACCAAACCAGGCTGTCAGCAGCTCAAAATCCAGTGGGTTGGCAATGAAGTTCAGGGGTTGTAGACCATGCTCTTTGGCGATGTTTGTGACAGTATCGTGGTCAGAGATGAAGATTTCTGAGCGCACCTCGATACCGGATTTCATGTATTCAATGTATTTGCTGACTTTATTGGCGGCACCGTACACCTCGTGGAAAATGGAACCGGTTTTCAGCTCGAAACCGATGTATCCGAACCAGCGTGGGCGCCACAGCCCTGGCATGCGTTTGAAATAGTCGCTTTGCGCGGGTGTCATGCCGTCAAAGCCTTGGATTTTGTTGGTGGCTTCCATCGACAGGGAGATGTGGAAGCGGCGCCGTTGGTCACGCCTAACGGATTCTTTCTCATCTAGGGTACGCCCAATGGCATCAATGAGATTCAGCATGAACTCTTGCGACTGCAGCGCCTCGCTTTGGGTGCGGGTCCACTCAGTTTGCACGTTTTCAGGCAGCTTGAAATACAGCCACACACTACCGTCGTAGCCCTCAAAAATACCGTTTGTGCTATAGAAATCATAAGGCTTGGGGTCGCGGAAACCGCCGTTCGCTGTGAAGTCGGGGCCTGCTACTCCTGCGGACGCGCCGAGGGTGTCGCGCAGTTTCGCTTTGCCCATGTCGATAAGCGACCCGATCAGTGGCAATGAACTTGACATAGGCTAGTTTGCTCCTTTTTGCTGGTCTACGGGTTGTGGTGCGGTGCTGATTTTTCCTTCTTGCACGCCTTGTTCCTTGTTGGGGTCTGGCGTGTTTTCTGGGAGGTCGTCAATCTTGCTGCCGTTGCTGCGGGTGTTCGGCGCGGTTGATGGTGTCGTGGATTCAGGGGTGCTATTCGTGCCGATTTCCTTCTTACCTTCACCCACCTGGATGGATGACTTGTACTTGTCGAGGGTTTGCCAGCTTCCGCCCCAGTCCACGATCATGGGGTTGGCTTTGGTGGGATTCAACATCATCAGGTAGTAGGTTTGCTCTATTGCGTCGTTGACGGTGCCGTTTGCGCCTTTTCGGGACAGTCCAGGAACAAATTTCGCCTGGATCTTGACGAATGTGTAGACTTCCTCGTCTTTCTTGATGCCGCCGCCGTCGTCGGTTCCGTTGATTTCGTAAGCCCACTCGACTGTCGGGGAACCGGTGGATCGGAAACCACCAAGACCCTTGTATGTCCAGGCTTGATCTTGGTCGCCGGTGACCTGTTTCAGGGACTCAGCGTCGTTTTGAGCGTAAGCACTGGCCCACCGGGAGATGAGCTGCACAGCCTCTGGGCTGAGCTTGACCTGCTTTGAGTTAGGCAGCGTTGCGGGGGATGCTATGGTGTCGTTCTCGGAAGACGCGACAAGAGTGTTCTGCGGGGCAACCGTCGGCACGTCGATAAGGAAAGGACGCGAAATGAAACTGTCCTTGTCAGGGATGATGATATTTACCGTGAAACTATAAAGGTTGCGCCCAATACGCCCTTGGTATCGGAGAACTTCTGTGGTGGGATTCCTGAAAGTGTTCTTGTCTTTCAGGTCCGCTTTCGGCGTGAAGTCATACTGTTCTCCCCCAATGAAGGTCAGGTCAGTGACACTGACTGGTTCACCACTAAGAACCGCCGAGTCGTTTTCCTCCACGGTGGACACATCGCGGGTGTCGGACCATTTCACATTTCCCATAAGGTTAATGGGCGGTGACTTATGGGCGAAATAAGAATGAATAACGTCTTTGCCTAAATCCTCGTATCGTGTTTTAAATGAAGGATTGTAGGATTTCTGGGCGTATGTAGCCATTTCCTGGTTTTTGCTGCTCACAACCCATGCGCCCCACCCCACAAAAGCAACAGCGCAGAAGAAAGACCCGATAACCACCCACCCGGCAGCCTTACGGGCTTTAGCGGCCGCGCCGCCATACCCCCTAACGGTGTATATTCCGCGATTTTCTAAAATGTCAAAATCACTGCCCTCTGGTGGGTCAATTTCCCCATATGGATCAGTCCCCGCTTTTCTCATACAAAACCCTCTTTACCAAACCTTTTGATGAACACTTTTCTAACTGCGAAAAATGCTAACACAACACACTTATCAGTTAATAGAAACCATGTTTAACCTGCGTAAACAGTAAGTAAAAACAAAAGGGTACGAAAACAAAAATCCACCCACCCCGCACCCCTGTTTCCAGAGGCACAGAATAAGTGGATTCATTGCATTCCATCCCAGCGCGCTGGGATTCACGCTGGGGTGGTTGTTGGTTATGTGGGGTTGACTTCTCCTGTGGGGGTGTCTGTTAGGTCGGTGGGGATGTAGTCGTGTGCTGTGGTGCCGCTGTTGGGGGTGGGGACTTGGATGCCTTCGAGTGTGCGGGGGTTGAGTGGTTTGTGTTGGTAGGTGGTTCCTATGAGGATGACGGGGCCTGCGTCGGTGAGGTCGCGGAGTTTGGGGTTGGTGTCTCCTGATTGTAGGGGGGTGTTGTTCATGTCGCTGGATGTTTGGATGGCTGCTGCGGCGCTGCGTGGTCCAAAGTTGATGGTGGTTTCTTGTCCTGTGTAGTCGTCTGTGCGTTCTACGTGCCAGCCTAGTTGTTGTAGGTCGTTTTTGAGGGTTTCTGCTTGGGGGTTGCCGGGTTGGGTTTTGATGAGGATTCTTGTTGTGTTGCGTGGGGGGATGGGTTGTGTGGTGGTTTGGGTGTTGGTGATTTGGTGGGTGTTGGCGGTGGGTGATAGTGCGTCATTGATTGTTTTTTTGATGGTGTCCCATTTGAGTGTTACGTCAGGGTTTTGTGGGTTTGGTTCGTTGTCGATGGGGGCGGTGATGAGTCGGATGTTTTTGGGGTCTATTGTTGTTGCTTTGCCTGCGAGTTGGAGGATGTCGGTGGGGCTGATGCCTTCGCCGGTGACGTTTTTGCGGATGCTGTTCAGCGACGACAGTGTGGCGGCGAGGTTGTGGTTCTCGCGGATTCTGCTGTAGATGGAGGCTGCGACTTGTTGTTGTTGGTGGTTGCGCTGGAAGTCGCTTTTTGGTGTTCCTTCTACGCTCCGGGCGCGTGCTAGGGACAGTGCGGTTTCCCCGTCGATGGTGTGGCATCCTGTTTTCGGGATGATGGTGCCTAGTACTTCATCAACTACTGGTTCGTCAAAGCACATGTTGATGCCTTTGAGTGTATCCACGGCATCTTTGAATGCTTGGAAGTTTACTTGTGCGTAGCGGGTGGCTTCTACGCCGGTGTATTCTTTGATGGTTTTTGTTAGGCATGCTGGTCCGCCAACTCCGATGATGGAGTTGATCTTCACTCCTTTTTCAGCGGGCACGGTGGTAGTGTTGTATTTTTCTGTGCCGGGGTCGTATTCGTTGCAGGCTGGGCGGTCCACTACCGTGTCGCGGGGGATCGACATGGCGATGACATGCCGGTTATCTTTCGGTATTGCTACTAGCATGATCGCGTCGGTTCTTGTCCCTGCGATTTCTTTGGGGTCTCCGTATTTTCCGCCCATATTTCTGCGGTCGTCCACCCCAGTGAGCACCATGAACTCTGCTTGTTCGGGGGCGCTGGCGGCAAACAGGTTGTTGGTGTTGTGTGGCGCTATCGCACTGACCTCAGCGCTGCTTTCATGGTTTGCGCGGTCTTTAATGACAAGAGCACTGAGGGTAGTGGCGAGTGTTGCTGTTAGGGCCACGTAGGAGGCTTTCTTCCATGTTTCAGTGCGTTTTTTGGGGTTGTTTTTCTTATGGTGTTTTCCTCCCATGATGTGTTCACGTTCTCCTTAAATTTTTTGTTGGTTGTGTTAAAGGCATATAGTTATAGCACCCTTACCATACACCTTGACCCAGATGCTTTTTACTGGCGAGGGTGGCGCAGGGAAGAGAAAAGCGCGCCGGGCGGGATCTTTTCGCCAGGCGCGCTTATTGCGGGAAGGGGTTTATTGGCATTGTTTGATGAGCGCTAGGAGTTCATCTTGCAGTTTGTCGCTGTTTTGGTTGTATACGTTTTCCAGATCCTGGGGTGTGATTGTCATTTTTCTAAGACTGGCGAATGCCAGTCTGATGAAGTTGGGGTATTTCTCGATGAGTTGGACGGCTTCTTCTTCCTTTTCTGTTTTTACTTCCACTGTGGCGATGCCTTCGGATGAGCTGCTGCTGAAGCGTGCGCAGTGAAACATTCCTGGTCCGCCGATGTTTACTGTGTTCATGGTTTCCTCCTTGTTGGTTTGATTACTTGTTGCGATTGTATTTTCTTGGTGGTTTGTTTGTCTAGCTGGTTTGTGTCTGTTCTGTTGTGAAAAGCCCTGTGGCGTTGTTGAGGCTGCGGATGATGGTACTGGTGGGTGTGTATTCAGTTTTGCTGTTTGGCCCGCATCGCTGCCCTTGAGGCGTGGTGGTTGAGGACAGGATACCGATAATGAGGCTGCTGGTGTAGACGGGCGCGCCGCTGTCGCCTTTTTCTGAGCACATGGCAGCTTCTGTGGTTCTGGTGTAGAACGCCATACCGTTGTCGCCTTCCGCGCGTACCAGAACGTTGTTTTGTTCAATGTTGCCGCAGGTTTTGCCGGTGGTAATCCCCCATTTGCATACCTGTGTGCCAGGTTGACTGTGGGAGGCGTAGCTGATCATGGTGGGGATGTCGCTTGACAGGCCCATGATGCCTTCTGGTTGGGTGGTGTCGTTGAGTTTTATGGCGGACCAGTCGGAGCTGGGATTGTGCTCGGTGGATGTGTCGCCTACGCCGGTGACGGTGATCTGCCCAATAGGTGTTGGGGGTAGGGGGTTGTCGGCACCGATGAAGATGTACACGTGGTCACCGAGTTTCCCGCAGTGCCCAGCGGTGATAGCCCATTTGCCGCCTTTTTTGTCGGTGATGGTGAATCCTGTTGTGCACAGTGAGTATTGCCCTGTGGGGTTGGTGCTGCTGACTATGGCGATGGGTGTTCCCGCTGGGATTCCCTCGCTGTTGATGCGGTGGGTGGGTGCGGGGCCTGCCGTGTTGTTGTCCGCTGTGGGGGTTCGGGTGGGTGGGTTTTGTGCGATGCTGCTGTGCTCAAAAATCAGCGCCAGGCCCATGAAAATCATGGTGATAAGCACTGTGCTGGCAAGCAGCATGGTTGTGATACTTGCGATGGCGCGTTGCCGGTGTTGGGGTTGGTTGGGGTGCTGTTTCATAGGCGCAAAGGTCTCCTATTGGGTGTTTTCATGCGTAAACACCGGCAGGGCCTGCTTATTGCCTCTGGTGGGGATGATGGTGTTCAAGCTGCTGTTCCATGCGGTGGCGTTGGCGTTGTAAGCTGCCATGTCTTCCACGAGTTTGCGGCATGATGAATCAAGTTTCGTCCATGCTGGTGTGGGAGTGTCAGTCCACTGCTTTACTGTTTTCGCGGTGACTAGGGCTTCACACATGGCGACGGGCACGAATACTCGTGTCGCCATTTCTTTTTCTGGCATGGCGGTACTAATGGATGTGCCGTAGGTGTCCCTGTTTTCCTTCATCGCTGGGTACGCAGTGCGGAAGTTCCTATCAACGTCTTGCGGAACGCCAGTACCGTTGGTCCAAGCGTCGTACTCCTCAATACGGGTATCGTCATACAGGAGGTAGACGCTTTGCAAGTCGTTGTTGATTGACTGCATTTTCTCCAGGGCCTGCGTTCGATTGGCTTTTGACGACGTATCACCTATCACCATGTAGCACACAACCCCCACGAGAGTGACAATAAGCATTGCAACACCCACCCGCATGAACGCTGACTTCACTGATGACGCACCCGACATTTCCTTGATTTCTGCGACACCACGCCCATCATCAAGAATGCCGCCGTTGTTGCTTCTGCCTGGAATGCCGAAAGGGTTTGCCAACTGATCACTCATTGCACGGCACCCCCATTGGGGTTACCGCGTTGACTGTCCACGCGGGTTCAGCGACGGTGTTGTTCGCAGTAGAGAGGAACGAATTGTAGACCTGCCCACCATCAACCGACGGCTGGTAGCAAAACGACATGATAGCGTCCGCTGCAGTGACAGCACCGTGGGAAGTTTGCCACCCTTTGATTTCCATTTTGGTTATCTCATCAGGATTAAGCTTATTGGCGGGCGCGTCGGCAAGCATGCCCCGCACCTGTTCCTCCCCTATCCGCAGGGTTTCACTCACCGTGGGTTGAGTGGCGTTTTCCACTAGTGTTGCCGCCCGGTAACCCTCGTCCCTGCCGCGTTTTTCCCGACCGTCAGAACCGTAATAGATGTAGGCCGCGCCGATGAGGCTCAGTGACACCCCGATAATGCCCGCCCATGCTGTCATTGCAACCATGTAGGGGGATCCGCCGCCGGTGGGGGCCTGTTGCTTGGATACGCGGCGATACACGCGGTTCCTGCGGACCCCTGGGGTTGTTTCCAGGTCAGTGTTTGTGACTGTATTTCGTCTAGCCCTGTGGGCTGCCATGTTGTTTTACCTGCTTCCTTTCCTGTGCTCTCGGTGGCGTGAGGCTTTGTTTTCTAATGTTTCTTTTGTCTCAAACAGCCTAGCACTTCACGTAAAAGCACGTCACATACGACGCGCAGCGACAGAAGAATACGCCTGAGCAAGGCGTGTCTAAACTCTACCCCCGTTTTAGGTTCCTCAATTAGCGCAGAAAGCAATCATGGGGATATGATTTATATCAACTTGCGTGGGACAATACTCGTGCAACCCTAGACAGGAAGGAAGTTCACTTATGAAGACACAGACTTTTCAAATCGAGGCGTTTGAGAACGTTACGCTACGCAACGTCTACGAAGTGGAAGCGGAAACACCTGAGCAGGCCCTGCGCTTCTTGAAAGATGGGATGGAACCGTACAGCCCTGTCCAGCAAACCATCCATTCAACGATTGGGGAGGCTGGGCACCGTGTAATCGCTAATTTTTAGCCCAGAACACGGCACCCCCGCCCCTTAAACCCTTTGGTTCATTACTAACAGTTGGAACCAAAGGGTTTTTCTTATTGATTAACCTTCTTACCATTGCCTTGTTTTATCAATGTGCCGCCCTTTGGTGTCGTACCAGTATTGGGCATCCTTGTATGTCTCAATGATGTCTCTAGTGCGGGCTTTGTGTTTTCGTGAGTGCAGGTTGACGAGTCCACGCCGCATATGCCCCTTCATGTCGTCAAACGCTTGAACCGCCGCTTTATAGGATTCAGGGCTGTAGGTTTCAGCGTTCTGTTCACGCAAGTCTTCTCGGCGTTTCCGTTCTTCCGCATCTGCTCGGTCCATGTCTGCGGCGCGTTTGGTGAGTGCCATCATGACGAAATCGCGTTTCTTGAACCTGCGGTGGCGGCTCTTGTGGTCTTGTTCTCTTCCGCGTGTTGAGATGTCGGCGCCACCGTCATTGGGGCTGAATTTCAGGCCCATCTTGCCGATGATGCTTTTGGATAGTTCCTCAAAGAAGTCTTTGCGTTCTTCTGCTGTGGTGCGGGCACCGTTCATGCGGGCTATCATTCGGTAGGTGGTGTACATGCTGGCGATTTTTCGGAAGTCAGACCCCATTTGTATGTGTTCTTCCACGGCTTGTAGTTCGTCGAGATCGTCGGCTTCTTCCTCGTCTTCGTCGGGGTTTTTCACCTTGTCGTATTCATCCCGTTTACTGTTCTCAATAGTGTTGTTGAACTGTGGGAAGTACTTATTTTGGGGTTGGTCTTCCTCGTCTTCGTCCGCTGGTTCGTCATCTGTTGCCTCGGGTTCATCTACAGGTTCATAGTCGTCAAGAACATGGTCTAGGTGTTCAACGTATTCACGCAGTTGTTCTTCTGTCGCATCGTCTATTTCGTCTAAGCTAATGCCATCAAAATCATCATCCAGGTTATGATCCACGTCATGTAACAAGTCTTTGTCCCCTACCCATGACATAAGCCCCTGTGTTGGGGGTGATAATTCTTTGTAAATGCCCTGTGCGGAAGAGGCTTCCGCAATGCGCTTGCGGTCCTCTATGGCGGATTTCCGCCCCTGGTAGTTGGCGTTCTCGTAACCAAAGATTTTTGGTTTATTCAGTGCCTTTTTTCCACCAATAGCTATGCCTTTACTTGTCACTTATTGCCTCCTTGATTAGGGTTTTTCAAGTCCCGTAAAGCCGCCACAGGTCTAAACTGCGCGCAAAAGAGATGGGGCTTTACTTGTTTTCATCTAGGGCAATGCTACCGGAAAGACCAGCAAACGGTGCTACGTCACCCACCAATCAAAAACACACCCATCCTCTATCGCAAGTAGGGGGTGGGTGTGTGGGTGCCCAGATTCAGACACGCCCCTCGACGGGCACACCACAGCAAGCTTGGGCGCTGGTTAGTGTGAGCGTTCTGCTACTTTTTGGAAGATGAGCTGTTCAATCTCATCTGCAAGGTCGGGGTTTTCTTTAAGGTAGTTCCTTGACTTTTCTTTGCCCTGCCCTAATTGGTCACCGTTGTAGGTGAACCAGGAACCGGATTTTTTCACGATGCCGTGTTCCACGCCAAGGTCAATGATGGATGATTCGCGGGAGATTCCCTCGCCGTAGATAATGTCGAACTCTGCGACTTTGAACGGTGGGGCAACCTTGTTTTTGACCACTTTCAGCTTTGTGCGGTTTCCGATGGAGTCTTGCCCGTCTTTGAGGGTTTGGATGCGTCGAACATCACAGCGCACTGAGGCGTAGAATTTGAGGGCCTTGCCGCCGGTGGTGGTTTCTGGTGACCCGAACATCACGCCGATTTTTTCACGCAGCTGGTTAATGAAAATGGCAGTCGTTCCTGAGTTGTAGAGCGCACCGGTCATTTTGCGTAGCGCCTGGCTCATAAGGCGCGCCTGCAAGCCAACGTGACTATCGCCCATGTCGCCCTCGATTTCTGCCTGCGGGGTGAGTGCTGCGACAGAATCCACCACGATAAGGGAAATCGCACCTGAACGGATCAGCATATCTGCGATTTCTAGTGCTTGCTCGCCGGTGTCTGGTTGCGACACCAACAGCGCGTCAGTGTCTACTCCGAGTTTATGGGCATAGTCAGGATCTAGCGCGTGCTCAGCATCAATGAACGCTGCGATGCCACCGTTTTTCTGGGCTTGCGCAATAGCGTGAAGCGCCACGGTGGTCTTACCAGAGGATTCAGGCCCATACACCTCAATGATGCGCCCTCGGGGGAATCCACCAACACCCAACGCAATATCAATGGAGGTGTTGCCGGAGGAGATGGTTTGAATCGGCTGCCGTGTCTCCTCGCCAAGGCGCATGATCGCGCCTTTGCCGAAATTCTTCTCAATGTGGGCGAGAGCACCTTCCAGTGCTTTATCGCGCTCGGTTGTCATGTCTCTAATGTCGTTCTTTTTTGCCGCCATGTTGTATGTTCTCCTTATTTTTTGGCGTTGTTGTTGGGTTGTTGTGGTGTAGTACTGGTCCCCCAGCTCCTTGCACTCACCAGCAAGAAATCTGGTGATATACAGGCTTTCCTCAACCAGCGCACCAGTGGCGTTTCGGCATTCCTGCATGATGAGCCAGTCGTGTGCCGCGTCGGCAAGGATGTGTATACAGTCATCGTCAAGCATGGTGAACGACGGCACGTCCATTCGCAGGGTGCGTGAGGCCCATTCTAGGCGCGTGTCGCGGTCGTTGATGCCAGCGCGGCGCAACAGCGCCATAAGGTTCTTATAGGCTGTTGTAGCGCGAATGGCGGCACTGGTTACGTGACGACATATCGGCACTGTCGGGGCCTCGGCTGCCGTGGCGCTGTCGCTGCGCAGAGTGGGGGTTGTTGGCGATTCCACAATGAGCATCATACTGTGCGGAGCAGACACGAACCAACCTGAACGGGGAGTGTTCGTACCAGTTTTCGAGAGAACTATAGGGTGTCAAAGCAAAAGAAAAACAGCCCCCATTCCTTAAGCGACAGTAAAATAAACAGGGGCTGCTGATACAAATCATGTTTCCAAAATCGAATTATACACACCTTTCCGACTGATTCCTTGAACCCAACATAAAAAGTGACGAGAATAACAATAATTAATGAAAGGTGTCCCGAAACATTCCCGGCGCGGTATGTCTTTTCTGCTTTATTGGTTGTCTGTGGTGACATGTCTAGCGTGATGGGTGGTGTTTGCGTTGATGGTTGTTGCGTGGGGTCGGGGTGGTTATTGTGGGGTGTATGGATTACATGAATGAAGCGACTTTGGATGTTGATTGGTTGCGTAACCAGCTGTTGGAGCGTGATTGGGTGAAGGTTGACAATGCTGTGTCGCCCACAATTGAGTGGTGGGTGCCGTCTGAGAAGTCGCCCATTGTGTTTGATGAGTGGCGTGATGATGCGTGTGTTCGGTTGTCGTTGAATTGCGATGCGTCGGATCATGTTCAGATTATTCGGCATGCGCGTTTTGTGTTTTTTGCGGTGACGTATGGGATGTTGGTGGAGCCTTTGCGTATTGCTTGGTAACGATTTTGTAACAACTGATACGGTGTGTGTGATACGTTCATCAGTGAACATGATACTTAATCGATACTAGGAATTGGATTTGCACACACTGAAACAAAAAGCAACAGCATCTATCCTTTTGGGGGCTTCCCTTATTTCCATCCCAGTCGTGGCTTCCGCGCAGCCCGCCCCAGCACCGGCACCCACGGCACCAACAATCACCGTCCCCACCCAAAACGGTGACGTAACAATTCCCGCCCCACCTGAGCTTGTTCAGGCTATCCCACAAGTGCAGGCTGCCGTCAACAACGCCATTGAAGAGCAAAAGCGCTACCAGCCTATTGGTGATGACTTCATGAAAAGCCTTGAAGATGTTCAGGTAGCAGTCAACAACGTTGTCAGCAACCAAGGCGCCACAGTACACAATGTTGCCCTGTCGTCACAAGCCGCACCTGCCGCCGATTCGTCTGAGGCTTCTGGTCTTATTGAGAGTGACAATGAGCTAGCAACAAGCATTGTCAAAGAGGCAATGAAGTATCTGGGGACTGACTACGTGTGGGGCGGATCCAGCCCTAGCACTGGGTTTGACTGCTCGGGTCTTATCCAGTGGGCCTACGCGCAGCACGGCATCAATATTCCACGTGTGACATACCCGCAACAGGCTGCCGCTAAACCTGTTGCACGTAATGATGTACGAGCTGGCGACTTGGTGTTCTACGAACGGTCAGAAAACGGCCCAGAGCACGTAGCCCTTGCCATTTCCCCAAATCAGGTTATTCACGCCCCACAGACCGGCGAGCAGGTTAAAATCTCTCCCATTGATATGATGCCCGTTGATAGCATCGGCAGGTACCTCTAACCCGTCACATTCTGTCCCTTCTGTCGCAGTGGCGCGCCGGGCCTTTATCATTTACGTTGCAACAAGGCCCGGCGCGTTTTATTGTGCAGGGGGACGGGGGCAGCTCTCGTAACTGTGCGCGGGTTTTCACGGAGTTGAGGTTGTCCTGTGTCCGGTCGTCCTGAAACTTCTTCTATAGGAGTCCTGGAGGTTAATCCAGAACTCCGCAGAGGTGCCCAGGGCGGAGCCGATCTGGGCTGCGGATTCGCGCGTGATCTCCTTCTTCCCAGAAATAATCTCCGAGACAAACCATGCCGGACATCCAAGCACCTCGGCAAAGTCGGCTTGGGTCCAGCCGCGTGCGTCTAGCTCGTCAGCGAGGATCTCCCCGGCTGGGAATAGCTCTGCCGCAATTGGAGTATTCATGGTCGCGTCTCCTTATTGTTGGGGTGTAAAACGTCCAGCTGTTTACTGGGGGTTGTTTTTATTCGTCGATAAGCCACGACAGTGTTTCGTAGCGGTCAAGCAATTCTTCTTCCTTGAAATTGGTGGCACCTGCTTCACTTAAGTCGCCTTAATACGTCTACGGTGTGGGGGCGCATTTCTTGTTCTACTTTGTTACGTTCGTTACGGAGTTCAGCTGTTGTACAGGGGGTTAATGATAGTGCGTTCGTCATCACATCTCCTTATTGTTGAGGTAAATCATCCATTTGTTTGGTTTCAGCCTACCGACCAGTCAAACCCACCAAAGGCACTGGTGGTTCTTGTTCTGATTAAGTGATGGAGGGCTGACGATGAAGCTATAGCTTATTATCTGCGAAATCATCTAGCCATAACTTGATGTCTTTCCGATCGTCGGATCCGTAGCCTTCTATAGCGTTTTCGGGATCCATGTCACCGTTAGGGTATATGGTCGCTGTCCAACCACCATCTTCATCAATTCCAAAGGCAAAAACACTATCGTCATCATCGCGGGACACACTCACGTATTCGTAGTCAATAACTCCCTTATTTTTGATTCGTGCGCGGAGATTGTCGTATTCCTCATTGATGGAGTCCACTGCGTGGGTGTGGTCGCCGTAATCGCCGTGCTCGGTGTACCAGTTCTTTTCCTCTGCTTTCAGGAAGTCCTGCCATTTGTCGCGCCCACCAAAGGCTTTGTCAAAGACGGTCCAGTCCTTGGTGTTGTTGGTGTCTGCCCATTCTCCGCCACTGGTTTTCATTCCGACCGCGCTTGCCCGTATTGCAAGTGATGGTGAGGCCCCGCCATCACCGTCTGGGTCGTATCCCATGATGATGGTGTTTTCTTCCTCTGGGGTGTCTTCCTCTGTTTGTAGGACAGCGATTTTCGTTCCACCTAGTTCGCTTCGGGGCCAGCTTTTCGGCGCGTCCTCCCAGTCAAGGTCTTCCAGCACGAATAACGGTTCATTGCCTGTGGACTGTGGCGGAGTTGTAGCTGTGAGGCTGCTATAGATACTGCCTGCGCTTGCTGCGTTGCCGATAGCCCCCGCAGATGCTGTTTCCCTTCCTTTGTAGTTGGCGTTTTCCATGCCGAAAATCATCCTTACGCCAGTGGATTTCGGCCCGCCCTGAGCAGTCGTTGCCATAATAAAAATCACTCTCCTGATGGGTGACAATTTACGAAAATACGTTCTGTTTTTCATCGTACTAGCAACCCCGCCAAAGCGGCACCAAAGCTGACAACCCGACACCCCAAAAGGGTGGGGCGATGAAACATCTACCTATGTGGAATAGATACACAGCCGTGAGAAACGACATGGGAGAAATCCTGCCTACAGCAGCACTGATGGTGTTCACATAAGGAAAACCCCGCTCTCCAGTGGAGGGCGGGTCAGCTATGGTGTCAATTATACCACGCCAGTGCGGGGTTGTGTATTTCTGGGAGGGGCATTGGAGGTGGCTGTTTGTCACTGCGGGCGGCGCAGCTCAAATCACGGTAGTAGTCGTTACCGGTGGCGCAGAACTGCAAGAAGCAATCCACCTCGTAGACACCTGTAGTGATGGTGTACATGGCGGTTGTGTCTGTGTAGTTGTTGTGGTGCGTCACGGCAAAACTATCATCATTGTCACCAGTGGTGAACTCAGCAACCGATAGTGGCTCACCGTCGCTGTTCATTTGTGACAAACATTCCACACGAACACATTCTTCTCCCGTAACTTCAACCAGAGCGCGTTTCGCATTGTATATATGGTCGTACTTTGCGATACGTTCAAAAAGGTCATCTAGTCCTTGGTAGCGCATCTCGCCGTCTACTACATGCATTTTTCTTCCCTTCTTCATGCGTATTGTTGTTTGGGTGTTTTATTACCAAACCAATACTACATCAGTTTTGCTACGTGATCGGTATTGGGGGTATAATTCACCCCCCCATCTGCGCGGTGGTTTTTAGGCAATGGCGTGATGATGATTTGATTCATGGGCGGATATGATTCACGGGAACAGCCGCGCACTAAGAATGCGGAATGCCTGCATTAGGTTTGCCCAGCCCTGCCATGCTCCCGCCCCCCCTTTTTTTGTCTGCGTTGTCACGACACTTCTGGGTTTTCTTCCTGTTTGTTTTCTTCATGAAAAACAGGCAGGCCCCTTATGTGGGGTATCTGCCTGTTTGGTTTGGCACGGGTGGCGGGGCTTGAACCCGCAACCTGCGGTTTTGGAGACCACTGCTCTTCCAGTTGAGCTACACCCATTTATAACACTACAAGCAGCCTTTATGGTGTGTTTGCATGTGTCGTGTGACCGGTGGGATTTGAACCCACACCACCCAGGATCACAACCTGGTGCTCTGCCATTAAGCTAAGGTCACCACGGCTGCCGTAGCAGCGTGAAGAAAATGATAGCACACCACCGACACAAAGTGCAATACCTTCACCTGGTACATCCTTCTGTTTCCTCCTTCCTGTGCCGCCACGGCAACCACAGAGCAGTCACTATTTTCATTTCTGGGGATGCCAATTAATCCCCCAGTAAAGTCAATAACCCCAGCGATTTACTCCCACTTTCGCAGTGCAGGGATCGTTCTGGGGCTTTCAAAAACCAAGAGTACCATACTCATGGTAAATAATCCAAGGCCAGCCCGCAATCCGCTATATCACTGGGTTTTAACCCCGCGTGAGTGAGCAGGTACAACAACGCCCACCCAACGCGGGGGATTGGTCATGCGCGCGCTTAGTCTAACCCTAGTTCTTTTTTGAGGTCATCGTGCGAGATTTCCTCTACTTCCTCCCGCGCGGCTTCTGCAGCGCGAACATCCTCTTGATCTTCTAAATTCGCCTCCTCCACCAGGTATAGGCTCGCCCCGTTAATAAGCAGCTCATGTGGCGCATGGTAGATGATTTCATCTGGTGTTTCCTGCATGAAAACCGGGAGGACAGTGCCGTTAAACACACCCCGTGTCACCTCACAGCCAAACGTTGTCTCCGCACCAGTTACAGGGCAGAAAAACGACACACCCACGGTGTCGCCAAACACCAGGTGATTTCGCCTACCGTTCCAGTTATCCAGGGGCAGTGCCTTGATGATGGTCTCCGCAAGATGAAGCTGCGCGGGGCGATCCCACTCGCCGTGCGACGCTACGTGCTTTTCTGTCGCACAGCCACGGAATACGCCCGTTGACTGTTCGCGGTTATGGTTGCGTGTTGTTTTCATGGGTTGTCCTTTTCTGCTTGTTGTTTCATGTCAAGTAGTTGTTTAAGCGCGTGCGCTGCTTGCAAGGGTATAACACCGTTGCCTATTGCCTGTAGTTGACTCTTCCTTGATATGTCTACACCTGTCACATGCCCTAACGGTAGCCCCATCATCCATTCACTGAATTGCGCATTCAGCCGTGGTCTTCCATTACGGTTCGGTTCAACAGGGCATGGTGCTGGGTGTCCTGTTATTTGTTCCCATTGTCTGATGGCGGTTTCGTATTCTCCCCAATAATGTGGGGAAAATACGTTGAGATCGTTGTTATTGCTGGTGACTTGCGGTTCGCATCGCCCTTGTTGTCGGTGCGGCGCCAATCCGATGCTGTTGGGGTTGGAAGAAGCTTCACCCCCACCACTTCCACTAGGTTGCCGTTGTTCTTTTCCACATGCCGAATCGCCCCAGGGGCGTTCATGGTGGCGTTGTGGTCCGAGGCTCGGGGTGTTGGGAGTCCACGCCAGGATGAAGAGACGTTCACGACGGTGAGGCGCTCCGATGTCGGAAGCTCGTAGGAGTGTCCAGCAAGCATGATACCCCTCCTGGGAAATTTCCCCAAGAACGGTATCGAACCCCATAACGAGATGTCGCTGCACGTTCTCCAGGAACACGTATCGTGGTCGTAGATAGCGAATGGCTCTCCTAACCTCGGGCCAGAGGTATCGTTCATCTTGTAATCCTTTTCGTTTTCCTGCCTGCGAGAATGGCTGGCAAGGCTCATGGGTAGCCCGCAGTCAAAATGTCAATTTGCGGGCTACCTGAACCTCCATCCTTTGTTTCATCCAGCATTCTTCCCATTTCTTTCCAGTCGATCTCCGTCACATCCCCATAGTTGGGGACTTCCGGCCAGTGGTGTTTGAGGATTGATGCGGGGGCTTGGTCGGATTCAACGAACCATGCGGGGTGCGCGTTGGGGAACACGGCTTGTACCGCCATGTCCAGCCCGCCGTAGCCGGTGAACATGCTGCCAATGGTCACGCATTCCTCGCCCACACCACCAGCAGTTGAAGGAGTGACGGGCGCGGGAGTGGTGCCGCTACTAGGGCGTGGTGGTTCACTGAGCTTCATCGTGTGCGGTTTTCTCGTCATAGAGCTTCTGAACAAGGGTCTTGATGAAACTCTCATCGCTGCCCGCACATAGCTTTTCAGGCGTGCCTACCTCATCGTTGTCTCCGATGCTGTAGCGCACAGCCTCCCACTCATACTTGTCTTTGGGGTTTCCACCAGGGCGAACCATGATGTATTTCCCGCTTGATTCTTGCGTGAAAATGAGGAAATTCGACACTTCCCGCAGCTTCTCAACGCCGAGGAAGCGGCAGATCCCAGCTGAGTTCATAAGGAAACGCATACTGCGCCCCACATCGCCATGCCCATTGTTGATGATGTTGCTTGTCACTGCTTTCAGTTCTTCCCTGGCGGCGAACTCTTTTACCTGTTCAACAGGCACGCCGAACACGTCCTTCCATGTGCTGATGTTATGAATGGATTGCGCCAAGAGTTCCTTGCCTTGTTCGCCGTGCAATTTGGTGACATAGAAACTGGGGTGTCCAGGGTCGTCCATGTGGAAAACAAATTTCAGTTCAACAACAGGAATTGTTTCCTTTACGATATAAGCAGTTTTGCTGAGCTTCTTCTGTTTCTCATCCAGGATTGTCCTGAATGGAAGAGAATTAATGTTGATTGTTTCTTCTTTTTTGCTTTCTGTCTTTTTGAAAATCATTATTATTCTCCTTTGTTTTCTTTTTGTACTGTTGTTCGTGGTTTGACGAAAACAATCCAGTGCGTTTTCGCTTGTTTACCTGAGCGATGACCGTAGAGGGCGGGGACGGGTGACAGTTTCATGATCTGCGAGACTGTTATTTGGGTCTCATTCCACTTGAATACCAGTGTTCCGCCCTCGCGGAGCACGCGGAAACATTCAGTGAAGCCTGACCGCAGGTCTTCTCGCCAGTTTTCGCCCAGCTTCCCGTATTTTTGGGCAAGCCATGATTTCTCGCCAGCTTTGACCAAATGTGGCGGGTCGAAAACCACATGATCAAATGTTCCGTCATCAAACGGCAGGCTACGGAAATCCGCCATCATGTCGGGGTCAATGCTGAGTTTCCTGCCGTCGCACAGCTGTGTTTTGAGCTGTCGGTTGTCGATAAACAAGGCACGGGTGTCCTGCTTGTCGAACCACATCATGCGGCTACCACAGGTTGCGTCCAGACACTGCTTTTCGGCAGCAGCGGTTGTTAAAACATCCATTCATGTCCTTCCTTTCTTCTGTGACAGGCGCCTGCGTATCGCTGGCGTCTCTCACCAGGAATAATAGTGTCTGTACTAGAGCAAAGCAAACGGGGGTAGTGGTGGAATAAAATAAAAGCATTATTGGTATCAACAGCAAGGAACCCATAAAATATGGCTCACGTCACCACAGGAAACACCCCCGCATCACCCGAACCTGATCTTACGGCTTTCCCTGTTTTGCCTCACGGTTTGGTCTTCTCGAAAATCGGACAGCAAACCCATATGCTTTCCCATCATGAAGGCAGGTTTATCCTGGCAACCGGCAGGAAGCCCCGCAGCAGCACCACCATTGTGTACGGCAGGGCATCCCGCCCCATAGAGGTAGATGAGGGTGATTTCGTAAGGCGCATCATCATTTCCTTCTTTGAAGACGATGCGCCGCTTGCCACAGGAACAGTCACGGCTGATGATGTTATCCTCGCCTCACAGGCGGATGTTCCCAACACCCACATCGCGCATGGCGTTGATGATGAAACAGACTTGCCGACGCTCACCATCACCCTCTATGTATGCGACACATGCGCCGCCGTGGAGCCACCAGCCCGCAAGGAAGCAGAACCAGCAACCTAGAGAACCACCCTGTTTACGAAAAACACCCACACTCCCAGCAGAAAAGGGAAGGTGTGGGTGTTTTGCGTTGGAGGCGGAGACGGGATTTGAACCCGCAACAAACTGGTTTTGCAGACCAGCCCCTTAACCATTCGGGCACTCCGCCAAAGTTTACGCAATTTACCGTAAATCGATAAAGCGCAACAGCTTTACATCATAGTCTTCTTTATGGGTTAAGTGCAAAACAAAAAACACCCCACCACCACCCCTACTATGTGAGGGGGGGGAGGAGGTGAATGCGTGCTTTATGCCCTGTCCCTACAGAGCGCTCGACTAGGAACCTAATGCTGAGCGTCCGCTAGTCCCCGCCGCCCCTGAGAACGTTCATGATGTTGACATACAGCCATACCAGCGTCACAGCAAACCCTAGCGCAATGCCCCACGCGGCACCACGCGGCATGCCCTCTGCTACTGCCTGTTCGGCTGAATCGAAATCCAGGATAAGGCACAGCGCCGCCAGCACAATACACACCAGCGAGAATCCAATTCCCAAAGCCCCGCCAGATAGTGGGTTATATCCAGTGAAAACACTGTAAATGGCGTTTACCAGAGCCACAGCTAGAACGCCTAAGAGCATAACGATGATGAAGCTTTTGAACCTTTGCGTCACCTTAATGAGCTTCATGCGGTACACAATCAGCATCACAACAAACACTGCGATGGTACCCAGCAGGGCTTGCCCTACTACCATGCCCCATTTGGCGGTGTAGGTGCTCGCAATGACGGTGGACATGCCGCCAAGCATCAGCCCTTCAAAAACAGCGTAGGCAATGGTGACACCAGCGGATTCAAACTTATTGCCAAATGTTGATACTAAGACCATGACCAGCGCGCCAATAGCACCAATTAGGGACAGAAGACTCGCCAAAGGAGGTACCACCCATGCCAGGGCGAAGTTAGCGGCAGCGGATGCGACGATGATTCCTAGCGTGATGCTGGTTTTCTGAATCACGTCATCCATTGTGACGGTGCCGGTTTTGCCTTGCCTTAGTGAGCGGTGCCAGTCGATATTGTCTATTGATGAAAAAACAGGGTTTGACATCTTCATTCTAAGTACTCCTTTAAAGTGCTTGGCTTTTCGGGAAAATGCACATGAAGTGCAGAAAAAGCGTACCACATGCAAACACCCGCAACCACTACATAACACTGATGTGTGCGATGAGGATTGCGGATATTGGGGCGCTATAGGGTAGCGCCCCCGCGTGGACAAGGCTAAAGGATTTAAACCAGTGTCACCATTCCTGGTCCTTTTTACTTGCGCACGCAATCTGCTTTTTCGCGGTGTCGGTTAGCATTTCCGCGATCTCCCAGAACTCTTTCCTATCCATTTCCGTGCCCATCAATTGCGCCTTTTCATAGCACTTCTCCAGAAACAGTTGCTTATCCTGCTCGTAAATTCCCCCAGTGTGGTAGTTCCAGCCCCCTTTCCCACCGACGTGGTAAACGAAATATCCATCTTTATCAAGCGCGATCATCGCATCAACATGCACATCACCAATATTAGGGATCGCCGCGTAATTGTTGTATTTGATGGAGCATTCATTAAAAAACCCACCAACAATTTCACTATTGATGAAATCGGTCTTCACGCAAATGACGTTGCTGACCGTTGATGCTACAAATTGTGAATCATCCACAGCGTGTATGGATTCCAGTAAAGAACTATTGATATATGAGCTTTCACAGATGTCGCAGTCCCTAATAATAGATTTTTCAATAGAAGAATTATACACAATTGATTTCTCCACTTTTGAATCGTGGATGATGGGACAAACTAGTAATGCGGAATCACTGACAACAGAATCGCTCACATGGCATGATGCCACGGATGAGCCGTTCAATATGATTGAATTGGACAACAATGTAGCCCTTCTAGGAATTTCACAGTCGCTGGCATAAGAACCTGGGAACACCCACGAATCAATCTCAATTATCGAACGCTGCCCAACCAGTCCGCCTTTATCACCCTTCTTCACCCCAACCTCTGGCATATCAGCTGCAGCGACAAGCCGCTTAAGTCCAAGCCAATTATCATCACTAATAACATCATGTGTCATGCCTTTGGAACATGGCTTTTTGCGGAACGCAATGGCGGCACACCACATATCCAGGAACTCACGCCAATCACAAAACAGCGAATCTAGGGTTTCGCAATGCTCGTCATTACTGCTATCCCATGTGGTAACCAAACCACCCTTGTCATGCGTGAGATGAACAACCATAACTGCGTTAGGCTGTCCTTTAAAAACGTCAGTGTTCTCTACATATAGATTAATCTCCGCTTCCGTTTTATTCCACAAGACAAACGGTTTGATGGTCTGCGCCCTCCACGCACCATCTTCCATTTTTGTGTGAAACAAGGCGTTCCCGTAAATCATGTCTTTCATTGCTTGATACGCTCTCTTCCTGTTTTTCTTATTGATGAATGTTTTTATCTTTACTGTTGTCGAAGTCAGGGATGTCCTGTGTGTCGCCTGCTGAGGATGCTTCCTCCGCCACGGCATCGTCGTCTTCATTGTCACCGCTTTCCTCGTCTGTAGAGCCTTCTGCGCCCGCGTTGATAATTTTGCGGACCATCCCCACTAAGACAATGAAAGCCGCCGCTACGGCAAGATTAGCGGCGATAGACGTGTATTCCTGGGGGATACCCAAAGCAACGAAATATTGCCGCGCCAACGCCCGGAAAGTGTACAGCCCCACAACAATGACCGTTGACGCTGCGAGAGTGTTGATGCCAGCAATACTTCCCTGGAGGACAGGAAACCGCGCAATTCCTGTTGTATCAGGGTCAGCAGTCGCTGGCATGTCTTTTACCACATATACGGCAATGAGAAACCCAAACAGTGCAACGGCAACGCACATTGATTTAATGATGTCGCCCTCTGCGCCCAGCAATGATGCTGTTGACGCAACACCGAAAATCACCACACTAGTAATCACTAGCATTACAAACGCGGCAATCGTCGCGTTGATTGGTCTACGATTCACTATTTGATACCCCTCATTGGCCATGCCGTGCTAATATTTGAGGTATCCTCACCCTTGCCCTCTAGGTATTTCTTAAAGCTGATCTGCTTGTTGTAATGCCAGGAAGCCTGCGCTTCCATAAGCTCTTCCATCGGCATTTCCGTCAGCTCGGGGTATATCCGAGACAGCTTCCATGCGATACGGGCTGCCGCCAGAGCATCGGACTGTGACTCGTGTGCATTTTCCAGTGACACACCATAGTGGGCGCTCACAGACTCTAGTTTGCGCGCGCCCTTACGATAGGGGTCTTTCGCGCGGTCAATGACAAAGGGATCAACTACACCACCTTTGACGAGAAAGTCTCCGCCCGTAAGGGCGTTGAGTACAGACAAATCATAGGGTGCGTTGTACACGATGAGCGTAAAGCCACGCTCCCATCCCTCATAAATCCGCTCCACCGTTTCCGCCACCACGGCATCATGTGGCGCGCCGTGTTCACGAGCATACTCTGTGGTGATCCCATGTATATCACTGGCAGACTTGGGGATCTCCATCCCTGGATCGGCAAGAAGATCTGTTGTTTCCTTGTTGCTTCCCTCAATCTTAATGAGAGATGATGTGACGATACGGGCTACAGCTGGGTCTACGCCCGTTGTCTCCAAATCGAAAGATAGCATTTTTGCTGGGTTGAATTTTTCCATGTCACCAACATTAGCCAATGGGGTAGACACAACCAACAACAACCCCTCCCAAATGGGGGTAATGTCAATACCCCCTAGAAAGCTGAACACCCCTAGCTGCCGCAGCTACACTAGGGGCCGGTAGAACTGTCGCCAAGCAAACAACGTGCTCTTTGAGGGAACAACCGCATGGGATAAACTATAACATACAGTTATGAAATCAACTGTGAAAAACTCAAACACTGCAAAGATTTCCAGGATTCTAGATGAGGGAAATATCCCTTAAGCTGCATAAACATTTTTCAATGTGATTATTGTCACTTTTTGTGAATTGTGCATGTTTTGCCTATGGTTTAGCATAAAGATACGCGGCGCATGCACAAGATGAGTGACGAACAAACTCAATCCAATTTATCCACATAACATGCGCCGTTTCTGCTTGCCCTCACTCTCATGTCACCCTTGCTTAAGTCTTGTGCGTCTGGGGGCGGGGGACTATAGGGGGTGGGGGTTTATGACCTCAACCAAAGGTTGAGGTCATTGTTTCGCCCAAAACACAAAGAAAGTGTAGTAGGACATATACTACTACATGTTGATATGTACCCAATGGGTAAATTGGGTGTACTTATCCTTAAACCCCACCACAAGTCAACAGTGACGGTTTAAGAGACATTGAGTTAATCCAGCGTATGTGGATTGACTTTAAGGTATGTAAAGGATGTTCACAAGACAATGAAGACATGTACGTCACCGAATTTTTCTAGGCCGGGCACACGCCTACGGCGCACGCCCGCCCGTCGCAACGCATCTCCGCTTCGCACTACGTGCTTCGCGTTTCTGACTTTTGCTCCAGACAATATTTTATTTTTTAATTATTTTCCCAAAGGTCTTTTACAGGTGCCAAACAATGATGTCCTGAACATTTCAGCTTAACCGTCATAAAGCTTAAGGTACCGCACATGGTTACGGAAAGGGTGGACAGTGGAAAAGTGAACCCTTGTGCGTTAGCTCTTCATCTGGCTGGTAACCGAAACACAGTTACTATTTTACGAAAAGTTTAAGGCAGTTGACTACCGCAACTTTTTCCATGATTTTCTAAATGGATATCCATAATGAAAAACTAACAGATGGTGTGTAACTCAAGGTGGTTTTGACAAGCGATACAGGTCTATGAACCTAAACCCATGTCCTTTACTCAGCGCCTGGCTGACGGAGGTTCATAATCCCCCCTGTGGTGAGCTTTGTGTAAAAAATAGGCACATCACAAAAAGGAGGGAAACAGTAAAAATAGAAGTCAAGAACCAAACACTGCCCCTCGGTTTCACCCACCTGTTAAGTGGGTTACTTGCCGCCATGCCGCAACAACGTATCACTCATTGCGGTGTATTCTTCCAGCCCTCTTAGAGGCTGGGTAATCGGCGGTCTTCCAGTTCCGGGAGGCCCGCTAAGTCTAAGCGTTAAGGCTATAGGTTGATAGCGGGTCATCTGACACCTCTCAACGGATTGAATACCGCCCACTAGTTTTCTCTAGGGTTGCCGGGAACCCGCCCGCAACGTTGTGTGCCAGAACAGACTTACGTGCCGCCTCTAACGCGGAAAGCCCCGTTTCTCTCACCGGAGGCGACACGCCACCTTTATTCACTCATAACCTGCCGCTGCTATGAGCTAGGAGCATATTTTGAATAGACCCCAGGAGCCACGCATGTGGCTTGTGTGGGTGTAAGCCCCCACGCTCCCTAGAAACCATGCGGTTTGCCCCATTACTGTACGGGCGCATGGCACTCGCGCTACCCTGAACTGCAGAACATCAACCCCATATCTTGTGGTGGACCTACAGAAGGGCAGTGCCCACAATAACAGACCGTCAACCAGGAAAGCTACCAAAATGAAGTTGGACAACATTCATACTCTACTGCAAAAAGGCCGTTTGAGCTGCAAGTATGTCCCCATCAATACTCAATGAACTATCGTTACGTGCCCAAAATCACAAACACACAATATTGAGGATGTATCAAATCCTAAGCACTACATATAGTGGTTAGCGTCCGACCTCTGTGCGGTATCATAAATTAGAGAAGCCTAAAAAGAGATCCAGCCCACTCCCAACAACTAAGTGTCAGGGAGGGCTGAACGATTAAACCCTAATTTACCACATGAAAACCAATAGGTCTACTTCCTTTTTTCTTTTTCTGCATTTTCGCGTGTCTTAGTCGCTAAGCTTTCAAGACAGTCCTGCGCAATCTGAAACATGTCGAATCGGTGGTGTATCCGCTTTATCTTCTCGGCACCGTCATGACCGTACTTTTGTTCAATCCATGACGGCTGTTCAACGCCTGGGTTGTCTTTGATTTTCACTTCCTCATAATTAGGCTCCTTGTCCTGACGAGTGAACTCATGTGTTTCCAACTCGCCATTTTCTTTCTTGCATGTCACCACAAGCTTGTAAACACCCCTACCAGGAGCCTGCTCGGAGTTTGATTCACAGCGCCCCGTAATCTCTACGGGTTTGTCATTGTCATAAACAATGAACTTGCGCTCCGTAGTGTATGAGTAATCCAAAGGATGAGCGGATGCCAGCGGAAAAACAATATACATGGTTATTAAATATGAAGCAAAAACAAATAGCGTGAAATACAAAATAATATTTTTCACTACATTGTCCATGTTTTACCACCTATCCTTGAAGATAAAGAAAATAAATCAAAAATAACCCACCCCAAAAATTCGTTTAGCTATTGAGGGCTTTAGCTCTTTAGGATGTTCCTTGATTACTTCATCTTCATAGCTAGGAAAACTGCCTTCCTTTGTAAATTTCTTAACATCTATATCACCATTTTCTTTTTTACACTTCACGAGAAGATGATATACATTATGGCCATTGGGCACTTCTTCTTCTACATCGCATCTACCTTTTATAGATACTGGTTTCCCGTTATCGTAGACCGTTACATTTCGATCTGTGGTAAAAGAGTCATATTCTGAAGGGAAAAACAAAAGTGCGGATATGGAAAGTAGGAAAATAAGCAAACATGCAATATCTATCCTTGAAAAGGATTTCATCGGATCTCAACATCCTTGAGGATTTCAGAGGGCTTGTAGACAACCTTGTAGTTATCTTTGCTTACATCAGCATTTTCTAGCTGTTCGACAATGTATGTCACATTGTCTGAAACACCGAGATAGTGCTTTTTATACTGGTCTTCCCCGACTTTGCAGGTTACTTCCAGCTGTTTGTCATCATTGTCTTTGACGATTGAGCATTTTCCTTCAATCGTCAGCAGATAGTTGTCGGTGATCCCATTGAAGAAGACGATCCTTCTCACAATCTTGAAGTTGTCACTGTCTTGACTGATGTTGTGTGACACCACATCAGCATCGTTAGAACAGGAGACAAGGGATGCTGCCGCGAAAACCAGTGCTGCGGCTGCAATGAACTTCTTGATACTCATATTCGTAGCCTATATGGAGAATTAGAGAAAAATCAAGCACCCTACAGATGTGAGCGCAACCCCGCTCTCAGGTCTGCCAGGGAGGAACCAGCCTGCATAAGCTGGAGCGATTCGGCGGTCACGAATGTTAGCAAGCTTCCTATTGCGCATGAAAGGATACTTTTAAGCGTATGCTAGAAATGCTATCGTGATAGGTGTTCAAACATCAACAAGAAAAGCTAAAAAGGTGGTATTAATTGTCTCGTTACAGTGACCATATTGATGATGAATACGATGGTTTCTCCATCGAATCATCAGATGCGGAAACAGTGAACTTCTCATCTCCCACTCCTCCTGAACATCCCCCGCAGCCGCGTAGAACAGTTCGGGTGTCCACGCAGGACGTGATTGAGGATGAACCAGCCCCGCAACCCAATACGGACGGCAAGCGTAAAGCCGCCTATGTTGCTATCGCAGTGTTGAGCATGTTCATTGTTTCAGCTGGCAGTATTCTTGCTTACCGCTACATTGACCATCGGAATGACCAACTAGACCATGCTGATGGAACTTCTGCAAGTGTTTCCACCACGACGGTGACGACGGCTCCACCTAGCGCTGATGTACAGAGTGCGTTAATGCAGCAGCGCCTACAAACCGTAGAAGAGCAACTAAAGATTGCTCGGGAAGACCGAGATAAAGCCATTGAGGATGTAAACAAGCTCAAAGAGGCTAACAAGAAAATGGCGGACGAGTACAAAGCAGAGCGTGAGACAGAGGGGCGGGACAACAGCAACACTGCCGCAACTACCACAGTGATTCAGGAAGCTGCACCCACGACGGTAACGGTCACTCAAACCGCTGAGCCTGCACCACAGCAAAGGACGCAGAGCAACCCTCAGCCTTCTGGTGGTGGCAACAACCCAAACCGCGTTGATAACCTCACTGACCTATTCCGGTAAATCATGGGAGTCCGCTGAAACAGCCCAACAGTAGCCTCTATGCTGTACAAGATGGCAGTATGCGCAACTTGTATTCCTTGTTGTTTCTGCTATAATTTAAAGCATTAGTTCCCGCAGCCGCCTCTCACCAAACAAATAGGTGATGCGCCCCGCTGCAGTGTCCCTGACACCAATAGTTTTTCACTGTTGGTGTCCTTTTTGTTCCCTATTCCACTCTTCCGCCCGTGGTGTGTCAGTGGTTCGGGTAGCTGTGGGCACAGGGTATACAAAAAGCGCCCCATGCTCTACTTTTCTAGTAGTTTTTGTGGGGCGCTGTTTGGTGCTTTGTAGCCAGGATTTTGTACCGCAGTGAGCCTGCCCTGAACTTAGGCAAGGTTCTGTTGCGGCACTAAGTACAGACTAGTTTTTGTATGTCGTTCCAGCTGGAATCGACTTAACGTCTGGGCGTGAAGTCTCCTTTGCTGGTTGCGGATTTGTCTGCTTATCTGTTTGCTTGTCGGTGACCTTTTCTTCGCCCTTTGGGCAATGCGATTCGCCACCAACAGCAAGCTCAGCCTCAGCCTGCTTGTTTACAGAGGCTTTCCCATCAGAAGTGATGGAAACAGTGTTTGCCTCCATTTTCACTTTGCGAGCAGTGTTACCCTGCGGGATTTTCAAATCAACTTTGAGGGTATTGGTGTTTTGCTCTGAGGGGCGCTCAGTGGTTGTTGCAATTGATGGTTCTTTGTCGCCAACGACAACCTTCTTGGTGGTGCTGCCAGCGTCACCAGTGCGCTGCAGCTGGAATGTTCCAGATTGGACAACTAGTTTTTCGCCTTCTGTTAGCTCAGTGTTGAGGCTCTTTCCTGCCTCCAACTCATGAGTAGCTAGGGTGACACCACGGTTATCCTGTGTGATTGCTTTCGCCACACCCTCACCCTTATTACGCAGGCTGTACTTACCAGGCTGAATACCGCCTGATTTATTCTCTACGTTGTACGTCCCGGCGGGAAGCTCAATGACCCGCTCGATTTTCTCTTGTGCTGCCTTGCGCGGCGCTGCGCTGGTTGACGGAGCAGCGCTCGGTGTAGATGTAGGATCGGTGGGCTTTTCCGTCGTGGTGGCGGCACCATCATTTTCTGACGATCCTCCGTTGAAGATACCTAGAATGTCCTCAAAAGCCTTAATGGCTTTCGCGGTGTCCTTCAAGCCCTTTGCAGCTTGATCCACTGGATCTGCCTGTTTACCAGGCTCTGCGGGCGCTGTGGTAGGTGCAGCTGTCGCAGTGGTCGGGGTTTGAACGTCGATCGTAGTTTTGCCACCTTGCTCGGTGACAATAAAGGAAAGTTCCTTGTTGTCTTTACCCCTGCCGTCAATGACGGCTTTTGTGAACTCCTGCGGGGAGTTCGAGCGCTTGAACGTGAAGCCGGGGAGCTTCAAATCAATATCTTTCAATCCTGTGGCATCCAGCACAATACGTGTGGACACTTGGTCTGAGTTCAATTTGAAGTTTCCAATTGAAAATGTATTATTGGCAAAATCATTGTCGAGGCAGTAGTTCGTGTCTGCCTCTTTGGGTTTCGCCTCCTTGGTGGCGGTGGTTGTCGCCGTGGTTGATGTTGTTGGCGATACTGTTGTTGTGGAGGTTTGAGCCACAGCCGTTCCTGTGGCGAGAGCGCCTACGGTGGAGGCCGCAAAGACGATGTTCAATAGGTATTGCTTTTTCATTTTTCTTCCCTTATTTGTGCTCAGGTGAGAAACACCTGAGCTTTTCCAGTACGTTGTTTTATTGTATCTTACTGTTTCGCTTGAAACCCAATAGCGCGACTGCAGCTGCTGCGGCAACTACCCCCGCAAGAAGCGGCATGACACCTTTATCTAGCGCACCTGTGTTAGCTAGAGTGGCTTTTTCGGTTTCCTTATCATTTGTGCTGGGGTCTGTGTTTTTACCCCCTTTTTCAGTAGTGTTGCTATTCCCTACTTTCGCATTTCCGGTTGCGACACCAGATTGTTTGAGGCTTTCCAGCATTTTTTTGACTGACTCAACTAGGTCTGCCTTCTGCTTGTTTGCATCAAATCCTTCTGCGTCGCTGTCGCTGCGTCCACCGACGAGTTTATCAACAATACCTTTTGATACTTCCTCATCTAGCCCAATGAGTTGGATCTTGCTGAAAAGGTCGTTTGCGGTGTTGAGTTTATCGCCGGTCACACCGTTGTCGGATAGTGCGGCGCGGATTTTCGTGCGGTCTGCACCGGAAACTGCAACTGTTTTGAGTGTTTTCTCCACTGTGCGGGCCTCCGGCAGTGTCACCTCACCTGCAGACAGCGCACCCATGATGTCTGCGAATACGGAGATGTCGCCTGTATCGCCTGCGCCCGCTATCATGTTGGCGGTGTCAGGGGTGAAGGATACTGTGTCGCCGCTTGTGGTGAGCGTCGATAGGATGCGCCGCTGTTCATTGTCCCCACTGGTGGTTTTCCCGATAGCATCTCGAACATTAGCGACGGGGAGAGGTTTGCCGACAAGCAGCGCGGCGTAGATCCTTGCGATGGTGCGATAATCGTAGTCCACGGCTTTCGCAATGGCATCTAGTTTCTCTGCGGTGAGTTTGCCGCCACGCAAGGCTTTGATGACAGTGTTGATTTGCTCCTGTGATGCGCCGCGTTCATCTAGGGCGGTGAAGACGGTAGACTCGTCGGCTGCTGTGGGGGTGACTGTTTGAACTAGTGGTGTCAGCGCTGTGGTTGTGGCGGTGTAGTCCTTCTGGGGTGCAGTGAGGGCATCATAGAGTGTTCCGATGTCGGATTGTGACACGTCGCCGTCCTGCAGTGCGGATCGAACTGCATCTGTGGTGTTGCGGTTGGTCTTAATACGGTCAAGCATACTATTGACACGAGACATGACGGATCCACGTTCGCTGGCATCTGTGTTGAGGGGGCCTTGCGTCAGAACGCCCAGCGATAAGGCAATGTCGCGTTGTGATGGGTGCGCGGCGTTGAGAATTTCCCCTACCTGGTTTTTCAGCCTGCCTTTGTCTTTTGCGTCAATGTCGTCAACTGTGCTCATGGCATCGATTTTTCCTTGCTCCGACACTGTGTTTTTGGGGTCTAGTGCCGAACGGAAAAGGCTTGTCGCGTCGTGCTCGCTAATGGTGACTGTTGGCGCTTGTTTAATGAACTCCCCCCGTTCCAGCGCGTCAAGTGATGACTGTACGTCTTTCATGGCGGTGTTGATGTCTGCGGTGTTGTTGGCATCTACTGCTGTGCGGAGTTTTTTGACATCGTTTTGTAGGTTGTCTACTAGTTTTTGCAGTTCGGGGTGCCCGTTGGTGGCGTTTTTCAGGTTGGTGAAAAAGTCATCATGTACCCACATGATGGTGCGCGGCGTGGAGGTTGCTGCGGTGGTTGTGGTTTGCGTTGCCTCCGTTGGGGCGGCACCGGCGGCGGGGGCTGCGAACATGCCTACCGTGGGCGCGAGTGTCAGCGCCACGGAGAGCGCGGCGGCGCGGGTTCGGGTTTTAATCGTCATTTACGTTCCTTGTGTGGTTTTGTTCTAATCGGATACGCTACCAGAAAATCTTAACAAAACCTTATGGAAACATAGTTTTTGGCAAATCGTGTCAATAAAAATCCCTCATCCTTAAACCACGAAAGCCAACATGGATGAGGGCGAAAATTGTAATTGTAGTGGGGTTTTACTCCATAGGGTACGCGGTGATGATTTCATTGGAGGCGTAGCCTAGTGTGCCGCCAACGAAATCGCCGCCACAGGATACGAGGGTGACGAAATCCTGACCGTCTTTCTTGTTGATGGTCTGGGCGGTCGCCGCCACATACTCTGCTTCTGGGGTGTTTTTTGTAACCAGCTGCGATGCTCCGCTGGCACGGTAGCGGTGACGGTGCCCCTCACTGGTGGTGAGGGTGATCATGTCGCCTTCCTTGATGGTTTGCACTATGGCCGCGAAACCGGTTTGCCCGCCATAGTCAACGTGACCTGCTAGAACAATAGAGCCGTTGTCCTTGTCCCCTGGGTGCGCTGACTTGTTCCACCACCCAATACGGGCAACGTCTGTGGGTGGGTGGAATGTGCCTGAGTTTTCGTCGCAGTTGCCTTTGCCGTCGGTAAGGCACATGGAGTCAATGGGTGCGGTATATTCCTTCCCGTCTGCGGTGTTGATTGTGATGCTTACGGGGTCTTCCCCGCTGGGTCGTTCTGCTTTCGGCGCTATCGGCAACAGGGGCTGCCCTGTTTCAGGGTGTTTTCGTGGCGCTGGGATTTGGTTTAGCTGCTCAGCCGTCATCTGTTTTGCTTGCCCATTGTGGCGGGCTTGGTGGACGTTGGTGAAGGTGTACGCTATGGTCCCCACAACAATGAGGGCGCAGAGCGTGATAATGGTGATGATGGCTTTCCCCTGCGGAACAGCCCATAGTTTTCTTATTGTTTTCACACGCCTATCCTAACGTAGCAGATCCAGGACCGTCCAGCATGACAGCATGGACGACAGGGAAAATCCGCGTGAATAACATGTAGGAAATGACAGCGACGATAAGGACACTGTTAATGATTCGGGTGGGGGTGTTCCACCCGACGTGTCGGAAAATCCACAGGTAAATCATTTCGCCTCCGCTTGGGTGAGTGCCGCGCGCACAACGACACGCTGGGTTGACTGTAGGTGAGGATAACAGGTCTGCAGGGTTAACAATGGGATAGACCAGCCGGGAATGACCGCGCTGTCTGTCCCTGGAATAGGGTTAAGTACCTCTGATTGGTGTGTGTCCACGATTTCTGTTGCATACACAGGACGCGGCAAAGCACGGTAGTGGTCGCGCCACGCGGGGTAAGCGGTGGGGGCGCATGCCTCAAAGTCTTTTTCGTCGCTAGCCTTGTGCGGCAGCACGCGGTACGTGTACCGCATGGTTTTAGTTTCGATTTTCACTTGTGTGCACACTGGCAGGGTTTCCCAAATGCGGGAGAAGGGGGCGTTAAAGCCTGATTCGTGGGCGGCGACCGCCATGTTTCCGCGTTCGCCCGCCACCTGAGTTGAGGGATACCACCCAGGGCCTTTCCTGATGTCTTGTGGGCGAGTGCCGTGAACGATGACCCATCGCCAATCTTCACCCCACGCGGGCACCGTCATAATCCCCAACGGTCCACCCTTCCAGTTGCTCGCGTCTTCCTTCGGGGTGTTGGCATATGGATTGTCCTTATCGACAACCTGATTGGGATTGTAGGCACCATCGCCGCCGTTAGTGGTGCTGCTTGCTGTTTCTATTGTGGGTGACTGGGTATCACCATTACCGCCAGCGTTGGGGTTTGTGTCGCTGCCCCATGCTTCACCTAGTTCCTGGTTTAGTTGTTGCTGCGCCTTGTCGGTTTCCCACCCTGTGCCGATAATTGAGTAGGTGATGAACATGGCAACAATGATTGCGATGGTTGCCAGCATCTCGAAAAGGACGATGCTCACAACCTGCGACGCGGAGCGTTTCTTCGGCGCCGGACTACGTCGTTGTTGCGGGCGCGGGCGGTGCTGCACACGCCCATCACCCGATGTGGGAATGTTTGTGGGTTTTATGTTTGCTCTCATGGTGTTTCTTGTGGTTTTCTATGTTGTTTTATGTCTGTTTGTGTGGCTTTAGTTAAGGTTGATGACTTTCCACCGGTTGTCTTCTTTGGTGAGGTGGAAGGGAATTGTTGCGCCGGTTTTTAGGTGAATCTCACCAGTCATGTAGTTGTGGTTAAGTCGGATGTTCTCAATGGACTGGAACTCCTTGAACGGCTGGTAGCTGTCATCCACAACGGTGGTCGCGTAGTCACCAGGGACGCTGTACCAACTGTTATTGGTGACAATGCGGGGACGGTATTTAGTTTTAAACTCATCTAAGGATTCGGGATTGCGGATATTACCCCAATCCTGGAAAATCGCATAGGCTTCCTGAAATTCCTTGTCTTCCCACTTTAATGGTTTAGCGTCGCGCTGCATGAACTGCAGCTGCTTCACATCATCAGGATCCCCCACGAACTGCATGTCAACCAGACCTCCGCCAGAGGTGATTTGCCCATCCCAAAAAGCCTGGAACGGTTCAATCCTGGTGTTTTGCTGAATGCGCTTGTCAAGCTTCTCGTAGGTGCCAAACACAATATTTGACCATTGCTCAGGGGTCCAGCCGAACCGTGGGTTATCGGTCTGCCCGGTAGCGTACCCCTGGTACAACTCAGGCTTCACCGTCGCCACCTGCCTATCCCCCTCCAACAGCTTCAAAATAGGCGTACCGATAGCCTCATTGTCCCCCAAACCGTCACGCTGGTAAGGAGTCGGGGCATGGAAATGGTCACCATCCCACCCCGTTACACTGCCATCAGCATCACGATCAGGGGTAGGCTGATGGTCTTTCTTCTTTAACACGCCGCCCGCGTCGTTGACCTGTTTAACATCTTCCGCTGGTTTCTCCTCATCAGAGCTGCCGCAAGCAGTCAACAGAAGCGCGGCGCAAGTAAGCGGGGCGATGGTTGTGATAAATGCTTTTCTCATTATGTTTTCCTCACATGGGGTGCGAACCAATAGGTAAAAACTACTGCCTAAAGCTTCAACGAGTGGTGTTCGTCTCTTTACACAGTGCTTTCTGCTATTTTATGGTATCGCACCCCACGCAGGGAAACATTATTCGGCTTGCAGGTAGTTCCGCATCAAAACACCTTCTACCCGGCGCGCTATGCCCTGTTTGATTGTTGGGTAAGCGGCCTTGGTGGGGCAGGTGTTTTGAGAGGCGCACTGCAAGGGCTATCGGTGGTGATTGTATCACGGGTGCAGGGTATGGGGAGTGGTTTATGTTAAAAGTGTGAGGGGCGCGCCTGCGTTGGGGCTAGAAGGTGACGGAGCGGTCAACGATGCCGCCGAGGGTGGGGTCTTTCATTCTCTCTAGCGCTTGTTGTCTTTGTTGTCGCATGGTGAGTAGTTTTTCTTGTCCCTGTTTGATGCGGTGTAGGCGTTCTGTGTTTGAGGTGGTGGTTTTGGTGGTTGTCATTGTGTTTTCCTTTTTGGGCTGCCTTTCGTGTGGGTGGTGGTGAAGCGCGAGGACCGGCCCTGGACTCCCGCTAGTGCGGGCAGCGGAACCGGTCGTGTTGTGGTTAAGGATACTCTGCTACATACGAGGAGTCCAATTGGTGCTGACGCAGGGAACAGGTGGTACACACCCTCAGCTTATTGTCTTTCCCGTGTGTTTCCGCGCCGGGTGGCGTGGCGGCGTGCCCGTCGTTGTTGGATTGCCCTGCGTATCCTGATGATGAGGGTGTGCCGTAGTAGGGGTAGATGATTTGTTTTGGCGAGGTTGCAGGAGCTGCATAGGATCACTAGGTTATTTGTTTTCGGGTTCAGGTGTGGGTACTTCTCGCCTGCGGTGAAGGTGGTGTGCCCGCCTCTGCTGTGGGGCCAGTGGTGGTCGGCGTGGAGGGTGCCGGTGTTGCGGCACCGGAAGAAAATGAAGCGTGGTTGTTCACACCTGTTACCTGCTAGTTGTTTCGCCACGGTGATGTGTTGTTGAGTGAAGACGCGCCGGGGGTCGCGTTTGCGGTGGGGGCGTTTCCGCCAGCGGATCCTGCGCGCAATGTGGAATACCCAGAGGATAATGCCGATTGCTACTCCTATGGCAACCGCGTGGGCGATGGTGGTGGGGTGGATGCCTTGTAGGTCGGGGTGGGTTATCGACGCTCCGCTGAAAATGCTCCCTATGTGGGTGGCAATAGGTGATTCATTATTGTGTGGGGTGATGAGCGGCACGGGTGCTGTGGTGGGTATGGCTACACCGCCACCAGTAGCGAGGAGTGTGGTGGCGGTGTGTAGGTTCAGGGTGCTCATGGTGTACGCCGCATGATGCTACTGCGCTGGGGCGGGCGCAGGATTGGGGGCGGGTTGCCCGCCGCCGCATTCATCTAGTGCCATACGGAGCTGGTCTGCCTCCGCGTTGGTGACGCTGAGTCCGTATTTGTGTTTAACGGTGATGTAGCGCTCTACGTATTCGCAGCGTTTACCATGCGGGTTGGTGGACTTCATGGGTAGCCATGAAGCAGCTGACTGGTCTCCTTTGCTGCGGTTGGTGGCGGCACCGGAAACCATGATGTTGTCGGGGTCGTTGGCGAATTGTTCGCGCCGGGCGGCATCCCAGGTTTTCGCGCCGGTGCGCCATGCTTCACCCAGGGCTACGATGTGGTCGGAGTCCATGTCTTTGGGGTTGGTGGTTTCTTTGAACTCTGGGTTAGCGGGGTCGCCGGTGCCGTAGGGGTCGTACCATTTTCCTTTGGTGATGCGGCATTTGTCGTCGAACTCTACGCCTTCACCGTCGCGGATGAGGGCTGCTTGTCGGGTGGAGCATTTGTCGTTGCCTTCTGTCCAGCCGTTTTTGTGGGCGTTTTCCCAGTGGGGGAAGGATTTCCGGTTGTATCCCTGCATGCTGTCTGGGAGGGATGTGTTTGCGGCGAGTTCCGCTAGTTTCTTCTGCGCTTCTGATACTTGCTGTGGTACTTGGTCGCCGCTGCCGTTGATGATGGTGCCCAGAACGTCGTCCCCGTGGGCTTGGTCGATTTGTTCCACGCCTTTTTCTCCCCAGCTGGTGAGGAATTTCATGAAGGGCACGATGGTGCCATCGGTTCCTCTAAAGTAGATCAGCGCGGCGAAACCCAGGACGAACGTTAGTCCGAGGATTCTTTGGAGGAAGCTCATGCCGCCGCGTCTGCTGTTTTTGCTCATTGGTGTGTCGTTTCTTTCTGATTTATTGTGTTGTTTGTCACTATTGTTGAATGGTGTTTAAAAGGAGGGCGCGGGTTAAGTGTGGAATCCCGCGCCGCGCCTATTCTATAGTGCTCATGCTACATGCCGATGCTGCCATAGTGTGCGGCGTAGTCACGTAGCACCTCAGCTGAGACTTGTCCCTCTTGGTTGGCGTTGAATACCCTAGCGATGGCGTTCAGGTTGTTCATGTTCATCCATTCAGCCTTGTTGTTGTACAACAGATCCTGAATGGTGGCGATGTCCAGGTTGCTGGATTCGCTCAGTTCCATTTCGCTCATGTTGAGATTGTTCATCGCGTCCCTGAGCTGGGTTCCGGGGGAAAGGATTTTCTTGCCTTCATCGTCGTATTTGAACTGGTCTTTAACCAAAACAGCGGGTAGTTCTTGTCCCTCAAACTGTTTGATGTCCACGCCCCGTGCTTTCGCCATTTTCTCGCGGGCCTTGCGGCTTGTGGTGACAACCCCTCGTTTGGTGCGTTCCTCAATGAAATCAGCGAAACTTTCCATCACACCCAACAGGTACGGGATCTCCGGCATGGGGGCGCGCCCCGCGATAGACAACCCTTCCGACCTGAACAATGTCATCGCAGTAGCTGACAAACACAGGAAAAACCCCAGGAAATAGATGGAGCTGAATTGCACCATTGTTTGCGCTAGCAGGAGGAAACCGGCAACCAACGACAGCCCAGCAAAGATGCGTAGCAGCATGATTTGGCGGGTTGTATAATAATACTCGCACGCCCAGCCGTCTTTCATGGTGGGGGTTATGCCGATGAGCTGACCGTTTTCGTCCAGGAGGATGTTTTCTTCTGGGATTTCCAACTGGTCGCGGGCCTTGCGGCGTTCGTTTTCTTGCTCGCGGCGCTTTTTACGCTTATCACTCACACCCGAGAAACGCTGCTTCACCGTCTCAATAGTCTCCCCCAGGTTGGCGGCGTTGTCTGTCGTGACGTCGGATTGCTTGCGCCGCCGCCCAGGCCCACCAGTGGCGGGGTTGTTACTGCTTCTCTTGCCTGTCCCGTTGCTGCTCTGCGGGGGGCGTTTCCCACCATTCTTACGGTGCCTACCGCCAGACTTTTGGGTGCCACCACCCTCGCCCTCCAGGTTGTCGTCATCAAACAGTGATGATGCCGTGTATCTCGCCATGAAAAAGGACTCCTTGCCGTTTTGTGACTGCTTACTTTTCATTCCTACCCACCATGTGGTAAACAGTGGGTGGTTTTTGTTGTTAGTGCTGCTTAATGGGTTGATTCTATCAAGAACACGGCAAACAAACTCGCCTGCACCCAAAGAAGCAGGGGAGAAGCCCCCTGTTTGGGCACCCCACCGTTGATGGTGTCTACCCCAGTTGATAAAGTCGAAGACAGGATCAAAGGCGCGACACGCCGCCCTGTTTGCGGGTAAGGTGCGACCGCCGAATCAGGAAGGAAGATGAGAAAATGTTCGTCATCAAAGCAACCGCCATTATCTTTGCTGTTGTGTTTATTATGCGGTTTTTCACCCGCAGGCGGAAATTCCGTCAATTCATCTCATCAATGCTGTTTTTCACGTTGGCATGGTTCATTAGTAGCCTTGCCGACGCAGGCGTGAATGGCGCCGCTGGTATGGGTGGGTTTTCACTCATGGGTACCATCACGTTTACCCTGTGGTGGACACGTGGCACCGCAAAAGATGGAAGCGGACGCGGCTACCGTATACCGCGCCGCGTCAAGCAAGAAGAATACCTTCCTGAAAGCCTGCCGCGCACTAACAACGGCAGTGGCGGCATCTTCTCTGCATTGTGGGGAAGGGTTCACACCCCAGCGCAAGAAGTCATTGGCACCTATGATGTGTCAGTAGACTACCACTACCCCCAAATGGAGGAGGTTGAGGCGCAGAAAGTTGCGAACAACGGAAGAAGCTACTAAGATAGCTTTTACTCAATTAATAGAACGCATGTCCCCCTAATCTGTTGAAGGTTAGGGGGTTTAATCTTTCCTTGTGCTATAATCAAAAAGCAGCTTTGCCTACACAAGCAAGCGCCCCATGCAGTTGGGGCACCTCCTTATTCGGCACCCCATCATGACGACAAGCGTTGTTGTGGTGGGGTGTTTGTATATCTGCGCGGGCGATATGGGGGGGCGGGTGAAGCGGTCACTTATACCTGATGTCGATATGGAGACACCGCGCAGAATGAGCGTCGATAAGGCGCGCCCGCACTAAATATGAGGCACAGTCATAAAACCAGTGCGGCATGGATGGCACCGGCATAAAGAGAAAGCCCCGTCAGATGAAAACATCCAATCTTCATCTGACGGGGCGGTAACCGAGAATCGGGGAACGGAGGAACAAACGATTTTGACTAAAACCATTCCCCACCTATTGACACTACAGGCAAAACCTATGGTGTCACAAATCGACTTCACCACAAGCCTATGCGCAGTGGGTTTCGCTGAAACAGCTTATCGACGAATCACGTATTGCGTGTAACCCAGTTAGGTAAGCGAGGCAGCGCGGCAGACGCGGGGGTTCGCAATCGACAACCCCCGCCCCGCGTCCTTTGGTGGTCTATTCGTCTGTGGGTTCTTCCGGTTCCACCGCAGCCCACTGGGTGGGGTGCCCCTTCCTAGTTGCGGCTGACCGTTTGAACGGTTTTGCCTTTTTGCCTTCCACTTGGAATCCCGTAGGGGATACATGAGCTTCCACAACAACATCGGTGGCGGATTTAGGGTTGTGGACCATCACGCCCCCTCCGCCGCGACCTTTAGCGGGGATGTCGGAGACTTTCGTGACTTTCCAGCCGTCTGTGCTGAGTGTCAGTATTTCCTCGTCCCCGTTGACTGGCAGACATGCCACGAGGGTTTCGTCGTTGCCGAGTTTCATGCCTGCGACACCGGTTCCTGCTATGCCTTGCGGCTTGAACTTGTCGGGATCGGTGGTGGTTTTGAGGATCTTCCCACCAGATGACACAAGAAGGAGGTCTTGCCCGCCAGGGGTAAGGGTACCGCAGGAAATCATTGTGGACGTGTCAGGGGCAACTGTTTTGGGTGTAATGCGCTGCGGCAAACCGCCACCGGCAAACAGTTTGATCTTCCCGCCGGTAAACGCCGTGTACACAACATCACCCTCGGGGATGGGGTTGCCCACGTCAGACAAGATGCCCATGTCGGGGTCAAGCTTCCAGAGCGACAGCCGAGCTGCTGAGTTCTTGTCTTTCTTTGTGGACTTCTCGTCGTAGAGCAGCCTGGTTTTCCTGTCGTAGTGCGGGTCGTCGAAAAGTTTGGCGGTTTCCTCTAGTTCTTTCCGCAGCACTGTGCGTCGGCGCGCCTTGGAATCAAGGATCTTCTGCTTGGCGGCGAGTTCCTTGGTGGTTTTGGTGACTTTTTTCTCTGCATCAAGGACACTGGCTTTGCTGAGTCTGCGCAGAGGGAGAGCAGCAACGATTTCGCCTTGTTCGGGGGTTATGTAGAATGCTGCGGCGAGGTCGTGTGCCGCTGTTTTTTCGTCTTTCGCCGCCATGACCACTTTCACGGCTTTTTCTTTGTCGAGAAGGACTTTCGCCAGGGCGGTTTGTTTGAGTAGTTCCTTGTTTAGTTTCGCAGCCTGGGTGGTAGTTTTGTTGATGAGTACTTCTTCACGTAGTTTCAGGAACTCCTCAACTTGCTCCCGAATGGTCCATAGCCGGGGTGCGCGGTTGCGGTCAAGCGCGATCATGAGCACAGTGTAGGTGGTTTCTAGTTTGGTTGTCAGGAGAATATCGCGCCGTAGCTTCTCCATGTCGGTTCCTCGTTTGCCGCTGACAACGATGCGGATGGGGTGCTTCATGTCTGATAGAAGCTCCACGTCGCGGACTCCCTCAATGGTGCCGTTGCGGGCACCGTCGCGCAGTTCATCATAAACTTTTGGCACGGCAACGCCTGGAGGCACCTCTGTGATGGTGACCGTTTTTGCTTTATTGTCTACATCTAGCTTGCCCCGGACTGTGAGGTTTGCCCTGCCAGTGGATATATATTTAAGGACTTCTGAACGTCCGCCGACAACTTCGCCGCCGGTACCCCAATCAGGGCCTTCCAAGATGTCAAAAATATCCTCATCGCTGATGTCTGGTTCATCAATCATGCGGATACACAGCTCCATAACCTTGTGCGGGTTATGTTCCGGCACTGCAGAGCGGTACCCTTCCGACAGCCCCTCAACCCCGTTTATCAGCAAAACGGGGAATGTTGGTGACAGGAATACAGGCTCTTCCGACTCGTCATCGTAGGTGGGCTGGAAGGGTACGGCCCGGTCAGCGAGTTCTCTTACCAGTTCAAAGCCGTGTTTGCTTAGTCGAGCCTCGGTGTAGCGGTCTTGCGCAGGCGGGTTACCGGGGGCACCGCCGAAATCACCGATGCCGTCAACCAGTTTCACGCGACTATAATTCGCCGCTAGTGTTGATGCCATCATGCCGTACATTGCGGCTCCGCCGTGCGGGTGGAACTGCCCTACCGCTGAGTTCACCAGGCGTGCGGATTTTTTGGGCTTAGCGTCAGGGGTTACGCCGTCTTTTAGCATGGAGTACAACATGCGGCGCGCACCTGGTTTCATCCCATCAATCACAGACGGCACTGCGCGGTCTGTGATGGTGTAGAACATGTATTCCAGGTTGTCGTTTTCAATAAAGTCAGCGACTGTAGTGTTTTCCACGACGTTGGCGATTGCCGCAGGGGCTGCTGGTTGTTTTGTTTTGCGTGTGGTTTTTCTCATTGTGTGATACACCTCGTTTTTTCGTTATGGGTTACTTCTTTGTACTGGGGATCGCGGATAGGCTGCGGGTGTTCATGAGTTGGCGGCGTAGTTCAGCATCACTCCCGAAAGCAACATACAGTGCATGTTCGGTCATATCATCCACAGTGATTTGCCGCAGCGTGCGGGTTTCGGGGTTCATGACGGTTTCCGAGAACTCATCGGGATTCATCTCACCTAGACCTTTACAGCGCTTGACCTCAATGCTGGCATTACGGTGAGCGCGTTTAAGCTCGGCTACCTTGTCCTGCATTTCCTGCCGGTTCATGGCGTAGTGACGTTTGCCGTCTTCCTTGCTGCTTGTGATGACAAACAAGGGCGGCACCGCCACGTACACCATTCCTGCTTCTAGCAGTGGACGGAAATTGAAATAGAACATACACATTAATTGTGCGCTGATGTTCGCGCCGTCAGCGTCCGCGTCTGTGGAGAAAATAATGCGGTCAAACCGGCATTTCTCAGGGTCGCAGTGTTCACGAACGCCAGCTCCCAGAATACGTTCCAGCGCAACGAAAGATTCATTGTGCCTCATGGTGATGGTCTCTTTGTTTTTCCGGGGATTGTGCGTGGCGTTTGCGTCTACCTCTTTGCCCAGCGGAACATGGTAGGAGTTCATCTGCTTACCACGCAGCGGGAAACACGCCTGAAAATCCGAGTCCCTAGAGTTGCGCACCGTATTAGCGGCAGAGTCGCCCTCACAAATGTGAATCTCGGCGTTCGAGCCGCGTCCTGTGTTGCGGCATGGCACATATTTGTCTGGCAGCGACAGGGTGCCGTTGTTGTTGCGGCGTTTGGACTGTTTCGCGGCACTCGCGCGGGCTGATTCGATTTTTCGGGTGGTGCGGGCATGGATGAGTGCTAATTCCGCCCACGCCGCCAACTGGTCCGCGTTCGCTGGGGTGACAACCCACGCCGTGGCCAAGCGTGTGATTTCCTTCTTGAATGCATTGTGTAGTGCTCTGGAGTCTAGTTTTGACTTGTGCTGCCCAGACAGAGATGCCTCAGCAACGCGGGCGTTAATGGCAACACTGATGGTTTGCGCGAAATCCTCCGCAGTGGGGTACGCCTCACCGCGTTCTAGTTTCAGTCCGCGTACTTTTTTGTCAGCGGCGACCTGCCCTAGCGCCGCCAACGCTGCAGATACATGGCTGCCGCCATCAGAAGTCATGACGGTGTTGACGAACGACAGTACCGTGGGTTCTGACGATGGGGTGACTGCCAGGTCAAAACCAGCGGTTTTGTTGATGCGGTTTTTACCTGCAGTGATGGTGTAGGAGGTGTCGCTTTCCATGAGGATAACGGGTGTGGTGCCGGTGGCTTTTTCCAGCACCGCCGCAGCACCATAATCTGGACCCTCAAAGCACTCTGTTTCGCCATTGCGGGTGATGGATGTGCGCATTCCTTTTGTCAGGCGCGCCGTATACCCTAGACGGTCAATGATTTCATCAACGTTTAGCTCATCCTCAATGGGGAGAGTGTCATCAAAGATGAAGCGGATGACGGTGCCGCGTTTCGGGTCTGCCTTTGCCGCTGATGTTGGTGTGATTGGGGTTCCTGGTTTCGGGGTGAAGTTTGCCTCTGGATTGAAGGGGCCTTCCTCCCATTCGCCAGCGATGCCGCAGCAAAATTGCTGCACGTATTTCTTGCCGTCGCGGTACACGGTCACGTCAAAACGCCGTGAAATGGCGTTGGTAATGGTTGCGCCCTCGCCGTTGGTGCCTGCCGTGGCCACGCTGGAACCAAAGTTGGATCCTGAGCGTAGGTTAGCGAGGCATTTTTCGATGCCGTTCATCCCTGCTTCTGCGTCAAAGTCAATGGGGATGCCGCGCCCGTCGTCTTGAACCTCAATAGATCCATCATCGTGGAAGGTGAGGTGCACGGTGGTGCCGTACCCACGTGTCACCTCGTCGCAAGCGTTGTCAATGATTTCACGCGCCGCCGTGGTGTGCGCGTAGTCACCCAAATAGCGTTTCGGACGTGAACGGACATGCTCAATGTCCGTTTTGATTTGAATATCTTTACTTGAATAAGTCATTTGTGATTATCCTTTTGCTTTCCCACATGGTGTGGGTTGGTGTTTATCCTGTTTGCTTTTTTAGCACAACCACGACGTGCGCTGCACCAACACCACACCCAAACGTGGCAGAAACATTATTCAAGGAGCACGCAGCAAACCACGCTCACCACGCAACGAAACAGCGAAACCACAGGAAAAAGCATCACAGCTACAAGCATGTGCGGAAGTACAAAACGCCTGGTAGAATGGATGTTTATTACAGCAAAACATCCAATGCGCCCACAACAAGGAAAGGTGACCCTTACTATGATTGTTTCCCTCTACTCGCAATTCACGCTACGCAGTGAATACGACATGGCTGCCCTATGTGAAAAACTTAACGAACTATACACCCCCATTGGCGAGCACACGATAACACGCGGGTTCTACTGTAGGCACTGCGCGCAAGTCGTCATGAAAGACACAGAGTTCGATACGTCCTTTGATGATATGTTGAACACCATGAGGAAAATCCAGAACGAAGTGCTGAAAGCTTTCGACATGGAGAGAATCGACATTGAAATTCAGGACGACAGGGGTTGTGGTGTTGAACTGTTTTATTAACGACGAAAAACATTCAATTAATAACAGGAGTCTTAACTTAATGACAAAACATATAGGGAAAACCTTTTCGGTGGCGGCCGCTGCCGCGTTGTGCGTGACGCTTGCACCGTTCGTGTCGGCACAGGACGCTCCCCCGCCACCCGCGCCGGAGCCGCCACGGTTTTTTGACCAGAAGATAACAGGCTGGGTTGATGTTGAAGCTCCAGAGCAGAAAATTGATCCTGAGAGCAAAACACATAAACTCACATGGGAAGTCTCTGCCATGCCGCAGCCCAATCATGATGGTGTGCAACAATCCATCATGACGGTAGCCATCCCCAAAAAGAACAATGTGAAGAAAATCACCATCCAGAATAAGGAAGTGACCCAAACCCCTGATTCGGTAAAGCAACAGCTTACGAAATACAGGGAGGCTTCACTGCCGTTGTTTGAGGGAGAGAAGCAACCCCTCAACATTGAGAAAATGCGGCGTGTCGTGAACAAAAACCCACTGTATATGATAAACAACGCCACCAACTGGGAGTATTGGCAACATCTAGGATGGCACCCTGAGATGTGGGCAGACCAGGCAACCGACCTGCGGGAGGGTTTAGTACGCGGCGAAGACGGCAAAGCCATGAAATCCCCATTTGGGGGCTATGTGTATGTAGTGAGCACCTGGAAAAACGGGGATAAGCATTTCTTTTTGTACAAAACCATCCCCGAAAATGTGGTGAACTCCATTGATGTAGAGTCTCCTAAAACACAAGACCAGTTGATTAACCCTGACTTTGAGAAGAAACCAGCACAGGCGCCACTTGCCGACAGCATCCCAGCGGGACGGCTGTCATACCCAGCGCTGCTGGAATACGCCTCAAAGGAAACCTACGGCGGCACCGCGCCCGCCCCCGATTTGATTCAGCACGACATCAACCAGTCGAAAAAACTAGGTGAAGAATCCTATGATCAGATCAGCAAAGAGTTCACCTCAGCCGTGTCAGACGAACTGGGCATTGATGCCCCTGACTTGGCGGAATACCTAGACTATGCCAATAGTCATGCGCGCGGCATGACAGTGTTTACGGATCCGGCGTACAAAATCCGCAAGGTGAAAACCATTGAGAAGAACTCCGGGGAGGAAAAACAATTCGGTGACCCCATCCCTGAAATCCTTGCCAACGCTGGCGAGATGTCAGCACAGATAGACAACAGTGATAAAGACTACACCCGTATTTTCTTTGACACCGCGCGGGGTGAAACCAATCTCACCATCACTGCTGAGGTTGAGAAAACAGACCATGAACAAACCATGCCGGTTCAAGCGTTCCTCAGCCACCTTGTGGAACGCCGACCAGAACAGCCTGTACGCATCGTTGACGCAGGCGCATACCCGTTTGGACGCGGCTACAAGGATCTACGCACTACCACACGTGGACCGCTGGTCGAGCAGGAACGCCCAGGCGACATTTTCGGAAACCAACAATGCTTTGTCACCCACCGGAAAACACCCACCGGCGCGGGCATGGATATTCCCTTGTCCCCCAATGGGGAGAAAAACACCATCACCCCTGAAAACCGCACCATTGTTGGGGGTGCTGCGGTCTACGAATCTGGGCTAGCGCTGGCAGCCGTGCCTGAACTGGAAGACGGCTGCGACCAAGCATCTGTGCGCATCCCCGCTGCATCAGCGCAACCAGTCGCGGCACCAATCGAAAAGCACGGTGTTGCTTGGTGGGTGTGGGCAGTTGGTGGTTTCTTTGCACTTCTCATTATTGGCGCTATTGTGCGTGCCATGCGGAACAACGACGATGAGGAGGAGCCTGAGGAGGAAGTTGCGAACACGGCGACCGCGCAACCGTCCAAGCAACTTTTCTAGGCGCTGATAGCGCGCGTTGCGCGTGAAGCAAAACAGCACCTCGCGTAAAAACGGGGTGCTGTTACTTTATCTGATGTGTGTGGCGCGGCGGGCGGAGTCAGATTGTGGGGGCTTATTTCTTGTCTTTTTGGTTGGGGTTGCGGCGCTTGAACTCTGGCCCGACATACCGAATAACGTTTTCTACATCGTTGCAAAAGACCGCACTCTTCATCGCAGCAGTCACGCTTTGCTTGATTTCTGCGTGACTCATTGATTCAGCCAAAACGGCAGTCTCATCAGGGATACAACCCGCAAAGAAACAAGGGTCCATCTTCCTTAATTCCTAGGCGATAAGGCATTTACGCTGGTGCTGCGTTGTCGGGTTTTCGTAGGTGATGGTTAGTTCAAACCGACGGGGGAAAGCGGAATCAAGCATATCTGGGTGATTGGTTGCAGCAATAATGATGCTTTCCTCTGTGTCTTCCTCCAGGAATTGCAGAAGGGAGTTCACGACACGACGGGCCTCACCAACATCATCACCGTGGGCGCGTTCCGTGGCCACGGCATCCACCTCATCGAAAAGGAACACACCTTTTGTTGAACGAATACCATCAAACAAGATGCGTAGTTTTGATGCCGTTTCGCCCATGTACTTAGTGAACAGCTTGTCGAAACGAACAAGGTAGAACGGCATGTCTAGTTCACGGGCAAGAGCCTGAGCTGTTGAGGTCTTGCCCGTACCAGGAGGGCCTGTGAGCAGTATCCGACGAACAGGTGTCAGCCCGTATTGGGTGAGCTTATCGACGCACTCATACTCTGAACGCACAGACAATACGGCATTTAGAGCTTCATCAGATAGTACTAGATCCTCGTAGAGGTCAATCTGGTTTTGCATGGGAATCACAAGCTCCCCCGCGTCTGCAAGCAGCGCCGGTGCGGGTTGCGAATTGCGGGACGTGCCGTGGCTATTCCGGTTCTGGTATTCGGACAGCAAATCAAGAAGCTCTTCTGATAGTCGTTTTTGGTTCTTTTTCGCCGCATGCGCCGCGATTTGTTTTACGACGCTTGCGAAATGTTCATTGTCCCCATTGAAATGACTGACAATGAGGGCTTTCACTTGGTCTGACGTTGCCATTTTATTCATTCTTCCTTATTGCTAAATGGTTTATCTTTTTGTTTTACTTATTGATAGAACTGTTTCACGCTGCTCATTTTCGCTGCAACTATGTACCGCGCGCAGCGTAGATAGGGCGCGTCCTGCAGCTAAGGGGTGCAGTAGCGGCACCGCGCCGGGTTGCCCGCACGTTGCTAGTAGTTGCCGTCCACCACTTGCAGGCACACCGTGGGTGTGTCAGGTAGTGATGCGCGCACCATGTTCACTACGCGGCGACGATCCTCAATCCAGTACCTGATGTGGTATCTTTCGGTGATTTCTTCAAGGTGTTGCCGCTTGAACAGTGTGTCCCTACGGTCGTCGGAATCGCCGCGCATCCGCAATTCCGTATAGGGTACACCGTGAGCATCAAGCCACCAGGAAGTGATGTTGTAGTGCTGTTCACGCCGACCGGTCAGCACAATGATGGTGTGATCGGCAGACAGGGCTTTCACTAGGTCAATGATGTTGCGGTTCGGCTCGTCGGTTTCAAGTCGCGTGTCATCCAGCGGGTCACGGTGCACGGGACGGGCAAGAGTACTGTCAACATCCACCACCACGGCGGGTGGCAGCGATGGATCCTGCTTGACGGGGGTGAACGCAGTGGAGTCTGTGCTGCGTTTGTTTTCTTCTTGCAGCTCAGTCAGGGTTTTCCATTCTTTGTAGGGGTATTTCTTCCACAGTGTGCGAATAACGTCCTCGCCAACGCTTTTCTCGCGGCGGCGGTCCCGTTTGAGGAGCGTGTGCAGTTCTGGTCGAAAGTCTACGAGTTCAATTTTGTAGCCGTTGCTTTCGCAAAAAGCAATGAGTTTTTTCAGGTGGCGCGCCACAAGATTTGTGTCACTGGACACAACGTTGTTGCCTTCTGCGGCGTGCGCGGCAATCAAGGTTTCCTTAATGTCGTTAACTGTGATCTCTTGATCTTCTGTTCCCACAGCAGGGAAGCCCATAAGCGCGCGAATCTCATCTGAATTGACCTCACGAAATCCGTTTTCGTTAACAAGCTTCTGTGCGTAGGTGGACTTCCCAGAAGCGGGGAAACCACGGGTAATAATTGCCTTCATCTGCTTCCTTCCTGTGCTATACACTCTCCAGCTTACCGACAAGAGTAGACACACCCCAACTCGCAATGCAAAGGACACCAGCCAGCGCAGGCTACCTTCCCATAAACCAAAAAATGCCGCACAATTTCTTATTCACCACAAAGCGCGTTCGCAGCGGCACGCGCAACCCAGAAAGCAAGTTTTGGCGGCACAGCATTCCCAATCATCTGCTCAGTATTGGTCCGAGACGCACAGAATGAAAACCAATGAGGAAATGTTTGGATACTAGCTCGCTCTGCAGTAGTCAACGGGCGCGCCTTATCGACGCTCGCACTATCCCCAGGATGCCCCACATAACCGGCGGGGATAGGACGGTTCACGCCCCTAATCGTTGGCGATGGCTCATATACACTAAACACCGCGCGCCGGGCGTAGCTGCGGGGGTGACGGTAGTAATGCTCAGTGTCAAGCTCTGTGCCGAACCAATCAGCAACTGTGGTCGGTGTTGCTGTGGCGTAGGATTCAATGTACGCGGCAAACAAGTCCACCACATTCTTGTCCCTGTGCCCAAACGTGAAAAGTCGCTTCCGCTTCTGCGGCACCCCATATAGTGACGCATCAAGAACCACTGCATGTATTTCATACCCTTGTTCACGGATGCAGGTGGTGGCGCTTGCGTAGGCTCGTGATTTTTGCGATAGTGGCACGTTTTCCATCAGGAAGAACTCTGGCTGCACAATCCCCACCATGCGGGCGAAACTATCGGTGAGTACCGCGCGGTGGCCTTCTTTGCGTTTCCCTGATGAAGAGAAATCCTGGCACGGTGGACCCCCGATAAGCCCTACAGCACCGGCGGGGTCTGCTAAAACATCAGCCCTGGTGATTACGCTGGGGTCTGTCAGGTCGGCGTAGTGTACGGTATGTTTGGCGTTGGCGCTGTAGCTTTCTACAGCTGGTTCCCAATTGTCGAAAGCGTCCCTTACGGTAAATCCAGCTGTAGTGAACCCGAGGGACAGTCCACCGCAGCCTGAAAACACATCAATGATGTGTGGAAGATCCGTCGTTTCTGGCGGCAGGAACAGTGTGGTCAATTCCCATTGTTGCTTTAAATTATTATCCATATGCATAAAACTAGCAGCCCTTGTCTGTGCTGCACAAAAGCCTTAAAGGCTTAAGAATTTTTCCAGCTCAGCAACGTTGATTACTTTTTCCAGCACCAGGCTGGCAAACCATGAGGCTTCCACATAGATAGGCTTGTTGGGTGCGGCACTGATGTTGTAGAACCCTTGATGTTTGTACATGTCGGTACACGACAGCACAAGATCCGCATAACCGTTTTGCTGGTAAATGGGGTGCCCCAGCAGAAAGAAAAGACCATTGGACATATGCCGTGGCGCGGGGGCGCTGCTTTTCTCAACGCGGCACATACCCTCAAAACCACACCCCAAAAACCGGGCAGCAACATCAACAGGCATGCCCAGCATTAGTCGGACAGCGGGAAGATCCAGCCCTCTGGGAAACGGATAAGGGGTGCTGCCCCTGTCGGGGAAACTATTACGCCAGTCGCTAGGGATGCAAGGAACCCACTCAGTGTCATAGTCCCCGGCAACAAGATTCGCACTGGAATCTACGCTGGTGGCTTTTGCGGTGTTGTCTGAAAGTTCTCCTGGCATGCTACCTATTCTAACCCCAACGCAATATGCGACTTGACAACTACGGTGCGCCCACACCGCCTGTTGGACCAATGCGGGGCGGGTGATGATAAAATCAATACCATGAAACTGTTGTACACGTCACAGAAGGACGTTGATCAAAGTCTTTTCACCACAGCGCATACCGGTGACGCGGGAATAGACCTAGCCGCAAATGAAGACGCATTTCTGTCCCACAACCAGCAAAAACTAATCGGAACAGGAATCAGTGTCGCAATCCCCGAAGGCTACGTAGGGTTGCTATGCACGCGATCAGGAAACGCCCACAAAAAAGGACTAGTGGTTGTCAACTCCCCCGGCATCATCGACTCAGGATACCGAGGAGAACTAAAAGTCAACCTCACAAACAGATTCCGGGGAGCCGCCCACATCAAAAAAGGCGACCGGATCGCCCAACTAGTCATCGTCCCCTGTATCACCCCTGAACTAGTCCGCGTAGACGAACTGCCAGAAAGCCACGACGGGCGCGGAACCAACGGACACGGCTCCACCGGAACCGCAGGCGCATAAACCCCCAATAACCCAACTAGAAAGCCACAGCAATGAAAACTCAAATCGAGTTTGTCGTAGAAATCCCCGAAGAACTACCCACACGCAAGGCACAAAAACTAGCCCGGAGAATCGCCAACAAACTGGATCCCGTCATGGACCGCATGTTCGGCGGACACGGCGCAATGGACGGCAACCGCTTCACCACCGTCATCAACCGACGAAACCACACCACCGCCCCCAACATCACCCTAGAAACCGACGTGCCAGCCCAACACCTTGACTTCCACGTCATAGAGCAACGCGCAATCAAAGCCTGTACGGAAGTCAAAACCACAATGCTCCCTGAAAGAATCCCCACGTTCATCGCATTCACCCACTACGACGACACAAACAACGAGCCACAAGTCATCCTCCACGATCTGTAGCCCCGAAAAACCACCAGAAATAGGGCACACAAAGCAACCCCCGCAACCGCGCCGAAACGCGAACCTGCGGGGGTTGTTTTCACAAACTAGGGATGTTTTAGCGAATCCCCAACTTTGCAGTACATGCTGGCCAAGCACCCCAACCCTGGCCTGCCTGCACCTTCTGAGCAACCTCAATTTGCTGCTCACGGGTTGCCTGGTAAGCAAACGCTACACCTTCAGCAGAGGTGCCGCGCTTGTAGGCGTTCCACGTTGTGGGGGAGAACTGCAGTCCACCATGATAACCATTACCAGTGTTGATCGCCCAGTTACCGCTAGACTCACACTGAGCAAGACGATCCCAGACACTACCATTCGCAACCGCAGGGGCGGCAGCAGCCGCACGCGGGGCCTGCGCCGGTGCAGCAGCAGGAGCAGACTGCGGCTGCGGAGCAACCGTAATCGTCATGCGCTTAGGCTTGGCACCAGCAACCACAACGCGATCCGCGCCGGGCTTGATTGGTTGACTGTATGTCTTTTCCTCTGGTTCGCCACCGTTAACAGTTGTGGTTCGGGTGATGGCGGCGGCTTGCTGCGGTGTACCCTCGTTTTCAACATGGACCTCGCCTTGCTCCATGTTGGGGTCAAGGCGTTCCACAACGTTTTGGGTTTCCTCATGTTCAGCAGTGAACTCCTCTGTTCGTTGCTGAGAATGGAATGTCACACCAGGAATGACGTTGGTCGCGTCAATCTGGTTGCGCGCATTCTGGTCTAGAGGAAGAGGAACGCTGATGTTATGCTCGACATCATTATTGGCATCTTTGATGTTGATGTCGGTGTTTTCCACCCTAACATTGGGGTTTGTTTTCAGGAAATCAATAGCCGCATTCTGGGCGGCGGTCTCGACATCCTTCTGAATGCGTGTCAGCTCTGGCGGAAGCGGTGCGGGCGCGTCTTGAGCGATGGCGGCGGGGGCTTGGATGAGACCAATACCCACGATTGCTGTGGGCATGGTGAGAAGTAGCTTTTTCCTCAAATTCATAAGCATTTCCTTTTGATTTGGTGGTCTTTTGGGTTACGTCTGACAAGTTTACCAAAACGTTACCAAACAGGGAAACAAAAAGACGCTACTCCCCTGCTTGGTGGATGGTCATCGGCGGCAAACCTTGCTGCGGGATACCTTATCAGGAATGAAGATTGATGTGATGAACAGGTCAGGATTGATGCGGATCTTCACTCTTGCATCAGGGGCGATCCCGTCAAGCTCCTGCTTGTTGAACCCCGCAATCATGGGGTGTGTCATAATAACTGGCTTGCCGACGTTAAGTAGTGGCACATAGGTGATTGTCTCTGCATTTAGGTCTGCTGACTTGAACCTAGCGTCGATAAGTCGGGTTTCTTCTGTCTTGTTTTTGCTCATGGTTTGTTCCTTATTTAGTGTGTTTTTATAGTCCCCTTTGATGCCGGGTTGCGAGACCATTGGGGATTTTATTATGTTTGTGCACAACACTACGCCAGCAACGAGTATTTTTACTCATTTGTCGCTGGCGTAAGCATTTCAATAAAGTGAGAGATTGGCACTAAGTGCGACATCAATCCTCCACTTGCGGGAAGGCTTTAAGGGCTTACAGTTTGATGAACTGCTCCACAATGTTCGGCAGTGCTGTATCAAAACCAACCACGTTAATACTCAACGGATCGTCGGGGTCTATCATTGAAGACCAGTTTGCATCAAACTGAATGCCAATCATTTTGGCATTAATACCCGTTTCGCGGCGGTACTTTTCAAGCAGCTGCCACACGTGACTTCCGCCCCAGTTTTCACTGTCGGTGTAGAGGATGAAAACATCAACCTCCAGCTTATCCTTGATTGCCTTCTCAATAAGTAGTCCCGCGTTCGTTCCACCAAAGAAACCGCTTGCGTTAAGGACATCACGAGCATACTTGGATGGAGGCAGCCCCAAGTCCACATGTGAAACTTCTTTCAATTCCGTGGAAAATGAGTACAGATGATTCACATCACCCATTTGGGCAACCGTTTGTGCCATCGCGGCGGCAGCAAGCATCGCGGTCAGATTTGAACCTGACGAACCCACGTACATAGTCATTGATCCTGACACGTCAATGCCATGCATGACGCGCAGTCCATTGATCTTCTCAATGTTCCCGAATGCCAGACGGTACGCTTTGGTGAGCATATCTTCCCAACGGCTATCCCGATCCAAGTTCATTTGAGCAACAAGGATGTTCATGGGGTGCAGGCGCGCCCGCTTGATTTCCTCCTCACTGGTGAAGCGTGCTTCCATCAGTTCAACGAACTCAGCGTCCCCGTCAAGTCCAAGCTTGCTGAAACGCCTCATATTGCGCATCGCAGCACCCAGGGGGAGTTTCCCGTAGGTAAGTAGAGTCTTCCATACTGTTGGGTCATTGTGGCATTCTGTGGGCAGTTGCTCCCATGATGTGACACGCCCAGCATGAATGAGTTCCACTGCTTTTTCGGGGTGCTGTTGCACTTCCAGGAATCCCAACAGTGTTGCTGGCAGGTCATCTGAAACCTTGCCTTTCGTCACCCATCGGAACAAAGCAGCCGTTTCCTCATCGCCCGCTTTAGGGTGTGCGACGCGCAGCATGTCGCGGTGAGTCCATCCCTCGCGGTTGCGGTACTTGGTCATTTGATATGCCAGCCCGTCAGGCTTGCGGATTGTGTACCAGTTCGCCACGGCGCGGCGCAGTCCCCGACCCCAACCGCGATGGTTTGTAACATAAGTTACAAATAGCGCAAGGTGGGTGAAAGTGCGTGCCACGGCATTCAGGTTCGCTAACGCATAGGCGCGTGTCTTCTCATTGGGGGAAGCGGATGCCAGTGCCAAAGCGAACAGCGCTGTGTCGTTTTTAGGCGCGCGCCCCGACGTGCTGACCTCCACGATGGTATCAACGAAAGTTGTGCCGTCTTTTTGCGCCATGTCCATGAGGAACGTGGCGTTTTCCTCCACCTTTGCATCGGCATTGAGGTAGATCGTGGGGTTGTCTGTCCCCAGAATGAGGATACGTAGAAGCCTTTCCTGGTCGGATACGGAAAAGACGTATCCGCCAGCGTTGTTTTCCACCATGTCGCCGCGAGCTTTTCGACCCGTTGGCGACACGCGAGTATTGAAACGCTTTGTTGCGCTCATGATTGTGTCTCCTTTTAAAACAGGTATGGATTGTTGACATGTTGCATGATAGCAGCTGTGTCAAGGAATCCTGAAGTCACGGTCCACGCAAAGCAAAACCCACCTGATTATGCAAAAGCAAGCACAGGTGGGTTAGTTATGATGATATGAATACTGGATGATGGTAGCCATCTCTTGAAGGGTAACACGACATTTATAAAGAAAGCAACACGCCCGCCATAAGTTTTTGAGGTGTTTGGCATCACGTGGTATGGTCTTTTCTTAACAGCCCTGCAAAGCCGCCTCTACAGCTATCAAGCGTATGCGTCCCGCCTTGCAGCCCTGATGGGATTAACCCATCTTTTTGGTTTTCATGGTGAGTGCACGCACTGTGAAAATAAAAGCACCACAATATCCAACAAACAGGAACACTGTGGTGCTTTCTTATACCACTACGGGTCTCATGGTTTGAAAGTGTCGCTAGTCACAATTTCATTTTCATGGTTGTATACCGACACGTTGACTCCCACGTTTGTATGCTTTGACAGTTCCTCAGCTGTTGAGATGATCCGGTCAATGCTGTCTGGGAATGCCAGCAGTTTCACATAGTCGTAGTTTGCTCCCTCACGGTTTTCCATTACGGTGCCCATCCCGCGCCATGTTCCAAGCAAAGTGTCGTAGGCACCGGCCTTGCCCTTCGACAGGCCAGTGGTATCCGTCTCCAGGACGTAGGTCCACATTGGGTGCCCTCCGATGGTGATCCCGTTGGGGAGTGCAATTGTGTTCATTTGTAAAATCCTTCCTCACGTGGAAATTCTGGGGTCTTTTTTATTTTTCTCATTGTGTTCTGTTTTTGTGATAGTCGGATGCCCGCCATGTCTAGTGCCCTGAGCCAGGATCCGATGCGGCGGCGGTAGGTGGATTTTTCCGCCATTTCTGGCGTGCGGTATTCGTTGAAATCACGCCAAGAGAAGCTGGTTCGTAAATCGCCTTTTCGTTTCCTGTCTTTGATGCACAGTAAGTAGGCGTGCTGCAGGTCAAGAATGAGCCTGTCTATTGTTTTTGGTTTGGCTCCGACCATAGGCACCTACCTCCTTTTTGCTTCATGAGTACTACTTTACCGTGTTTGGTTTCGCAGATAAACCCAATGCCAATTGGTGTGCGGTTTGGTTGGGTGGTTTTTATTGGCCGCGCACACCATCAACAATGCCAGCAAGCCCATGAAGTACACCAGAGAGAAGATCGCCGCCTTGTTCAGCTATGCGGTCTCGCTGCTCCTGGTCTGGGAGGAGGTTCCGTATACCATCGTCGAAACGCTCGGTGTCGTTACGCAACCCGTCAATTGTGCGGGGTTTCTGCGCGTTTTCCAGCTCCCTGCGTAGACGCTGAATCTCTTTGTCTTTATTTCCTAGTTCGCCCCGCAATTCACTGTTGATGCGATTTTGCTCACCTAGCTCGTTGTAGGCTTTGAACGTTGCGGTTGCCGCACCAGCGGCGGCGAACACTGCTACAACAAGTAAAACGGCAAGAACAAATGTGATGACTTTCATGCGTCGAGTGGTTTCATGCGGATCTTCTGGCACCGTGAATCGGACTTCCTGCGGTGACTGCGGCAGCGGGATAATGGGAATCTCCTGCGTTTCCTGAACGGAGGAAGTGTATCCCTGTGGAGGGAGTGTAGGTTCAGGGGTGGGGATGGTCATGTAATCTTCCCTTCTTGTGGTTGTTTTGTTGACTTGTTGATCTTATCACCAGCTACCCACCAATACACCACCCCACACATGGGGGCAGCAGGTGGGTGTGGCGCTTGCGTTAATCGTGACAAGACAGCATTGTTAAGTGTGAAGAACGCAGGTGACACACGCACCCGCGTGAGGTATGAATTTTATGAAAGGAAATATGTAATATGCATAGTTTCAATAATATTGAGAACATGGTAACCAATCAGCGATTTGCCGTGATGGGCACTCAGTACTGCAGCGCCAAAGGTATTGATGCTGCCTGCCGTGTTGGTGTCGGCGGGCAGGTTCAACTGGTACCGGAACCAGACAACCCAAAGGATCCCAATGCGATCAAAGTCATGTTTGAGGGATTGAAGATCGGGTACGTGGAAAGCGACAAAACCAGTCTCGTTGCGGCAGCGTTTGCAAAATACCCCAACACAGTAGCAGAGGTTGTGGAAATCCGTGAAGGCTCAGGGAGTCGCCTCCCAACTATTTTGTTCATGCTTAACCTGAGAAACACCCCACCCCAAAATGGGGCTAGTTACAGTTTCGACTATAGCAATATCTACGACGACGGAACGTCAGCGACTGCGACAGGCCCAAGTCGCTATGAAGTGGCTAATATCCTGTTTCAAGAGGGCAAAATAAACCAAAACGGTGAGAGAATTCGTTTTAGCTTTCCCGAAGAAGACCCCAAAAAGGTTATTATCTTGGTGAAAGCTTATCCACGGGAAGTCCCGTACATGACGGAAGCTGTGGAGGCTAGGAACTTTTATGAATTAAATGGCTTTGATGTTCACATCAAAGCCTGCGCTCCTCACTCACTGAAAGGGAATGATGGCTAAGGCACCAATAAACACGCATGGCACCGTAGTAGATGATGATGCGGTGGAAGGCCCACCTCTGATTCAGCAACTGGGTATGTATATGCCGCGTATCCGGGAGGGAAAAAGCGACTCACGTAGGGAGATCCGTAATATGGAATCCTCTGCAAAAGAGCTTTACCGGCAACGTTTAGGCTTTGCACGGGGGCTTTTGAACAATAAAGACAAGCTGGAAAACGACGGGATCCGCGCGGTCTGCAGCGCCGCACTAGTTCAAGAGTGCCATGACCTATCCATAGGTTCCTTCTACGGTTTGGAAGGATGGGTGAAAACCCTCATGGAAAGAGAGGGCGGCGAGGTCATGTTTTTCAGCATGCTTCAAAGCTCAATGAACCGAATCAACGCTGAGCGATCAAAACACGCAAAAGCGGTCATTGTTGCCGCGATAGTGTGCGTTATTTCCATCACTGCTTTCGTGTCAATGACTTTCTTCACAACCAATTCCATCATTCAGGGGCTTGTTGGGGCGCTGGCGGCAACCCCCGCCCTCGTTGCTCTAGCGCGAACGGAATCAACCTGGGGGAAAGTTAAAAAAGCCATTGAAGCTGAGTGCGGTCCAAACCGTATCAGCAAAAACCAGCTCGAAAAATTCACTAAGGTAGAAGATGTACTACTTGGGGGGTATGAGCCTGAATGGAGCAGGGATAAAAGCCAGCAGCTTTAGGGGTAACCTTTTCGTTTCCCCACCGTATAGGGGGTAGTAAGTGGCGGGATGGTGCGGTGAGCAGATAACATACATAGGTGCGGCAAAACAGCAATAGTGCCGCACCTATTTTCATGCTGATAAGAAGGGAAGCAAAATTTGTATACAGAAGAAGAGAAGCAGACTTACCGCGCTACTATGGCATCTGCCCAAGTGGCGCTGGCGCGGGTGAAATCCCGCCCAGACCTATACAAGAAGGGTATGGATGACAAGGTTTCGCCAGTTGTTATCCCAGCGTTGGGAAGCAGTAAGTGCAGCTCAATCGCGGCTGCCGTGCGCCGGTACCTTGATGTAGCAAATAATCCGCACTCACTGGTTGTACCAGTAACCACGATGGCAAACGGCACTGTGCTAACGGCAATCTACATCGTCAATGAAGATAATGTAGATGTGCTTGACGAATGCGACAACATGGATGAGCTGGAGGGTCGTGAAGACCTGAACGCGGTGGAGACCTTGCGTTTCGACAGTTCAGATGCCGACACGATCAAGGCGCAGGTGCAGCCATCAGGTAACGCACTGCATAACGAGTGGCTAGTTGATGCTGTACAGCGTCTTTTCGGGCACTTTCAACCCACCTGAAAAAGACGACATCGCCACGTAACACAAAAGAGAAAGCGGGTGCGCAGCGCAATTTGCTGGCACCCGCTCTTTTCTATGAAGTCAGATCCCCTTTTTGATGAGAGGATCTGTGTTTGCGTGGTTACTTCATGCTGGTGAAGTCTTCACGCTCAATAGGTGGTGTTTGTTCGCCGCCAGTACCGGTTTCTGCGATGCCGGCGCCTGTCATTGTCTTGTTGCGACGAATTGTGGCGTACACCCCGCCTAGCGCAACGATTAGCACCATAAGGAGTCCACCCAACCATTGGATACCTGCGGCACCAGTCTTGGCCAAGGTTTCCTTGATGGTTGCTTTTTCTGGTTCTACCTGCTTATCGGTTGTTTTGTCAGCGTCCCCAGTTTTTGTTTTCGCGTCATCTTTCTTATCGACGCTCGCGGTGTTTGCCTTGTCGGTAGGTTTGCTGCTGGCATCTTTCGACTTATCGACGTTGTTTGCGTTGTCGTGGGTGCGGGCGTGCCCGCGTTGCGTGTCGGCGCCGGCGGGTTTGCCGTTGTCTGCGGCGCTTCCGCGCTGCGGTGCGCTGGTCCCCGCTGGCGTGACGGTGACGGGGACTTCAAGGAATGTCTTTGTTCCCTTGTGCTCCGCTACAATCCCGATTTTGTGTGCACCAGTAGCATCTTTCGGCGGGGTGAGCGTCACCGTTCCCTTTGGATCCACCGTGGACGCCCATGTTTTGGGGATGGAGTTGTAGTCAACGCTGAATGTTGTTCCTGCGGGGATGACACCCTCAATGGTGGTTTTGGTTTGTTTCCCTGCCTCCACGTCAACCGCACGGTAGGACAGCCCTAGTGTTGGCGCTGTTCCGACGGTGGCGTGCGCGGTCACTGTCTTGGTGGATTTGTCGGGGAACTCTATCCTCACGGGAATGGACACGTCTTTCGCGTCAAGGGTGCGTGATAGTGTCACGGTGCCTTTGGAATCAATGTGGGCTGTCCATTCTTTTGGAACGTCCTTATCGTTGATGCTGAATGTGGCATCTTTTGGTAGTTCTGTGTTGCCTTCAACTGTGGGGGCAATGGTGGCGGTGTCGCCTGGCAGCACGTCTTTTGCTGGCGGGTAGGTGATGTCAAATCCATCTGCATCGAATTTCACTGGTTTGATGACAGCTTCAACTGTTTTACTGGATTTGTCGGAATAGGTGTAGGTGATTTTCAGCGTATGAGTTTCCCCCACCTTCACGCTCGGCGGGGCGGTGACGGAGAGTTCACCTGTGTTGGGGTTGGTGACGCGGGCTGACCATGCGAATGGGATGGTGCTGTTGTGCAGCGTGATTTTCGTTCCAGCGGGCAGGTCAGAGTCCCCGGACTGGTTTACTGTCACTGTGCGCCCTGGTTTGATAACGGTTGTCGGATAGGAGGGGGTATTGTCTTGTGCCATGCTGGACACCACCGACATGTCTACGTCTTGGTGGTCGCTGGATCCGTCTTGGTAGGTGATTTTCAGGTGGACGGTGCCAGTGTCACCGTCTGTCGCCTCGGCGGGCGTGGTGACCGTGGCAGCACCAGTGGCGGGGTTCGTGGTGGCGCGCCACCCATCGGTTGCGGACTCCACGTCTACGGCAGTGACTTCTTTCGGCTTGTGGGCGGGAGTAATGGTGGCGGTTTGCCCTGCAATGATGGTGTTGTTTGTTGGGTATGTCACATCAAAGCTGTTGGCGTTGCTTTGGGTGACTGTGATTTCACCCTTCACGTCATCCGTGGTGCCGTCACCGTAGGTGACTTTCACTAGGTAATTCAGTGTCCCTGTCGGCATGTCGTCGGGAAGTTTCGCCGCGATGTCACCCTCTGGCGTGACAGTGACGTGTTCCCCACCACTGGTGATCTCATATCCTGCCACATGGTTTTTCGGAGCGTCGATAACCTTTGTGGTGCCGTCGCCGCCCTGCCTGATGGTCATAGTGTCCACTCGTGGGGAGAACACGCGGGCATCATCAGATAGCACTTCTACAGGAACGTCCACCATGTCTGTGGTGCCATCAGTGTAGGTGATGGTTGCTTTGATGGTGTGATTTCCTGCGGGCGCGTCAGCGTTGGCGCGAACAACCATGCCAGTTGCCGTTTTCTCGACGCTGACACCCTCGGGGAGTTCATTGACAGACAGTTTCGCTGTGTCAGGCACGCCACCAACAGTGATCGCGGCGGTTGACAGCCCACGTGTGACACTGACGGGTTTCACTGTAGGGGTGTGCTTGTCGGCAAGCGGGGTGACAGTGACAACCATGCGGTGTTGCTTAGTGGAACCGTCGCGGTATTTGAACGTTATGGTCACCTCATGCTCAGCGGGGCGCATGTCGAAACCAGGGGCGGCGGTGATGTTTCCTTCCTTGTCGCCGTGGATCCACGGCACATCAGCGGTGATGGTAGTGCCCTGCGGCGCGTTACTGGGGGTGGTTTTCCTCTCCCCAGGGTACAGTGACATGCCCGCAGGCATGGTTGTGTGCTGGTCCGCCAGAGTCACTGTGTCAATGACCGCGTTGACATCAGTGGTCGTGCCATCAGTGAAGGTAATCCTCACAGGAATGCTTGTGGGATCACTAGTGGATTTCTGCCAGTCGGAAACCGTCAACACTGCTGTGGATGAGTCAATGGACACGCCTTTTACCGGTGGGTTCGCAACAAGCTCTGCCTTGGTGATGGCGTTGGGCGGAATGGGGTTACCGTCCACCATAGGGGTTATCACGGCGCGGTCTGTGCCGCTTTTGATACTGGCATGGAACTGCGGTGTACCGTACTTCACTCCCAGCGGGGTTGTCACGGTCACTGTTGCGTCCACGGTTTCTGTTGACTTATCAGCATAGGCAACAGTTAGGGTGAGTTTATATGCTTCTGTTTTCGTGTCTTTGTATGGGGAAACAATAAGGTCATGCCCTTTGATCATTACCCAGTCAGGCGCGCCCGCAGGTAGTGTCACCGTGGCATCATTCGGGATCCCCGAGATGGTGGTCTGTGAGATTTTTCCTTGCGGCACGGTCACGGGTTTCACCGTGGGGGTTGTCGTATCCGCTTGTGTTTGCGCAGCAGGGGTGGGCGCTGGAGTAGCTGGATCTGCTGGCGTGTCGGCGCCGGCGGGTGACACGGAGAGAGGAAGGAGGGCTGCGGCGATGAACGCGGCGGTTGTTGTTTTATTCAAGGTGATGCTTCCTAAAAATCATTTACTTTTATTGGGTTTTATTCAGCATCTTATCAGAGTATGTGTGATGCTAACATCAGGTGAAAGCTTCACTTAAGGTTTCGCCGTGTCAGTTACTGGCAAGGTAACTAGCGTCGGGGGCAGGATGCAGCTCACCCACCTGGTAATATACCTCACCTACTACCCCCGTTTTGCAACCTGATTCACCCTTAGTTAATATAAATCTTGTCAGCAACAAGCGGAGCTAAAGGAAGCTCCCAAACGCTTCCAAGGAGGGAAGAATCATGCAGGAAAACAAAGTGGCAATTATCAATAAAACCAAAGAAGACGGGCTAGCAATCCAGACTGTAGGGAAAGCTGTCTATCGCCTTATTCACGATGAGGGGCTTAATCATTACGCAGCCCTCACGATCCTCAAAAATAAGGGATACAAGTTTTCTGTACGTCACTCTAATGGAGATGCCTTCCGGGCATCAGATTCTGAATTGGACGCACAACTCTTGTCGCTGCTCAATTCGGGTGGCGAGTTTGATGGAACCTTAATTGCCTTCAAGAATTTGGATCGGGAGGGCGCTTTTAGGGAAGGTGTTCGTTTTTCAGGGAAAATTGACATCGCAGAACTGGAAGACGCTGAATTGATTGCTTTGGCTGGTGACCCTTATGCAGCTGCGGCACTTGAGTCCATTTTTAAGGGCTATCTCTGGACCATCTCCAAGTGGGAGGGTCGCCTTGTTAGAAACGCTGACGGTGTTATCATCTCTCCGATGGTGGGCGGCAAGCCAACCTGGGGCGAATCATTAGATCTTCAAAAGTTGTTCGAGGAAACGGTGGAGTACCGTTGCCTCTTCCGTTAGTAGACACACAAACACCCCCTGTGCCTTAGTTTTAGGCTACGGGGGTGTTTTGAGTTGTCAGGGTGGTTTTAGTTCACCCTTGCGCGGCGGGGTTACTCGTCGCTGTTGGTGGTGTCACCACCAAGTGCTTTTGGTTTGCGTCGGGACATCCACAGCGCCCCACCGAAAAGCCCAGCAAGCACTACACCTAGACCAGCGAGTTCCGTGGCACCGGTTTGCGGGAGGCCCACTTTCGGGTAACGGAACGCCCACGCCGGGTCATTGGCGGCTACCGGCGGCGGCGGTGTTTTATACCCTGGGTGGTTTGGTTTACCCTCTGCGGTGGCGATGTTGTTGTGGAAGACACCTTGGCGTGGCGAGTCTACTTGCCGCAGTGTTGTGGTGGCTTCTTCACCTGCGGCGAGATCTAGTTTACCGTTGGCGAAGGTTTTGTTGCCTTTGGTGAACATCGCGGTTTTCAGCTGCTCGTTAATCTGGGGGATGTTGTCTGTGACGTGAATCCCTTTGATGTCAGTGTTGCCAGTGTTGCGCACCACATAGGTGATGTCCATTGTGCCGCCCAGTGCGCTGTGCAACCCGAAGGCTTCTTGCATGGTGTTGGCATCATGCCCGTTGATGAGTTTCTGCACCTCAATGTGCGGCGCGGGAGGTTCACTCACGGGGGTTTCCACAATGTCGCAACCATCAGTGTCTGCGGCAAGTGTGGTGTTGTCAACGCATTCCTCACCAACGCCTTTACCTGGATCGTCAGGTGTGGTGGCGCGGGCGGTGTTTACAACGTTCTTGTTCTTTGTGTTGTTTTTCACAGTTGCAGACACAGTGAACGACACGGTTTCCCCACCGGCGAGACGTTCAATGCGCACCTTGTTACGGTCGGCGGTGGTGTGAACCTTCTGTGGTGCTTTGATCGCCACAGTGTTGGCATCTAGACCATCTGACACGATGTCACGAACTTCAATGTCGTTGATGTCGTCCTGCCCTGTGTTGCCCACGGTGATCTTGTAGGTGATGGTGTCACCAGGGTAGTAAATCCTGTTGGGTTCTGTGACTTCCTTCAGGATTTTCAGGTTGCCGCGTTCCATGACGTTGATGTGCGCTAGGCGATAGTTCGCGGGCACCAGCGGTTTAGCGTTGGGTTGCGTCGGCGGGGTGGGCGGTTCCGGCACCTCTGGGAGTGGTTTCTTCTCCAGCACGGTTGGTGTTGGCGGGTGCACCGGCTCTGGCGGCACCACAGGGGTTTCAGGCAGCGGCTGGTAGCGCGGCGGAGTTGGTGCCACCGGCGGGATAGGCTCTACCCTTGTCCTGGCGATGGTTTCAGCGGTGGACAGGATCTCGTTGTGGATCCAGTTGTAGGTGAACCGGCGGTCCTGCGGTTCACGGGTTTCCCTAAAGTTCAAACCGCCACGGAAACCGGTGTGAATAGTGTTACCCGTGGCGACTTTCGCCCCGTTTTCCACCAGGAACGTCACACCGATTTTCGTAATGGACTGCTCGCGGTCGTTGGTGTGCCCCTCCAGGTCGTTGGGGTAGTATTCACGGCGGTTGCGCCTGGAAATGAAAAACGCCCTTGATGTGGCGGTTTCGCCGCCACCTTCCACGCGCTGCGCTGAGGTGTCAATGTAGGTGTCACGGTTCAGGAACGTTGCCTTCACCCCAGATTTAGGGGCGGCGAACTCAGCGGTGTACTCCTCACCGAAACTTCCATCCATCAGTGAGTAGTCCAGCGACCCCATTGTGATATAGAACATCTTGTCGTAGGGTTGACCGTTGTCACTGTAGGTGTACTCATGTTTCTGGTCGGCGGAAGCGATGTTGTCGAACGTGAAGTTATCCAGGGAGTTCGACGGGATCCAGATGGTCGCGTTGTTGCCGCGCGCGGAACCAGGAACTTGCGGGGACAGCCCTAGCTCACGCCCACGATCAAACAGAGCGATGTTGTCGAGCGTGATTTTCAGGTCCATGCGGCGCCCGGTTGCCTTGTCGATGGCACGCCCACGCCAAATAACCTCAATCTTGTCGCCACGCTTGACGGAGCAGGCAAACGCATACGTAGAGTTCTTAGCTGCCAGCGGATCCTGCACGCGCTCACAGTTGCGCTGGTACTCAGGGTCACGCCCATTAATACGAACGTGATAAATATCACTCTTACGTCCCGTACCGGGGCGATGAGTCAGCTTGAATGGTTGACCTGCGGCAAGCTCCGTGGGCTGGATAGCGTGAAGCGGGTCAGCACCAGCGCCGATCTGACGTTTCACAAACTCATCATACGCAGCCTTTTTCACACGGTAATCGGCAAGCTTGTTTTCATACTCTTGGTACTCACGCTCATACCGTGCCCGTAGTTCATCGTTTTTCTTGCGGATACCAGCATTTGCGCGCTCCCACCGATCATACTCAGCCTTGGCGGTGTCGTATTTCTGCTTAGACTCATTATAGGAACGCATGGCATCGTCATATAGTCGCTTTGCCTCAGCGTTACGGGAGTCAATATCGCGGTTAAACTCCTCCACCTCACGAAGCTTCTTAATCGCCTCGTTACGTGCAGTCACCGCAGCCTCATAAACCTGACGCTGCTTCTCGTAATTCTGATTGGCTTGCCCATTCTCACCAGTCAAAGCAGTGTTGGTGCGCATATTTTCCTGCAGAGCGGCAATCTGACGTTCATAATCAGCAACCGCGCGCTGCAACGCAGCCTCCGCATCACGCTTCTTCACCAACTGGGCGGGCTGGTCAGGAAGCTTGGTCACAATATTAGGGAATGTGCGATTCAGCTCACCAGCCTTATCGAACAAAGCCTTTTCATTCGGAATGGGAAGCGGACCCGGCTGGAAACGATTCGACGGGTGACCCGCCACATTAGGCTGCGCCGGTGCCGCACCCACAACAGGCAACAACGTCACCGCAGGGGCAGTGGAACACGCCACAGCAACCGCGCATATCAAACCACGCATTACGTTTTTCTTCATACCAAAACCTTAAAAACAATTGAGGAAACTTATGTATTTATCATAATGCAGAGCTGCTACACAACACTGCAAAACACCGCACCCCAACACATGGCAGCGCGCCGGGCTGGGGTGCGGTGTGACGGTTAATCTAACCCGGCGCACTGGGCACCATGTGGGTGATTAGATTTGGGCTTTGCCTTTTTGTGCTCGCAGTGAGCGGAATCCCAAAGCAGAGAAACCAGCAGCGAGGGCGGCGATGATGGCATACATGCCGACACCACCTGTACGTGGCAGCTCGAATCCACCGTTCTTAGGGATGTTTTCGATGTTGGCGGCGTAGGTGAAGTTCACATCGTCCGTCATGTCGAAGTTGATGGGTTTCGGCAGAAGCTCAAAACCTTCTGGGGCTTTCTTCTCCACCAGGCAGTAGTCGTAATCATCGTCGGCAACGGCGGCACCATTGGCGAAGGTATTCAGCTGAACACCCTTAATGGTGGCGGCACCTTTAGCGTCGGTTGTCCATTCGCTCTTGCCTCCAACGGTCAGCGGGCCTTCCTTGATGGTGTTGCTGTTGTCTTCACAACGGAACAGCTGGAAGACGGCACCCGACAGGTCGCGGTGGTCGTTGGAGGCTGTCTTGTGGATGTTGATGTTTCCGTATTTCGACTCGACCTCAGAGTGCGGGGTGTTAGGGTTCTCGTTCGGGCGGTCTGGCGTGTCCGGCGGGATGGTGCCAGGGGCGAATGGGGAGAACAAGTACACCTTGTTTTCAACCTGTTTCAGGTTGTCGATTTCGCCGGTGACTGTGGCTTTAAGGGTGACGGTCACTTTAGCGTCTGGGTTTGCTTTGCGCTTTTGTGTCAGGGTTTCCAGGCCCTGGTCGTTGAGGGCGACTTTCAGCATTCCGTTGACGTTTTCGACGGTGAATTTGCCGGTTGCGTCTTCACCGTCAATGGCGACTTTGAGGGTGTCTTGTTTCGGTGCCAGTTTGGTTTCGTCGTAGTCGTCAACCAGTACGTAGCGGTTGAAGTTGCTGCCGTCCTGGTACGGGGCGGGCACGTCACCTGTGATGGTGTAGTCAACGTCTTGACCCATCACTGTTTTCATGTCCATGACCTGCTTTTTCACGGTCAGGATCTGGTTTTTCGGGTGGATGTGCACATCGTAGTTCCATGCCAGACGGTCAGGGTGTGTCATGGGCAGGGCAACCAGTGTTGGGCTGATGCTTGAACGTCCTGGAACTGGTGTTTCTTTCACCAGGTAGAAGCCTAGGTCACCCTCGAAGGTGGCGACACCACCGTTTTGTGTGGTGACTTTGGTCTCGGGGCCTAGTTGGGCAGGCTGAATGTCTTTCGGGTTGAGCTTAGAGTAGGCAACCCAGTCTTGCATGTTGCGTGGATCCAGGTTGTTGATCTTTTGGATGGTGAACTCGGCACCATCTAGACCTGGCAGGTTGACTGTGGTGTCAATGCCTTGCTGTCCACCTTCAACAGGGTCACCCTTGAACTTGTGGATTGTCAGGTTGGCCTTTGTTTTTCCGCTTTGGATGATGGAGTTCAGGTCGGGGAGTTTCTGGACACCAGCCTGGTCGCCAGCAACGGCGGCTACAGGGGCTGCAGGCGCGCCACCTGGGGCGGCGGCTTCTTGCGCCACGGCAAGCGGCGCGCCGATTGATGCGACAGCAGCGAAAGTGCCTGCCATGACAGCAGACTTCAAACTGATAGAACGGATTGTCATTTCTTACCTCTTGATTGGGTTTTAACACGGTATACACTTACCTTCCTGTAAGAATAGCACAAGGGCGAAAAACACCATGTATACAATGTAAAAGCATCAACAACACCCCATAAACCCGCCTACCAGCACAGTAGAAAGAACTGCTACATGAGAGCAAAAACAAAAACACACAACCAAAAACCCCAACCCTTAAAAACCACACACCCCCAACATCACCAACGCATACAAACCTACCGCAAGAAAAACCGCACAAAAAACATCTTTGCAGCAATGTTGCTGGTAGTAGCATGTTTAGCATCCATCTACCCCGTGGTATCAACCCTATGGAACAACCATAAACTCGCAAAAGTAGCCACACAATACAACCAACTAGAAAACCAACAAAAACCCACAGAAAACAACACACCCTCCCCTGCAGTGCAAGATGCTCTACGCTACAACCAACAGCTACGTGTGAATCCCATCACACCTCCGCCTATTGGTCAAGATCAAACCCACCCCAACTACCCAAAGTACGCAAAAACCCTCGACAGCGGCAACGGTGTCATGGCGGGCCTGACAATCCCCAGCGTTGGCATTTCACTCCCCGTCTACCACGGCACTGAGGCGCACACCCTCACCCAGGGCGCAGGGCATGTTTACGGCACACAGCTTCCCGTTGGCGGCGAGGACACCACCACCGCGCTCGCTGCACACACAGGGCTAGTCAGCGCCAGCATGTTTGACCGACTGGGAGACGTAAAGGACGGCGACCGCGCTTACTTGCAGATCCCAGGGACTACGCTGGTGTACGAAAAGGTAGGACAAAAAGTGGTCCAACCAGACGACACGGAGGCAATCTCACACAAACAAGGAACCGACACCCTTTACCTGATTACCTGCACACCCTATGGCGTGAACACTGAACGCCTTGTCGCTGAATTTAGGCGTATCCCCCCACCGGTTCCCGTACCAGATCTGACGAAATCAGCTGGGAATGCCTTCTCTTGGCAATGGTGGATGACGCTTGTTGTGGGCGCGGCGGCAATAGTTTCACTGCTTGCGATAGTGTGGCTACGCCGCATGAACGCGGCAGCACTGCGCGAAGAACACGCTTTCCTCATTGGTGAGTTCGGTGGGCGCTGGAAGTGGACTAAACGCCACGGCTGGGTAGGCTACGGAGAGTAAAACCCGCACAAGCATATCGTGGAGGAACCTGTGCAGGAGCGCCCTGCTGCAGTGTTGGAAGTGCTGGTACAGTACGGGCATGGGAATAAGAATGTATGACTGGTTCCTCAGCAGGCAGCGCTCAATCCAGGAAACCCACACGCTATTACGCGAACACCTCACCCCAATTTATGTGAAAAATATCACAAAACTAGTGGAGTGTTCAGCGGAAATCATCGCGGCAAACGGCACACAAGCACGATGGAATGACCACCCTGACCTAAAGTCAGAAATCGGTGACGAAACCCTGTTTCTCCCGCACGTCACAGACCCGCCTGAGACCATCACGCCCGCAATGGCGGCGCGCTACGCTGAACGCATCTGGCAATGGCGATACGACAAATGCCAAACCAGCATCTCAAAAGCAAACATCCACTACCGCATCAATCTGCTGGAAACCAGACAAGGAACCATCTTCACCGTAGACTCGGCCTGCCGTGACTACGTTAAGCGCTTGAAAGAGCTGCAGAACCACGACAATGGCAGTCCGCGCGGCAAAAAGACATTCCAGCAGATCGACTACTGGGATCACGCAGACGCGGACGAAAACGTAAGCGAACAAGAATGGGAACACCGCAGGAAACTCTGGGAGGAACTACTCGCAGGATTCGACTATGACATGAACAAAATTATCGACGCTACCGTAGTCCACATGCCGCCAACACTTGCTGTAATCCCTCTGTGAAGGCTCCTTCCTGACGCGACTCGGATAAACCCCGCCCGTGGAAGAAAGATGAGGAACGAGCGTGAGGGGTGCGGGGTCTGCTATTCGTTGCTGTCTCCAAAGGTGAGTGCCCCCGTAGAAAAATCACGCTGAGCAGCATATACGATGGCGCAAAATGGGAGCGTTCACTACGCCGAAACTAGATGATTTGCGTATTTTTCAACCAATGTGTTAACCTTCAACATGTCGCAATCAACAGTGACACAACACTAAAACTAGATAGTGAACCAATGGGTCTATAGCTCAGTTGGTAGAGCTGCGGACTTTTAATCCGTAGGTCGAAGGTTCGAGTCCTTCTGGACCCACAAGAATGCGTTAAAGCAAGAGGAAGCACACTGCAACCTCACGTGGTGTGGAAAATTGCTACCGCCAGTAAAACATGGGAAATGTGAGGTTGACCATGAAAAATGTGGCGGGTTCGTATTCTCAGCAGATAAGGTGTAGCGCGGACTGAGTTCATGATTCAGAAACCGCCTCTGGTAGCATACTTGGCAAAACCAAGTGGGCTGGGTTCGATTCCCAGTGTCTGCGACTGCCTGAATGGCGCAATTGGTAGCGCAACGGTCTTGTAAACCGTAGGTTCCGAGTTCAAGTCTCGGTTCAGGCTCTGGGTGTGTTCCTCCATACACACCCCAAACCAGGTGGTAGGACACCACCGCTTCCTTTCTGGAGGGGCTAGTGCGTTGCTGACTTTTATGCGCTAGCCCCTTTAAATATTTCTCCCCCCACAACAAAGTGGAGAAAATAACTGGATATTCAACGAAAACCCACCCTTGATGCAGACTAATGCACAGGGTGGGTTTTATTGTTAGGCGCTTTTAGTCAAGAAGGTCATCAACCGAAACCTGACGGCTGCGGTTCTTGCTTTTCTTGCCCTTTTTCCCTTTCCTTTTAGGAATAAGCGGGCCGAAAAACTTGACAAGAGCGTTTTTGACGATGGGGCCTAGACCATCCCAGGGTGTTGTGATATTTGGGTTGATGCCAGTGAAAACGAAAAACACCAAAAGCACACCAGCGAACGCGGCAAGGAAGGGAAGAATGCCATTTGCTGCTGTTGATCCAAGGAATAGGGCAACGCCAGCAACCGCAAGAGAGTACATCGCGTTCCTGGACATTTGTCCGCTTAACTCCTTTTTTCTTGCGAAGAGTGCAGCAAGCACAAGGAATAAAATGAGCGATAGCACCGCAATAAAAGCAATGATCTCAAAGGTTGCGCTGATCGCTCCAACCTCTGCGTATCTTTGCTGAACCATTTCAAGCATTTTTTACCTTCTTTATTCTGGTAGTTCAAGTTCGTCATGCTCATGAAGGATTTCATGTGCACGCCATTTTCCCATCCGCCCTAGCATCCTGCGATAGGTGTCAAGCGGCAAGTCCAACGGCTCGTGGTTGAGTTTAGCACGTCGAAGGTTGTGGACATTTTTACCAACAATGAGTATTCCTGTCCCTTTTGGAATGTGTTCTTCTGCGTATTCCCGCAATTCGGGTGGAACGGCATAGTAGAAGGCGTGAGTGTGGCTACGCCATAGTTCGGTTTTCTCTGGGCGGCGCAGTTCTTGCGCTAGATCCTGTTTGGTTACTTTGATTTCAACCGCCCAACGGCGATCGTTCCTCCTAAACCAGATGAGTGCATCAATGTACCGAATGGATTTGTTCGTTCCTGGTTGCGCGCTCCCTGGCGCGCCGCCGAGGGGGACGTGCGGAATGACGGCATCCATTCGGATTGCTGAATATTCTTTCCACAGCCCGTAGAATATGGTCCTTTCTGTGTGTTGCATAGTGGTTGATTGTAGCGCTTTGGGGAGTGTAGGGGATTTACATAATGTCAGCTTTCCCCTTTTTGGGGGTGGTTTATTTTATATGGTTTTTATGCTTTGAACTGGGGTTTTATGTCTTAACATAGTGCAGTTCCTATGTTTTGTGTGAGGTAGTAGATTTGATGTCTGTTTGTGATTGTGGTTATCGTAATTGCGAAAGATAAGAAAAACCTTAAGTGGTTATATGTTTTTTATGTATGATCATTTATTGAACAGTAGTAAGGAAAGAAAAATGCCTATCCCACCCATTTTTGTAACCATCGCAACGTTTGCCGCTGGCATCATTGGTGTCATCGCTCTGCTTCTAGGATTGGGGGGTGGTAGCAGCGGAGGTGGCGCACCGGTACCGCAGCCGCCCGCTAATTCCGTAAAGCCTGCCCCCAGCACACCAAAGGCCCCTCCGGCAAGCAAGGAAACCCCGAAGCCGCAGCCGCCTACAACAAAGCCTGCGGAACCAACAGCTCCCGCCCCTGTAGTGCCTGAACCAAGCACACCTGCTCCTGCCCCGAAGGAGACCACGCCAGCAACGCCGCAGCCTGATCCTGCGCCTCCAGCGGACATCAACGATCCGAACTACCGCACCCCACAGTCTGAGGTTGACAAGGCACGTGGTGAAATCCTTGACCTGATCAACAAGTACCGCGCCGAGAACAACCTGTCGCAGCTGCGCATGAATGACATCCTGCAAAAGGGTGCCCAACGTCAAGCTGACGCTATGGCAGCGGAAGACACCTTGTTCCACTCCAGCGACAGCGGCGTAGCAGAGGTTGTTGCTTGGGGCTACCGCCTCAATGCAGAAGAAGCTGTGCAGTCATGGAAAGACTCACCAAAGCACAACGCAATTCTTCTCACCCCTGACCTGACTAGCGCCGGTGTCGGCATCACTGTTGAACAGGCCCACGGCAGCGCTTACCTGGCGGTCCAGTTCTTCTACGCAGACAGTGAACCAGAGCCAGCCCCCACCCAATAATCCAACCCGCTAACCCGCTCTACCCGGCGCGCCACGTTTTGTGGTGTTGTCGGGTTTTGTGTTGTGTGGGAGCATTCGCGGTTATGAGGTGTGGGGTTGTTGGTGCGCAGGACGTGAGTGGGAAGGCGCGTGTCTATGTGTTATTCCACAATTCAGACATGCCTGTCTTGTGTATGTCAATGTGGGCATGTCGCACAAGATGCACATTCTGTTTTTGGCGCTTGTCTTCCTATCTCACATGATGCCCTGCGTGGGGTGTGCATGGCTCATGGGCACGCTGGTTACACGTGCGTGCGTTTCCCGAGTGTTGGGGCGCTGTGTTGCGTGATGCCGAGAATATGTTCAGTGGGGTCCGCTTAGGTGGTTGTCTCCTGTTGTAGTTTGGCGGTTTCGGGGCGTGTTCGTTTTAGCCATGCGTTGAAGCCTTCTTTGCGGATTTCGAGGCTGGCTTTGCTTTCTGAGATGTATTCGCGGCGGCAGCGTTCGATTTCTTTGTGTGCGCGTTGTTGGTGGTAGTTCTCCTGTGTTGTTTGTGCTGGTTGTGTGTGTTTTTGGGGTTGTGGGGCGCTGTTGATGGGTACGTCGTTGTTGAGTCGGGCTTTGATGAGTCCGGGGAGGTATTTGATTGCGGGGGGTAGGGGTTTGGTGTAGAGGATTCGGCGGATTTTTTGGGGTGTCCAGCCTGCGTTGATGCGGGCGCGGAGTTGGTTTGCGATGATGCGGGCTTCTTTCATGGGGAGGTCGCGCATGCCTTCTGGGAGGCATTGGTTGATGAGTGCCCAGTCTGCGATGTCGTCCATGTTGGGTGTTGTCGCGTCTTCTCGCGGCTTTTCTGCGCTTTGGGCACTATCTACCCTTTGTGGGGCGTTTCGGTGCTCCTGCGGGGCTGTGGGGGCGCTTTTTGGCGCATTTACGTTTGTGTTGGTTGTGGGTTGATTAAATCCCTCCCCTTCCCTTGTGGGTTGTGTGGGTAGGTGCTGGGGTGTGGGGATGCGCCTGCGGCGGCGTGTTTTGTGTTTTTTGCGCCATGTGGTGGCGCGTGGGTGTGGGGGAACCCCCGTAGGGGGGAGGGGGTTATTATTTATATCTTTTTTACTCTTTATAGGGTGTCCCATTTTAGTACCCTTACCCCGATCTTTTTGAGACCCTAAAACCGCAATAAGAGAATCCCTCAAACCCTCAATAAGTCCTTGCGTGTTGTAGAGGCAGGTCTCAATGCGGAGCTTGAATTGTTCGGGTAGGTTTACCTGCCCATTGAAGCAGCCCGCGAGGATGGCGGGGGTGTTGACGATGTACAGGCTTGCCTGCTGTCGGGCTTGCCCGGTTTCCCTGTCTGGTTTCCACCTGTTTTCAACAAGGATTGCCCCGATTTCTTTCAAGTGGTTGAGGTGTCGGAAGATCGTTGCCCTGGACTGCCCCACTTGGTGGCACAGATCCATGATCGATGGGAACGCTGCAGATAATCCCTCTTCCAGCCAGTCGTATTCGCGGGCGCGGTCGGAAAGGACGGCGAGGAGAAGCTTTTCTCCTGGCTTTAATCCGTTGGCCGCACGTAGTGCTGTGGCGGTGCTGGTGTAGGTCATTTGACTTCACCACCAATGCGTGTTACTGTCGAAGACAGCAACTGGTTCTTTTCTAGGTTCTTTTGGTTGTTAATTCCCGCCATCTCCGCGTCTAAGGATGGCGGGTTTTTCTTGTCCTTTAGGGTTTGTCGCCACAGTGATTGCGGCGCGGTGACGTGTGGACGCTTGTTAAACATCAAGGATCTTCCTTCATGAATCAGGTTGAATAATGGGCTAACCCCACTGATGGGGTTTGTTTACGCATCCAACATACATGCGCACCCCTAGTGCTACGCAACCTTGCAGCACAGAACCGGTTTTAAGGGTATTATCCGCCCGGCGCGCCCCAATAATTGTGATTATGGTGCACAAAAAGCACCCGTTGATGTGGTTTCTACAATAAAACCCCCTCAAAAAGTGGTTAAAATCACACTAACTATATGTGGTGTGCTTACTGTATGGGCCGCCTGCGGCTCAGCCGCCCCTCTCGTAATAACGCGCGCTGAGAATGCCCCGGCGCACGGGGACATGCAGGACAAAGCGGCGGCGAAATAGAGAGGCATCGCACACATCATGGATGGAAACCAACCGTTGGTTTGCCGTGCGGGAAAACAACGTGAGGTATTACGCATGAATGAATGCCATTCTGCACATCCCATATGTTTCACCAATAGATGGATTGTGCACATGATGCGGAAGAAGCTGGTGCGGACCTGTACGCCTTCTCGGTTTGTACACAGGTGCGGGGGTGGTCTGGCATGTCAACTCAGGTCACTTTCCACTGACAAGAAAAGCGGCGGGCTTTACTTTTCTCGTCCCCCATAGTTGCATACTGCCCCGGCGCGACCCTACATCACCACGGCAACCCTGAGAGGGAAACAAAAAGGGCATGCCTAAAAGGAACATAGAGCTAGGGACATGTCGGCGCCAGGTGGGTGCGGCATGTTGTCTTTCAGGCATGCCCAAAAAGGGGACACTTTTAGGCAGTCATACTGGATCCGTACTGGGGTTTAAACACCAATACGGGGAATCGGCGGCGATGTGCGGCACCGGCGCGCCATTAATAGGCAGGGTTACGCCTGTGCCGCGCCCGCCTCCGCGTGATGGCACAGGCGTTTGCTGATTGAGGTTGACACGTCAGGATTGGCTGGCGACACACGCAGGTGGGGCGCGCCGGGGAGACGGGGCGTTAGGGTGTGTGCGTGCTCTTCCTGCCCGAGACACCCCATCGTCCCGTAGAGGAGTGAGTATCGCTGTTTAACTTATCGACGCTCCCCAGATTCGCAACGCATAAACAAACTCAATGTAGTGAACAGTGGGGGCGCACCATGCCGAATTGTCTGACACCTGTTTACTGGCGCAGCGGCCGCGTTGGGCAACCCACATCTGCACCTGATCGCTGCACTAGGCGCGCGCCACCCCCTCTCTCACAGAACGCATTCCCGTTTCAGAGCGCCCCGTCCCCTGTGTCCCTTGTGGCGCGCAAACCCCTACCCAGGCGGCGCGCCATTTCACATCGGAGGTTGTTCTTCCTGTTCCCACATTGTGAGTTGGGGTGTGGGGATGATACCGGCAACGATGCAGCCGGTATCCAGTTGCTGCGCGTAGGAGGTGATGGGGTGAGCTTCTGTGAAACGCACACTAGAGTACATGCCCTGGGGGTGGAACATGAGGATTGCGTTCATATCACGCTCCTTCCCCGTGATGCGCCACAGACATGCCGTAGGGACAGCCCCGCTGAAAACTGCTTCCCTTGTGGCACCAAGGGCGATGTTCGCAACATTTTCATACCTGCGGGTGCTACTAGGTGTGCCCACGGCAAGCAGCATCATGTTGTCGTGGGTTTCGCCACTAAACGATACGTAGAGTTTGTTTGAACTATGCCCGTGCTTGGTTTCGGAAACGAGGCTTATGGTGTCATCTGGTGGGATTGCCTCTAGTTTTTCTTTCAGTTGATCCACTGTGTGTTGCTCGACTAGCGCGGATCTTGCCGTGGTGTCGTCGTTCAGTGGTGAGTCAGCAACCATAGTGAGTGTTTTCATTGTGTTGTGCGCAACAAGCACAAACAAACCCTCACCCCAACTGGCTATCGTTTCAGCCTCCTCGCCACTGTGGGGCTGGGTGTATGATTCCGCTTCCGTTAGGAACTCTTTGAGTAGCCCTGCGGGCATGTCAAGGACGGTTTCACGGGTGGTGCTTCTTCCCGACTGGTCCATAAAGTGTTTCCCTCTTCTTGTTGGCGGCTTGTATGCCGTGGTGTATGGCGGTTTTTCTTGTCCCTCTTCCTTTGGGTTATCCTGAAAAGGTGAGGGGCATGGTGGATACGCTACCAGCAAATACACGAAATCAGCTACCTGTTGCCTCGTGTCGCGCGAATATAGGTGTTCGATGTGGGGCACAGCGCAGTCAGTTTCAGGAGCACCAAAAGAGGCGAGGTAAACAGGTCGGAACGCAAAAGGAAAACAGGGCGACACCCCACAAACACACCAATAGTGCGCCTGCGCCATCGATGGCGTAACACCCACCCAGTAAAACAGCAAGGTAAACCCAGTCTGAGAAGAAGGGGAAGGTGACTACAACATGAGCTGCAGCAAGTGCATTAAAGGCAAAGCCCGGCGCGCCGGGTAGCTTAAAGGTGGATTTGCTGCGCATAAACCCCCTAAAATTCTGAAAGCCCCTAGCAGCCGCAGCCTACACTAGGGACCGGGTGAACAATCGCCAAGCAAACAACGTGCTCTTTGAGGGAACCACCGCATGAGAGATGAGTATAGCACACCCTTATGAAAACAACTATGAGTATGTTCATGTAGCCGGTTTGTGCGACCACACGTGAGGGGCGCGAAATGCGTAGATGCCGACTAACCAGATCTCGCCACACGCCCCTCCGTAAGCGCGACACGCCAGCACATCATACGGAGCGTGACACCATCAAGAATGCCGTGCAGCGCGGGCGCGAGTCGTCGGGAGTATAGCTACAGGAGGATTATTCCTCGCTGATTGAATTGGGGCGAAGCCCTATCATGACAGCCTCCGCAGACACCTTAAGGCTTGCCTCCTTACCTGCCTCCATGATTTTATGCCCTGGGGTGTAGTGATACCAGAACAAAGGCGCGCCGCTTTCTTTACTTCTCGCGGCTTCCACGTTGACAAACGCATCTCTAGGGCGGTTAGTAAACGCCCGCAGGTTCCCATATAGGGGTGGTTTGATTTCCTCGCTGCTGCTTTTGAGGTTGGAGAGTAGTACTGAATACTTGAAGGGGTTCGTCCTGTCCCCGTTGGTGGCGGTCAGGTCAGTACGCATGGCGGGGGTTTCCAGGTATAGGTGATCGCTATCAAACCACAGCGTTACATAGGATCTGAATTTGGATAGCGAGGTTTTCAACGCCTTCACCTGATCGACGCTGAGTATGCATCCGCACCCACCCTCGGGGGCTTTATGCGCTGTCTTGACAGAAAAGTGAAACAGTTTCACTCTGTTTGTGGCGAACAAATGAAAAGTTTCATCCACCCATCGCGCGCACATGGCAGCCGTGTTTTTGTCGGTAAACAGCATCATTTCTGTTGCCACTTGAGAGAAGAGGATACCTGGCATGGATAGGGCAATCACGGCTGTGTCTTCTTGTTCACTACGATTCTTGTTGGAGGTGCCGTTGTTCTCGTTGCTATTTGGTCTAGTGTTTTCTGGCATGGTCAGCGTGACGTTTCCTTCTTCTTGGAGGTTGATACGGGTGTTCGTGAAGCAAGCAAGGAGGGCACGGTTTTCTTGATGCCCTTTATTCCCTATCTACCCGCACGCGCCGCGCCGCACAAGACAGGGCAGCGCAGGGGCGGGGCGTTCCCACACACAAGTGGTGACTGTGGGATTAGACTACCTGGGGGTCTTATTTGCTGTAAAGATCGCCGCCAGATGAGTGTTGGTACGCGCGTTTTTCAAAATGGGGTGGTTGAGTTTGTAGGTAAACCCAGAGTAAGGCTTGCCGTTATCCCCAATGCAAGACCACGCTGTAACTTGCGCATTTCTATCTGTTTTCACCATGTGATCAAGATTAACCAGAACAGTTTCAGAGTCTTTGGTGTACTCACTCACCTCATCAAGGCATATGTTCATCTTCCCCGCCACTCCATCAGCAGAAACGCCAGGATGGTAACCAGTTAGGTTAATCTCAGTGTCCTCATGCTGCAAATAAAGTTCATCGCCTTTGAAAACCAGGCGTGCCGCCATCTTAAGGGTGGCATTAGCGAAAATCTTTTTCACCCTCTTCAGTGCAGACGTGTCAACGTGCACACAGTATGGCTTGTCAGCAACATTGACTGTCTCAATGACAGCGCGGAAAATCTTGAACTGATTTGAGCTGTATAGCGTTAATTCCTGACCTTCCCACTTTGCCACAACAAAGGGTGTCCTTGCTTTAGGATTTACCGGCGCGAAATCCAAAAGCTCACGTGACAACTCGTACGCAAACGTGCCGAGAATAGTGATCACTGGTGTGGTGGTGTCGTCGATTTCAGGCATGGTGGACATAACAGTGAGGATTCCTTTCTGGAGATCTGGGGGGCAGGCGAAATTCGGCGTTTCCTTGACGGCAATCACCGGAAACGCTGACATTTTCAGTGAACCTTTTCGCTTGCCTTGTACCCTAATTATAGACAACGCCCCAAACATGCGGCGTGCTGAACACATGGGATTGTCGAACATACATGCTAGAGTCCCCGTAAAAGGGGGCGGGAAGCAAAGGTGTGCTACAGAGGCACTGCAAGCAGTCCTGCTGTCCTCCTTAAACCTAACCCACAAAAGCAGGAGTTTTACTGACACCGCCCACCAAAACTCCCAGCGTGCAAAAGAAGACAGGCGGGGGAATAATCCCCGCGCCTGTTAAATAATTAAGCTACTTCCAAGATAGCTTAGGCTCCTGGAGTTCAACGGAACCGCCGACGAAAAAATATTTATTCAGCTTACTTGCGCGTGCAGCAAGCTTTATCGGATGAAGGTTCATGTACTTTAGTTCACCTTCCGTAAGGTGGGTCTGAGTCCGAACGATCATCCTTACGTCCATGTCCTCATGTTTTCCTGTAAGAAACTCTAGAGGAACTTCTGCTTTGCTATCGTCACCAGCTGCAAAGAAACGCCGAGCGTTACTCACAACCTCATCAATATGGGAGAGTTGATCCTGCGGAGCTTTTTTGCAGACGGTGAGTACTTTTTCATTTTCCGGTAAACCGATCTGAATGGTGCCATATGAATTTACTTCAATATGGTAATCCTTCTTCCAGGTGCTTTCTTTTACAAAATAATCAAGCGCTGTCTTAATACACCTGTATGAAATACACCCTTTGTTGCATTCATCAATATTAAATAGTACCTGAAATTCATCTACGAAGATGAAGTTTCTCTCCAGTGAATGAGCAAGAAGTCCAAAGCCTTTTTCGTCATAAAAGAAGAAGACCTCACTCCCATCACGAACTACTGTCTTCCCGCTAGCGTTTTCAGCTAGCGTCGCCTTCTCCACTTCCTTAAAAAGACGGAAAATAAACTCGCCCTTAACAGTGGCAATTACGCTATCCGACATGACAAATGTTTCCTTCCTGGTTCTGACGACACCCCACTTGCTGTATGGGGTGTCGTGGTGGACGCTTCCTTCTTGCGCCGTTAAAAGAATCATACCTCCATCACAACATAGATGGAAGGATGACTGTCAAGTGGGGGTATCTTAACTCTTAAATGACCGCAAAACACCTGTTCAAAAGATACTTTTAAGCTTTAAGCGGGGGTGCTTTTGTTTCTATTGCAGGGCGCTCGCACAGCTGAGCGTTTTGACTACTCAAACCACTCAGCTGTCTTAGCGGCAGGACGGGGTTTTAGATTGGCTTGCGACGTGTCGTAGTATATGCCTCCACAGTGAAACCTGCAACACCTTTTGCTGATTTCATCATCTTATGCTCAGGCATGTACTCGTATTTTAGGTAAGCCTGACCACGCAGCGCATTATCCTTTGCCCATACAGCCACATGGTTGTCGCGGGACTTCCCCGAGAGAACTCCCAGGAAAAATGAAAAGTCAGGTTCACATAATGCCTCGCGCATCTTCGCTAGGAACCCCAGCGGGTCATACAGAGTGACAAACCCCTCACTGCCAAGCTCAATAGACTCACCAGTTTTGAACCGCACGATGATGGAGCCGCCGTCAATATTTACCTCTACGGGGCGTTTCACATCGCTACAAACCTTCTTTGTGGCAAGTACGTTTGCCAGTTCAAGTTTCAGATACATAGGCTCAGGTGTCGTTGCGCAAGCCTCTACCGAGGCGTAGAAGTTTTTGTGGTTGGTTGCGGCGAAAAAGAACAGCCGACCGCCCTCCCAGATCGCCATGATTTGGGGATCTTTTTCATCTGTGAAGCTCCCCATTTCCATGAAGATTTGCTTCATGAGCCTCTCGGGGATCTCGGCAATTTTCAATGCAGTCATGACTTGACTCCTTATCTGTGCAGGTTGTGAACCAATGCATTACGCTTAGCCTTCTGGTTTTGCCGTGGTTCACCTGGGGAATTGGATACAGCCTGGAACGGGTAGCCTCGTGCACCCATGTTTTCCTCACTGTTTACGTCTCTAATGGTAGCGGGCACGGTAGACATGAGGAGTCAAAGGCATAGAACATGCGTTTTAAGGGGGTAGTTAAAGACTTATCGTGAGCTTGATGTTTAATCAATGCGGGGGTGATTTCCAACTGGAGATTTATGCCACGGATTTGACAAAGCAATAAGCACTACTTAATATAAATCATGTCAGCAACAAACGGGGCAATATAAGCCCCTCAAGGTTCCAAGGAGGAACAAAAGATGTGGAACGGAAGTCAATACCTTATTGAGTTACAGGACGATGCCGTAGTGGACATCGCCACAGACCAAAATTACAGCGCAGGCTGTGAGACCTGCGATTACGGGTCGCTATACGTTCAAGATATTACGTTTAAATTTAAAAGTGGAGAAAAACTATATATTTCCTTAAAGAAAGAGTATGAGTATCCTATCAGTCAAGAAAAATTAATCATAGCATTGGCAAGAAATGCTTCCCAGTTCAAAAAAATGACTCTGGAAGAGTTTAAGCAGTTCTTCCAGAATCTAGAAGAATACCTATCGGAAAAGCTAGGCGATTGGTATATTGATAGCAGCAATTTTGATAAAGAAGTCGTTGACTTCTACGGCATCATTGGAAGTAACTTATAGCTTATAAAAAACTACGAGACATAAATAAATGTTTGTCCCGTAGTTTTTTATAATTCAGGTTATTTAAATACGATCATCAACAAGAACACCAGTGTTGTAGCTTTTTAGACCAATCTTCTTTGCGGTTTCTACAATGAGGTGAGATTCATCAAATTGAATGTGACGGAAGGGGATTTCTTTGCCTTCCAAAAAGTCGTATATCGTAATTTCTCGTTGAAAGAAAGTCAGCAGATCTTCAATGTTTTTAGGTCTCATTTTGCTGCTGGTCAGACGTTTATAATCGTTAGATGAATAAGCAAGTAGTTCACCATTGGAGTCTAAAAGAAGAATTTCTTCTTGCGGGAAAGAATCAAAGATACTGATCATTTCACGAGGCGGAAAACAATAACTCATATGTGTGTTGGGATATTTAAAATCTTTCCAGTCCTCAAAGCTTACAGGTTTAAATAATGACGGGTCAGTGGTGAAGAAAAACGTCTTTTTCCTGTTAGTTGCCTTGACTCCCCATCCTTTGCGAGACCAGTACATACTGGAAGTGGTAGACATCTCTTTCTCATTTTCCGCAGTGATGTTTTCAATCTCATTGAAAATTGCTTTGAGCAAATCAACATGAGCAAGCCGTAGGGGGCTGGGGTTTAGTTCAGTCATACTGATCACACTAACAACACCCCACCCTGTACTGCAACTGTCTCTCCGAAGACACTCGCGCGGTCTCACTCCTTATGTAGGTGGATGTGCGGCATGCCTGTTAGTGCTGTGGCTGTTTGTTTGGATTCTTACGGATTAGGGTGGGGTCGTCTTTGTTGATCTCTAGGTTCCCGTTTTTGATAAGCCGATCGGTAAGATTCCTGGCAATGCGTGAGTGCCCAGGCAGCACGGCTTGGTGAAAGTCATAGAGGGACATCCATTCTGTACCCATTATGTTGTGGTAGTAGTGCTCCGCATTGCTTAGTGCCTTGTCTTCTAGGTCGCGTACTATTTCCCTTCCGCTTCTGGGTAGGGGTTGCTTTATGCCAGTGGTGGTGGTGCGACCATCCATCGTTTTCCTCCTATGGCTTTTCCAGCATGACGAGTATGTAGCCCGTCCAAAGACGGCAGGTTATCGACGCTCGCCGCATCTCTAGTGTAACCCGGCGCGGCGATACATGCACGCCTCACATGGAGGCAAAACCCCAGCGGGAGCGTAACAGGGCGCCATGCCGGTTAGGTTATAGGCGCTGTGGAAAACCTGGAGCGGTCTACGCGGTTCATGCTTCCTTGCCCCTGCCTTTCGTTGCACCTAAATGGTGTTTTGCAAAGGGTTTGACTTGATGTATAAGACTAGCTATGATTGACACGTTTTGGAGACACCTTTATTGGGTGCCTGTGTGTACCGGTTCCGCACCGAGTAGCCCTGATAACCACAATTAGTGGTTCAGCCTAGAGGCACCAAAGAAGGTGCCTTAAATGCCATTTTATGGTGCATTAACCAAAAATGGTTCGCGGATATTGCTTAAAGTGCGCTAGCCAGAAAACACTGGCATTGGCGCGCGCTGCTTTGCGATGCGCATAGGTGAGTGGTGCATGTCCACGGCAACAGGCGGCATGAACACTGGCGAGAATGGAGACAACCCCACATCACTGTTTTTCTTGTCCCCTTCTGTACTAATCATGGACACTAAAGTGGTGGGCTTGCCTGATTTGGGTTGCTTGCTGTGGCGCGGCTTCTTCCTTAAACTGTCGTCCATGTCCGCAATTCCTAAAGCTTCCTTTGCCCCTACTGACCACCCGATGTGACGGTGCCCGAGTGCGCTTTCTTCCCATTCCCACCACAATGCAATATCAGGGTTGTTGGTTGACAGGTCACTAGATGCTGAAATGTCGCTGAGGATCTGGAATGGTGTGCGCCGTCGCCCCGGCAGCCCCACGGGGGTGTTTGTTTCATTGAGTTTACTGGTGTCTGCTGTGAGTGCGCCGCGCGTCATGTACGCCCCGAGTGTGGACTTGCGCACCTCCCGCCCTACCCGCAGTGATGATGCCACGGCACCGTGCCGCAGGGCCTGCCGCTCCCACCTCTCCCCGAAGCGTTTTTCCATGCGTGCAAGCTGTTGCTCATCACAGGTGTGGTTGAGGAACATCAGGAAGTCCACGGTGACCCGCCAGCCGTCGTGTTCCTCGTGTGTGATGCTGAATGTTTTCACGTAGTGTTCCACCCCGAACGTCTGCTTGTCGCCTTTACGTCTCGCGCCGCCGCGCCACGACGCGGTGTTGAGGAAACTGTGCAGGGCGTTGGCTGCGTTCACCCATGCTTCCTCTAGTGCGGACGGGGTGTCATATTCCAGGTCCATTGACATGACTTCCATTGAGTGTTCTTTTTGGCTTATCCAGTTGCGCATTGCTTTAGCGATCATGGCGCGCCGGGCATCAGCAATACGAACCGCCGACAAAGGGGAACCCCAAATGGAGCAGCTGGTGAACAGCATGCCGTCGTGTAGGGTGTGGCAAAACCTTAACCGTTCCTGTCCGGTAATGGACTGCATGGTGTTGTGTAGCGCAAGTAGGTTTTCGTTCTGGTTGGGGTGCCGCAGCTCCTTTTTGGTTGTGAAGATGGCGGGGCTTGCCACAGGGTTTGCTGCCCCTTGTGTCTGGTTGCGGGTGGGGATGGTCAAGTGTGATTCTGTTTGGGTATTCATAGTGCTAATTCTTTCTGCTCTTGTCAGTAAAGTCCACTGACGGGGGTAAATAGGGTAGATGAGAACAGTATAGAAAGCGCTATGTGTATCAGGTGGCATTGCCCCACTAGTCCGCGTGTCGCCGTGCCGCTACCTACACTCTGGACTTGGCGCGTGCGGCCCCCTATTGCTATTGGGTTGACGGTGCTGTGAGGCGCGCCGGGGTGGGGTTTGTTGCGTAGAAATGCGGCGCGAGGGTTATCGACGCTCTCCCCGTTGAGGCTCTCTTGGTGGTGGTTTGATTTAGGGGGGAGTAGTGGGGTGTCTGGTGTCCCACGTGCATATGGGAAAAATGACACAACGGGCATCAGGGCTGTTGCTTCTTGTGCGTCGCTTTGTGTTCTACCCTTGGTTGAAGTTCGCCTTGCTCGCGTGTTTACTGGTTGGCGGCGCTGCGCAGTGCCGCCAATATTCACTACAGGGTAGACTTATCTACCCGGCGCGCAGGGAAACTAATTAACCCTATTTAGGGGTAGGAAAGGGTGAAGTGATCTACGTTTGCTACACCCAGAATGTAGTAAACGTAGATCAGAAACCGCAGTCAAGTGATCTGTATCACTATTTTCCTGTGGTGGTTTTGCATATCCTGCAGGTTTAATTCAATCCCCAAAGCCTTTGTTCGCCCCCGTTGTTCAGCCACCATGACGATTGCCCGCTGGCACTATTTCTCTGTCCATGTCGCAATAAGGCACCACAAGTCAGGGTGAGGGACGATGGGTAATCCAAGTGGAAAACGCTATCAAGGGCATAAAAAAGGTGTCGCCCTGTAGTCACTACAACAGATGCGGTCACCCGTTTTACGCCTTAAGGATTGCTATCCTATTGATCTTTATCTCTACTACCCTGGCTTTTCAGAATCCATTTCGACTGTTTACGATAGCGGTAGTGAAATTGACCGCTTGGTTAATTTTCTCCTCGCTTGGGCCTGCTACGTCAATATGCCCATCTTGGTTCAGTTCCGCCCACATACCTTCAATATTCCGAATTGAATCAACAAGGTATTTAATGTCATCATGATTACCTGTTGCGTGAAAACTTACGGCAACAACTTCACTAAAAACCTCAAGTTTTTGATTAGCCATTATAAATGCTCCTTATTTTTCAAACTTCTTGTTGCTTTTGCAAACAACTTCATTTACGAAAGCGTAAAGCTTCCATAGCTCATCTTGCTTATGTATGGAAGTTTCAACCTCCATAACGTTTACATCCGCATCAAAAAATGCATACAAACCATCATTTTTATTGATGGTTTCACATACATTCTGCATGTCGTTATACCCGCCAGTGTAGTTGAATCTAACACTGATGCTTGCGGGGGTTAATTTTATCTCATGATTCATTAGTTTCTCCTTATTTTACTTTGGATGCATGATAATCCACTATTGCATAAAAATCAAATCAAAGATCAATCTTAGCTAGCAACTTTGATGGGGGTGGTGAATGAACCCTAACTGTCCGCTAGTCCCGGCGCGCGGGGCACAAGTACGATTCTCTAGGAAAGTGTGCTAGGGGCAAGGAAAACGCCGCCACATGATAAAAGTAAGTGGCGGCGTGGTCATGCTCTTGTTCCAGCTAGATAAGGTGCTTCACCTCCTCATAGTTGGGTCCAAGGCTCCGACTACCTGCGTAGGTAATTCCCAGCAGGGTTAGAGAAGCGGGAGTTTTCTTCCCATTGAGCAGGTTTTCCTTGAATACTTCCCACTCCGCGTCAAGGCGCTTTTGCGCCTCGGGGTAGTAGCTCTCTAGGTCAAGTTCTTTCCTGGCCTGTCGAGGGGTCATACCTCTCTGCACTCCGTCGTGGTGGCGCAATAAAAACGCCACGTTTTTAATTGACACTTGAAACCCGGCGCGATGGCGCTTAATGTCGTCAGGGCTTGTTGTGTCAACTTCACCTAGCATGCTGTAGATTGTGGACATTTTGGGACTTCCTTTCTGCCGTGTAGGCTGGAATGTTTTCCAATGCCTTCACTATAGTCAGATTCTCAAAATATATCAAGTGGGGGTAATTCTCTTTTGGTAAAACCACCCCCTTTGAATGTCCTCGTCTTTGCTTCTAGTGGTGTGCTAGGTTGACGGGTGTATAGAAAACTACGTGATGGGTAACTGAAGGGAATGCGGACATCATGGCTGAATCACCTAAAAACAAAGAACAAGCAGCACCGTTTGCGTTTGTAAGCGGGCGTGAAGCTCTTGCGGAATTAGAAAGCAGCGCATGGGAGAAAGCCGAGGAAGTCTACGCCTTCATGAGTGATGACTGGGTATCGCGCAACCAGTTCACCCACCGAATCCTCCCTGGGCATAGCTCCATTGCTCAAAGGGTTGTGTGTGAGATGATAAGCGACGGACGGTTTGAAGTGAGTGGAGACAGGCGCAAGATCCGCAAAGTCACCGCAGCTTAAAGTCACCACCTTTGCAGTTGCGGAGGATGGCATGAAACACCCCGGCGCGCCTGTGTCCTGTCGTGACTAATGGGCGTGGTTCTAGGCGCGGCGGCGTTGTTGGTGTTAAGACAGCCATATGAAGGGGCTTATTTTTCTGGGTTGGGTGGTGCGACGGCAACGGTTTGATCGGGGGTTACATGTTCGGGCCAGTCAGCCTCAAACTTCTTAAGCTTCCTGAATAGGTAGTCAAACTGGCTGTCAGACATGATCGGTTCGTCGCCGTAGTAGTAAGCAATACGGGCTTTACGTACTTCTTCATTCATTTCCGCCCACTGCTTTTGAATAGCGTTCAAATTGGTTAACCTTCCTTGAAAAACACTGTTTTAGCTGCTATTTTACAGCTTTTCCAAGCATCTATTATACCACATTTACAACACTTAATGACGAGCTGCAGCGCAGTGTGCTTATCTGGTCGCTGTCACTATCTAGACATAATTAAACCCCACCACAAGTTAATATAAGTAACTCATGGCGGGGAGTGCGATACGATAAGGAAAGTGCATGACTCATGCACTCCGTAATTTCATTTTAGCATAAGCCTCAATGAAAAACAAACACTCACTCTTCACTCCGTAAATCCGCTGGTTGTGGATCTTTTTCGCTTTCGGATCTTATACTGTCAGACATGACTATTCTTACCCCTTATGAGGATCTGCTGCGTGAGATCCTTGACCACGGCACCCACAAATCCGACCGCACTGGCACCGGTACAACAAGTCTGTTCGGCAGGCAGATACGCTTTGACCTTAATGAAGGTTTCCCATTGATTACCACAAAGAAAGTGCACGTTAAGTCGGTTGTTGGTGAACTGTTGTGGTTTTTGAAGGGTGATTCTAATATCGGGTTTCTTCATGACCACGGCATTACCATCTGGGACGAGTGGGCAGACAATAACGGTGATCTGGGTCCGGTTTATGGGGTGCAGTGGCGTAGCTGGCCCGCCCCGAACGGTGAACACATTGATCAAATCCACAACGCCCTAGACATACTGAAAAACGATCCAGACTCACGCCGCAACATCGTCACTGCATGGAACGTTGCCAGCATCAACGACATGGCACTGCCGCCCTGTCACCTGCTGTTCCAGCTATATGTTGCTGACGATAAGCTGTCCTGTCAGGTGTACCAGCGTAGTGCTGACATGTTCATCGGCGTGCCATTCAACCTTGCCTCCTACGGGCTTCTCACCCACATGTTCGCCCAACAGGCAGGGCTAGGGGTAGGTGAGTTGGTATGGACGGGCGGGGACTGCCACATTTACGACAACCACCGTGAACAAGTCCAACTGCAGCTAACCCGCACCCCACGCAAGTACCCCACCCTGCGACTCAACAAGGCATCCAGCATGTTCGACTACCGCATCAGTGACGTGGCGTTTAACAACTACAACCCGTACCCTGTGATACGTGGCGAGGTTGCAGTTTGATGCATGCCACACAACACGTAGGACATAACGGCACCGGCGGGCACGGTTAGTGACTATGCAGGGTAGGTGGCACCACAAGCGGGGACGTAAGACAAAAAGGCAAGAACATGAACACCCTGCAGCAAGGCCCGGCGCTCCTCAACAATAGGTTGTGTGTCGCCACACAGGTGCCAAGGGGCATTACATTAGGCGCTGCACCCAAGGGTGTGGTGCACGATTTTCCACCAGCACCAACAAGCCGGCGCCAACATAATTATCGGGGTTTTCATTGTCCCCTCATGTCGCCGCCCCATCTCCACCTACCCGCATATGTCCGCATCGCAACAACAGATAGCGATTGCCTTATGATTGGTCCGCTATGAGCCGGGAAGACTCCTGGTATGTGATTACCTCTAATGGTACCCCAAAAGGTGCCATGCAAAGAAACGAAACAGCGCAGGAAAACCTGCATGAACCATTACAACAACACAAGAAAGAACAAATAGTGACAGGATTCACACACGAACGTCCAGGTGAGGGAGAAACCAATGAGTGGTACACCCCGAAAACCTTCTTCACTCAACTAGGGGAGCACATCACCTTCGACCTTGACCCCTGTAGCCCTGGTGTAGGGCTATCGCACGTCCCTGCGCGGCGAGTCTTCACTAAAAACGATGACGGGTTGGCACAACAGTGGGAGGGGTTGGTATTCTGCAACCTGCCCTACGGGCGTGACGTGGGGCTGTGGACAGAGAAATGCGCGGCGCATGGGAGTAGTATGGCACTGGTATTTGCCCGCGTGGACACGGCATGGTTCCATAAAGCCGTCGCCACGGCCGATGGGGTTTTCTTCCTGGCGGGCCGGGTGAAATTCCATAAAGGAAGCATCCGTAATCCCAACAAAGGCAACTCCAGTGCCGGTTCCTGCCTTATTCTGTGGGGTGAGGCAGCCATGCGGATTGTCGAAAACAGCGACCTGCCAGGCGTACTGATGAAACCCGTGGCGCTGGCAGCGGCGGGAGAGTAAATCCAAGGGGCGCGTCGTTGGCAGCGGGGCTTTGGGTTTTCAGGTGCGCAGATTGCGCGCGGTGTAGGCGCGGGCGGCGGCGAGTAGGGCGGCGCATACTGATTCGTGCCCGCCAGCGGGTAAAAGGTTGTACCCCTATCGTGCGGGGTAGCCTCCTCTATTCCCCGTAGGGGTGTTGGGTAAGGCTTGCGTCTGAGAAAAACGGAACTGGGGCAGGGGCGGTAACCCCAATACATGGATTTGTTGGCGGGACGGACCCTAGATTCGCGCAGCGTGCATGTTTTAAACAGGTTGAATGGGAGTGTATTGCCTAGATACACTTACGGTTGAACTATCAACAGGGGTACTTAACGTTCTAGCGTGAGTCATTACCCGTAATTATCAAAAAGGAAACACTGTGAATCTCCACATGAATGACATTCAGCAGGGAGCTGTCAACACGACGGACTACCTGGAGCAGCAAAAGCTTTTTGCAAAGGAAAAGGAACAACAGTGTACGTGCACCACCTCTGTTCCATCTTCACAGTACGGTGTATCTGAATTTGAGGCGGAAGTGAGGTATGGTTTGGCTTTTCTTTTTATTTTTGTTGTATTGGTGACGGTTTTTTGGATTGAAGAAAAACGTGAAGCAAAACGAAAGAATGGGCTGTTGTGAAAATGGGTGGGTGTTTCGATAGCCACTCACCATCTCACGACAGCCCTTCTAGTCAGACCACGCTAGTTCCAAGTCCATTCGTCAATTGTTCCCTCACCCCATTCAGACAAAAACTGGGCTATTCCGCTGTGTACCTCATATTTTTTCTTCTTATCTTTATTTAGCACACGAACCACTTCACCATTAGCGTCACGGACCTCTGCCTCTATAGGAACGATGCTGTCCCTGTAGTCTCTTCTGCTGGTGGTAAAGGTCACAACAAGTGTTTCATCAGAATTTTCATGAGTGAAACTCATTGTTACTTTTTTGCGTTTCCGCAAGCTGCTTGTTTCCTCAAGTTGCTCATATTCTGTCTTTTGCCTCCATCCCTTATAAGGTGGGGCAACACACCAGAAAAAGCTTTCAATATCGTCTTCTTCAATTTTCCAATTCAGGTGATATGGGCGTAATATGTTACTGATATAGGTCGGATATAGTACACCGTGACTTGACAACATGATTTCAAGCATCTTGTCAACATTATTCACTATCGTCTTAATCGAACTGCCGAGCATAGCGCACGAAATGAGGCTTTGGAAGTTTACCTCCAAGTAGGTTTTCCTTGAATCGGAGAGAAAACGGTCAATATCAATTGTTGGTTCCTGCCTGGGTATCTCTATAACAACAGTGGGCATGGAACCCTTGTTCAGGATGCAAAAAAATATGCTCCTGTCGCCAACAGTGAGTGTGAACTTATCCGTCATGATCAGGTGCTGCAGCTTGATCGGCGCGTCGCTTTTCTGCACGCGCCTCACACTTTCCACTAGCACTGCCGCCAGCACTGGAGCTGTCCACACAGGAAGCCGCTGCTCCTTTTCGTTCCACTTTTGAACATAGTCTTCATTTATGTGGATGCGTCCCTCTTTATCAGTGTGAGCCATAGTGACCAAAAACTGGTCTACTAGTTCACCGACCGTTTCTTTACTGCGGATAGACCACTCAATGTCATGGGAAAGTTGCATGATTACCCCTTTGGGTTGGGAGTGTGCAAAACACTCTGACGGATTCACGGTGACCGTTGCGGGCGGTTCCCGTCTGCTTTCACTATGTATTCAACCATGTGGGGCAGACACACGAAGGCAGGATTACCCCCGAAAACACCCCTGTTTTTAGAACACATGTCCAAACATCCCCATTCCCTTGCCACTGCTGTTCTGGTCGTCGGCAAGGCACATGCCGTGGTGTCCCACGACAAGACAACTGCAGCGCAGGGTACATGGTGCTTGAAATGAGGGCGCGAGAACAAAGCCCACCGGCGGCCGCGCACCCCTAGAGTGCAGTTAGACGCATTTCCCTACACCCGCGACAGACGGCAGGGTAGGCAACGAGGCACCGGTTTAGTGACTGGACACGCCCTATTTCCTGTGGTGGACTCTGGCAGCCGCGCCACATGCCGTATTCACCAATGAGCAAGGACAGCGAAGCCCCACCATGCACACAACAGGTCCGCCCACCAAGAAACAGTAAGCGTAAATCAAGCAAACACCTGTGTACAGTAGTTCCTACCAAACACCGTTCGGCAACCACAGCTGCCAGCAAACCATGCAGAAAGGGCACGGTGAACACCCCTTATGGTTGAGGCTGTTTTCACAACCACCCACGGAACCCTGTATCAGGGTGACTGTCTTGAACTGATGGCGTCGCCGCCCCCCCAGGGCAGTTTGATGTGATTTTCGCGGACCCGCCCTTCAACCTAAACAAAGACTACGGCGGCAACATCAACGACAAACTACCTGACAGTGAGTACATTAAGTGGACCTTCCAGTGGATTGATGCGTGCATACCTCTGCTAAGCGACGGCGGCGCACTGTGGGTGTACAACCTACCCAAATGGAACATTGTTGCTGGCGCTCACCTCATGGAGGACAGTCGGTTGACATTCAGGCATCAAGTCGCAGTGTCAATGAAGTCATCAATGCCCATATCAAACAAGCTGTACCCAGCGCACTACTCCCTGTTGTATTTCATCAAGGGCAAACGCCCCCAGTCTTTCACGAAAGTGCGCACACCGTTTGAGCGGTGCCGTCACTGCGGTGGACTCATCAAGGACTACGGCGGGCACTTCAAAAAGATGAACCCCGACGGGGTGAACCTAACTGACGTGTGGACGGATCTTTCACCCGTGCGGCACCAGCGGACAAAATACCGACAAGCAAACGCACTCCCCGAACCCATGCTTGACCGGATACTCACCATCTCAGGCTTCACCGGCGCCACCGTTTTCGACCCGTTCGGCGGGTCAGGAACCACCTACGCGGTCGCAGAGAAAAAGCACATGAAATGGGTAGGCGTTGAGCTTGGCGACGTTGAACCAATCATCGCGCGACTACAGGGCAGCAAAGTGAATAACGTCATGCCAGGCTTAGACAGGGGCGACGCGGCGTTGCCAGCTAAACCACAAGAAATAACATAACCACCTATGAGCGGGGGTGCAGAAAAAGGAAGGACAGCGGTGCATAGGTAGGCAGGGCGACAGTGTTCTACAGGTGTCAATTCCTTGTCCCTACTCCCTTGGACAAACACTGTTAGTTCCACCTAACCCGCCTACTACTAAGTGGTGGGCATACCGGTGGCGCATTTTCGGGGCGTTTATTCTCCATGACACTCACCCTGTGGTGGACGCAGCGGCGAGGAACGTCCATCGCAGCAACAAAAAAGAACAAACGCTACGTGGCGTGCCTACATGAATCTTGCACGGCACTTGTAGTATCCATGAACACAGTTACCAGTAACAGTGACAGAACCTTGGTTTCTGGTCAAAAGTAACGTGCTCGGGACTTGGACACAATATACTTCCGCCGGGCCGTTATCAATTTTCTCAATGCGTTGGCCACCAGAGTAATTTCTGCCCTTATTTATTTGAACACGGAAATAGTCGCTGAAAGTTTCTTTTCGACCATCAACAATCTTTTTCCAATGAGTACGGTACCCAGCTAGAGCACAAACAGCCTGAACAAACTTGGCTTCATCTTCACGGACACTACCCCAAGTTATCTGGTTGTCATTAACAATATGTCCATCCCATAAGGAAATTTCGTAAACAAACTCTTTGCACCACTCGGAGGACACAATATCAAGTGAAGAAATACTAGAAAGTTTCCTGTCAATATCAAAATAATCTACAGGGACACTGACCCTGAATATTCTACGATCGCTGGCGTTATCATTCCTTTTTGTTGGCTTACCCTCTACAACATCCCACCCTGCTTCTCCACACAGATAAAGAAGTCTAAAAATTTTACGCTCCTTAACAAGTGAAAAATGCACTGAAACATGTCCAGTTCTTTTACCACTGCAAACCAATTCACCGTTTTTATTTAAAGTCTTATCAAAATTTCCATCGGCAGAAATTGCAATTAAAATTCTTTCTTGCGGGGTGAGTTCTGTCTTATATCCCCCTTTCTTATTTCCGGCATTGATGAACCTTGTGCGCCAATTTAGTTTTGAAGGTAACTCGCTAGCCAAAACAACTTTGCTCTTGTATCCATCGCCAGGACTATAACCACAGTACTTTAAGAACATACGGTGATTAGGCGAGACAGCTTGCCTAATATGGCCTTGCTTGGATTCAAAAAGATAGGTACTTTCCTGGTGGTGGTGTGAAACCTTGATGGGCTTCACAAACTCAATAGAACCATCTTCTTCATTGTATTGAGCGATGGTTGTATTTTTATCAACTTCAGAAATAGAAATCCAACCGTTAGGCGTTAGTAGCTCATGATCACCTGCAAGGGCCTCAGCTTCAATATTTTCCTGCAATGTATTCAAAATGGTAAAAATATTACGATTCCTTCTTTTTCTTGCAACAGTTAAGATGCGGGTGCTGCGCAGATGCCATCTGTTCAGTCAATTTCTTCTCATTGACTTCCTTTTTCACAGTATCACATGTGGTGGAAGGTCGGAAAAGCCGTACATCCACCGTATGTCAAGATTCATATCAAAACCACCCTCGCTCCAGGTTGATTTTGGGGCATTAATGGGTTTTGTTGTGATGCTTTATGTGCTTGTATGGCACCACTACAACACGCGCACCTTATTTTGCCTAGCGGTGTGCCGCTCATGCCGCCTCAAATGTCAGTCTCGCTCATGATTTGTGGTACACCACACGCGCCAGGGAAGCAGTCAAAAACAGGGTTTATTCCTGTTAGTTTCCTTTTTCCTTGCTTTCCCGCACCCACTCAGCAAGGGCATTCACAATGGCGTAACAGGTGGGGTTTTCCACCTCACACAATGGTTGCCTACTAAGCTCCCTCAGTGTATAGATCCCAGCATGGAGACTGTCGTATTTCTCATTATCGCCTTGTGGTGCCGACTCAATAGCTACGAAATATCGGTCAAGTTGCGGGTGATTGGCAGATGTCATACGTTCAGTCACTTTCTCCCCACCAACTTCCTTGTTGATATAGTTACACCACATGTTCCACCCCTCCTCACTCGGGGAGGCGTTCCCTACTATGCGGCTGTGGGTATATGCTTGCGTGCGGAAGGGGAAAGTATACAATCGGGCATGGTTTTCCAAAACACCTATGGCAGCTTCCACCTGGATAACGATCATTTCATCACGACAGTCTTTCACTGCTTTTGATAGGTCAACCAGCAATTGTTTGATACCGCCAAAAGTCGGGTCAGATACCACCCATGACAGAATGGTTCTCCAATCAATCATGTACTCAATATCATCATCAGTTGCTCCCCACCCCAGTTCCACTTTAGGTGCATGACGGTTAATCCAATGAATGGCAACAATAGGATTTGTGCGGTTTTCACCAAATCGACTATCCGTCGGGTCCACCACCTCCAGCATGAAAGACAGCTTCCCAACCTGCAGCAAAAGGCAATCGTCGCACCTGCTGTGCCGCAACTTCACCCCAGCGGTATTTTCAGGGTCATTCCCGCTCCACACGCCGTTCGTCGCTGCAGCGGCAAGTTCTGCAAAAGAAGAAATGCTGAATGACTTATCTTTGTGCCCAATCCCCATATAGTCCAGGCAAATAAATGTTTCCGTGCTACTGTTTCCACGCGTAATATCCACAATGGTTTTAGCTATATTCTCACTTATTTCTTTATTGACAAAGAAGTCTTCTCTTATCATTTTTATTCTTCCTTTCTGATTTTTAATTAATTTTAAACTGTAATGCAAGTAACTTAACAATCTTTCAGAAAAATGAACTGGAAATGCGTATGTTAGAGACAGCATCACCCTCATAATATTGAAATCACGCAGTAGCGCACGTCAGTCGGGTTTGACTCTTGAACCTGTTCGGTCATTATGTTTTATGCCGCACCCTGAACTGACGTTTGAGAAACCCGGAGTGCCGGGAATCTCTAGGCTGGTACCACCAACAGTGGTTGCCAGGGCTGCTCAGTGCGAAACTGGCACGCCATGCCGCCTCTGACGAAGCGGACCCCTAAGTTTTTTAGTTGTTCCTCTTAACGCAATCTCCCTAGAAGCAGCAACATCTCTATTGATCCTGAATCCACATGAAACGCACACGTTTTCACGTCTTATGTGCCTCACTCCAGCGCCACAGCGAGTGCAAGTGTTTGAAGTATCTTTAGCGCTAACACATTTTACTGGAACGCCTTTTCTTGCGCAAGAATTAGTGATGGCTTCTTGAATTTCTCTGAAATTCCACATGCCTCCTGCGGAGCTTAGCCACGACAGGTTCTCCATAACTACCCTAGCGTTCATCTGGTAGGCTATCTCAGCAACTTCATGACCAATCAGGTGCATGACTTCATTTTTGATCCTCCTGGCTTTGCTCCCAATTCCCTGACGGTGTGCAGCTAGAGTATCCGCCTTGTGCCCGTGACCGCTTGCAAGGCATCGTTCCTCTTTTGCCTTTAACACCGCCGCACGATCCATGAGATCAGCGTATTTTCGGGAAAGATCCTTGATTTTCCCACTGGCGAAAAACGGTGCTGAATGCCACCTCATGGACTCGTCAATAACTGTAGCGATAAAAGGTTCCACCTTCCCAAGATCCACGCCCATGACCCTAGTGGGTTTAATGCCTGGCACCGTGGAGGCAATAGCAAAACTGAAAACCAGTTTGTCACCTACAAGCTGAACTGATGGTTTTGAAACTTTATCTCCCAAAAACCTTTCATTTTTTGGGATAGTAAATTTTAATTTCACCCACGTCCCTGCCGTATGCAAACGTCGAAAAGACAAAGTAATTTCTTGATTTGTATGAGTGAGTTTCAGGTAGTGTCCATCACTATCACTTAAGTGTATTTTCGCTTGCGAACCAGGAAGGGCGGCGTAACTTTGCTTTTTGTTGTGAAACCTGTGGATATGAGAGGTAATTTCATAATAATGAGGGACTTTTGAATGAGGATACTGCTCCTTAAAAAGCTCCCTTATTTTCTTTGGGTTGGTTTCATTAGGGTTAACTCTTAAGACGGAGAATAAACCGCAGCTCATGGCATAAGACTCAATGTGTGACAGAGCAGAACCGCGAAGCATGTCATTCATAGCGCTTGAATTGCATGGAAAAACCGTTTTAGGAACAACACCACGTCCACAGCTGACCTTATATCTCGTATTGAATTTACCGTGGAGAATGAGATCGGCAAGATCTTGATATACAGGGCTGTTGATAAAAGCATGAACAGATTCCTGAATCTGGAGAATAATACTTTTCAGATCATTAATCACATGCTCTTTTTCGCCTCCCTCTACATCAAAATCGTACAGAGAGAGGGTGGTTATGATCTTACCCAAGACGGACCTGCTTAGTGTAATCCCCTGCGGTTGAGGTAGGTGCACAAGCAATCCTTGTGAACCTGCTGGTTTTCAAGGGGCTGCCCGTCTTTTTCATGCATAAGCTCCAATGGTCTATCTACAGTTGTTAAGAAACTACATCGAGTATATTGCACGATACTTAGGTATCAAGTCAAATTACTGTAACAGACCTACCGCAGGTGACGGTGCTTCATGATCGTCATCACCGCGCGCCGGGCTGGAGGTTTCGCCAGATAGGGACGGGACAAGCCCCGCATCAGATCTATTGCTTGATGGGCGGAAGGTTTGCCTTGGCCCATTGCGCAATTATTTTCACCGCATCAAGCGCAGAGACACTACCGTGAGCACAGTGTAGATTTTCCACAGGTTTTCCCGTAGCACCGTCCACTACATCCACACTCAGAAGACGCATCGGGCAGCTTGCCGGGTCAATGGCATAAGCCTCGGACTTTATCACCAGTTTCTTATCTGTACAGTTGTGCGAAACCCAAATTTCTTGCCTGATGGTGAAAGGCTCGTGGTACGCATACATGTTTTGGTGTATACGGCTTTCGGTATGGAACCATGACCAGCCTTCTTCCTCGCGTAGGACAAACCGCACCGCTTGCGGCACGTCATCTATAGTATCCCCGCCATGCAACCGGCTTAGTTCGTAGTAAATCTCACTCATACAGACAGCCTTGTAGTTGCTAGCATATTTGTTGATAATGCTGATTACTTGACTGAATCGAAGCATGAGACCGAATCGCTTTGGATTATCCTCCACCCACGTGAACAGCGGCTTAAACATAACCTCCAGCCCACTACTGGTTGCGCGAGAGTCGGTGATAGTGGGTATTGACTTAGGCATCTCCATGACTAGGCTCGGGAAGCACCCCGTATTGTTGAACCCAAACAGGAAAACCCACTCACCTACAGTCAAAACAAGCTTGTCTGTGTCGTCGATAAGCTCCAACGACATGGGTGCCCCACCGCACACGGCAGGCCGCTTCATAGCGTCGGCAAGCACCGCCGCGAGCATGGTGGTGTTTTTCACGTCAGTGTCCTTGTCCCCCTTCTCCCATTTCTTAAGGAAATCATAAGGCTTGTTCACATGTACACCACCGTTCTCTGTAGTGTAAGCAACAACGGTCAGCAGATCGTCAAGACTTGCTTTCTGGCTGTCCACAAGTGTTTTTGCGCTGCTATTCAGCTTCATGATGGTCACGGGTTTCCTCCTATTGGGATCTCAGGCACAGTTGTGCTTGAACATGGTTGGTGGCGAGAAGGGTGAAAGTAGCGTGCTTTGAATGTCAGGTTTAACATAGCGGCACAGTACAGAATGCAGTGTCACCCTAGTGTCAGTGCTTCCGCTGCAGAAATTTCTGTACAGTTCACACGCCTTTGCCTTCCTGTCTGTATTTAACCAAACCCCCTAGACACCAGTACCCCCATGAACACCCCCAGTGGATAGAACACCTAGTCGAATTGAAGGAGCTAGCCCCAACAGTATCCCTCATGAAAAGCCTATATGACAATCATTTAACGGTGGAGGCACTGACATATGGTGTGATGTCGTGCGTTCGCGCCCCACGACGGCAACGACAATCGCCCTGCGCGGCACGTACACAACAAACAAACTCACTAAGCCATGCAGCGCATCAACCATAGAAGCGCGTTTAAGGCATACGACAAGGGGTGGTCGCACTGCGACCTCCTCCACTCCCTTTCTGTGCTCCATCTTTTGTGTGCCGCGCCGGGTCAACGCATGCGTGCCTGTGTGTTGACCTCACGTCTGCGGCGAGAACCATCCACGCCTTTCCTTATCGACGTGACGGAAACCCATGAACTAACATGAAGACTGCAGGAAAACCAACCCCATTTGACTACACGGTAGGGAGAAAACCAATGGAGAAACACTGGATCACACCCGGGCGCGCCTACTACGCACAACTGGTGAACGAAACCGCCCAAAACGCCCTGAATATCCTAGAAGGTATGAACGTTGGCGGGACGGTGCCGCGAAAAGAATTTGCGAGCCGGATAGCACCGTATGACGCACCAACAGCACTGAAAGTGATAGATGATCTGGAGTCAATTGGACGTATTTCTGTGAGCAAAGACCTGAAAACCATCACTCGGCTAGCCTAAATCCGCCTCATGAGGCAGGGAAGCAACACCAACGCCAGGGCGGGAGTGTGTGTGCCGCCTGCCGCCGCGCGTCCACTGCACGCTTTTTAGCTATGAATCTGCGCACAAACAAGGCTTGTTGTGGGTGCTTTATTTTACGTAAGGGCCTTGTCCTCATACCAGCGGCAGAACGCATCAACCACAAGCTGCGGCGACGCGCGGAACGTCCCCTTCTCTCCCACAACCTTCATCTCAATACTCAATGCGCCCCGACAAATAGGCTCAATAATCGTCAACCTGAAAACACCCTTAATGTCTTTTCGAGTGGCGCGAATCGTGGTAATCAGCACGGGACCACCGTCATTTTCACTACGGTTGTTGAAACGAACATCCCAGCCGTCACCTATTGGAGCAAGGCAATCCATGAGGTGTCTGTACTGGTCACTGTCATTGAACCTTCTCAATTCACCACATGAGTTAAAATGAATACATTCCATTAAACAGCAAAGCTGACTAGGTAAAGGCGCGTCGAGTTCATTAATCATTGACATGTACTCAATGATCTTCCTGAACAGCAGGACAGCCTGCTCATATGTAAACTCAACAGGGAACCTCCATTTCAGGACTGGTTCGTAGTCAACACGGATTTTAGGCTTCTTGTCCCCAAACTGGTGTGACATTTCAGCAACAGGGAGCTTGGTCACCCAGTGCATAAAAAGGACGCGATCATCTGAATATAGTTCTCCCTGGAATGCCAGCAGAAACATCAAGTCGCCTACGCAAAGAACCAGGTTGTCTGTGTCCATAAGGTGGTAGATTCCGAAACGGAAATCCATCTTCCTGTTGAAACCCTGTTGGATACTCTCAATGGCGGCAGACGCGACATCTAGAGCGGATTCCACGCGGGAATCACGACAGCCCCACAACTCCTTGACATAATAATTCTTGTCGTGAACGAACTTATTGGGATTTACCGCCCCGTTTTCCGTTTGGTTATCCGCCACCATACGGAACGGTGAACGGTAGTCAATATCAAAGCTTGACATGCTTTCTTGCTTCCTTTCTTAAAGGGCAGCGCACCATTAACCACAAGTGTGCCGCTTGTTGTCTTGTTTCTTCCACCCTCATTTAACACCACCACGACACAGCCCGCCAAAATCACCCCAGAACATCACACCAAAGGGTGTAGGGGCAACATGAGACGGTCAGTCCCGCTGGCAGCCCACTGTCTTACCGTGGTGCCGCCACACACAAACAGCTTGCCGCTACCAGGGGGCGTAAGTGAGCTAACTCTTCATGCCTGTGCCCCAGAGAAAACAGCAAGGACATCAAACAGTCACACAAACAGCACTTTCCTAGTCCCCGGATCCTCGCATGTTTGATGCCAGCGGGCATGGGTTTCTGTGTTTTTGACATGGGCAACCGCAACAAAAGGGGTAAAAGCGTGAAGGCTTTCACCGCGCAGCATCACACGCTGGGGTATGCTAAATGAGACACCATCAAGGACGCGGCCGCGCCGGGAAACACGCCGGCGTCAACACCCAAACAGAGCTGCTAAAAGGAGACACCACGTGACAACCATCTACGCCGACCGGCCCGCCACCAAGAACAACCCCGTCACCGTGGAACACGTCAAACAGATGGAGTGGCTGTCAGTGGTGCCACGAAAATACAACCCACCCGCGTTTGAACCGTCAGGCCCGTACAACACCGCAATCAGCGGGGCCGAGTTCTACCTCATCCTTGATGGACTAGGCATCAGCTTTGAAGGGTTCGCCGCCGCCACCGGCAACCCAGCAACCAGCGTCAAATACTGGACACGACAAGACGGCATCCCCATTGCCGCCGCTATCGCCGTGCGCGACATCCAACGAATCACCACAGGGGTTATCGACGCTATGCGACGTAAAAGCTTCCGCTCCCCCATACCAGTGTTTCGATCCCACGGCTACCGGCAGGTCTTCGACTGGGTGCTACCGGAATCCTGGTGGCGCATGTGCATTGCCCGCGCCGGGGAGATGGGCACGTTGACGAACGTGAACTACCAGCACGGCTAAAAGCGGGGAATACGCACCCCACCCCGCCACAGCCCTTTATGTGAGCGGGGGCGCATCCTGTGCACACAGCGCACCTACGCGCCAGGAGCATCAATATGCGTGCCGCGCCGCTACTCGTGTATCCTGTTCCCTATGGACGGGCACGCAGCGACGTTTTCGTATACCGCCGCAAGCGCCTATCCTCATCGCCTTGGTTTTTGCGGCACCCGTGTGCTTCATGACGCACCCCAAATCTTTTTTTTGGCGGGAATAGGTTGCCGCAACTTAAGCATATGAGCTACTGTATCCACAGTAAACAACAAAGCCAACAACACATGTAAGGTGAACTTTTGAGTATAAAACAATACAACTGGATTCTAGTAAAAGATGCTAATCCATTTGAGATTATGGAGAAAATCAAAAAGGTTATTGAACCTATTTTCTTTGAGCACATGGACAAAAACATCATGACCGCCGCCCAGGTTGTCATTGATGCCAGAGGCGAACAAGTAACATGGAACGATACTTCTTTCGCCGCGCTTGAGCCACGTGAGGGTTTCCAGTACTCCAAGAAGGCTCTGCCTGTAAAAGATAGGCTGCATAGGCTGGTTGATGAGATGGTTCGTTTCACTGACCATCTCCATAAAATTGATTCAGTAACTTTCAGCCCTGCAGACATTGGGTATACCGTTTGTATGCTTCCTGGTCCTGATATGGGCGATGTTGTGTTTCGCGTGTTTTCCGAGTTGAAAACGTACAACGATACGCTAAAGACAAGCGGTCTTGGTGAGGATTTTTCCTACTGGGACAATACTGACAAAGACGATCATATGTCTGATGAGGAATGGGAGTTGAGGAGAAGCTACTGGGAGGGTATGCCCAATAGGTCAATTGGTGATATGAGTTTATCTTTTACTCATCCCGCCAGGGTTGAAGCAATTATGGCGCTTAACGACACATGGGTAAAACTACACAAAATGCGTGCACAATAATAATTAAAGGCAAATAGTTTTTGCACAGTAGCTTCTGTGTTCTGACTATTTGCCTTATGTTTTGCTATTGGGCACCCTCCATGTCGGAATGCTCGCTGTGGTTTTGAATGTAGGTGCGGGCTTCCTCTACGGTGGTAGGCGCGTTCGCGTGAATGGCAGACAGGATTCCCAACACTAGGTTACGGTGCTCATCGTCGTATCGGGTACTCGGGGGAACATCAATGACCTGCACACCGCCATCCTTGGTGAGGGTTGCTCGTATGCGCTTTACGATGTCACGCTCCTCAATTTCGGGAATAAGTGGGGTATTTGGGAGAAGCTTGCCATCTTTGTACTTGTCGTAGTAGCTAGGGCACAACATCGGAATGATCGCATCCATCCCTGACGCAAGCACCTCAGTGTGAACTCGTTGACCACCTCCTTGTTGTTCGTAGGTTCGACCAACATAATGGCTGTAAAAATCGCCAGGGAGAACAAGGAAATCATCAACCGCGCGCGCTTGAACCGGCTCAGCGCCTGCCGTCCTACGGTCTAGGAACGCGAGGCACGCCTGATGAATCTGCGGCTCCACCTCCATATCGTGCGACATTTCATGCACCACTGTCCCATCGCGTTCTAGCCCAATGCCGATGACGCACGCATTATTCATTTCCATGTCCCCCAACTCAACTGGGTCTGTGGAGCGCACCCTGATGCGTTCCTTGCCGTCAACCTCAGTGAAAGTGTCCATGACGATACTGTAGTACTCCCCGTTGCGGGAGGTGAGGTTGCCCACTGAACCTGGTGACTGTTCATGCCGCGCCACCAGATCCCGCACGGTCTCCAGGTTTTCTGCCGTCGCTAGGGGGAAGAAATTCTCGTACAGTGCTTTGCCCATTTCTCTTTCAATACCTGCAGCTGGATCATCACCCAGACTGTCCAAATAGGTGATGAATGTAGCATCGTCGAAAACCCCATCATCACCAATGAACGTGTTGAATCGTGAGTCATCCAGTGGTGCCGCCATTAGACCACGCTTGGACACAGCACCTACAACGGCACGCCGAACAACCGGCTTGATGAATTTCATCCCGTCAGTCCAGTAGGAATTGAATCCCTCGCCGTATTTCCGCTCGTTGTAAACGACGGTCAGCGCATCACGTTGCTTGTTGCGCTTGTCATGCAGGAAACGCGGGAAGAACGCCGACATACGCTCAAAACGATCCTTAAGGCGCTGCTCCGAGTCCCCCTCCCACCGATCAACCTTAATGACACCAGTGTGATCGTGCCCTGTGGATTCCTTTAACGCTGTCCGAAACGCCTCCCGGTAGGCATCCCAGAAAGCATCCTTATACAGTTCTAGTGCCGCGCCCCTCACCCCAGAGATAAGCATGTCAATGAACTCATTCACGTCATCCTGTGGCACGTCGCCCTCGAATAGCGAGGCAACAAAATCTGGATCATAGAACCTCCGATGGTCGGACTTTTGAGCAATCCCTGATGAATCGCACGGGAGGAATAAGAAAATCGTCATGGACATTGGGTTTCGGTCTTCTACTTCCCCTGCCCGCTGCAGTAATCGCACTAGCCGATCACAAGGCACGTCATCGCCGTGGGCGCGCATGCCCATTATCTCTGCGAAACCGGTTTTCAGCTGCGGTTTATGAAAAAGCGGAACAAGATCATCAGTAATGGAACTCATCTCATCCGACAAGTCAATGACCCCCTCATCAAGTAACGATGCAGCCTTCACAATAACATCGTCTACGCGGTTAAACCGCGTGGGAAACCCCTGTTTTTCGAGAATGTCCAGGGTTTTCATCAACGCCAGCGCATCCACGTAACTACCTACGTCGCGGACCTTAGACTCGTAGTCCATGCGGCACTGCTCCACCACGGCATCATCTTCCCCTTCGGGCTTGCGCGCCGTCACCAGCTCGGCATACGCCAGCCGTGCCCGCGCCCTAGTCTCATCCCTAGCGGACGTAAGAGATGCCACCAGCGCAGCTTTCTGGGCATCATCCAATGCTGATACCGCCGCGAAATCCACGGAACCTGGATCATGACACAACGCCAAAACCTGTGCGTCCAAACCAAACACTGTCTCGTCGCCAACACCACCCGCATCAACAACAGGGGCGAGCACCGAACTGTCAGGTGAATGCTCCACGGCGCCGCCGCTATTCTTTGCTGCCGCTGACACGCCAGCGGACCCACCAATAGTGGGATTTTGTGCACAAGTCATAAGTTTTCCTCTGCTTCCTTTCTTGCTGCAGTATGAATCACTGCACATTTAACAGTATCCGCTACACCCGCGCATACAAAAACGCACCCCCATAAAGGGAGCGCGCTTTCACTATATCCACCACTACACTGCCACCATCGTTGTGCGACAGTGTTTGTGCGCTACCTACACCGTTGGCAACAACAGCACACTATACATTGCCATGAACTCGGCATCCAAGGGGCAATTGAACCGCTCCTCATACCCCAAATCATGGTCAACCAGACGATCATCCCCCATTATCAGGTGGAAGCCCTTATAGTCATCCAAGCTGTTTTCCGAAGGGTGATCGTCGTACAGCGCTGCAGCGCCGCTATTATCGCGCCGCCGAATACGGTCAAGGCGATTTTCTGGACTCACCTCCAGGCGAATCAGCACCCCACCCAAACCGCGCAACATGTCAGCCTCATTGGGGTATCGCATATCATCAACAATAACTAGACTCGTCGGGGTAGCATCGGTAACTGACTCAGTGTCGCCTTTCGCGCCGCCGCCCGTGGCGCCCATAATGGGTTCCTTGTTGATGTTCCGAATGACCTCACGCAGCTGCACCACCCAATAATCAGGATTCTGGGCGCGCCGGGCACCGCCCCAGTGTTGCAGTAGTTGACGTGAGTGCTCGGTTTTCTCATACACGTTGATCTTGCCTTCCGCGTCGTCGCAGATGGCGGCGAACGCGGCGAGGGCTTCCTCATCCGCCGCCGGTACACCCAGCCCCGCCAGGATTTGGTTGGTGAGTTTGCCATGCTTGTGGTGTGCGTCGATAAGCTTTGTGGTTTCGGCACGCAGCGCACCGGCGAATGACAATCGCTGCGCGGGGTCTGTCCACGGTGATTCCGCCACGGTTTTCACAATCGCTTCCGCCAGTGTGGACTTGCCTGCACCAATCTTGCCTGAAATGCCAATGACACAAACATCAATGTCATTTCTGGTAAGGGCGTGTTTCCCGTTTGTCATGTTGGTTTCTCCTTGACTTGTCTTGTTGTCTATTGTTGGGTTGTTTTTACTATCGTGTTCTTTGCGATGGTGCGTGCTTTTTCTGCTTGGTAATGTGCCACATTCCGCAGTGCTGACACAAGTAGGAAGACCGTGGCAGCTTTCCTCTCCCTTTGCGCTCGGTGTGCATGTGCCTGATGAACGCATCCGCTGAGCGTCGTGTCACGAACTTGACCTTCCCCTGCACGTGGCACCTAAACCGGTTGCCTTGTCGGTGAAAAGACTCCTGGGAAGACTTCGGAATAACCCTAGCCTTCCGCTTCCTGTTTTTATGTGTCATTCCGTACCCGCTTTTTCACATGCTTCGGTGACAGTCGCTTAGCCATCTTGTTAACCTTCGCGCGGTACGCATCCTCCGTCAAGTGCGTGGTGTGCCACATGCCGCAATGCTTGCAATGGTACGCCCGCACAGGGTTAAATCCCTTATGTCCCTTCAATTTGGTGATGTAGTCAATAAACTCCTGTGCCGCCGCCTCATCCACGAACTGCACCTTACGGCTAATCAGACAACGCCGCCGCGACCTGCTCGGGTGTTGGTATTTCCTTTTGCTTTCCTTTTTGGTTTTTAGCCTTTTGTTTCTCCGGGGCATAAAACACCGTCCTTTTGTTTTACTTATTTCCGTTTATGTGGTTTTCATGTTGGTTTCCCAACATATGTGGGACTTCCCAGGAGGGTGCCTATATGTGGGGAACCACATGCAATAAGAATACAGTGCAGGACGAGTACGGTAAACAGTAAACGCAGCAGGAACGACAAGACACTAGAGACGATGTGAGCACGCGGGACACCAGCGGAGGAGGACAATCCTCCAACATACACAGTGAGGTTCTGCCATACGGGGTAAACTAAACGAACGCCATCAAGCACACCACACCTTAAAGTGGGGGAGGTAGGATCTATGTGTGCGCCAGGGCGCAAAACACTCACATGCCAGCCTAGTGAAGCTGACTCTGTTCAGGCATGGGAAAAGGGTACAGACACTGCTCTAACGCTTCACTATCCTCAGCTGAAAGCAACCCATAGGTAATGATTTCACCATCTAGCATTTTCTTTCCTCTTTCCTATAAATCCTATACACCAATACGGGAGTGCGCTGAGCTGAAACAAAACAGGGGTTGCTCACTTATCCAGCAAGCAACCCCAGATACTCTTTCAACACATGGTTGACGAGCTAAACACAGTCTAACACAGCACCGTTGGGGCGGGCGAGGAAGTGTGAGTCTGGGCGGTCTCAGTGTGCGCCGAGGGTACGCTACGCTAAATGTTTGTCTGTGGTATCAAAGCTGGACTATCCTGAAGCAGCCAAAGACTAGTGTTACCAGCAGACTTTACCTGCAGGGCAAGCCTCATGATTTACACCCACGACTTGCCACATTAGACGCAAGAGAGAAGAAGTATATTCATGTCAATAAACTACGAAAAAATTATCAACCACATGTTTAAACCCCTTGGTATAGAGTGCAGGGGTGTAACGAAAGACACCATCTCCAAAGTGGATCACTATCATTTCCCAGTCAATCAGACACCAACGCGGGAACCGTTTACCATCGTTGCCACAATCCAAAACGATGACCTGCAAAGAATTAGCTTCATTCGTGATGACACTATCGTGATGCAGTATGTATTAGATGGTGGCATTGGCGATATTGGGCGTTATATTGACATTATGGAGCGCCACAACTTTGACCTGGAGTCCATCAAAAAGGAAGAGACATCAAATAGGATCATCTGTAGTGAAGATGATCTTCGTCACTGTGTAGTTGACCCCATAGATCTATACTTTTCGGAAAACGTCACTGAGCAGGGCGATGCTTTTTACATAGAATCGGCTAATAAGGACTTCACATACTCGGTTGAATATGTTTCAGACAAAGATCCCTACGTCTTAGTAAGAAGACTGTTTCGTGGAGATAATGAGATGTTCCGACTTAGTGTAGATAACTTGGATTCATCGTATTTGTTTGCTTTTATTGCTCAACTTACGTTTGGGAACACCCCTGTGAAGCTATGGGAAATACCTACGCGATAAACAATGGGTGCGCGTGAAGAATAATTGGTGCCCTGGATCAGAATTGAACTGATGCCTCCTGCTTTTCAGACAGGCGCTCTCCCAACTGAGCTACCAGGGCGAACAACATAAAGGTTCTAATCCTTGTTGACGAATGCCGCAATATCATACAACAGGTGCTTAACGATTAGGCAATGGCGGGGGTGATTTTCACCCCCTTTTTCTCCCCATGTCTGCAGTGGAAAATATAATAAAAACCATGATGGAAAATGAACTGAATCCGCTATACAGCGCAGAGGTGCGCGCCCGCATGGAGCCACCGGGTTTCCGCACACTGGTCTCCTTTGAGGAGAAGCTAGAAGCGGCACGCACTGCAGCACGACAAGTTGAGGGAAACCGCCCAGGTATACGCATCATCGGTGCCTGCGTATATGGTTCCCACATGAAGGGGCTGGAAACCAGACTGTCTGACAATGATGTTTTACTCATCATGCAGGACAAACACACTAAAGCATTCAAGGCTGCCGGTGGCGACATCGCCACGCAGAACCTAGATATGTTCATTGAAAAGCTGTCCACCTCGTGCGTGTATGTGGGGGGGCTGATGTCCCCTTACTTCCTCACTACCTCTGACTATAGAGGACTGTTCGGAGCACTCACCGTTAATCCCTACCAACTGCAGGTGCGCATGAATCGGATCGTCTTTGAGGCAGTCCGTTCTTACCTGCGGAGACCAGCGGAACGGCAGAACCTACACAAACTAGCCCGAAACATCATTGCCGACCAATGGCTGTCCGAAACGCTTAACCCACTAGTTGGGCGAGACGTACTCTACGTCGATAACCCTAACGTAGATAAGGCTCTGCGGCACGCCGAAAAAGTTTCAGGACATGCGGGCTTGTTTGCGCCCCTATACGCCGGTGACGGATACTTGTTCAATAAGGCTGAACGATAAACCCGCACCCCTTGCCAAAAGAGCACCAATAGGTTTCCCGTGGGGTGTTTGACTATACGCAGTCAAACATGTCTACCATGAGATGTAGGATACCCAAAAGAGCACAGAAAGGATAAACACAATGGACTTCATTCTGGGTGTTGACCTCGATAACGTCACCGCCGACTACACAGCAGGAATCGCGCAATTCATGAATGAGGAATACGGCTGGAGAGAGGAGGACACCCCACCGCCAACAGACTATGACTTCATCAAAGCTGCGGGCTGGCCTTTTTCCGACAGGGCGGATTTCCTGCAAAAGCACCAAGAGTTCGTTGACCGTGGCGGACTCTTAGGGCTTAAAGCCATGGAGGGCGCGCCAGAAACCCTCCATGCGCTGGTTGCAGAGGGCGTGAAGATCAGGGTGATAACCCACCGTCTCCTGCGCAACGGCACCTACACACAGGTCATGTCGGACACAGGGCGCTGGCTTGATGCACACCATATCCCATTCCACGAGATCTGCTTCACAGGATTGAAAGCATCAATCAACGTCAACCTGCTTATCGACGACGCGCCAGAAAACATCAGCGCAGTGCGCGCCGCAGGAATGCCCGTGGCGGTCTTCGACCAGCCCTACAACCAACAGTTCGACGGGCTGCGGGTGCGCAACTGGGAAGAAGTTGGGAACCTAGTTCGTGACATGATGAACGGTAGCACCGGCATGACAGACAATGAGAATGCCGCCAAGAAGCCAATCATTCAGCAAATAACCAGCGAGGAAGCTCGACATGAACTAAAACGTCTTATCGCGCAAGTAGGTGACATAGAGGATTTCACAGAGCGTGCCCATAGGTACGAACTGTCACCAGAAGAGGTTGCCGTCTGGGAGCAAATCGACGATCTACGTTGGCTGCTGGGTGAAGATGCGAGGAAAGTGTAAAACCTCCTGAGCAAAGCATACAAATCTCCCCTGGTGAGAAATGAAACCGGGGGTTTTCTAACCTAAAGAGACATAAGGGGCAGCTGCTATATCAACGCGAGAGGGGAAGAGTCGAGCGTAAGTAGGCGTTTGGGGAATTTCTGGACCAGTAGCCCTACCTGGATAGCCCAAACATGTGCATGCGGGCAACACCCACGGCAGCATGGAAAAACCCTTTAGGGGCGCGGTACGACGATTCCCCGTCATCTTCATAGATAATAGTGATAACTGTCATATGATTTTCGTCAACATGTACACTTCCCAGTTCATCCAGCGTCATGGTGTAATACAGCTCATGTACGAGGGCGCTGAAAACCCGCAACCAGAAGTCAACATTGTTCAGTTGCTGGTCAGGAAGTACAACACTAGAATGAAGCCTACTGTTAATACCGTCCACCTCCTTAATGTCGCCCAGCTGGAACAAGCTAAATGATTCACCAGACGACAAGCCCATTCCGGCGCCTGTGGCGAGCGCCTGACTTATCGTCGTCGGCACGCTGTTATCGCTCAGCGGAGTCACCCACGGGCAACGCACGGCATCACTTGACTTGTAGGTGCCAGGCTGCAAGGACACAACAGCCTCATCACCAAACCCGTAGTCAGACTCAATGTCTTTTAATGAAAATTTCATTCATCTTCCTTGTCTCTTATCAAATAAACTAACAGAGGTGTAGTCGTGTAGTGTTCAATCCGCCCATGAGACTCACTTAGCGCTGAAACGTTGCGTAGCAGGCGGGCGCAGGTTAGACACATTTCCCTTACCTCACCGCAGATCCAGTGTCAGGAGTCGCCCCGCCCTAATGAACCAAACCTCAATTTCGGGGGAGGAAACAACTTGAAATAACATTCAGGATCTGTCTGTAGTAGGCGAATCCGGTTCCGATACAGCGGATCGTTATCATCGCTGTAGTAGCAACTACTGCACAACGACAAGCTGTCTTGAATGGTCATATACATATCCTTTTCCGTCTTGTTTGATTTACTGTCCTCAGTGGAAACAGAGCGGATTTAATAAGCGCCACATCACCATTAACCATAGTCGAGCACAAAGCGCCCAGTCCACGCATTAGGCAAGCACAATTCCCTACCCTATTCTCTCGTCACCCCTCCCGCGCAGAGAGCGGGCCGCATATAGGTATAGGATTGCGCGAACAGTTCCTCCACGCACCAGAAACAGACACCCAGACACCAGGGCATGTCTGCCGCCGAATTAACCATGCGTTATCGCGCCGGGCGATGAGCGGGCACCAGATAAGGGCGCGGCGCCCGCGATTCACCCTCACCCCTGTCTCCGCCGCCGTTGATTCATGGATGTTCCTACTATTCAGGGCGCTTGTGTACTGCTGTTAACAACCCTAGTACTAGTTGTCGATGCTCCGCGTCGTATCGGTGCGTTGGAGGGGTGTCTACGACGCGGATACCGTCATCTGTCTCAACGACACCAAGATCCTTGGTGATGCCGTTTTCTGTGCGGTTCCCGCGTATGCGACTGCCGTCGTTGCGTTTGGTTTCAACAAAGAGACGCGACATGTGCATAGGAAAAATAGCCTCAACTCCCGTGGTGAACACCTCTGTATGAACAGTGTTCTCATAATCGCGTCCGGTGTAGTCGCTGTAAAAGCCGTCTGGGATAAGCTCAAAGCCTTTGCCTCCGTCGTTGGGGTTTACCTCCTGCTTTTCTAGTCCCTGGGTGCGCCGGTAGAGGAAGTTTTTGCAGGCAAGGTAGATTTGCGGGTTACGTTCCATCTCGTGCCCCATCTCGTGAATGATGTGATCCTCGGATGGCACACCAATAGTGATTTGACTTACGTTGGATACGTAGGTTTTACCCGTGGTGACTTTTCGTTGCGAACGGACGCGGATGCGTTCTTTCCCGTCGTAGCCGGTAAAGGTGTCTGTGACAACTTTGTATACCTTCCCTTTTGATACTGCTATTTGGTAGTCGCTGTCGTTTTCCCTGCGTTCAATAGCTTCCTGTACTAGCTTAAGATTCTCTGGCGTTGCCAGAGGGAAAGTCATATCGTAGTTTTGTCGCTCAAAGTCTTTTTCGTGCTCATGTTCAAGGCTATCTAGGTAGTCACGGAATCCTTGGTTGTCCACTTCCCCATCGTCGTTGATGAATCTCGTGTACTCGCCGTGTGCCTCACTACTCAGTACAGGGTGATCTCTAAAAAGAGCGTCCCGCATGTACAGCACGGGGTGGCTGTTTTTGTTTTTCTCCAGGAACTGGTCGCTCATGTGGTATGAGCGCGTACCGGGACGCCATCTGACTTCCATGCCGTTGATTTCTTTTTCGCGTGATTCGATGAGTTCGCGGGGGAAGAATGTTGACATGTTTCTAAACGTTTCTTCGAGGCGTTTTTTAGATCCGTTTTTCCAGCTATCGATGGTGATGGATTTGCTGTGGTCGTGCCCAGTGGATTCTTTGTAGCTTTCTTGAAAAGCTTCACGGTACCTGGATCCGTAGATGCGTGCGTAGGCGCGGCACCCACAGCGGCGCGCGGTGTGGTGAAGGATGCGCATCATTGCGTCGGCATCATCTTGTGTGAAGCCGTTTTGCTCAATGTCGAGGTAGGTATCAAAGTCTGAGTACTTTCGGTATTCTTCCTCGTCGTTGGTGATGTAATCAGATCTTAGGCACTCGTTTTTCATTGCTTCACACCAGTCGTCATGCTCATACGTGCCTGCTATTTTCAGGATGTAGTTCTTCATTTCCTCTGGCGTGATTTTCTCCCCGGACTCGTGTTTTTCGCACATTTTCAGGAAGTCTTCTCGCAGGTCAGGGTGGGTAAGGTGTCGCACCCCAGTGCGCAGGCGAGCATCAACGTCCAAACGCATGGAGAAGTCCTGCTTTTCAACAAACGGGGCGATAGTGTCAGACAGCCCCGCCAGAGTGTCAATATGTGACGGCAACCCTTGTCCCTCCATGCGGTTAACCAGACGCAGCGTGGCCGCCGCATCAACGTGCGCCCCTAAGTCCTGGGCAAGGGTCTCGTATTTGTCTACAGCTTTCCACCGTGCTTCCTCATCGGTGCCAGCGTCAAGGATTTTTTGGTACAGGCCCACGGCTTGTTCTTTTTGCTCCCTGATCATGGTGTCGTGGAAAGACAAGACCTCTTCCCGACGCTCTGGGGACAGTTGAGACACGCTAGCTAGGTCAACCAGGGCGGGTGTGGCGCACAACTGCGCTGCTAACTGGTTTTCCTTCATTGCGGCATCAATGATCGCCGCGCCGCCGCCTTCTATGGCAGCGGCAACCGCTTCCTCGTTGAGGGGACTGATTGATGCATCGCGTTTTTTACGCTCTTTGGTTGCGTGATAGTGGGAGCGCTGGTAGGCGCGGCGACGTTCGCCTCTGCTGCAGGGGCAGCGGCGCCCACCTAGTGAAAGCTTTCGGCACATAACGATTCGTCTTTCTGTGTGTTTCTGTACGGTTTTTACTTTTGTTTAAGTCCGAACATGTGGGTTTATTTGGTTTTATTAAGGATTATGCGGGCATGACATCCCGCGTGGTTGCGTAATTTGGGTAGTCAGTAAAAGAGAGACACGGGGTATGGACCCGCCGCGCCCACGCTGGCACTGCACGGATAGGCAGAGGAGATCTGATCACTAGAGGTAGGTGCGTCTCACACGGGAAGGCTCTGGCGTTTTTGCGGGTGTCAGGGCGCGCGAGACACTGGCAAAAACAGAGACGGGGTGCCCATGTGTTACACTGCGGATCCGCGCTGTCACAAGTTTCCCGACAAACAGCCTGTGCTATCTGTGCTTACTAGGCTTTTACATGGGCACCACGTTTCCTTCGTCCCTGCTGTGCAGTCACGGTGGGTAGCCTGAACGATGAATCAACGCTAACGCCCTCCGCCGCGTGTTGATGGGTTGTGTGCCGATGCCAGTATTCCCATGATGAGGTTGCGGTGCTCAGCGTCGTAGCGCTCAATGGGTTCTATCTCACGGATACCTATCGTGCCGTTGCTTTCGTTCGCGCCGACGCTGATGTTTTTGGTGATGCCAAAATAGTTGCCGTCATTGAGCGAATCGAACAGATCTGGGGTTTCACTAACCGTGGTGCGCGGTTCAGAGAAGATGTGCTGCATGCCCATAGAGAACACCTCTGTGCTTGCACTGTTGGGGTAGTCGCGCCCAACGTAGGTGTTGAAAAATCCATCGGAAATCGCCTCAATAGCGACAACACCTGTCTCGAGGTCGTCGAACAGGTAGCTTGCGGGTTCTAGTCCCTCTGTACGCCTGTGGAGGAACTGTTTGCACGCCATGTAGACCTGCGGGTTCTTCTCCACATAGTGGGCGAACTCGTGTGTGAGGTGCCCGATGGGTCGGTGTGATTCTTCGTTTTCGGCAAGGTTGATGACGGGGACGTGAACAGTGTCGGTGACTTTCAGGCTGCGGGCGGACACTAGTCCGACACGCTGTTCACCGTCATAGCCTGTGAAGGGGTGTGCCTTGATTTTCGGCGCGGTTTTACCGACTTTGCTTTGGGCGCCCTTCTTTTTGCCGTTCTGGATGGAGATTGCTTCCAGGATTCCCGACATGGCGTTCTGATCACTTGCTTTAGGGAACAACCTGTCGTAGTGGTCTTTCAGTATCTGGCGTTCATCATCGTTGGCGGCATCATCAAGGGCCTGCTGGAATGCCTTGTTGTCTACCTCGCCATCGTCGTTGATGAATCGCAGGACAGGCCCGTAAGGCATCTCTGCGCTTCCATCCTCCCAGCTTGACCAAAAGGGAAGCTTTTTGGTGGTCTGTATGGTTTTCTCCCGTGAGGAAAAGCTAGGGCAGCTCCCCTCATTGACGGTAACGGCAAGCCCAGGGTCACGTTGCGTGGCGTAGTCAAGTAGTGCCTGCGGGAAAAGCCTTGATGCATTGTTTGCCGCAAAAAGTGTCATGGGAGTTGCGGTGTCGTCAAACTGGGTGGCGTTGATACCGTGGTTAAAATCATCGCCCTCTATGTCTAGAGAGTTCCAGTAGGCCAGGTGGTAGTAGCGTGGTTGCTCATAGGCGTAGTCAGCGGCGTAGGCTTCCTGGAGTTTCTTCCCTGCTTTTTCCCGCTGCGCCACGAACATGTCAAACATGGTGCTAGCGTCGTCGTTGCTCATGCCCTCCCATGCCAATTGGGACACTAGTTCTGGGTTGTGGTACTTGTGCCACTCAGGATCTCTCATGGAATCAATATTCATTGAGTTCAACATGAATTTACCGAGATTTACACGGTCATCCTCAGACTCATTGTCATTAAGTAGTGAAGCAAAACCTAAAATGTCTTCCTCACTGATGGCGCCGCCGCGCTCACGCTTTGCTAGCAGATCCTCAAACGCCCGCTCCTTATCAGGGTCGGTCATCGTATCGAAAGCGTAGGAAAGGGTGTCGTCGTCCTTCATGAGCCGAACGGCATTGCGGGCCTCAATGGTTGTATCGTAATTCTTGACGTAGCATGCCATGTCTTGGATGTTGTCAAAGTCAAACCGCCAGTGGCGGTCTCGCATCATGTCAACCAGGTTGACTGTTGTCAGCGCGTCAGTGGCGGCACCCAACTCCTGTAGCTTAGACTCATAGGCAGCCGCTTCCTTCCCTCCAATCAGCGACGAACCAATAAACGAGCCTTCCGTATCAGTGCGCAGACCCGCCGCGTCAAGCGCCGCATACAGATCTTGCGCCTCTTCCCTTAGCTCGGCAACCTGACCAGCGTAGAACTCCCTCAGTTCCTCCCGTTCAAGACGAGAAAGACTACCCACTGTCTGAATATCCATGAAATCAGGAGTTTTGAGCATCAACATACGCCCCTCTGAACCGTCAGCATCGTTCAACGCTGACAGCAACGCCTCGGGAGAAACCCCATCCAGCGACTGATCAACCATGCCGCCATCCGCCACCCCCGGCGCGCTCGTACCCGTGGTTGTTGTGGTGATGTCGTTGCCGTCTGTGTCTATGATTTTGTGTGTGATGGTGGTTTTTTTGGTTTTTCTGTGTTTGGGGTGGGTGTTTTTTGCCCAGGATTTTTGTTGCTTTTTGGCGTGGTAAAGGTTTCGTTGGTAGGCGCGTCGGCGTTCGCCGCGACTGCAGGGGCAGCGTCGTCCGCCTAGTGAGAGTTTTCGGCACATGGTGTGCTCCTTGGTTTTTGGTTTGTAGTGGGTTTGCTGTTTGTTCTGTGTTTAATGATAGTGAAAAGGTGTGTGCACACCGTTTTTCTTGTCCCTTATTGGGTGGTTTTTGTCTGGTTTTGGGGTGCGGTTCACAGGCGTGGCATGTGATACGACATGCCGCAGTGGCGCCGATTGCGGACACGTAGGGCGAGTCGCGTCACGGTTTCTTTACGTCTTGTGTGTGGTATGCACGGTGTGTAGAGGGCGTTGTTGGGAGCGTATGAGTGGCATCGCTTCGCCGTAGTAGTGCGGTGGCGGGGTTGTGGGGCGCTACGTGTAGTGGAACGGGACACATGGTGTCGCTGTAGAGTGTGGACAGCGCCGGGGTGAGTGCAGTGTTTGTGGCGTGTTTTGTGCATGCTTACCGTTTCCCCGATGGACCTGTGGGGGTGCTTGTGGGTTACAATGAGGAGTACACATTGAAAACAATACTCAACAAAGTGAGGAATGGATTATGACAAACGACAGCACAGATTCTGTTGATGTAAGGAAATGGCCTATTGTCGTGGCCACGGGGGATTTGGGGCAGGTTTCCTGGACCCCGCACAATGGGGACATTACAGAGGAAGACCGCCCGCTTCTGCTGGGTGAGGGGTGGCTTTTTGGTGACCCCAGCATGAAGCAAAAGGTAGTGGACCTTTTGGACGATCCAGAAGTTGACAGCGTTCTCGTTGACGGGTGGGCGCATTACGAGTTCACGGAGTCGCGTAGGCATCCTTACGATATTGTGGTTGCCATGCATCGTATTCTGCACGGCAGGGGGACTCTCAATGAGAAGGGCTATCGGTTGTTGGGTGAGGCTGTGCCTGCGTTGGTGGCACCGGAAAACAATGACCCCAACGTCATTTACTGACGCTGGGGTCTAAGGGGGGTGGGGGCGTATTACCAGGTTTCGACGCGGAGTTCGTCGAACTTAATTTTCTTCCAATCACCTAGTTCAAATTCTTCAAAGAACTTGTCAAAGAGGGGGACATCTTCTGGGTTGAGGGTGCTGGCGTTGCGCGCTCCATCCCAAGATAGTTCGTTGTTTTCGTCAACGGGCATTTCAAGGTGGTTGTCGGAATGAACGGTGATGAATGCCGCAACTTCACGCCATTCGTCTTCACCCCAGTTGTCAAAATCCTCATCCTCCATATCCTCTGGAGGAGTGGCGTGATCCGCCATGTTGATGGCTTTTGTGGCATCGTCCCACATCTCGAATTTTTCATCTTTGAACATTTTTATTACTTCCTTTCTAGTTTCGTGAAGCTTTCCTCTTTGTGGCTTCACCCTTATCTTTGATAATGAATTTATATTAAGTCATCATCTGTAGTTTGTCAAGCAGGGGGTGAAAACGGGGGTATTTTAAGCAAATGCCCTTAATTAAAAAGCCTCACATGCTGCATAAATAGAGCGTGGGGCTTTAGTTCTACCAATGGCGGTGAACATTGTACCGCTCGACGGAACGGTATGGATTTTTCCGATAAGCGTTTGTGCAATATTTATTTAATGACTCTAGATCATCAAAGAACTTTGGGTTGTCCCTCAAGATTAATCCCGAGTCATCATCTCTCCACTCCATGATTAGTTCGTACCCCTCATCAGTATGAAGGTATATGCCAATGATATGTCCGTTGCATGTTGTGTAATTCGTTGCACCTCCAAATCCAAAAAACTCCATTGCCAAACCTAGAGTCGTCCTGAGGAGGGTTTTCTGGCTTACCAAGTATTCCTTGAACCCTTTCAGGTCAATTTCACCCTTGAACCTTGCCGTGTTGATTTCTGGTATTTCTACCTTCTTTTTCACCTTCCCGTTAGGGAAGGCATCTAGTGGTGTTGGAAATTTCTTGTTGGTTTTCATTTTGAACCCTTTCTGCGAGGAGCTTGTCTGTAACTTCACCATAGGCATTATGAGTTATATATGTCAAGTGGGGGTGAAAAAGTTGCACTATAGTCATCCCCGAAAAGGTTTATTCAATATTCCTCGCAGGCGAGTCCCTATGTCCACATGTCAATCACAATGGCAGAGCACAGAGGACACGCTCGATACCAACCGCTCCGCTTACGTGCAGGTAGCTCCCAGTTCATGTACCTACGCTGCTGATTGTTCTGCAGTGATGACTCCCCCGCCGTTGCGGATCCGTTTGGCTTCCTTTTTGAAAAACATTCTGATTAACGCTTTCGGAATGGTGACACCACCCCCGGCAGCACCACCTACCGGCGTATCTTCATCCATACCCACGTCCCGGCGCGCCTGCATCATTTTGAACCACGGGGTGCCGTCTTTGCGTGTGTGTTCGACTAGTTCAAAGACGTTCATGCCGCCGTAGGTGGCGATGACGGCATTGACGATTTCTTTGTGGGTGTCGGTGAGTCGGGTCGCGTCGCCGCCGAAGTCATGGTTAGCGCTGACTTCATGTACGCCTGGGTGTCGATGGTGAATGGCGGGCACGACAGGCCCCAGCGTCCATGCTTCGAAGTCTTCTGCGAAAAGGGGCGTGTTATATGCCCCGTAGTGCCAACCCTGGCAGAACCACAGGAGCCTTTGCAGCTTCACCGTTTCAAGCTTCCTGTCTTGTGCGAGCTTGGATAGGATATACGCGCTGACATCGCGCGCGCTGATTGTGCGGTGTGTGGCGGGGTGTTTGGTGGTGTGACCGTTTCTCAATGCTTCTCTCCCTTAACTCTGCTGCGTGGTCTTCACTGTGTCTGCTGGCGTGTTTCGTGTTTATGGTACTGCATACCAAAGCAATAATAAAACCCTATAGTTTGGCGCTGCATTATAGGTAACCCCTGCAGCGCAGCGGCACGCAATGAAGAGGAACAACGGGAAGGAAGGGGCGGACGCTTTTTGTTCTGCCCATACTTACATCTCAGCAACTTGCCGACGCGCGGCGTGGCACCCCAGTAGTTTGATTGCTTTCACCTCGCCGCTCTATATGCCGGTGCCTCGCAGAGACACCTGCCTAACTGCAGTCAAAAAGCAACCCAGAGGGTGAACCACAAGGGGGCTTCTTTTAGAAAAGAGGCTTTAAGCATTACCTTTCTAGTCCCCTACGGGAAATACTCAAAGGATCCACAGACAGGGCACGCCGCTCTCCAGGTGTATGCGCGGTGCAGCAAAACAGGACAACACATAGGCGCCGGCATCAACAACATCAAGAAAGAGGGCGGCATTCGCCAACACAACGGGAGCATTCAACGCACTTCCAGGGAGCATGCAAAGGCGACGGGTGACGGCAAGATACAAGGAAAGCACTGCGAAACAAGGGGGCTTGCGGCACCAGCGCGGTCGCTCACGGCGCCCCATAGTTGCCAACAAGACACACCACGCAGCAGAAAACCCGCGCAACCCCTGGCGCGCCGGGTATCACTAGAGAAGATCCGCTGCCGGTGCCCCGCACCTGCAGAAAGCACGGCAACAGTTACTCCTACCGTGCACAACCACGTCTGAGGCTCGCCGCAACGGCCGCGCCCCCGCGCCATCACGACAACCAGCAAGAGACACACGCGCATACACCATCAACACCGAGGCAGCGTGCCGCGACGGTAAAGCACGCACAGATTGTACACGCCAATGAAGCGTCGATAAGCTAAAAGACATGAAACAAGTAAGCGCAACCAGGGTTCAAAAAGCCATCTACAACCTGCAGTGCCTCACTGGCACCACCGCAGAGGAGTTAGCTCCACTCATCGGCGTGCACACAAGGCAGATTCACGGCTGGGTTAACGGGCACCGTATCACCGAAAGACATCTCAAACGGATCTACGAGCTGACAGAACGCGCCGAATACGAGCTAGAGGGCACCACACCAGAACAACGGCGCGCACACCTCATGGAAAGCATTGACCGTATGTCAATATATCGGCGTTGGCTTGCCGACGCACCCCGCAAACAACGCATACAATACCAGGCACTCAGTGTACTAGAAAAACTAGACGGAGAAGAACTCAACCCCCATGAAACACCACATGAACACTGGGAGCCACCCCAATAGGAAGAAGCAGCGCGGAGCTGGAGTGGCGTGTGGGGGGGGCGGGGCGCAAGCCGCCCGCAACCAGTACCCGGCGCGCCAGGTGACTTTCCTCTCTGCGTGGCGTCGTTGATGCTTTCTGGCGGTGAATAGGTTTGCGGCATTAGCGATATGGGGTAAGCCTCCTCAGCAGTGGGGAACGGACGTGGCGACGGTGTTTAGGTACCATGTGCGCCTGGTTGGTCTCCCCAAAACTAGCGCGTCGGTATGATTGAGATATAAGCTACGGAAGGAAGAAGGCGCATCACGTAATGGACGAAAAACGACGGCAAGAACTACTGAAACGCCTCCGTGACGCTAAGCAGCTAGCTTTAGATGCACAACATGCCTTTGAAACGAAAGCCCCTGGATCTATCCTTGCCGTGGAAGAAGAATACTGGCACTACCGGAACAAGCCGCCGATTCTAGGCGGATACGTTGCATGGGTATAGGCGCTCTAGTTCAGGAGCAGATTGTTGATTTAGTGAAATCCCTGCCTGTCATGAAGTTGCGGCGCAGGCACGCGGACATGCGAAAACCCCACCTAAGCCCTTAATTAGAGGATTTAGGTGGGATTTTGGGAAAGATTCTCAACTATGCGACGGTCAGTCCGTCGCATCCGACGATATTTCCGCCTTCGTCGCGGATCAGGTTGCCGGGGGCAACGAGGTCCGTGCGAACGCCCTTAAGAGCATTCAGGGTAATCAAGCTTACAATGTAAATTACCCCTTCCTCTGGGGCGGGAAGACCCTCTACCTTTGAGGTGTCAAAGGTAGTTTTCACTACCTTGATACCCTCAATTCCGGGAATGTTTACATTTTCGACGTTCGTTGCGACCCGGGCAAGCTCACCCGAGGGTTCCACTGTAAGAACCGAGCCGTTTTCGCGGTGGATGTTGACGGCGTGTGGGGTGCAATTGATGAAAGTGACAGACATTGTTTCTTCCTTCCTTGAAGAAAACTTGGTGGGGATTTTTCTTTTTTATCCCCTGTGGACAAGATTTATATTATGACAGACCGTCGCGTGAGTCAATATATACTGTCAAGTGGGGGTAAAAATAATATAAAAATCCTGCTTAAGGCAGTTTTTCGCTACCCCCCATTGGACTTCCTGTGTTTTTCTGGGCTGTTTCTTGCTTTGTTGCGAGAAAAACGCGGCGCGCCGCACACCTACCCCCACCTGAGACTACGCCTTTTGGCGCTACATCGGTTGATTCAACAGCTTTTTCCTAGTCCCCTTGTTGCTTTATATGCAGGGTGTCGCTGATCGTATAAGACGCACTTCATGGACCCTCCCGTACTCCTAGTAGTTCCCTAGTAGTGAGTCGATAACCAGGGAGGCTTGTTTGCGTGACAGGTTGCGGATCTCCTCTGGCGTTTTGGGGTACGACATGAAGCCACCCTCTAGGTGCGCCTGTTTGTCCATTAATCGTTCAATGAACGCTACTTGTTTCGCCGTGGCTTTCGGGGCTTCTTTCTTCTCTTTCTTGTTTTCGCCGTCGCCGCTGTCACCTTCCTCGTTGGTGCCGGTTTCAGTGCTGTGTGATACACCCTCTTCCTTCTCAGATGCCCGCATGGCGGCTAGTCTTTCTTCCTGCTCATTAGGATATTCCCACACCCAGTGCTCTATTAGATTCTTGTCCTTAATGCGACCAACAAGAACCACATCAACGTGCTCACCTTTTTCAGGTGAGCACACAGAAACCGTTGTGCCCTGCAGTGATGTGTTCCTGACGTAGTTGTTACAGTCATCCTCCAGCGCGCCATTGATGTAGCGCTTGCCGTAGCGTGTCGAGTCAAGGAACGCCTCTCGGGGAAGCTCCAGCTTCTCAGCCTGCATTAGAGCGTCGATAACCCGGCGCGCCGTTGCTTTGCTGGGTTTCGGGTCGTGGGGGTTGACGCGGAAATTCTTGTCCTCCACGGTCATGCTGGATTCGCCTTTGGTTTCCCACTTGCGTGTCAAAATGAGTTTCCGTAGGAAAGCTAGTTGCTTATCGGTGGCGGGTTCTGGGGCGCGTTTCCGCTTCTTCAGGGCTTTCGCAGGTTCAGCGTCGGCAGCCGTAGATTCAGGGGCAGCGGCATTTCGTGGCGGCGTGACGCGCCTTGGGGCGGCAGGGGTGCTGCTTAACTCACCCATGATGCTTGATGCGGTGGCAGCGGATGCCGCTTTCTCATTGTCTGGGGAGGCAGAGTGGGGTTCCTCATAGTTCAGGTTGACGTTGCCGAATATCATTTTGCGCCGCTTTGAGCGGGCACCACCATGCGCCACACCACGAACACCCATAACCGACCCCTTGCTTCCTCTTGTGACTTACTTTTGGGCACCTACGCCTAACAATACCCCAAAAAGATTAAACCCCCGACCAGTCAAAAGATGACCAGCGGGGTTTAAAATGATGCAAGAGAAACAGACTGGGGATTGATTAGTAGATCCAGCCGTAGGTCGCATCTTCTACGCTATTGGCAATGCACTCCTTTAATCCCCATTCTTCGATAATTTCTTTCATCTCTTTGTAGATTTCAGAGATGGCTCTTTGTCCAGACTCAAACACTTCACCGATAATTTCGTGCCCATCATGCTCTAGAGAGACGCAAAATGCACCATGCAGCTTGTATACTTTAACGTCAACCGAATCAGTGTCAGACTCGACATCCTCATTCTCGCGGAAGTGTATACACATATTCACTTCCTGCCCCTCTTTGGGGAGCTTGAATTTCAAAAACTCCCTGTTTAAAATGTCCTTCACTGGTGTTGTGCTCAAAAAGAGCTTTTTATCTACATCGGTGATGTCCTTAACAGAATCAATGTCACGCACTAGGTGTTCTTCAAAACATAGATCTCCATCTTCATTAAGTTTTTCAATTGTCACCTTGAGGGAAATCAACATATCGCCATAAAGTGAGACCCTTGTGATTATCCCACTAAAACCACCATCAAAAACGGCATATTTACCAAGCAAAGGAGAATCGCCATTGTCATCCAATCTTTCCAAAATTGAAGCCATTGTCAATGAACGTGGTTTACTAACCCCGTTGAATAAGCTAAGTAGCTCATTGATGCTGATTGAGATTTGCTGAGCCATTTTTCTTCCTTTCTGATGAGAGTTAATCGGAGTCAATTTCGATTAACTTATGTTGCTGTTACCCATAGTAACAGGTAGTTGGGATTTATATCAAGTTGTATAGCAAAACCCACCCCCGCAAGGGTGGGGTGGTCATCAAGGACTCTAGGGAAATATGCTTTGAGCAATGTCTTTTAGTTACCCAGACTGGACATGGCAGCCTTTGTCAGTACAGGGGACTGGTACATGTCGTCAGCCACAAGCCCGTAGGCGCGCAACAGCGCTAGATGATTGTCTTGCATTGGTGAGCCTGCAGCGAATGCTTCCAGCAGGTTCTTTATGTTTTCTGGCATGGTGGGTATCCCTTCCTTATGTGTTGCGTTTGGTTTGTCGTGACGTGCTTCTACTAACCTACCCTGTGTTGGGAAGGTTTATTGGCGCACCGCCTGGATTGGGAGTGCCCACCGTCAAGCGGGACTGCTCGGCATGTTCACTGTGTGTAAATATTCGCCATGTAAAACATTAAGGTTTCAAAATGAGCTGGGGTTATGGGGAAATTGCACCTGGGATTGTTGTGATGGGCGCAGGTTATGGTGCTTTGTGTGATTTTTAGCATATTTGATAAAAGGGGGTGTTTCTACCCCCATGCGGGAGGGTGAGAGGGTGGCGACATGACTCCTAGCTGAATTGGGCACCACTCCGCTCGTGCACATGCCCAACGCCTCCTATGGCTACGCAAACCGTGGGAGACCATGTATGTATAGCCCTATTGCCGTTGTCATGCGTTAGGATTCGTCGCCCCATTGGTAGACAGTGGTTTTCAGCGGCGCGCCCTGTGGTCCGCGCACATGCGGTGCAATGAATACAGGTTTGTGTTCACTGTGGTTAGGTCCAACGGCTTGTTGCCGCCAGTGACCACGCACAACCCAACGCACATGAAATACTTTGCCGCGCCCCGCATCTTTTCCATCGCCGCCTGCCCCATCAGTGGTGCCGGTTGACTGGTCTGCGACACCCGTAGGTTCAGCGTCGGCAAGCTGACCATCGGAACACCCGTGTGTTTTGAGCTGAATAATGGAAATCAGGTTGACATCCTGAGTGGAAACCGATTTGCCCGTACCGTCGGTTACTCCCATATGTATGTACTTACTGCGCTTTCCTTGTCCCCTAATGGGTTTCTTCTCTGTTAGGCCGTCTTGCCCCGACAGTAGCCATGTTGCGCCCAACAACTGTAGAACGTGGTACGTGTCGCGGGCGGTGGTGTTGTTGGCGGGGATCCACTTTGTGAGCGGGATGGTGAAAACCCCTGCCTCGCATAGCCCTTTGGCGGATTCAGGCTGTGTTCCCTTTGGAAGTGCTGCAGTGTCGGTGTATGCGGTGACGTGCAGCCTGTTTCTGTAGACAAACCAGTATGCGGCGCGCACTGGCACGCGGGCCTCCGTAATGGGGTGAGTAACCGTAATCGTGTCACCGCACCACACGACAATGCCGCTGCTGTGCGGCACAGCGCGTTTCGGGGTCCATTGCGGCAATGTGCGCGCGGCTGTGGTGGCTAGTTGTGTCATATCAGGGCTAACCCACCACAGGGCGGCGCGGGTTAGGTTATCGACGCGGCACCGTGAGTCAGGCGAGCCTGCCTTATGTTGACTAGTGTCAATTGCATACGCTTGCTCAAAATTAATGAGACCACTACGTATTTTAGTCAGGTCGCCTGCTCTAAGCTCAGATTGCCCGTGCCACACCCCTGCGCCGTCCTTAGTCTTTCGTCCGTGGCGGCGGGAATCTTTCTTGCGTGCTCGCTGGGTGGCGCCGACCTCTTCTTGGCGGTTGTCACGCCCGGCGCGGCGGCCGCTGCTGTTCTTCATCTTCATGTTTCCTTCCTGGTTCCCTGGTTCGAGTGTTCACCCTAGTGCCCATGTGCTGTGCCTGGTCGCTGGTGACTCAATTTTACTGACTAGTCACCATAGGTGATTGTTTCCTAGTCCAAGACCATACACGCTAGGGCTGACACCCCCTCTGTATCTGGGGGTGTTCACGTGTTCGACTTCCTGCATTTACCACTGCCGCAGCAGATGGGGTGAGGGTGGCACAGAGGGAGGCTTAGAGAGCAAGTAAAAGCAGAGTGAGTATTGAGCCGCTTCTCTTGCGGTTCCATCACTGTGTAGTACGTGGTGTTGATACGTCCTATATGCCTTTCACGCATATACCCCCGTATTCACCCCCGATTGTTGACGGGGCTGCAAAAGTGAGTTAATATAAATCATGTCAGCAACCAACGGGGAAATACCCCAAAAACAGAAAGGAGTGCCCGTCATGGGCATGCGCGGAATCATCGCCGTGGAACAGGGAGATAAGGTTTACAAAGTCACCACCGTTCAGTGGATAACAGTTGCAGATAAATCCTGGGGGTCTTTCACTGAAGGAATGACTGCCGCAGAAAAGGCAGAGTCGGCAAAAGAGTTTGCTGAGAATATAACTAAATACAACCACATCAGTTATTTTGAGTACCGAGAAGGTGAGTGCGACCCCAGCCAGGGACCGGAAGGAGTGATTTTGGTTGGTGATAACGAGCGTCGTCTAGTGACCTCGGAACTTGTTTTCGAGGAAGGAGGGGCGCAAATTTACAAAGACAGCATTAGGTCTCATCCTCACCATCAGGATGGTCAAGCTATGATCATCCGCAAAAATGGGAAGGTCACCTTCCTGAAACCACGCTTCTAGATACCAGCTCTAAAGGCAACCGCGCTAAACACATGGCTCGGTTGCCTTTTTATTTTTGCTCCCGTCAGACTTTCAGCAGTTTAGGCGTATGCTCCGCGCCACCCTTTTCGTGACATACAGGAAGCCTCTAAAGCTCATGCGCATCCTCCACCTCTGTTTATCTATCACCTTGTGGCGATGCGAGTTCTTCCTATCCACTCCAACCAGGCAGGCTATGATGGGTCTAATCGCAGATTACGTCAAACGGATCTATCTTTCTGTACCCGTTGGGTACTTGCATGATGTGTGCCCATTTGTGTACCTGCTCACTGTAGACGTGCAATTTTGTGTAAGGGATGGCGATGCATTCTGCAGCCCCGTTGCTGAATGTGATCTCATTCATGCCGTCGATGTTGTCTAGGGCTTGTTGCAGCACATCTTGCGGGACCGCCTTAACGTCGGCAAGTTCAGTTAGGGAGGGCGCAAGTTCAACGTATTCAATGTAACCGAAACACGCGGCAACAATTCTGGCGTACTCGTCGGCGCGCCGTACCATTTCCTCATGTTCCGCGTTGGTGAGGTCGCAAATGCAGATGTTCCAGCCCTCCTCGTCGGCAAGTACCTCCTCAATACTGAGCATGTCGCCCACCTTGTGGGTAGTGTCACCGTGGGCATCAAGGACAACACCAAGAGTGAGCATGCCCCATCCTCTTTTCTCAGATGTGACGTAAACGATCACCCAAGGTGAGTTCTTGTCCCCATTATCGTAACGTTCAAGATCCAAGATGATTTTCACAACGTCGCCCCTACGGGCGTGGCGCATCCACCCGTCAACTGACATCACTTCGGCAGACTCGGATATGTGGGTATCCCCCACGTTGTGGGTCGGCATGTCTGAAATGAAATTCCACGCCGCCGTAACATCTGCCGCTGATATGATCTCTGCTGGGTTGTCGGTCGCCGCCGAATCCTCAATGCAATGGAACCAAATGGGGTTACGATGACCGTATTTCGACAGTGCCTTCCGCTCATCAATCGGAAATCCCAGCAGAACCTGCCTAGAGGCGTCAATCCCGTCAAGCAGAAACACTCGACCGGACGCATCGGCAACGACGGAACTTCTACGAAAGATGTTCCTCAGACCCAGCTCACGGGTTGTTACACGATTAAGAGCCTCCCTGTCGCCCGCCGCGATACGCAACAGCTCCGCTGTACTAATAGTGATGTTGTCGTCACCCATAGCTTAATTGTCCCCTTCCTTACGGGTTTGGCTGCGGCAGGCACGCAGCTCTTAGGCGGCGTGCCTGCCGCACTGCCAACTGTTCCTCTGCTTGATGATTATTTTGTGCGTATTATACGCAACCACCAGCGAGAAAGGCAACCAATTCCATGTAAGGAGCAAAGAAGCATCAACTACGAAGAAAGAAGGTGCCAAAAGGAAACATCAGAGGTAAGTGTTCTCTCATGCAGGTTGCGTACTAGGCATAAAAAGACCCCCACTCTTTTCGGGAGCGGGGGTGAAAGACTTTGCTTACTTGGAGGGATCCCCCAAGTACCAAAAATCTTTCATTTTTGTTGAGGTGGCGTTAGACACGCCGCCCCAGGGGAGTTCCGTCCAAGGTAGATCGTCTACCTTTTCGGGGTCAATAGCGACCCCATTTCCTGAGTGTCCATCTACTAGAATCCCCTCAAACTTATGGGGCGCAGGGTGTACATGGCGGGCAATAAGCCCACAATCGGTAAGAATGAACACTTTCCCGTTAACCCATGTTGGTTGTCCGACTTCAAGTCGAACAGCGTCTTCATTGTTACTGGAAAATTTTTCTGCGCTGACGTTCTGCATTTTGTGTTCCTCCTTGGAACTTTGGGGGTCTTTCCTTGTAGCCCCTGTTGGTTGCTGACAAGATTTATATTAAGTGGTGTTTTGATTGTTGTCAAAAACGGGGGTATCTCTATGAAACTATCCAGAAAAACAAATGTTCAAGACATAAAAACGTCACCCCCGCGAGATCAAATCAAGGAGCATGCGCTGCAGTAAAAGCGGGGCGCGCTGGAATGATATGAGCGTGTTGGACCAGGGGCGACAAAGCGGGGCTACATCCACAAAAATTACTAGTACTGTGATGGGTGTGCCCCTCACAGTGAAAGAAAACCCAACCCGTGAGGAAGTAAGGGACATGGCGAGTGAACTTGTAGAATATCTTGCAAATCCACTACCGAAAAAATAAACCCCTCATTGGAGGTCTATCTACGTCTCTTCATGGTTGACGATCCGCGTCAACAACCGTGTGGAGTGTGGCGCTCCACACCATCGTGCTAAACAGCGCATCGGACTCCGCCTCCAAATCCCCGCTTGTGCTCGCCATTCGCTGTGGCGGGGTGAGTTGCAGGAGGTTATTCATGTGGGCGCTCATGATGGTTATGTCATCCCCTGACTTGCCGTCAAGTCTCTTTTTGAGGTCGCCAATAGCCCTCGTATAGCTACTCCTCATTTGTTCGGGTAGTGCCCGTCCTAGAACTGTTTCGTCGAGGCTATCCACCATGCGAACAACAACAGGGAAAAGAGGTCGCTACTTACCCTGAGGCTGACAGGGGCTGCGCTGGGGTTTGTTGCCCACACAACAACCCCTACGTTGATGTGTTCGTCACGAAACAAGCAGGGGACAAGGGATATTACACTGTAGTTGACGAGTATTTTCATTAAGCCTTACTTACGGGGTATTCAATTAGATTATACGGTGCCCGCCGCGCCGGGCGTGAGGGGAAAGAACTAGTGATACCCGTGCAGGTGACCGTCTCCCCTCCCTTTCTTCTGCGCCGCCATGAGGTGACGAATGGGGTGGTGCGGCACTGGTATTTCATGTGATGATGCCCAGTTTTCGTATAGATGGCGTGAGGGGATATGTGGGTTTCGGCGCGCCTGCGGTGCTGTCAGCAGCGCAAAAAGACGCGGCAACCAGAACAAGAGGTGTGGTTGCCCTCCTGGTTACCGCGTAGTCGCACACAAGTAGCTACCTGAACATCATTAATGTCTTAACAGTGGTTTTCTTGCTGCTAAGCTCGTTCAAGAAATCAACCAGCTCCGTGTCCTTTACCTTTGCGAATGACCACGGGCGACGCTCCGCCAATGACTTGGAGATGTTTACGAACATTGGGAACACCTCAATTTTCAAGGTTGCCTTAATGTCAGTCTTTACCTTGATTGCATACTCCGCCTGATCACCATCAGTAAAGGTGAACCACACTCCATTCTCATCTAGCTTGTCTAGATCTGTGATGAACTCGCTGATAAGCTGGTTTGCCTCTTCACCTCCCAGTTCAAGGGCATTGATGGAATCTAGTCCAGTAACTGCAGCATCACTCATCGTCATCTTCCTTCCTTTTTGCATGTTGACGAACATCATCAACGCTACCACCCTGTACATGAAGGGCGTGAAAACGGGTGTAAAACAGGGGTAGCGTCACCACACGGAGGGTCCAGTTTGCGTGCACCGCATACGACTAGTCGCCCATAAGCATGTGAGTGAGAGAGTCCGCGTTTTTCACCAACGTCCAAGAGAAAGTTTGCAGCTCCTCCCAATTTTTGCAGTTCGTTGACACAATATGCACGGGTTCCGTCTCACCCGGCGCGCCAATGACGTAAATCTGGCAGTAGATCTTGTCCCCGCTCTCGTGCGGGGATATTTTGAGGAGGAATTGATTCTGTCCCGTGTCGAAAAAGTTAAGGTCAACAGTGCCCTCATCGGTGGTGACGACGTGCTCTGGATGGGCTGCCGATTTACTGAGAATCTGTGCAGCGGTTTCGTTGAATGTGGTCAACGTGGGTCTCCTTGTGGTTTGGCTAATTGTTTCCCTTGATGGGAGGTGGTGTTTTCTATATGTTAACCCTATTGTTGTGCTGCTGTGTGTGTCAACCGCGCTGGCGCGCCAGGCACAGCGCCTCATGTTTGCGTGAGTGTGGTGGCGCGAAAGGTTCTTATTCTGTCGCCCTACGCAAAAAAAGGGGGGTTGGTGTTTAGTTTTCTAGTAAGAGGCTGGTGATTGAGCGCGCTTTTCGCTGCCTGTCTATGCGGCGTGCCCGTTTGCGTCCGCCGAGCCACCCCTAAAGAGCATTCCTGCATGCGGGAAGTCCGATAGAATACATTGAGACAGCCCTTTTCACCCTACAAATGCATTGTATGGGGCGCTGGTGCCGTCACACGCCGTGTTGTTGCCACAGTAAAGCAAAATGCACCAACCCGGACCCGTCGCCGCGCACTCTGCGTTCATCCTCGACGCACCCGCTGAACACACAAGGAAGGGAAACCCCGCCATTGAATATCACAAAGAAGCTTCACACAGACAAACCATCAGGGTTCAGGAACACCACTATGCGCCAATCCAGAAAATTCTTGTCCCCCATCGTCAGTGCTCTGCGTGAGATATATGCGAGACTAACCCGCGCGTTGCAGGGTTTGAGGGGCTGCATGACCTACGGTCACCAGACCCGGCGAATGGGTAGGCTGGCGCCGCCGCGCCGGGGGTTTGCGGAGGTTGCTGCGTCCACGGCATGCGGTTTCCGATACTTGATGCCTTCCAATGGGCAAGGCAGCACTGCAGGTGAACAGAGCGCATAAACGCGCGCGGGGGTGCCAAGGAGTGCAAGGCAAGTCAGGTTGTTGGCGTAGAGCGGCGTGGCTGCGGCATCATCAGTAGTCTCCCCCCTTTTTTTCGGGGCTTAGGATGGGTGTTTGCACAAAACGATGATGAGTAGGATTGCGGCGCGGCGCATCCGCTCCTGTGCTGCGCGGTGTTTGTGTAGGCAACATTGCATTTGTGCTTTGCGTGGCATGCCGTGCGCCAGGTAGATTAAAAACAAGAGCGCCCGTCATGTCTTGCGGCGTTATGACACTTCATTATCAAAGGAAAATATGATCATTAAAGAAATGGAAGATCCAGAATTTCTCCTAGTAGAATCTGATGACAAGACTGTGGCGTGTAGCGTAACCCCGACACCAACGCTGCGCGATGGTATGGGCTGGGAAGTAGAAGAGATCCGAATTGGTGTGCATCCTGAAACCCATGAGGAAATCTGGGTGCCCGTGAGGGTTGATAAGTGGGACGCACCTAAAATATTCCCCTCAATGAGCGTAGCCCTAAGCAATGTAGAAAGAGCAATCAAAGACCTATCCATCAAGCTTTAGCTTTACGGGGCGCGTCTAGGGATAGAAGTTTTGGGTGCCGCGTACCAGGATAATGTGGGTCTGGGGGTGAGTTCGTACAGGCTGTTTCCATAGGGTGGGAAACAGAGATGGCATTGCGCTCCGCCTGGCGCGGGAAACGGACGACCAATGTTGCGCAACAGTTATCCAGCGGGTGGGCAGGGACAGTTGTGGGCGCGCCGGGAGTCAAAAGCAAGGGGGCGGGTTCCAGTCGGGGCTTGATTCATGGTGTGAAGAAACAGGAGGTGGCGGATCTGGGTGGAGTTTTGGTGGCGCGGCGATGGGCTTGTTTCTATTGGACTGCCACGACGAAAAGTCACACCCAACCGTCAATCAACAGTGAAAGCGAATCTGTCTCTGCCCCCCGTCTTCTGGTCTGCCTGTCGCTGCCGGCGTCCCCGTGATCATGCGCAAAAGAAAACCGTCCCTTCACCAGCGAACAAGCACTACTGGGAGCGGGGGTCGGTGTTGACGCAACCACTATAGCACAGGCACAACCCCACCAGGGCGGGCAGGGTTGTTTAGGCCCAGCGGCGCGGCGTAGGTGGCATCAGACAGCATGTCTTCATGGGAAACCAAAGGTGAATCTGATTGAAACGCCTTATCCCACGCCCCAACAGGCAGCCGCACAATCTCACACAACCCCCGCGCCGGGTAGTCCCTCGTCGCCGCCCATATACAATCAACCGCTGCGCGTAGATGCTGGTCTTGTATCAAGTTCGCACAAGGTGCATTGCCTTTCAGTTGTATCTCATGGGGTTTTAGAAGGTGAAACGGCACGGTGGGTCGCTCATGACTCATACGCACATACTGCCTTATGGGCGCGTCACCCAGGTTAGACAGCATGTCGTGCAGTGAGTGCACAACAGGACCATATGCCCAGGTTTGCCACGGCTCCACAAAAAGCCTTGCCCCCTCCGTGCGTTTCGCATAATCACTACACACAAGGTAGAGGATGCGTTGAAGCTTCATGGGTGTGATGAAAACCTTATCCCGGAATGAAGCCTCAATGATGTTGTTGGCGACCTGCCGGGGTGTGTAGTGCATAAAGTCCATGATCCTCATTTTCTCAAATGGCACAAAGTTTTTCCAACTCACCCGGCGCGGCTGGGTGTTGCGCATTGTCGAGTAGGGCACCCACTGCGTGTGCCTGTTTGCGTGGCAGCCCGTAGCGGAAATCTACGGTGGTGTGTGGGCAGGGTTACCCCAGCTATAGTGTGCTCCAGGAGGCGTAGGTGCCCTCTGTATGTGCGCTTGTCGCAACGGTTGGCGGTAGCATGAGTATCATATGTCGCGCACGCTTGGCGGCAAGTGTTCTGCTTTAGGGGGGGCATAAGGCGGTTTATGCTGCTCAGGCTTTACATGTTACCCCCGATACCCCTGTTCATTGACAGGATAGAAAAGCCAACTTAATATAAATCATGTCAGCAACCGCAAGGGGATAAAAGAAAGCCCCTAAGAACTTCCAAGGAGGAAGTCATGAGCGCCAACACCACCACTGAAAATACCACCGCAATCACAAAACCGGCAACCCTTGCCCAAATAAAGCGATTAGTCAACTCGCTTATCCTCCCTGGAGTGAAGGTAAGCGAGCGGGAAGATGGGGTTCTTCTCGCAAAGGGAGCATTCATTGTAGAGGCAACCCCTGCGATGTTCAATGGGGAATATGCGTACATAACTACATACGTGGATGCCCGGCCCATCTTGTCAGTCATGAAGGACCGAAAGGATCTCAAGGCATCGCTTTTGCGCATTTTTGACGGAAAGCTGCTCCCTGGTTTGGGCGCAGCGGTGGTTCACAACAGCCACCGATAACCCAGACCCCCAAAACCCGCCGCCCTAGAATGGGGTTGTCGGGTTTTTGCCTTATCTGGTCAAAGCAGATACAATTATTTGTAGGAAGAGCGCGGAAAAAGTTCCGGCTCACAAGTTGAGGAGGAGCCTCACAATGAAACCAGCAACGGTTAAACAAGTTTCATTTATCAAACGCCTAGCAGCCCAGACGGGCGCGTATCAAGACGGGGAGGGAATGACGGTCAATATGACCGTGTATCCCCGACTTGACCTAGAGTCTGCCCTAGAAGGAGAGGTTTCCTCCCTTCACGCCTCAAAGATCATTGATGCACTAAAAGATGCGCCGGTCATCAGAGAAGCCCCTTCCATCAAGGGCACCGAGGAACCAGCCACCCCAAAGCAAATCCTGCTCATCGCTGATCTACTCAACAGACTTGGAAAAGACGCGGAGGCTGAGGGTACCGTTCCCGAAGGCTTCACGAAGAAGCAGGCATCTGACATGATCTCCCAGCTTTTGCGGGAGGATAAGTTGCGTAGGAATGCGGGGCGAATCCCTGCATAGTCCGCCACAAGAAAAAGGGGGCAGAGATCATGGGCGGGCATACCCTCAACCTGCTCTGAGCACCCTTCCGTCTCAATACACACACTAACAGACGCAGGAAAACACCTGCAGAAACACTGAAAGGAAACCACAATGACCATTACACTCTATGCCTACAACACCGCCGCTATGGACCCCAAACAGCGAGGAGAACTGCTTTTATCCATAGGGGATTGCCCAGAAGAGATCCGCGATGATCTCATCTGGGAGGGTGAGGGGCGAGAACTTACCCTCAATGACGAGTGGTATGACTGGATGTACGCCTCTCAGCAATACGACGAAGAGTACTTCACGGAAGACCCAAGGGGTATTCCGACTGAAATTCGTGAAGCGACCACGGAACTTCTGCGGGAACTCGCAGCAAAGGTGTGGGGAGTTCACCCCAACCACGTCACCATGTGCGAGGTCGAATCGTTAAAGGTTGTCAGCGCCCCCACACTGGTGGCGACAGCCCACTACCTTGGCATGGAAGTGAAAGAGCTAGCAGAAGCACTCAGTGTTGGTTACGACACCATGCGCGCATGGGTAACCGCGCGCCGGGAAACGCCACCGTGGCTACACGACGAACTCGACAAGCTCATCACCGAGCAGGACAAAGCCGTGGAGTGGGTAGCGTCCCGCTACTCAGGCGAGGGTGCTGTCCGCCCAGGTTACCCTGAACAGGATGAAACCTGGGAAGACTGGCGGTATGTCTTCAACGGCTACCTGGGGGCAGCCCACATCCCCACGCGCCCCATCGGATGGGTGAAAAGAGTGATGCAGCGTGTCACCTTAGAGAAGGGTATTGTGCTGTAGGACTCACGGAGGGGCGGGGTACTAAGTTTTTTTGGGGTCCGCACCGAATTGACATCCCACCCCGCACACTAGTAAGCAGGCAGAACATTGAGAAACCCTCTTTGGGCTGCCCGTCTGAAATTCTGCGGAGGGTGGTCAAAACATGCAGCTGGAGCGGCATCGGAAAGACAAGTCACAAAACAAGAGTGATGGCATAGCAACAAAAAACCTTGTCCCTAAATAACCTCGCTTAAGACCAAAACCAGCTACATCTGCGCGCTTAACCATGCGCTTTGCACCACCCACCTGCGCCCCAACATGCATATGGGAAGGCCCGATTCCCCGCGCACACCGCCGCGCGCCGGGTCCGCGGACTGAGCGAAACAAGCGAACCCGCCCCACTCGATTCCACGTCATCGCATTTACAAGGGATTGAGGCGCCGGCGTTTTTGCGGGTACCCTAGACGTGTGAGGCAAAAGCCACAACTCTTATAAGTAAACACAAAAAACCCAAGAAGAAAACCAGAAGGGAAAACAATAAGTGTGTAAAACAGAAAATGAACTACCGAAAGTGCAACGTCGCGTAAAGTCAGTGACCAAACGTGCGAAAGAACTCGTTGTGGGCGCACTGGTCTACGAGCTGTGGGGAAGCACGTCGCCGTGGGTAAATGAACAACAGGGGAAAACTGCACAACGAGGAGTAGTACACATCACAACAGTCACCCATGAACGCGGCAAAGGACTAAGAGGAATCCTCAATGATTTCACCCGTGGACTTTCCCGAGAAGAAGCAGACAAGGCCGTAAAACAAGCCCTCATTAACCTGCGACCGTATCCCCATGTTGACCGCATGTGGGTAGGAGAAAGAAGCGATGATGAGGAGTTACCGCAATTTTTCACCTACAGCACGCATCATCATTACAAGCATGTCGCGCTGAAAACCGTGGGTGAGAAAACACTATGGATCCGCATCAATTCGGAAAAAGGCATGCCATATCACTGACAAGAGGCGGCAATTTCCCCATTCCCCCATCGCGCGCCGGATGGGGCGGCAGGAAAGACATGCCAGGAGATATTGCGACCCGGTTCCCCATGTATGAACTAGATGGTGAAGTCGGTTACCGCTACGCCGACGGTCGGATGCTGGTTCGTGGTGCCGACCCCTCCGCAAGGTTGGCGACAAGGAAATGCTACTCGGAAAGATTCTCTGCCCATTCCTTGTCCCCCACTGTTCATGACACTGGACTGATTATCCTCCCCAGCAAGGACGGCACGGGGGTGGACTTCCATCAAGCAGCCCGCAACATTCCCATAGATGATGGTGTGCCGAACGTGCTTGCCGCGTTTACCGCCGCCGCGCAAGAGGCAATGGGCGCAGAACCGGAAGAAACTCCGTTTGACGTACTGGTGGAGGAACTACGCGGCTATTGCTGCGAAAACCCTGTGCTTAACGGAGTCCAGGTGGAAAACGAACGTGAGCTGCTTCTTTCCGCGATTGGTCACTCATTGACTGGTTGTCGCGGCGCGCTGGTCATCATCAACAGTGAGTGCATGTTCTACATTGATTATCGGGGTGCTGCGCACGCATTGGTACTGCGTGATGCTGCGGACAAGTTTACAAAAAGAATCAGCTGGGCAGCCCTAGAAAGCGTCGCCGTGGCCGCAGACACCAACAAAAACGCAAACCCGCATCAACCACCAGGCAGGCACCCAGGATGCGAGAAAATCACCAAAACCTATAAAAACGAAAACAGTGATAAGTTTCTTGTCAAAGACATGCTGAAATTCATCGCAATAGTCAAAGCCGCGCAAGCCTGCGCCCCTGAATGGGCGTTCCAAGCACAAAAGATTATTGACTACGCAGATGAACTACTGTGGACACTCAGACAAGAAAAAGAAGTGTTGCTCAACACCCCATTAGAAGCAGGCAACCTTTACACAGGAGTCATCGCTGATGATGAAGGCAACCTCGCTGCCGTCGCTATTGGAGATTGCTACTACCCAGTACGATGCGGATCTCTGGTGGACAGCGGGAACGCTGAATACATCACTCCCAGTGAGATAGCCGAGGCGTTTTCACCACCCTGCGAGCACGAAAATAGGGGCGGTTCACTTCATACCTGGTAAGGCAGCCTACCTTGGACCATAATATGGGTACGTTCGCCGCACCCACACGAAACCACCACGAAAGACAAGGAGAACCCCAATGAAGAACACACGCAACATGCATGGCGTCATCGCATGGAAAACCACACACGGCAACCACCACATCGTGAAGGTGCAGAATGCAGTGGGACTCGTCGATAACCTGCTGGAAGTATTTGGCACCGCAGACAACCCTCATGCCCTCATGATGCGCATCACCACATCCCTGACCCCCTTCCCCGTTGTAGGCGGCGTCGGGATTGCCGAGTACGGGTGCTGTATGAGCGCGGGAGACATAGTGCTCGCCGCCGACGATGAAGGCATCATTTATGCCGAGGAAGCCGCGCCCGCGCCAGAGGGCGAAACCCATGTGAATAACTCACAGAGACACCAGGAGGGGGCGCGCCTCAGTGAGGCTGCCGCACAGCTTACAAAAAACAGCATGGGCGGATCCGTGCTCATCGACTTCACCGAGGGTGTAATCGTGTTCATGCGCGGGGCGAGCCTGCGAGAAGCAATCATCCAGGACGTGCAGGAAAGAACCCCCATCAGGATCATGGAGATGCTTGCGCAACTCATCCAAACCGACAAGCGCATACGATTACTGTTCACACACCCCATAACAGCACCCATACTGGGCGATGCGCTACAGACGCAGTGCACAACATGGGGTGAGTTCGTCGAAAAGGTTGGTGCCGCCATGCAGCGTGCGGAGCATCAGCATAAAGATAGTCCCGACTGGGCACCCCTGGCTGACAACGCCCACTATCTCACCACCTACCTTGATGTAGACAACTTTGAGGAGACCCGCAAACAGGACGACGAACTATTCACTGATGTGGAGTTTATCACCTATGAAGGGGCGCGGTATCCGCAGAACGACGGCGCCAAAAAATTTGCATACCTTATGTAAAAAAGCAGAAAAGAGCGGCGTTGGCGCGCGATGGGAAAAGTGATGTATACACACCAGTACACGTCAGTACATGGTTGCCCTGGTGCGTTAGGGGTAAAAAATTAGGGCCTCCCGGAGGCGCTGGCACCCAATAATGGGGAGAAGCGCGGGAGGTGCTGTCAGAGATTTAGTATACCACCCCACATCTGGACGTACAAGCACCAAAAGACTACCGTGTGTCTAACAAGCAGGGTTTGGTGAGAGTATTAGAAATTCGGGGGTGCCACAAAGGGGTGAGTCGGTTTGACAGTATGTTCACCAACTAAGCTATCGTAAAAGATGTAGAGATGCTTTGATGCCTCAATGATTCACAGGCATCATATCGCTTAACCACGACAATAAGGAAGGAAGAGGAAAATGACGAGAGAAGAGAATATCAACAACATAGGTGAGTTAATTGGTATTGTTCAAGAACTCGCAAGTGAACTTAATGATGAGTTCACCACCACCAGTAGAACCCTAGAGTCCCCCAACAAAAAAGAAAATGGGGATCCCATTTACGGCGAGCATAAAATTTCGTCGGAAAATAATGCGCTGGACTACACAATGAAGCTTTATGTGTCCACTCAAATGGGAGACCCTGTGATCATCATCAGGGAACCTGCTGGGGAAAAATTCGACGATGTTGTTCAATTCCACATCCAAGGCGAACAATGGGAAGGGATTGAAAAAGTGCTGCTGTTTGCCCATGAACTATGCGCAAAGCACGATAACCCCAAAGAAATGGTGAGCCTATCCGCCATCGGAGACGCACTGGTAGAAAACAACCTACACAACTATGGGGTAGGCGTAGTGATTCAAGATCCAGAGATCCTATCAGCTGTTATTCAACGTCTCATTAAAGAAAAAGAAAGCTTGGTGGTTAAAGCTGTTGAACATTATCGTCTCAGTGTCGCTTCCGTGGGTAAGCGGAGCGCATTCGCTCATTTCTTCTTTGATGAAGAACACTGTAACCTCACAATGGAGGTTGAGCACGGCAACTCATCAATTAAGTCAAGCTTCATCGCACCTAATGATGTGAAATTGATTGTCAATTATCTTGAACTTATCGCTCAAGGCATGGATTAAGCGTATCAATAAGGACGACAATAAATGCAAAAGAAAAAGGAATGAACATGAGTAAAAGTATTCTACCGGAACCATTTTTCGTGCAGAAAACAGAAAACACGGGGTCCGACGAAAATAACACATCATCTACAGGAATATCAAACAAGATGGACACGTCAAGATGGTGGGGGCGGCTTAGGGATATTGCTGAATCGTTGAAAAAGTCAAGCGAAAATCATCCTAGCATAAATGCTACAGCATGGTTTTTTAGTAGTCAATATAACAAGTGTGTTCTCCTAAACATTAAAAACGCTTGGTATAGGTTTGATGTGTATCCAAACTACTATGAAGACGTGTACTCAATGCCAATTAACTTGGATAAATGCACAATCAGCCGCGTCCACAACCCAGAGGTAGTAAAAAAGCACAGTTTTGAAGCAAATGAAAACAGCACAGAGTTAATCTGTGACACGCTAATCCAGTGGCACGGGGGAAGTCTGGAAGCATACATTGGTGAAATCGTAGAACGAATTTTCCTGCACCACGAAAAATACAACAATGTGACAACAACCAGAAATAGTAAAAAGTTTAGCCCTCTGGAGGTTCTGGAACTTTCCCAGAAAATTTGGGAAATCGTAAAACCCCGTGAACCGATGAACGAGTTTGACGTAAAAGATTACATAGAGGGGCTTTTCGGGAAAGGAAACCGCAATCCCGAACGCTTTGGGCATTCAGAAAAATACTTCGTTGAGACAAAAAACGACATTGAGGAAACATACAGCAAATCCTCCAACATCATGTACATCACCGTCACCAAAGAAGACAAAGACGGCAATTTCTACCAGCTGCAGATCAGCTTCATTAGATCGGGAATGTACGATGATGTGCGAAATAAGATCAGTGCAAGCTGTGAAGATATTGACCATTGCGACATTTACTTTCTTTCCGAATGCGACAACGCAACGGAAGTTGATCTTGAAAAAATTGTCCTTAAATGGGAAGAATATGTAAAAAACAGGATTAAGTACAAAGAGGCGAAAAACTACAAAGAATTTGCCCTCCACCCCCGCCGCCGGAGAGCGTGTGACATTACACAAAAGTGAAAACCCCTATTGGAATTGAGCAAAGCAAGGAAAAAGGATGATAGTACTTAATCTTTCAAACTCATTCCTCTCCAGAAACCCTGCTGATGGGTCATTCTCTCCCGAGAAAGCACAGCTCATTGATGACACATGGAAGCTCGCTGAGGTCATCAAACACATTGAAGCGAAGTGGGGGCAGGTGAAATCTGAGGCATGGCACTGCAAACAGGGAGATGAGGCGCACAGTTCAATCATCCTTAATGTTGGGCAAGCCTGGTATTTGCTTGACTATGAGTGCGTGGAATACCCACCACCACCCTATGGTGAGGTAGGTTCCCTGTTTGTTTCACTTATTGTCACGCAATTAGGGGATGTGCAGATGGGAAGTGGAGGCGGAGTTGAAACCGTCTTGTCCGCTGTGCCGTTAGCTACATGGAGCTGCGAATCAGTGGAAGCTGAACCCGTGGAAGAAGTGGTGTCTAGCCTATTTCGCTGCCAGGCAGACCGCACGGAAAGCGCGTTCACGACAAACCATCCGAATGGTGGGAGCAATGACAGGACAAGCGCTGAGGATGTTTGCTCGCTGTCTAGGCTCTTGCGTGAAGATGATAGGTGTTCACCCGCCGCTGTGCGCAGTTGGCATGTAAAGACGGTTATCGACGATCTCTACGGCAAGTCAGTGGAACGCAATCTCTCCTGTTCCCAGAACACTGCTTT